GTTACATCAATTGGTGCAAGTGGTAGTACAACATTAACAGGTACACTACAAACTGCAAGTCAGCCAAATATTACAACATTAGGTGGTGTTACATCAATTGGTGCAAGTAGTAGTACAACATTAACAGGTACACTACAAACTGCAAGTCAAACAAATATTACTGCTGTCGGTACACTAACAGGTTTAACAGTGTCGGGTACAGTTGCAATTAACGCTTCAGGTGGTATTACTACCAACCAATCTACGTTCCCAATTGCTAATACAACCGCAACTACTATTAACTTAGGCGGTGCTGCAACATCTGTTTATATTGGCGCATCAAGTGGAGCATCAATATTACCTAACGCTAACGTAGCAACTAACATAGGTTCAACATCGGCTTGGTTTAACAACATCTACGGTACAGCACAACACAGCTTATACGCTGACTTGGCCGAGAACTATCAAGCCGACCGGTTCTACAACCCTGGAACAGTATTGATGTTTGGTGGTTCACAGGAAGTCACGGTTGCAGATGCTGATACAACTCGTGTTGCTGGTGTAGTTTCTACTAATCCTGCTCACTTGATGAATGGTGCCCTAAGTGGACCAAATGTTACCCCAGTGGCTTTCACAGGGCGTGTTCCTTGCCAAGTTATTGGCCCGGTAGCCAAAGGCGACTTGATGGTATCGGCTGGTTTTGGTTATGCCAAAGTTAATAACGCTCCCCCAGTTGGCACAGTTATTGGTAAAGCACTACAAGACTTTCAAATCGCCGGAAAAGGTGTTATTGAAGTTGTAGTTGGTCGTTTCTAAAACACCAATTTACTGCGAATCTAAAAGGGCTTCGGCCCTTTTTGTTTTTTAATAAATACATTATTATTTGGACAGAATTAAATGGCATTAACGCAACCACGTTTAGGACAGTTACTAACTAACGTAGCAATTTTTACAGATTCAATGACTGTTCTACATGGTGGTGCAACTACTCCCAATGTTGACGTAGGATTTGTGTTTAATCGTGCCAACGGCCTAGTGCCTAATGCTGCCTTTTACTGGAGTGAATCGACTCAAAGTTATGTAACTGCCCTAACTGCCAATGCTGGAGTTACTGCCAGTAATATTACAGTTCAAAGTTATGCCAATTTGACCGTTGGTAACCTGCTAATGGTACAGGGATCTATCCTGGGCGTAGTTGGTAATTTGCAGTTAGGAAATTTGATTGCAAACACTGGACTATATGCTAACACGGCTAGTATTTCTAGTAATATGTATGTAGGTGGTAATGTACAAGTTGCTGGAGCGTTTATAGGCAATGTAACACTTGGTACAGTTCCAAGTAGTCCAAATAATTTATATACTGTAGCCCCATTAAATTTAATCAATAGCCAGTCAGCTACACTAAAAACACAACTTAATTTAATTAATACTGGTGGTAGCGGTGGCGCTGGATCTGCTATTGATTTTTACACATACACTGGTGTAGGTAACGGAATACCGGGTGCAAGATTTGGTGCAATTGATGATAATAACTACGGAGCCACTTTCCAATGGTTTATTAAAGCAGACGGTAACAATGGCAATAACAATCTCCAATCAGTACTAAGTGTAAATCAATTAGGCAATGTAGTCATACCAGGTACTACGACGTCAAGTTCAACCACTACAGGTGCATTAGTAGTAGCAGGTGGTGCTGGTATTAGCGGAAACTTATGGGCTGGTAATCTGATTACTGCTAGTGGAGTATATTGGTCCAATGGTGCGGCATACAGTTCAGGTAGTAGTTTTAATCCAGCAAGCCCTGGCACAATTGGCGGAACAACTCCGGGTGCCGCAACATTTAGCAGTTTAAAAACCACACAAACAACAGTTACATTGGGTGCTAGTGCAGGTGCAATCAGTCAAGGTACTTATGCCGTTGGCATTGGTACCTACGCTGGATATAATACTCAAGGTGCATATAGTGTTGTAATTGGCGGCCAAGCAGGACAAAACACCGCTGGAGCACAAAGTGTACTAATTGGTTACAATGCTGGCTTTAACAGTAATAATGCCAATGTTGTTTCGGTTGGTAGTTATGCTGGAACATCTTATCAAGGTGCTGGTGCAGTAGCAATTGGACCGGGAGCTGGATCTACAAATCAGGCAACTAACGCAGTAGCCATTGGTAATAGTGCCGGTGTTGTTCAAGCAGCATCTAGTGTTATTTTAAATGCCACTGGTTCTCAATTAAATGATAACGGTGTTGTTGGATTTTTTGTCAAACCAACACGTAACGATATAACCAATATTGGCAATGTGGTCATGTACAACACCACAACTGGCGAGCACACATATGCTAATACCATTGCTATTGCAGGTAATATTACACGTGGCCCAACATTAGTAAGTGATATTTCAAATACAATTACAAGCATTGGTACAGGTGCAACTGCAATTGATGCATTTGCTAATACCGCTATACGTACTGCAAAATATGTAGTATCTACACAAGATATTATCTCATCACAAAGCCAAGCAACAGAAATAATATTAGCACAAGACGGAGCAAACGTTAACGTAGTCACATACGGCATAGTTTATACAGGTACAAGCCAGAGAATGACGTTCTCTGCAAATATAAGCACAGGCACAATAACACTTTGGGCTGTTGGAACTAGTTCAAACAATACTGTAAAATTGTCTAGAACTGCTATACCAATGTAAATTACATAAATACACTATAACAGGAATCTCAAATGCAACAACTAAAGCAATTATATCGTAGCAATTACAGCGGTGAGCAAGTGGTCACTGAACTACGTTACGAAGGTGGAGATTGGAATCCCACAGTTGAAATGGTTCCCAATGCAGTTTTTACTACACATACTACTACGCAGGCCATTGCCATTGGCAACGGTGAAAGTCGCATTGGGTTTGACCTGCGTCTAATTGCCACACACAAAGCAGGTTTTGGTGGTGCCAATAGATTGCAAAGTTATGGTTGCAATGCCATCTACAGAGATTTTGCCCCAGACTTTTTGATTGTAAGTGGTGATGTAATTGCTGAAGAAATTGCTGGATCTGGCTATTGTGACAACAACATTGCGTATGCCAATAGTGACCTGGTGTTGCGATATCCGGGAAAGTTTTATTTGATTCCTCAAAATTTATTTTATGACACAGGTGCCTTGGCTGCGTATATGGCCTGCTTTGATGGACATCAAAAAGTATTTTTGATGGGCTATGACAGTTACGATATTCCTGGACCCATTAACAATGTATACAAAGACACCAATGGTTATTTGCCCCCAGATGAAATGCAAGACAAAACATTTTGGGGCATGTCGTTGAGTAACGTAGTTAAAGCATACCCCTCAGTGGATTTTGTAAGAGTCATGCCCACTGCCAATTGGTGGATTCCTGAAGACCTACAACCATTGACCAATTTTCGTCAAATTGACACTAGAGCATTCGTACTAGAAGCAGACATAGGATAAACATGGCACACCCAGTAATAGCAACAAACTTTCAAGCCGACGCCAATTACGGTGCAGGTACCGCAGTACAATTTGGTGGCAACAATGAAGTCACACTAGCAACACAGCAAACTACCAGCATTGCTGGCATTGTGGTTGCCGATGCACAATTGTTATTGAACAACACACTCACTGGTCCTAATGTAGTAGCAGTAGCCACACAAGGTCGTGTCATGTGCAGTATTGTGGGTACCGCTCAACAAGGTGATTTGATCACTGCTGGATCAGGTGGATTTGTGCAGAGTATTGGACAGATTTATTACAATCCTGATGTTGCCTCTGGTCCCAGTGTAGGATGTGTTGTTGGTCGTGCAGTCAGCAACAGTGCCAATGGGCAAGTTGAAGTACAATTGAATCTTGGTTAATTCAATATACTTTCTAGTGTCTTAATTTTCTTCTTAACAATATCAAAGTTAAAACTGCGCCATAAGCCAGGATGCAATGGTCGCGGATGATCTGCCAACTCTACCCAGCAATAGCCTCGATGCTCTTCGTTTAAACTAGGTACAAACTCTTCGCCACAATCTACCAAAAAAGTATAGTAAGCAAACTTGCGATTATCTGCAGTAAATGTTTCCAAAGGAATAAATTTTTTATTAGCAAAGTCTGCGCCAATTTCTTCCGTGATCTCTCTTACAAGCCCTTGGATAACAGTTTCGCCAGGTTCTATTTTGCCCCCAACAATGCCCCAAGATCCAGCACTACGACTTTTGTTGCGTAACAAGAACAAGTATCGGTTGGTGCTTTTGGAGTACACAAGTGCCCCAACTCCTTCTGTGTGATCGGTCATTACAGTACCAAACTCCATTGGCCTGATCTGTAAATACCTTCATAACTCTTTACCCATGCAGAACCAGTCCAACGATATTGAACCTGTGTGTTCAAGTTAGTTACATATTCTGGAGTAGCAGTTGCTGCACTATCAAACTCCACTGTCCAATAAGTGCCGTTCCATTTAATAATATCGTTAGCAGCCGCAACCAAGTTAGTACCTGCTGCACCAGCCCATGCCATGGCCGAAGTGGAGTTGTTGTCGCCAATGGGATTCAATATCAAGTAACTGGTTCCAGTAGTCGGATTCAGTAATCCACTGGTTACAGTGACAGTGAATGGATCAATAATGGCATTCACTGCTGGTAATGTATTAGCCGGCAAGGTCATTGGATCAGGTGTAAACAACAACTGATTACCATTGCCGGGATTGTATGCAACAGTACCCACTATCTCATGTGGTCCATCGGGATAATCAAAAGTTAACCGAACTTGACTGATACCATTGGTAAGAGAACCATACAAGTTTACCAAGCCGGCCCAAGGATATGTAGTGCCTGAGGTGCCATCTTCACTTAGAGTTTTATAAAGTGTTAAGGTATTGCCTACATAAACTAAACTGTAATTTAATGGTGTATAGCGCATTTGACTAGTACTGGCAATGTCAATCAAATCGCCATTAAAACTGCCTGAATCATCGTAGATATTAGCAATAATCTGCTGGACAACGCCACCTTTTTGCACCTTAGATGGCAGAGTAAGCCATATAGGTATTTCAAACTCTAATGTGGCAATATCAATGCTGCTGTCGTCTCCGCCTTGTGGCACAACTCTACTGGTTAAGGTCACATTGTTTAACAACACAACACTTAAACTGGTCCAATCCACATAATTGTCACTGCTTTGGATTTCAAAACCAGGATTAAACAAGGGCAACATCTGTTCCAATAGTTGTTGCTTTTGATCTGTGTTTGAAGTCCAAATATCCAACTTCATGCCCAACTTGTATGGTGCTGGCATTAATCTACTTACACTATACTGTCCGTCCTGTGTGCCAGTATAAGTTTGCGTAGCAGGATTAAGATTTTGTTCTCTTATTCTAACCACGCCTTCGTAGTAGGGATTTTGCAAACGATCACGGTCGTATGTTAATGCACTCATATAAGCACTCATAGCAGGAACGGCATTGAGAGCGTTCTCGCTGTTTTGTTTTAGGATAGTTGAGGCTTGACGACTGGGATCACCATAATAAACAGGAACCGTTTGTAGCGTAGCGGTACCTGCGGCCGCACTGCCAAATTGAACTTGGAAGTTGCTCATCATGCGTATGAATTGCAAGATGAAGCGACGGATCTGTCCATCGTAAGAATATTGTACAAGTCCGGCCATTATTGTTTAACTTTCATTATTGTCAGCGGAAGGAGTTAGTGCACGACTCAATGGTTGTAGTTCGTTCATTGTTTGCCCCTCGCTGTTTATATATGTATTTGTGTCGTTGACGTAACTAAATCTCTGTGTTTGGTTATTTGCAGCACCTGGGGTAATATTGGTTCTGACTGCGTCTTCAACTCGAGCCCAGTATGAACCAGAAAATCTGAATAGTCTGTTGGGCAAGTAATCTAAACGTAAGAAGTAATCGCCGACTGAGGGATTGGCAGGAAACCCAATACCAGCACCAGTTACTAGACTGTTGGGAGCTTTACCGTCGCCGGTCAAGTAGCCTTGTACTTTGCCTAGTGGACTGCTAATACCCAAGTTGACAGTATCATTGATGTTGTCAGATGTAATTGCAGTGGTATCAGCAGTGATTGGCGGGCCAACAGGATCAGCGCCGTTTTCGGTTGTGGGCAAAGTATACATGGCACTGGTGTCGTACCCGGACTCTGGAACATCAAATTCAGCCTGTGCAATGATTGATTCATTGATGTTCAAGTATGTTTGATAAGTGCTCAATACTTGTCCCACTGGTGTAGTTGTTCCGGGACCGGCCGACAAGTTGTTGAGAATGTCTTTGTATTCTTGGCTATCCACTAAGGGATTAAGTTTGACACGCCATAGGTGCGGCCACCATGTGGGACTGAATCCTTCTGCAGCAAATGACGCATCACCAACCACATAGTATCTTTTTAGTGCCGCTGGCAAGTCTTCGTTTAGCGCATCATAATCTTTCAGGTGCTGGAACTCTAGCACATCACCAGCCAGCAACTTGCGTCCAATGGTATCAACCATGTCACGTAAGTGGAACACCATGAACAAGGTGCCAGTTTGTAAGAACAAACCAAATTGACTCAAGTCAAAATCTTGATCGGCACGTTGATAGATGCCACGCATTTTGTAAACATTGGTATCGTACTTGCGATCTCTATTTTCTGTGTACAACAAGTCTTGTATGTTTAAGGCACTGGTATTGGTGTACGCAGGTTGTGTAGCATCAGAACTAAAGCCAATGGTGACACCAGAACCAACTACGGCTGCAGTATTGGCACTCAATGTAACAGTGGTTGAGGTAACTGCGGCAACTGTAGTTCCAGAAGGGATACCTGAACCAAACACAAAATTGCCAACTTGTACACCTGTGGTATTGCTAAAGGTCAGAGGGTCGCTGACTGCGGATTGTGCAGAACTAGTGGCAAGTTGTGTTCCGGATGCAGCAGGACCTAAATACTTGTTGAGCAATATCCCAGTTCCACCAATGGTAAACATCTCACTGATACGTCGATCAAAAAATTTGTAATCATTAGTGTGTAATCCGTCTTTCCAAAGACTCAAACGTGCCATAACTGTTCCTATATTGTAATATTTATGGATTTGACCCAGAATGATTTTTATAGTATAATACACGTATGGACCAACAAATAGCCCGACTAGAAGAGTTTTTTAATGTAGTAAAAAGTACTACAGATATGAGAGCCCGTAGCGAGCTATTTAAAATGTACCGAAATTGTCGAAAAATTGCTGATGATTTAAGCAGAGAATCTGTAGAATGTAAGCGTTTACGACAAGTAACACCAAAGTACACAGATTTATTGTTGCAATTAAACAACAGTATACAGGATTTTGAGCATTGGGTTATTTTTTCCAAATTGTTATACTAAAAGGTAGGTATGAAAACAGTAGTAAATTGCCGTGCTAGAGGTAAACGAGCTTTTGTAGAGCAAGCGGCTGGGTTCTTTCAAAGAGAACTCAATATTACCAGTAGTATGTGGGAATTGGAAATTGTGTTTCGTCCCAAATTGCGCAAAACAGATGACATGCGTGGATGTATTATCAAAGCTGACATGATTCGTCCCAAGTATGTCATGATGTTTTTGGACAGTTCACTAAAATTTGAAGATTTGGTATATACTCTAGCACACGAAATGGTGCATGTAAAACAAATGGTTAAAGGGCAGTATCGTTTGGAAGAAACCCGACGTGGGCTAAAACACTTTTGGATGGGTCGGCAAGTAAAGAAAGATTACTATGAGCAACCCTGGGAATTGGAGGCATGGAGTAGAGAACGGTTGTTGGCTGTTAAACTTTATGCTATACTTGAAAAACTTTCGTAAGGAGCACACATGGCAATAGTAGCAGGCATCAAGATTAAAACCAAAGTAGCAAAGCCACGTGGCGGCAACTTTGCTGATGAGAAATACACTGGCAGTGAGCCAGTGTGGGATACTGAACGTGCTGAGAAGTTTGATAATGAGACATTTGACCACTTCTTGCGAAAGAGTTTTTATTACTACAATTATTACTACAGTCAAAAGGACTGCAAGAAATATGTGGTAGAATGGATGCAGGCACAGCCTACTACATTTACCAAGTCAGAATTGAGTGCGTTTATTCGCAGTCCAGATCGTTCTCTGAGTATGACTGCCTGTAGCCTAATCATGGCGCATCGTGCGGGCATGCCATTCCGTGGACGCCACATTGAATTCATTACAGATGCCATTAGAAAATCTATCGAGTTAGCAGACCCAGAAGTGGTTGAGACTGTGGAAGGCGAAAAGCCCAAAGCATACGTGCCCACTATCCAGGATCGCCTTAACGAGAAAACTGCCGAAACCATTGGCGAACTTGAAGGGCATTACGATGACTTTGTGACTGCCACAAAATCATTTAAAGCCTATGACTTTTTGGTCGCTAACAATGTGCCACAAAGTCAATTGACCAAGTATGTGGATGTGTATACTGCAAGGTTAGCTGAACTTGCACAAGCCAGTAGTAAAAAAGATGAGCAACTTGCAGAAGGATATCGTCACTACAAGGCCGCAGACTTCAAACGTATCAGTGCATTCATTGAAAAACTGTTGGAAGATATTGAGCAGTATAGAGGCGTTAAAAAGAGTTTAAAGAAAGTGCGTGCTCCACGTGCAGTCAGCAAAGAAAAAGTTGTGGCCAAACTCAAGTACGCCAAAGAAGATAAAACACTCAAAATCATCAGTGTCAATCCTGTTGATGTATTGGGGGCAAAAGAACTGTGGGTGTACAACACCAAGACCCGCAAAATTGGGCAGTATGTTGCTGACAGTTTAACAGGTCCGCTGGGCATTAAGGGTACTACAATTACCGGTTACGATACTGTTAAGAGTGTCTGCAAAACTATTAGAAAACCCGATGAAAAACTCAAAGAGTTTGCTAGAGCCAGCAAAGTAGAATTGCGCAAGTTTATGGGCAATATTAAAGCCACAGAAACTGCACTAAACGGGCGCATTAACGCAGACATGGTCCTACTCAAAGTTCAGTAAAAGCCCTACTCCGTTATGTAGTTATAAATACTATATAACGGAGTTTTTATGGCTACACCTTTTACTGGTAATGTTACCGCAGATACAGGATATGATAACAACAACAATATCACCACGAGATCGTTGTTTAATCCTGCTACTGGAACACAGGCCAATGCACACATAGCCTTCGATGGCAACGATACAGTAACATTTCCTGGAGTAACTGATCCCAATTGGCAGTACGGTAATACCACTGACTCAATGCGAGCCAGTATCATTGACTATATTCGTATGCGCCTAGGCGATGGATTAGTTGATGTGGAACTTGAAAAAGAACACTACGAAATGGGCATTAATCAGGCCCTAATAAAATACAGACAAAAAGCACAAAACTCAACAGAAGAAAGTTATGCATTTTTGCAGTTGTTGCCTGAAACACAAGAGTACATACTGCCCAAAGAAATTATCAATGTGCGTGCCATTTTCAGACGTGGTATTGGATCAACCACAGGAACAACTGCTAGCCAATTTGAACCATTTAGTTCAGGATACCTGAACACTTACATGTTGGTAGCTGGACGTGTTGGTGGACTAACAAACTATGAATTGTTTGTAGATTATCAGAAACTGGCAATGACCATGTTCGGTGGTTACATTAATTACACATTTAATCCAGTTACTAAGAAACTAACACTGGTTCGTAAAATTCCCTGGCAAGGTGCAAATCCGCCAGCAGATCAAATGGAATCGGTATTGCTTTGGATCAACAATGTCAAACCAGATCAAATGATCTTTAACGACACTTATGCTTTTCCCTGGATACAAGAGTGGGCTTATAGTTTCTGCAAACGTATTCTAGCACAAGCCTACGAAAAGTTTAGTAGTATTGCAGGACCACAAGGTGGCACCACACTTAACGGATCTGCTATGAAAGCAGAAGCACAAGCCGAAATGGAAAAATTAGAGGAAGACTTGAAGAACTATGTTGATGGCAGCCAGCCTTTGACATGGGTAACAGGCTAAATATACTATATGAAAATCACTGAAATTATTGCAGAAGCAAAAAAAGTAGACAACGACGCCGACAATGATGGCATCCCAGATAGCCATCAAACTGCCACACCCGGTATGCGTAGTCATCACAAGTTAGACAACTCAAGTCCTTATGCTCCTTGGCGCTTTTCTGCTATGTTCTTAGCAGGTGCCGGAGATCCCAGCGGCGAATATGAGCACGAACCTGCCAAAGAAGGTCCTGCCGGACAATCATTGATTGCTACTGCTTACACTGACGGAGAACGTCGTATTTTAGATCAGGCCGCAAAAGCATTTGGTCCTGAAGCTGGACACCTACAACTCACTCCAGATGGATCAAGTGAAACTGATTCTGTAAACAAAGCCAGCACAACACGCCGAGTCGGTCCAATTGTTTTGAAGAAAAAATAATTTGACCTTTGTGTTACAAATCCGTTAAAATGCTCTGTAATAGGAGCATTTTTTATGATCATAGGAATCTGCGGTTTGATTGGTAGCGGTAAAGATACAGCCGCAGACTATTTGGTTAACTTCCACGAATTTAGGCGTGAATCGTTTGCTAGCACACTTAAAGATGCGGTGTCTGCAGTATTTGGTTGGGATCGTACCATGTTAGAAGGACGTACTAAGTCAGCACGTGAATGGCGCGAGCAAGTAGATCCTTGGTGGGCAGAACGTTTAAATATGCCTAATCTTACTCCAAGATGGGTCCTGCAATACTGGGGCACTGAAGTTATACGTGATGGATTCCATGACGATATGTGGATTGCTAGTTTAGAAAATAAACTGCGTAATAGCCAAGACAGTATAGTAATCAGTGACTGCCGTTTTCCTAATGAAATTAAAAGTATCAAAGCACAAGGCGGACGAATCGTTTGGGTGCAACGTGGTATTACTCCACACTGGTACGATATTGCTGCCAAGGCCAACTCAGGCGATACCAAAGCTGCCAAATGGTTAAAAGACAACGGTATTCACCCCAGCGAAACAAGTTGGGCCGGAACACGTTTTGATGTTGTTATTGACAACAATGGAACTATCGAAGAACTGTATGCCGCAGTTAAAAATCTGGTACAATCGCAGCCGGTTTCCATAGCAAGCGGCTCTTATAAATCTCTTGTTGACAGTTCAAGCACACAGTCTTGAGATTAAAGTGATTGTTGTTTTTTAAATTACCATCCACATGGAACACTACACTTTGTTCCATAAACTTGAATTTAAAGCCACATTTCTCACAGGTGGGTTTTTTCTTATAACCTAACCGTTGCCATGCTGGCGGTTCAGGCTTTAGTTTCCTACCTTTTCTAATACAAGCACTACAACTATTTCGGTAGTGAGTTGTTCCCTCTCGAACATAGTTAACAGCAACTGGATCGGTGTGACATAACGGGCATAATTCTCTAGTAAGCATACAGTATTTAAGTTAAACCTTCCCAAAGGCTCCTGTAACCACCCAAAAATATACCTTTATTATAAATAACTATAACATGTATTTTAAAGGAATAACACCATGGCACTAGTTTCTCCAGGAATTCAAATTTCCATTAACGATCAAAGTCAATATGTTAACAGCAATACTGGCTCGATCCCACTAGTTGTTTTAGCAACAGCACAAGATAAAACCTATAACGGTGCTGCCGCTGCTGGCACAAGCAAAGCCAATGCTGGCAAATTGCAGACATTCACTAGTCAACGTGATTTGATTACAGCACTAGGAACACCAACATTCCAACTCAACGCATCCGGTACACCGATTAATGCCAGCGAGTTGAATGAATATGGATTATTGACTGCTTATAGTGCATTGGGACTAAGTAATCAACTTTATGCTATCCGTGCTGATATTGATCTTGGTCAACTAATAGGCACAAGTGTTCGTCCTACAGGCGCAGAAGCAGATGGCACATACTGGCTGAATTTAGCCAGCACAGAATTTGGTATTTACTCACTGAATGCCGCAACAAGTTCATTTAGCAGTATTGATTCTAACTTGTTGTTGATTACAAACGAAGCGCAAGTCAGTGGTAGCAATCCTGCAGCACCATTACCATCAATTGGCCAGCAAGGACAATATGCCCTGGTATTTACTAACTCAGCAGATTCAAGCCCAGCTGGTGTTTCACTATGGTACAAAGCAACCGCAGTATCAACACAAGGTGGAACAAACGGTAATACTCTCAGAAATACTAATTATTGGGTACCAGTTGGTAGTACTGCTTGGCAAAATGCAACCCCAGTATTGCAAGGTACTGTTGCAAATCCAGTGTTAACATCTAGTAGCACATTAACAATTAATACAGTTACTGTTACTATGGGCGGCAGCGAAACTACTGTAGCACAATTGGCTGCAGATATTAATGCTCAAAGTATTCCGGGTGTAACTGCTATTGTTACCACTGGTGGACTATTGACATTATTTGCAACCAGTGCTGCTACCAGTAACGGTAGCACAGTTGATGGTAAAATAGTTATTACCGATGGAACAAGTAGCCCTCTATACAAATGCGGATTGGTAACTGCTAGTTCAGGCGGTACCGCAACTGCATATTGTCCTTATTTCTTCTATGGCAGCTATGCACAAGCTCCAGCTGGCGGATGGTTCTTTTCTGATAATCAACCACGTCCAACAGGCAGTATTTGGTGGAAGACAAGTGCCACTGGTGGCGGATGGAACCCCGATTTTAGACAATACAATGCATCTCAAAATACCTGGGACAAATTAACAGTACCACTCTATCCTAATTATGCTGCGGCAATATATTCATTGGATCCAACAGGCGGCGGCGTAAATATTACTCATGGACAAGTTATTGCCAACTTTGCTACCACTGCTGCATATTCCAACGAACTCAGATTTGAATATCAGCAGGTTGGAACCACATCGTCGGGAACAAGTTCGGGCACTGGAACGTATACATCAGGTCAGCAATTTACTATTAATGCCACTGCACCTGGATTAACATCATTTACAGCATATTCTATAACCACATCTGGTTCGTCTGCTACAACTTTTGTTAGCGACATATTAAATGCAAATATTCCTTATGTTACTGCTCAAGTTAACAGTAACGGAACGGTTACAATTACTCACACAACAGGCGGACAGATACAGATAACATCTGGATCAGGTGGATCGTCAACAGTATTGTCTAATGCTGGATTTAGTCCATTGTTTAACGGAGTATATTTTATCAGCAATTGGGTGCAAACAACTCCAACAGTAGTATTCAGTACTTCCACTCCTGCTGCAGAACCTGCAGATGGTATACTATGGTATTATAGCAATCCTGCTGATGTTGACATTATGATTAACAACTTTGGTTGGAAAGGATATCGTACAGTAACATCCGATGTACGTGGTTATAACTTAATTAGCACAGATCCCAATGGTGTTATTGTAAGTACTACTGCACCAACTAGCCAAAGCTCTGGCGCTTCATTAGTAGCTGGCGACTTATGGTTGAATTCTGGTGATTTAATTAACTATCCAAACTTATCACGTTATAATGGAACAAGTTGGGTAGCAATCAATACTGCTGATCATACTTCAAACAACGGTATTGTATTTGCTGATGCACGATGGGATACTGCAGGTACTGTTGATCCTGCAACTGGATCATTCCCTGCTACTAGTGCAATGTTGTTAAGTTCTTACATTGATCAAGATGCGCCTGATTATCGTTTATACCCACGTGGTGCGTTGCTATTCAATACACGTCGTAGTGGATATAATGTTAAGAAATTTGAATCTAACTATTTTAATGCAACAAGTTTCCCAAATCCTGGTACAATTCCAGGTTCAGCAGGAACATTGCCATCGATGTCAGCTACATGGGTAAGCGTAAGTGGTGCTAACGAGTCTGGGGTCATGTATGCTGGTTCAGCTGCACAACGCAACTTGATTGTTACTGCCATGGAAGCAGCAATAAACAGCAACACAGATATTTTAGATACCAACTATGATTTTAATCTACTAGTTGCACCTAACTATCCAGAGTTAATTCCAAGCATGGTAACACTGAACGACAACCGTGGCGACACTGGTTTCATCATTGGAGATACACCAATGACATTGCAACCTACTGCAACAGAGTTGACCAACTGGAACAATAACCAAGGCGATTGGGCAGGCAAAGGATTGAGTACTGCTAGCCCATATTTGGCAGTTTACTATCCAGCTGGTCTAACAACTGACTTGGCAGGTAATACTGTAGCAGTACCAGCAAGTCATGCTGCATTGCGTACATATTTGTATAATGATCAAGTTGCTTATCAATGGTTTGCACCGGCTGGTGTTAATCGTGGACTAGTAAGTAATCTAAACGACATTGGATATGTTGATGCTACATCTGGATCATTTATCCACAATGGTATTAACCAAGGTCTACGTGATGCATTGTACACATTGAATATTAACCCAATTACACAATTGCCTGGCACAGGCCTAGTGATTTGGGGACAAGAAACACGTAGCGGTGATACCACTGCACGTAATCGTGTTAATGTAGTTCGTTTAGAAAACTATCTACGTAAAATATTTGCAAGCGTGAGCAATGCATATTTGTTTGAACCCAATGATGCAATTACACGTAAGTCTATTGCTACACAAATTGAAAGTGCGCTTAATAACGTAATGAGTTTGCGTGGCCTATATGACTACTTGGTAATTTGTGACACTAGCAACAATACATCATCAAGAATTGCTAACAACCAACTGTATGTTGATGTTGCAATCGAACCAATGAAAGATGTTGAGTTTATTTACATTCCTATTGCTATCTACAATCCCGGAACGATTGCTAGCCTAGGTAAATCGTCAACCTAATATAGATAAATAAGGATAACAGGAGAAGAATATGGCAGTAGCAAGTTTAAATAATTTCACAGTACCACTAAGTGGCAGTCAATCGGGCCCGCAAGGCCTGTTGATGCCAAAACTAAAATACAGATTCCGCGCTAATTTTATTAGCTTTGGAACAAGTAATGGTACTACAGAACTTACCAAGCAAGTGATGGATATTAAACGTCCCAGCGTTAACTTTAATCCAATTACTCTTGATGTATATAACTCAAAGATTTACTTACAAGGTAAGCCTGAGTGGCAAGAAACCACAATTAATCTACGTGACGATGCCACTGGTGCTGTCAGTACATTAGTCGGACAACAAGTTCAGAAACAGTTTGACTTCTTAGAACAAGCAAGTGCAAGCGCCGGTGTTAACTACAAATTCCAACTTACATTTGATATGTTGGATGGTGGCAACGGAACTACTCAACCTAACATTCTTGAGTCATGGGAACTAGATGGATGTTTCTTGAGTCAAGTTGACTACGGTGATATGAACTACAACAGCAACGATCCTGTAACAATTGCATTAACAATCAAATTTGATAACGCAGTTCAAACAGTAGGTGGCGGAATCGGTACTTCCGTAGTTACACAAACTCCTGGTGTAACTGCTTTACCATAATAGTTTGTAACGAACAAAATCAAACCCGGTTTAAAATCCGGGTTTTTTTATGGACTAAATATTATAGTATCGGGACCAAACTATATGACCACAGTTTTACGCGACTATCAACACGCGGCAAGAATATTTACAGACAGTCAATTCAGACTGAGTCCTAAGTATGGATTCTTATTTTATGTTGAATTTGACTTTGATCCTGATATTAGTAATATTACAAACGTAACTGCTCAAGAAATGGGCATGCTGGTTAAAAGCGTCGATTTACCAAAATATACCATACAAGTAAAAGAACATAATGCATACAATCGAAAAAATTATGTGCAAAATTCTATCAAGTATGATCCTATTACTATGGTTTTTCACGATGACCAATCAGATGACATATTGAATTTTTGGTACGACTATTATAGTTTTTATTACAGAGACAGCGACTATGTAGACAGCACATATAGAGCAACTTCGAAATATCAAAGTCGCCCAACAATGGGATGGGGCTATAGTCCAAAACAACCAAGTAATCCCAATCCTATACAACAACAATATTCTTTACAACTACAACCGTATCAGTATATACAGGCTATTAGAATTTACAGTTTGTATCAACAACAGTTTGACGAATACGAACTGATTAATCCAGTTATAACTAGTTTCAGACACGGCGAGCTAGCCAATGGGGAAAACACCAGCTTGCTACAACATCAAATGACTGTGCAATTTGAAACAGTAAAATATTATTCAGGTTCAGTTACACAAAATACTGCAGGGGGATTCATTGATTTGCATTATGATGACCAAGGTGGTCCTTATGACGCAATTAACTCTAGTCCCTGGGGTAGTACAGGTATCATACCTGAAGGACTCCAATCGAGTATTGTTACAGATTTTGCAAATGCCCCGGTACCACCACCGACGCCATCAGCAGTAACAGGATCAAATGGCCCCACTGGATCATCAACTAGTATTTCGATTGCTCTTGCTAATTTACAAAACAGTATGTCGGCAATTCAGCCCAACAACGGTGGATACAACATTCCAAGTATATCCCAAAACGCTAATTTTAATTTCACTGGCGGTTCTTTAGTTGCAGGACAAAATGCAACTTTAACAGGTGCTCTTAGATCTGCCGGCATACCAGTGGGGTTGAGTGCAGCACAATCTGCTTCACTTATCGCAAGTAAGTTTGGACAAACTGGTACTTTATTAGCAGCCGCAGCAACAAATCCAAATCAGTTACTAAAAACTATTGAAAATAGCGTAACTAATATTGTAGTAGGTACCGCAGTAAATGCTGCTTCTAATTATATTGCTGGACAAGTTAGCCAAGGGGTGGACTATGTTAATAAGACAGTGATAGATCCTATAACTGGGGCAATCAGCAGTGGAGTTAGTTATATCAATCAAGGGGTACAGGCAGTTGCTAGTGGTGACTTCAACAACAGTTATTTTGCAGCCAAACTGCCATCTGGATTACAAAGTGCATTTAATATTGGTCCCAGCTCAACAAACAATGCTGAAAATTCTTATTCACCATTGGCAGTTAATACACCTTTGACTACTGTTTATTACGAAAACGATGGATCATCATCAACGACCAGTGCGGTAATTGGCCCACCATAATATTATGTCAACACAATCTTCAAATGCTACTAACCTTGGCGGACCAAACTTAACTGCTACTTCGGCAGCGCAAGGCGCACAAAAATATTATAACAATTTGTATGCTACTAGTTTTGCAACTTCGGCAAATACCAACGATGCACTAATTGCTTTTTTTGAAGAATACTGTCCGACTAAAGCAGCAGCAGATAATCTTGCTAGCGCAGTAATGGCCACTGCGTTGGCACAGAATACAGACCCTTTGACTATATTGGCGCAATTTCGGGCTATGCCAAAAGGACAGTTAAACAACTATTTGATTGCTTTCTTAAATATATCTCGTGTGCCAACAAGTATATTAGGTGTAAATACAGGCGCAAAGACAAATAGTCTGGTAACTAGAAGTATTATACTTTAATCAAATATGAGCAAATATGCACAGGGTAAATATCAATTATTGAACCCTGAAAAATACGTAGGCAACAAAAGTCCCACATACAGAAGTTCGTGGGAATTTGCGGTTATGAGTATGTGTGATAATAATCCTAGCATACTCCAATGGGCAAGCGAAGCTCTACACATAAATTATCGTAATCCATTTACTAATCGAAATACTATATATGTGCCCGACTTCTTTGTTATGTTTGTTGATTCCAGTGGTAAAACACACGGAGAAGTTTGGGAAATTAAACCCACAAAAGAAACCAGTTTACAAGAAGCTGGAAAGAGTCCAAGGGCACAGGCTGCAGCCATATTAAATATGGCCAAATGGGAAGCAGCCAGGGCATATTGTAGAGCACAAAATTTAAGTTTTCGTATAATCACAGAACGTGATCTCTGGATACAAGGTAAAAAATGACCAGCCAAGCACTAGCACAAAAATTCCATGTTGATAATAAAGATAATACCTATCAATATCGGCCGTTTCCTTCAGAAATAGCTGCTGACAATTTTAGATTCTTACAAAATAATAATCCATCACCATATTTAGAACTATTGATAGATGCTCCCTATGCTGAGATGTTGGCAGAAGCGCAGGCATTAGAGCCGCAATTTGTCACACATCGAGAAGGTGACAGTTACGGATGGCGCAGTTTGTGTGTGCACGGCTTCGGCGCAGAAAAGACTGATGCTGCAAATGCCTATGGATTAGACGCTAGAGATCAATCAATTTATCAATGGACTGAAATTGTTGACCAATGTCCTGTTACCCATAACTATTTCAAAAATATATTTCCTTACATTAGATATCAACGTGTGAGATTCATGTTGGTAGAACCTGGTGGATACATTGAACCACATTCAGACAATGCTAATCCTATGCTGACTGCGGCCATAAACATCAGTTTAAACAATCCCGACAATTGCTATCTAACAACAGAGCTAGGCACAGTACCGTTTAAAAACACCGGAAGTACGTTTTTGTTTAATAACCATTACCAGCATTGTGTAGTGAACAACAGCAACGAGCAACGCTTTCATATGATAGTGCACGGACAATGGCGTAGCCCCCTGTTTGAACAAATAATGATCAATAGTTATCAACATGCCGTAGATGCCCAGCGGTAAATATTGGTATGACCAAACGCCTAGAAGAACTACTAAATTTAGCCCCTGCTCCTAACACAACGCCGGAAGAAACTGCAGCTATCATTGATGAAAATCGTGATTTGATCACTGAAGTAGATAGTGCCATCAGCAAAATTGATGCTGCACTACCCTTGGTCAGAGACTTAGACACTGGCGATAGCGAACTGGATGAACTAGCAAATCTAGCCAAACAAAAAGCCGAAGACCTAATAGATTTGGGTATGAATGTAGAGCCACGTTTTAGTGGTGTTATCCTACAAACTGCAGGAGTAATGCTGGGGCATGCGATTACTGCCAAAACTGCCAAAATGGATAAAAAGTTGCGCATGATCAGTTTGCAACTACAAAAAGCCCGATTAGATCACCAGATTAGTAAAGATAAAAAAGACCCTGCTGAAGAAGCAATAGAAGGGCAAGGCGTAATACTAGATCGTAATGAACTACTAAAATCGATACTGGCCAAGAAAGACAAATAGCGTTTTCTGGCTAAATATAACAATATAGGATTATAATGATGTTGAAAAATTTTCAGACTTACATCTTTGAATTAAGCAAGCCCAGTGAGTTTAGAATTAAACTTGCTGGCATAAACCCTGTTGGGGAAGTAATGGATAAGATCAAATCCGCATTGGATACTTTCCAATTGGAAAGCATTAGCGCAGTTAAGAGTCATCCAATACAAGAACACAGAGAATTTCCAAATTGGGGCGGTCCCTGTGAGTGCTGGCAATTTGATGTTAAGTTGGCATATCCAACTACCAACATCGTTATCATGCAGACACTAAAAGAGCGTGCACAACTAAATCCAAATTGGATCAATGTGCGCAATCTAAACGAAGCCAACTATACTGACGAAGCAGAAAACTTGGGCAAAGATCACGCTGGTGCCCTACTAGACGAAACAGAATTAAAAGATGTTCCCGGAGCACAATCACTAGTAGGACCTGGACGCATCACAAGTTTGATCGCAGAATTAGAAAAGCACACACGTAAGTTTGAAATTGCTGGCAATGATTTAACCGACGGCGACAAAGTAGTTACCACAGGTAAGACAACTAATGATCTTCCACAAGGTGATGTAGCACCAGTGGGCACAACGCAGAACAAAGTATATCGCGGAACAAAAGGAATGAAAACAAAATGAGCAAGAATCATCCAGACGACAACATTTACAGTATCCTAGGCAAATTAAAGTCCTTGGAGCCGACCCCTGCTGAAATCATCAAAGATAAAGCACAGGCAATCCGCGAAAGTGTAGAAGCACGTGGCAGTATCGTTGATGGCGTTGGCCAAGTACAAGCACGTCTAGCAGAACAATTTGCTGTTGAGCGTGACTTGGGAAAACACAACAATGGAAAGACTACTGGCTTTAAAGCAGTTGCTGATAAAGCTGCTAAAGAATATGGTAGTAAAGCCGCTGGCGAGCGTGTTGCTGGTGCAGTGAAAGCAAAAATGGCCAAAGCTGGCAAACTAGAAGAAACAGATATCGAAGAAGGTGCCAAAGTTGATCGTATGGTTGCTCATGTTAAATCCAGTGAAAAGAAAGCTGGACACAGTGACAAAGAAGCAGAAAACATTGCCTGGGCAACTGCTAACAAGCGTGGTATGCTAGACAACAAAAACAAAAAAGACGAGTGCGCTATGTGTGCAGAAGGTACATGTACTGAGCACAACATGGAAGAATCCGGACTACAAGCCTACTTGGGCAATAAAAAGTACGGCAAAGACGGAATGGCAGCATTGCGTAAAGCTGGACAAGAACACAAGAGTGAAAAAACTATGCAAAACATTCGTGCCAAGTATAGTAGCAAAGAAGAAAAAGACATGGCAGAAGGACAATTGGTTCCTGTTAAAGGTGGCCATGTTCATAAAGGCCACTACGGCTACGAAGTTGATCCCAATTCTGATACACCAAAGAAAAAAGTCGCAACAGGACAACGTGGTCGTCCCACACAAGAAAAGCCTGCAGAATACAGCAAGATGAGCGATCCATTTGGACGTACTAGCGGTACTGTTCCCAAAGGCAAAGGCAAGTATGTTCCTGGTGCAAGAAACGATGATACATCACGTAATACTGCTGCCGACGCTGCTTTTAATGCAGATGAGAAGAAAGCCAAGCGTGGCATCGCTGAATCAATGACATTAATCGAAAGCCGTATCCTATTAGAAGCCAACTTCAAACGCATGGCTGAAGAACACGGTATGACCATGGACGAGTGTATGAGCACACTCAACGACCATTACAACAAATACAAAATGACTGGCGAGTGCAGTGACTTCCTACGTGACTGTATGGATCTACGCAATCATCACAAACAACTAGAAATGGAAACAGTTGTTCCGCCTGCTACTGCTCCTGTTGCACCCAAGCCCAGCATGTTGGATCGTGCTAAACAATTGGGACAAAAAGCACTAGACAAGTTTGGTCATCCTAGCGATGAGGAAATGCTCAAAGATCTAGAGCGTAAAACACATCCTACAAATGAAATTGAAGAAGAACTAAACGAACTAGCACGCCTAGCAGGACTAGATGTTGAAGAAGGTAATGCTTTCACTGGTAAATTGAAATCAACTCCTAAAGGTGGAGAATTTGAATTGGATGGCAAGCACTATACTGACAACAGCAATTTAGATGAAAAACCAGAAATGGAAGGCAATGCTTTCACTGGTAAACTTGCTAATACCGAAAAAGGTGGCGAGTTTGAACTAGACGGCAAGCACTATACTGACACTAGCGATTTAGATGAAGTTATGAAACTGTCTGGATTGCCTGTTAAAGAAACAGTAAAAGTTGACGAGCCTAAAGAAGAGCCAGTGAATGCTCCTAAGCCAGAATACAAGAGTATGAAGCAAAGCACTATGAATCCTGGCGAAGGTGATACTGGTGAGAAACGTATGTATCCCCCACATCCAATGGGCGACAATGGTATGACTGAGCCTGCACGTAAGATGCCAATTAAAAATGGAGCTGGTGCAATCAAAGAGAGCACAGTTGAATTAGAAGCACGTTTGGCTGCTGAATACGAAAGTATTAAGAAAGTCAAATGAAACAGTATCGCATAACCAGTGCTAACTTTGTGCCCCAAGGCGAAACTGGTGATGCGGACGCTTTCATTGATCCGCATGAATTAAACGAACTCAAACGCCTGGCTGGTATGCCCATTGCAGAATCTGGTATGGGCGACAATGGCGCGGGTGCAGTTAACGGATTAGATATCAGAACACCACAGGCTTCGGAGACTGGCATTACTAGCCCAGTGGGTAGCAATATCAGTACTACTGCTAAAGAGCGCAATGACATGATGCAAAAGTATCATGCTCGCCCTGGCACCGACCTGTGGTTTATTATCAACTTCTCCAAGCCTTATCTAAACGGCAGTTTAGAAAGCAAGATTGAAGAATACTTAAAGGCACACCCTGAGTATCGCCCTAGGCCGCTGCCCGGTGAACAGGCTTAGAAGTTCCTAAATACTGATTCCAACTGGCCTGTTTAACAGAGAACGGCATGTCTTTCCATTTTTTAACTAAGCTATAGTAGTCAGGTTTGTAGGGTTTAATCTTGGGAAAGATATTGGTTGAACTGCCTTTGCGATGATTGCAACTTTTGCAACTAGTAACACAGTTAGTCCATGTGGTTTTGCCACCCTTGCTGATAGGCAACACATGATCAATAGTCAATTCTTCCCAATCAAACACATCATCGCAATATTGGCATTTAAACAAGTCACGCATGTACATGTTGTATCTGCTGAACTTTACTGCTTTTTTGTAATGAAAGTAATCTTTAGTCACTGCTACACTGGGTACATTTATAGCCAATTTTTCACTGCGAATTATCCAATCAGGATAAGTTTCGAGTACATGAATACGACCCAGGTACATCAGTTTAATAGCATGTTGCCACCCAATAACGCTGAGTGGTAAAACAGAAATAGGTGAGTAATCAGAGTTTAAGAGAAGTGTATCGCTCATTTTGAATAACAGTTAAATATACTTATCATGGCTAAAGAACTAGAAACGGCAATTATTAAGGCACCGTACAAGCGGATGTCTTATACTGAAGAACAAATTTTGGAAATCGCACGGTGTGCCGATCCTGAAACTGGTCCACAGTATTTTATGAGCAATTACTTTTTCATCCAGCACCCAACCAAGGGTGCAATACAATATCATCCGTTTGAATATCAACAACGACTGATAGATACATATCATAATTATAGATACAGTATCAGTATGATGCCTAGACAAACGGGGAAATCAACCAGTGCCGCAGGATACTTGTTATGGTATGCTATGTTTGTCCCGGACTCGACTATCCTAGTGGCAGCACACAAGTATTTGGGTGCACAAGAGATTATGCAACGTGTCAGATATGCATACGAAAACTGCCCAGACTTTATACGTGCTGGTGTTACCAGTTACAACAAAGGATCGTTGGACTTTGAAAACGGGTCAAGGATAGTTTCGCAGACAACAACAGAAAATACCGGTCGTGGTATGTCCATATCACTCCTGTATTGTGATGAGTTTGCGTTCGTTCGTCCCACTATTGCGTCAGAGTTTTGGACTTCGATTACTCCTACACTAGCAACTGGTGGTAAGTGTATTATTACAAGTACACCAAACTCAGATGAAGATCAGTTTGCACAGATTTGGAAAGGCGCCAACAATTGCTTTGACGAATACGGCAACGAAACAGAACTGGGCAAAAACGGATTCAAAGCATTTCGTAGTGCTTGGCGTGAGCATCCAGATCGTGATGATGCTTGGGCTGACCAAATGCGAGCACAATTGGGAGAAGAACGATTCCGTCGCGAAATGGACTGCGAGTTTATTATCTTTGATGAAACCCTAATCAATCCCTTGCACTTGGTTGAAATGGCCGGCATTGATCCTGTTGAAAAGCAAGGACAAATACGCTGGTACAAAAAACCGCAACGTGATCATACCTATATTGTGGGATTAGATCCTAGCTTAGGCACAGGATCCGATCCAGCAGCTATACAAGTGTTTGAGATGCCGGGACTAAAACAGGTGGCCGAATGGAGTCATAATCGCACAATTGTGCAACGACAGGTGGTGATTATGCAGGAAATCTGCAAGTATCTTGCCGATATTACAGGTCCCACTAACGTATACTACAGCATAGAAAATAATACCCTAGGAGAAGCCGCTTTAGTGGTTATTAGCCAAATGGGCGAGGAAAACATTCCTGGAACGTTTTTAACAGAGCCCCGTCGAGGTGGCACAGGCACTAGATATCGTAAAGGATTTACTACTACTAACAAGAGCAAGTTGGCTGCTTGTGCCAAACTAAAAAGCCTAATAGAAACCAAACGTATGCATATAGCCAGTAAATCGTTAATTAGCGAATTAAAATCATTTGTTGCATCGGGCACTGGGTATGCTGCCAAATTGGGCGACCACGACGATTTGGTTATGGCTACACTACTGGTATTGCGTATGCTACAACTAATACAACAGTTTGATTCTGGATTAGATTCAGAAGTGCGAGACAGTATAGATCAGTTTGTAGAGCCACTTCCTTTTATAATGATATAAATACACTACTATGTCCAAAGAAATTGAATCCGTTGCAGCCGCCCTATTTGATAAAGTCCGTTCACGCTTTGAAAATGTGACGCTCGGCGATGAAAAAGCCAAAGCCACCACAGATCCTGAAAAAGCACGGTTTTTTAACTTTACTTACAGTGATCCTACTGGTGCCCAATTTGGTACCGTTACTATTAGTTTAATTGATGAAACCAGTTTAAAAGTCTACTATGGACAAAACATATCCACGGAAATGGACCGGGAGCAACGCAAAGATTGGTACATGTTCCTGCGCAACATGCGTGACTTTGCACGTCGTAACTTGCTGACTTTTGACACTCGTGACATTACCAAAAGCAATCTTGAACTGCAGGATATTAAACAACAGGCCAAGGTTGATAATGTTGCTAGTGCCAATGATGTAGCAGTAACTGAAAGCCGACTATACGGAACAAGCCGTAACAGTTATGCCGACATTGGTGAATGCCGCTTGCTGATCAAGCATGATGGACTAGTAAATGATGAAGTGCGTGGTGACCGTGCTCGTAAGATACGTGAAATATTTGTGGAAACTCCACGTGGCGAACGTTTCCTAATGCCATTTAAGAACCTACACGGTGCTCGTGCCATGTGTAATCATATCACACACGGTGGCGATATGCGTGATGAAATTGGCGAGTGCATTACCAACATGGTTGGCGAAATGAGCAGTATGAGTCATTTTGTTCGTGCTACCAAACGTCGACAATTTGAAGACTCTGAAACGGCTGACATGGCTCAGGCTGCAACACGCCATTACCTACAACTTAAAAATACACTACGTCATCTGGCCAACAGAAAGCACTACCAAGAATTTATAGAGCAGTTTGTTCCTGAATCATCTGCTGAAGAAGATGTGGATGTAGATGCACTACGTGAACGTTTTGTTAAAAAGGTCTATGATGATCGTTTTACTGAAGCATTGCCAACAGTTTATAAAGCATACAAGAAATATCAATCAGAAGCAGCCGCACAACTGGGTAATGAATTAGACGAGTGGGCTGACGGTGTAACTGAAAGTGTATGGGACGAATCAGAATCCACTGCAGATTTTGATATTGACGCACTACAAGACAAAATGTCACAACCTTGGACCATTGGTATGCAAGGTATTGATGCTACAACTGATTTAAAAGAATTGTTCCCCGGCGATGACTTAACTGATTTAAATATAGCCATTTATCACTATGCCAAAGATCAAGGTCCGGACCAAGATGCTCGACCATTGGTTAAAACATGGCTACGTGATCACAAGCCAGAAGTGTTGAGCCAATTAACGATCGGGCAACGCAATGTAGATGACGCACACACCAATCATGTGAATCCAGTTAGTCCCGAAGATGCACATCCAAATGATCAGTATGGTGCAAGCAGTATGGATGATCCAGTAACTGATCCCAACGTTAAACTACGTGAAGCAGATGATTTGGACTTTATCCGTAGTTTGGCTGGTATCAAACGTTAATCCAAAAATACTTTACCAAAAGGCACATTTATTGTGCCTTTTTCTTTGACTTGATAAATACTATTGTTATATACTAGCGGAGTGCTAGAATATATCTAGGCACATTACAAAGACCATCTTATAAAGGAAATACATCATGGCAATGACATTAGCAGAAATTCGCGCAAAACTACAAGCAAATGAAAACCGCGGGGGCGGCAAATCACAAGGTGGCGACAACGCCATTTATCCACATTGGAATATTCCCGAGGGAACAACGTCCAGAATTAGATTTTTACCAGACGGCAACGCAAAGAATGATTTCTTCTGGGTTGATCGTGAAATGATCCGTTTGCCATTCGCTGGCATTAAAGGACAAGCAGATTCAAAACCAGTTATTGTACAAGTTCCTTGTGTGGAAATGTACAAAGACGGAACACCATGCCCAATCTTGGCAGAAGTGCGTCCTTGGTTCAAAGACCCAGCATTGGAAGATATGGGTCGTAAATATTGGAAGAAAAAATCTTATTTGTTCCAAGGCTTTGTACGTGAAAATGCATTAAGCGATGACAAGACACCAGCAAATCCTATTCGTAGATTTGTTATTAGCCCACAAATCTTTAACATTATCAAAGCTGCACTGATGGATCCTGAGATGGAAAGTATGCCCACAGATTACACCAGTGGCCTGGACTTCCAGATCATTAAAACATCAAAAGGTGGCTATGCTGACTACAGTACTAGCAAATGGTCACGCAAAGAAACTGCACTCAACGGTGACGAACAAGCAGCTATTGAGCAGTTTGGCTTGCACAACTTAAGTGACTTCTTGCCCAAGAAGCCCACAGACGTTGAATTGAAAGTGATCAAGGAAATGTTTGAAGCGTCAGTAGATGGACAACCATACGATCCAGATCGTTGGGCCAACTACTACAAGCCAGCTGGCTTCCACGGTGGCTCGGGTTCCACTGGTGACGAAGTTGCTGCACCAGTAACTGCTAAACCTGTAGCAGTAGCTGTACCAAAAGCCGCAGTAGCAGAAGATGATGTGGCACCATTTGAAGCAGACGAGCCAGCAGAAGCTTCTGCACCGGTAGTAACACCGCCAGCTGCAAAAAGTCAAAAAGCTGAAGACATTTTAGCATTGATTAGAAACCGTAAATCCAGTAACTAAATGAAGTTATCGGTTGTTCTAGGCACCTTGGGTGAGGCGTCATTTGACGTCACACTCAATGATAATCCTTTTGTACATAAATGGGTAAAAGAATTACAATGGTGCCTAGACCATTGCGATTTTAATCAACAAGAAGCATTTTTGAGCTTTTTAACACCAGATGAAGCTAGACAAATCTTAACTGATGCTTGCATTACAATTAACAAGTATTTGAAAAATTTTATTAACATAAAACCAAATGAAGATTCTCAAGAATATTTCAATTACTTGCATTTAAAATTTGAACAACTAAATGGAAAGTTTGGCAGGCCTACTCGGTTATTTGAAGTAGCTAATTCAGAACTTAAATCAGCAATACGAAATTTAAATGTATTTGTACATAAGGTAGAACACAGTAAACTAAATGGTAGAGATTTTTATATTAGTTTTCACAAAGACAAATATAGAAGATTTTTATTATCAGAATCTGATTATCAGTTTTTTTGAATTTAAATTTCCGCCGGGGACATTATTTTTACATTATGCAGAATTAGGAAAAGAATTTATTGACTTGTATGAAGACAAATTAGATTTATCCTATCCGGGATTTGCTAATTTACACTATTACAGTGGAGAAGCATCTCTTACATTTAAAGAATATGATTGTTTTGCTGATAATAATTATCTGATGTGGTTAACAAATAATGGTATAGACCCTTATAATAAAACATTAGGGCATAGAAAATTGCCTTTAGGTAGCGTAGATAATATTAATTCTGCAATGAATAGTATTAACAAACATAGATATATAAACAAAATTTTAATCAAGGAATAAACTTATGGCAAAACCATTCGACGTAAGCAAATTTAGAAAATCAATTACAAAAAGTATCGACGGTATCTCCGTGGGGTTCAATGATCCTACAGACTGGATCAGTACCAACAACTATGCACTAAACTATCTTATCTCCGGGGACTTCCACAAAGGAATTCCCATGGGCAAGGTCACAGTTTTTGCTGGCGAATCCGGCGCAGGTAAAAGTTTTATCTGTAGCGGAAACTTAGTTAAAAATGCACAGGCGCAAGGCATCTATCCTATCTTGATTGATACAGAAAACGCACTAGATGAAGCATGGCTACACGCTCTTGGCGTTGACACTAGCGAAGACAAACTACTCAAGTTAAACATGGCCATGATTGATGATGTGGCTAAAATGATTAGCGAGTTTGTAAAAGAGTATAAAACAATGCCTGAAGACCAACGTCCTAAAGTATTGTTTGTACTAGACAGTTTAGGTATGTTGCTAACACCAACTGACGTAAATCAATTCGAAGCCGGAGACTTGAAAGGTGACATGGGTCGTAAGCCCAAAGCACTTACCGCACTGGTTCGTAACTGTGTTAACATGTTTGGCGACTTGAACTTGGGTCTAGTAGCAACTAACCACACATACGCAAGCCAAGACATGTTTGATCCCGATGACAAGATTTCAGGTGGACAGGGTTTTATCTATGCCAGCAGTATTGTAGTTGCTATGCGTAAACTCAAACTCAAAGAAGACGAAGATGGCAACAAGATTTCAGAAGTAAAAGGTATTCGTGCTGCTTGTAAGATTATGAAAACACGCTATGCTAAACCTTTTGAATCAGTACAAGTTAAGATTCCTTATGAAACAGGTATGAATCCATATTCAGGTATGGTTGACTTGATTGAGGGCAAAGGTTTGTTGGCCAAAGAAGGCAACAGTCTTAAATACACACTAGCAGATGGTACAGTCATTAAGCAGTTCCGCAAAGCATGGGAACGCAATGAAAATGAGTCACTGGATCGGGTAATGGCAGATATTACTGCAAACCCACACCGTGCAAATCCTGCTCCACAACCCGACGAAGAAACAATCAGCGAATGAACGATTTGGCTATCTCATTCACTGCCACGGAGTGCAATGGGTGGCCACGTCTGAAGTTTTTGGTTGATGACGATTTAATACAAGATTATGAATTTACCAGTGATTCTGCATTAATCAAAATCCCATTGGATTTACTTGATGGCGAACATGTATTAGACATTGAATTTTATGGGAAAACGTATAATAATACTATTCTAGTAGATAATAATATAGTCAAGGACCAACTAGTAACTCTAGATACTATTTGTATTGATAATGTTCCTGTACCTGACTTTTTTAAATATCAAGGATTGTACATAGTAGGACCAACTACAAAGCCCCGGGCACTAACCTGGGGCGAAAATGGAGTATGGAAGTTAACCTTTGTATATCCAATAGTTGATTGGTTATTGGAGTTAAAATTTAATAACTATTATGAATTTTCTGGTGTTGACGAATGGTCAACGGCTACATACCATCCCAAAAAATCTCAATTGTTAAAAGAAGGTCTTTTGGATTTAGAAAATATATTGGCCAATGTTAAAATTTAATAAAGTTGCTCTAATGGCGTCGGGTCTGCTAACGGTTGAAAAGCCGCCACCTGCATTGGCATTTTTGTCGGGCATATGCGAAGCTAATTCCATAAAGCATGAAATCTTAGATTTAAACATATATATCAGAAATGCATTAGGCGAAGACCAGTGGAATCAAGCCTACACAATGTTTACATCATTGGAACAATTTGAAAATAATGAATTGCTTGACAACATTGATTTGATACTGGATTCGGCAGTAGATACAGTGCTTGCTATGTCAGCTGATTTAATTGCAATCACGGTTTTTAGCTACCAGCAAATTCAGCTGACTGGCCGTTTCTTAACAAAGTTAAAATATAAATCTTCTACTCCGGTTATTGCGGGCGGTCCTGGTATTTCATATGAATTTGAATCAAACATTACCGCGGGAAAAATGTTTCTTGAAAAAAACCTAATAGACTATTATGTACTAGGGGAAGGTGAATATGTTCTTGATCAATTCCTTAAAGGTCATGAGGAAATCGGACTAAATTCCAAGAGCAATCCCCACGAATCGTGGGCATTACAAATTGATAATTTAGATGATTGTGTTTTACCTACATATAAAAATATTAATTTTGATAACTATAATCCAGGATTAAATTTAACACATTCAATCAGTTTAACTGGCAGCCGTGGGTGTGTTCGTAGATGTACATTCTGTGATGTTGGGCATATATGGAAGAAGTTTCGATTTAGAAGTGCAGATAATATAGTATTGGAATTGACCAAACATATAGAAGAAACGGGCATTACACAATTCTGGTTTACTGATAGTTTGATCAACGGATCGTTGAAACAATTCACAGATTTGATAAAAAAGTTAGCCGAGTTAAGAAAAAATAATATTATGTTTCGTGATATTAAATATACTGGACAATTTATTATACGATCTGCAGTACAACACAAAGAAGAACTTTATAAACTAATGAACGAATCAGGTTGTCATAACATTATTGTTGGAGTAGAAACCGGTAGTGACAAAGTTAGATTTCATATGGGTAAAAAGTTTACTAATGAAGATCTTGATTACCATTTAGAAATGTGTTCTAAATATAAAATTAAAAATACATTATTGATGTTTACTGGATACCCAACTGAAACACTAGAAGATCACGAAGATACTTTGTTAATGTTTAAAAGATACCAAAAGTATCTATTAGACGAAACAGTTATTAATGTAACATTGCATCAACCTTTTGTATTGTTAAAAAATACTCCCATTGATGCAATGAAACATGAAGTAGGTATTGTAAACGAAACGTATAACACATATTTTTTTGATGTAACAACAAATCCAGATTTTACTGTTAAGGAAAGATTCAGACGTTACATCGAATTATCAAAACTAGTATTAGATTTGAAATATCCTGGATCCTGGGGCGATTTATCCAGTTTGTCGGATCATATTAATGCACTTAAAAATTTTAATAAGGTAAGCTAATAATGAGTATTGAAGTAGAAATATTAGGCGAAGTATATACTATCCTAAAACAATATATTCCGCAAAAAGATCGGCAAGAAGCCGCTGACAACGTCATGAGTGTTGTAGTTGATATGCTAAACGATATCGACTTAAAAGATTTTGGGGGCACTGATAGTAATCTGAAAAAAGCCCTTAAAGAATACTCCGTTGACCACGACGATGATGAAGATACTGACTACGAAGATTAATTTATGTGGTATAACCGTGTAGTTTCAAACTTAGGTGAAATTCCTGGTTTTATTGATTACTATGAAGCAGAATTAACAGTTGCAAAAACCGAATTAAAAATCGTTGGCAATGTTGAACGTGCATTGAGTAATCTGCCGGGTGTGACTGAACAACGTTTTAATCAACTACAAGAAATTGAAGCCATATTGGAATTTTTAAATATACAGTTGCGTAAGATTCGTCAACGGCATTACAAAAAATATCTCGAAGCATACCAACGTGCTCTGACCAGTAGAGATGCTGAAAAGTATGCTGAAGCCGAAGACGAAGTAATTGATATGGAAACCATTATCAATGAAGTAGCGTTGTTACGCAACAAATGGCTCGGGGTAATGAAAGGCTTAGAAAGTAAAAACTATATGTTGGGACACGTGGTGCGTTTGCGTACTGCTGGTATGGAGGACATTGTAGTATGAGACCTTGGCAGTACCGTGCAGAAGAACTGTTGAAAGAATATGATCTGTGTTGTCAGGCCAAACCTAGACATGATGCAGTTGATATTCAACTAGAAAAAGATGCAGTGGGCAAATGGGCAAGTCATCTTGCTACACAACGTGCCTGGGGAACAGATTTAGAAATAGCCGAAGCCTGTTATCAACTTGAACCAAGATTGGCTCGACTAAAAGAAAAACTAATAATGGAAATACTTACCAATGGCACTGTTTAAAAACGCATATGATAGTCATCAGCACAGTTTGGAAATCTTAAATGTATTGTACGGGTACGATAGTTTCCTGGACAACTTGAGTTCTATTGCTGACATGGGTTGTGGTGCAGGTATGGATGCAGAATGGTGGGCCAACTTGTATACAAGAGATGATCCACCACTGCCCCACAACTACAAAGTTTATGCAGTAGATCAAAAAGTAGATCAAATTGAGCCAGAGATTTTAGCCGGTAGTCCCAATATTGTTCCTGTTAAAGTTAACTTTGAAGAAGTTCCTATTGGACGTCGAGTTGATTTGATTTGGAGTCATGATACTTTTCAATATGCACGTGATCCTTTTAAGTGCCTAGCTCTGTGGAAACAAACATTAAATGTAAATGGTATGTTGATATTGAGTATACCGCAGACTACATATATGTACAATAATCGGTTAGTAGTAACAAATCATAGTCAGCAGTACTACAGCTATAACATACTGAATTTGATGTATATGTTGGCTATATCGGGATTTGACTGTAGAGATGCTTACTTTTACCGCAAAGAAAATAGCCCTTGGCTATATGCTGGCGTTTATGCTAGCGAACACGATCCCTTGCCCAACCACGCAAGTTGGCATGATTTAGCAGATCGTAACTTAATTAATGATAGTCTAAAGGATAGTCTAAACAAATACGGCTATGCACGGTTGGAAGATTTAGTTGTATGTTGGTTTGATAAGAACTTATATAAGATCAGCAACTAAATACAAAATGCGTGATTTAATAAACATCCTAAACGAAGCAACGGTTGACAATTACCCAGTGGGCACACCGTTCTTACTCAGCGGTAGTCAAAATGGGCAAGCACTAGCTGCACAATTGTCTGCACAAGGTATTAATGTAGAAGGTCCCATGACCAGAATGGATTGGGAAGAAGCCAACGATCCTACTCGATGGGCCGCATCCATTGGCAATCCCACGGCAGGAGCTCATCACTGGGCTTTTCACGATGAAGATGGGCAGATTTGGACTTATCACGGTGGTGCCTCAGGACTAAACAGTTCATTTATTCATGCAGACAAATTGGCTAATCGCGGAGAAATTGCTGAAGGTATTCTGGGTGCAGCTATGTTTGCTAAATTTACCAAGCGTGAAGGTAACGAAGACATCGGAATGATCACCCCTGCAGACGTTTCCTCTGTGCTATCAAAATTAAAAAATGTTGGCGAAGACCTATATCAAGTTGAAGTAAAAGATTCAGATAACCGACACGCTGATTTAGTGACATTCAAACTGTCGCTCAAAACAGGACCTTATAAAGACCTAATGGATCCTGACAAACGTGAAGCACTAAAGAATGAATTCAATAGTGCAGTGGCCTATGTCAACAGTTCAATGGCTGAACGTTACAGTAAGTATTTTTACCTAAATGGCAAACAAGATCACATTGCTGTTATTGCCGACGGCTCCTTAAACGAAAAAACCAGCAAGGTTGATGTTTGGGTAGCAGTACGTGATGCACAAGGCAACATGCGTAAGTTACGATTGAATGCCAGTTTAAAAGCAGGGCCAGTTAAACAGTTTGGTCAAGTTGGCGGTAGTGACATCGAATCCATGATTGCCCTATGGGAACATTTTGGCATTGATGTAAAGCCATTTGCTCAAAAGTTTGAGCAAGCACATGGTGAAGGGCAAGAGCACGCAATCGAGTACATGTATAGATCTGTTGCTGATAAATTGGCTGCACAACTTAAACGTGCCAGCCCCGACGATGAAGCTGAATTTGTTGATAAAATTGCTCATGCAGTCACATACTTTGCTACCTTGGGCGATGACAATGTAGAATTGGTACAGTTTGACAAAGGCGGATTTAAAATCCTACGTTTTAACAAGTTAGCGGAAAAACTACGCAACATTGATATCACTGCCACTTATGTAGAATCTAAAGCACGTCCCGAAGTGATTATTCATGATGTGCATAATAGCAAGCGAATATTGATTACCATTCGATCCAAGTTTGAGAACAAGAAGGATGGCAAGTATGTTAGAAACTATATCGAAAAAGGCGATCTGCTTACCGAACTGACACAGGTCGAACGTGCAGATTGGAAAGAGTTAGACAAGAAAACTGATCAAAAGATAGCAGATATAGCCAGTGGTAAATCAACCAGTGGACTTCGTCCAAAAGCCGCAGAAAAAGCCCGAGAAAAGCGTGGCGTAGCGGACACACCGCGTCAACGTCGTTGACAAAGTATTCAACTTCTAGTATAATATAAAACTTGCGCTGATAGCTCAGCGGTTCAGAGCAGGGGACTCATAATCCCTTGGTCGTGGGTTCAAATCCCTCTCAGCGCACCAAACAACTTTTTCAAGGAATCAAAATGGATATCGATAATGCCGCAAACATTTTAGCTGGAAGTATTTTGACTGGGTTAGCAATTCTTGTATCAGTGGTTCTTATTGTGTTAATCAATAATATTCTACATCGTTTTTGGAAACCATTGGGATGGTTTAGCAGTTGGCATTCAACTACCCCTGGTAGATTTGCCACGGAAGAAGAGTTGAAAACCATTGACAAAACCGTGGATCCTGCGTTAAAATAATAAATATATCAGTAGAAACACTGAGATACTTAATCAAATAAAGGAAAAACAATGAGCATTACTATTAAAAACTTAGAAGCGGCATTTGCTGGCGAGTCACAGGCTCACACAAAATACCGTTATTTTGCAAAAATTGCCCGAGAAGAGGGTCACGAAGATATTGCACAACATTTTGAGCATACTGCTAATCAAGAGTTGTTACACGCTTGGGGGCATTTAGAATTGCTGATTGGCAAGCCCAGTACTGCTGAATGTTTGCAAAAAGCCATTGAAGGCGAAGTTTATGAATTCACTACAATGTATCCTGAATTCAAAGCACAAGCTGAAGATGAAGGCAATACTGCAGCGGCTTACGAAGCCGCCGAGCAAATCGCCGAAAGCAAAGAGCACGCAGAACAATTTGCGGCTATTCTAGCCAAAGCAGAAAAGCGTTTTGCAGCATTGGCCAAAATTGAAAAGCGTCATGCTGAAGCATATCAAGCAAAATTGGAGGCACTATAATGGATCACGTATGCGTAGTTTGTGGACATGTCCACGATGAAATCTTAGAAGGCAAATGGGAAGATCTAGCCGAGGACTTTTTGTGTCCCGAATGTGGTTGCGGTAAAGACGAATACGAAGTCATTTAACCAAACACTATTGACACTCAATGATAAATAAACTACAATAGATTTATTATGACGCACACTATTAATCATTCATGCAAACCCCAAACGCTAGCCTTAGGCGGGTCAGCCTATTGGTCTATGTTTGATGCACAGATTAATAGTGACCGTGAACCAGTTGGGGGTCTCAGTTAACATATTTCACACAAGTATATTAACTAAGGCCCTGGAACTAAAAACTCCGGGGCTTTTTACTTTAAGGAAGCAATGATGTTAGAACAAAAGCAAACTCATCAACAATTTGTTCCTGGTTTGATTTTAACACCAGAGCAGAGAATGAAGTTGATGGAAGATAAGGTACAACGTGCAGAAGCTCATCTACGAGCCTTGGCTGAAATGGCTAGAAAGTTAGATACGCACAAACGTTAATACTAAAGTGTTACAGGGAACGAGGTCCTGTGCTCACTTAAAAAAGCACGAACGGGCGGACAGGATACATGAAAGCTGGGCGGTAACCAGTTACTAAGACTCCTGGGTAGGACACGATCCTATCTGCAGAGTGGCAACACTCTGTATCTTAAAGCATATTGGACGAAACAAAGCCGGAGGATTGATAAACCTTGACGGGGCAATACACATATTGAATATGTGTATGACACCAATATGCTTTAAGATACAGTTGCATAAAAACAACACCGTATTTGGCACTTAATTCAACTAGTGCTACAATACATACATGTTAAGAAATTAACACTTGTTCTTTAAAAAGTTAAATTTAATATAGTATTGTGGGTAGTAAGGGAGATGCCCTTACTATTAAACAAAAGCACTCGATGCCCACATACTATATTAAAATGTACTGCAGGTTATCAGACCACTAGGTACTGTACAGCTATCGACGTCCGGTTTCGTCCATAATATGTGAGACATCACAGGGTTGTACAGTTACAATGCACGTATACCTAGGCCGTAACAAGCAAAGGGAAACGCGAAAAAGATCGCGGCGAGGTGGACTATTCTGACTGTAATGTGTGTGTTGCGTAAGAGAAGAGATGTCTTTAAATACAATACATGTATTCCTGTAGTATATTTTAATATAGTTTTGGTCTCATAGTATAATGGTTAGTATAGCGGCTTGTCACGCCGTTGATAGGAGTTCGATTCTCCTTGGGACCGCCAAGTTTATGCTCTGATATTTCCACGCCGAGTTCGCAACTCGGGTTCTACGGTGAGTTCGCAACTCATGGCAGTAGAGAGATAAAAACCCCGCTATAGGGGTCTTCAGTGAGCAGGTGAGAATCCTGTAGAGCGCCAAATATGCATCGTTCGTCTAGAGGCCTAGGACACCGCCCTTTCACGGCGGGTACACGAGTTCGAATCTCGTACGATGTACCAAGTTAGTTATGGATGTGTAGGAAAATTGGTAACCCCAGGAGACTGTAAATCTTCCGTCGTAATGGCATTGTTGGTTCAAGTCCAACCTCATCCACCAAGTTTAGTAAAGAGATTGTTCAGGCTCGGTCCTGTGGTAGCTAACAATCCCAGGGCGTTGATAGTATCTAGGCGTCCACCACATAAAAACACATTACTAAGAGTCCAGGTTCAGAGCGTGGCCGAGTGTGTTTCTATATGGTATATTAAATAATTTCTAATAAAATTGTTCTATAAATAGATTATGATAAACATTTTTGAAACACAACCAGATTGGGTTTTAACTGATGATAGAATAGGTAGGAAAGTAATAGTACCTAGTCCAGGCAAATCTGGGCCAAGTCTTAGTTACAACATAAATCCAGAATTTATGTTCAATAGGCATCGTGTTATGTTGCCGCCAGATTTGATTAAAGATAAAACAGTACTGGATATAGGTAGCTGTATGGGAGCAACCGGTGCATGGTGTTTGGCAAATGGTGCTCGCCATTACACTGGGATAGAACAACTAGAACGTTATTCATTGCCCAGCGAACAACTATTCAAAAAGTATTATGATCCTGGGCAATACAATATTGTCCAATCAAGTTTTGCTGATTACACAAGCGATCAACATTTTGACATTGTAATTGCCAGTGGCATGCTGTATGCAGTATTTGATAGTTTTGATTTTGTACGCAAAATAGCTGGATTAGCCAAAGAAACAATTATCATTGACACAGTACATCCATTCAATGGGTATCGGAGATTATTTCCCAATGCCACAGATGAACAAAGATCGGCAGTGAGCAAAACTTTAAGTATTATACAACCTAGCGAACGTATTCGTATGCAAGGTGTGTCTGAAAAAGGCAGCATACGTATTACTGCAAGTATTGTAAGTTTATCTGCATTGATCTTGTTGATGAAACAAAATAATTTTGGATATGATGATAGTTTATACAGTCAAGCAGAAACAGAATTACCGTATTACTATGATATTAAAAATCATAATAGATATATGGCAAAATTCTTTCCTCAACCGATCAGCCAGGATTTAACTCAAGAAAATGTAATCATATGGAATGGAAATTCAACAACACCATAGCAGAGTTGTTTAATCAACATGCAAGGCAACATATACCCGATTACGATCGTGTGTTAGAGTTGTCAGTTGATTTTTGTAAACAAAAGTTACAACACTCTGATCCCATATTGGAAATTGGGTGTGCCATTGGTGAGACTGTTAACAGATTACACTCTGCTGGTTTCGCTAATATACATGCAGTGGATAATAGTCAAGACATGCTGGCAAAATGCCCGCCCAACTATGCCACATATTATTGCACTAGTGAGTTTCCTGACACTGCGGTAAAATTTTCAGCAGTATTGTGTAATTGGACTTTGCATTTTATACAAGATAAAGAATCTTATTTGACAAGTGTATATAATGCAATGTTGCCTGGTGCTTTTTTGATATTGTCAGAAAAGACAGAAAATTCAGGTTTGGCACTAGAGCAGTATCATGAATACAAATTCAAACATGGTGTCAGCAGAAAAGAAATCAAAGAAAAAGCAGATTCCTTGGTAGGAGTCATGTTTCCAGAATCTGTAGATTGGTATACTAAAAAATTCCAAAGCATTGGATTTTCAGAAGTATACATCGCCAATGCCAATTGGTGTTTTACAACATTTGTAATAGTCAAATAACTATTAATAATTAAATGGTGACGTTAGTTTAGTGGCAAAACCGCGGGTTGTGATTCCGCTATCACGAGTTCGATTCTCGTACGACACCCCACGCAAAGTATAAGTAAAGTATTGCCCTGGTGATGAAATTGGTAGACTTGACGGTTTTAGAAGCCGTTGCCGAAAGGCGTGTCGGTTCGAGTCCGACCTAGGGCACCAGTTTTTTCCGTGTGTAGCTCAGCCTGGTAGAGCTCCTGGTTTGGGACCAGGTGGTCGCATGTTCAAATCGTGTCACACGGACCATTATCGCAGAGTGGAGAAGTAGTATCTCGTCAGGCTCATAACCTGAAGATCGGCGGTGCGATTCCGTCCTCTGCAACCAACCCGATAGGTAATTTTTGCCATGGATCTATTCAAATAAATATCAGTATGGCACAACAAATATTCAAATCTCAACATCCTATCCTTGAAGCATGTATGAACCAAGGTTCCAGTCTACAGCTGGCTATAGCAGTTCACCGAGCCGGCGGCTACGCTAGTCTAAGTTCATGGGCGTACGGCACCAACTTCGACCAACTGCAAAAAGACATTGACATGTTCATGAAGTTTACTAAATCTAATAGATTACATTGTAACTTTGAAATACGTTCTATCTACAGTGCCAAAGCCTGCCGGGACATAGTTATTAAAAATGCATTTCCTACCATGGAAATTGTCTATGGTAACTCTAATAGTGCCCCAGCAAAAGACGATATACCTGATGCTACAGTCATTGAATGGTTGCAACCAATACACGAAGCAGGGGTAAAGATATTTAGAAGAATCTACGAGCCAATGGACAAAGCAACTGCTGATAAACATTTCATTGATGGATTTTGCATCAAAGGCCTTGAATCGGCTGGATTTTCTGGATATACACCAGTTAAAGAGTTATTCCTTGCACAAAAAGAATTAACCCCGGATGCATATTTAGTACCATATGGCGGTGTTGGGACGCCGGAACAAGTTAAAGAATATATTGATCTTGGAGCAGAAATAGTTGCAGTTGGCACTCTTCTGGCATTGTCTGCAGAAAGCCCAATCAAGCAAGCAACCAAGTTGGCAGTAATAAATGCCAAGAAGGAAGACCTTTCTGAGTTTAACCACACGTTTCGCCGTAACGGAGACACAGAAGTAGTAAGGAAACAAACTGCTTTGAAGTTCAAAGAGTTTCAAGGCACTGATAATGTAAATCATACTGAAAGTTTAAAGTACGGACTTTGGAAAGAAGATACGGATCAAGGACATATATATGCCGGGCATTCCATTGATAAAGTAACCGAAGTTCTTCCTTGCAAAAAAATTATTCAAAATCTTGTAGCAGAACTTTGAATAACCCAAAATGGGGGGATTAGTCTAATTGGGAAAACACTAGCCTTGCACGCTTGAGTCAGCGGTTCGAACCCGCTATCCTCCACCATAAATAATGTACAGTAACTCATAATATGATATGATTCCAAAAATACTTGTACAAACAACTAAAAATAAAAAACCTCCGCAATATGTAATAGACAAACTCAAATATTTCACTGGTGACGATTGGCAATACCAATTTTTTACAGATGATGATATATTGGATTTTTTTAAAGAATATCCTGCAGACGATTTTCCGTTAATAGAAGAAAAATTTCTCAGTATACAGTCAGGCCCACACAAGGCCGATCTTTTTCGATACTATTTTTTATATGTCCGCGGGGGAGTTTATATTGATGCTGATGCAGTATTAGTAAAAGATATAAACTACTTGGTAGAAAAATATGATTTTTTTACAGTAAAATCTGAAGATACATTTCTTATGTTTCAGGGATTTATAGGGTCTGTACCTGGGCACGAGATTATCAAAGCTGCATTAACTGATGTTTACAACATTGACAATGATGTACTTGAAGGCGACTACCATGTATTATGCAAAAATCTTGTTGCAATAGTTGAACGATCTAAGAAATCTGGAGTAAGAATACTTTCTGAAATAGTTAAAACCAATCAGAACGACCAGTTTGGTATTACATCTGATACCGACTCGATTCCGATATTAATACATTATTTCAGAGATAAAGTAATACCAGTACATTCGGGCATCAGTTTGGGAGTTGCATCAGAAACTGAAACGCACGACCTAGTCATCGTAACTGTTACCTGTACTAGAGATAAATTTGCCATGCAACTATTGGCACACACAATTGATTTATTTGTAGTAGATACTTGTGTGCATTATGTTGTGATTGAAGACAATGATACATCATATGCTGAGTGGCTTACCTTATTGTTACCGCACCATTCTAGACATCAATTAAAATTAATACATGATTATAATCAGTCAACTCCAGATGAATATGGCTATATAAGGCACCAACAAATCAAACTGCAAATAGCAGATCAAATACCTAATAGCAAATATCTTCTATTAGATAGTAAAAATTTATTTTTTAAGCCAACAAAGTTATCTAGCTGGCCAGTGGGTCACGGAAACAGCACTAACGTAGAAGTAACAACAAACTTTTGGGCATTAAGATGGCTACAGGAAAAATGCAACGATCTTGGGTTAACAATACCAGACAAATTGCCTATTCCAATGACTCCTTTTGTTATAAAAACATCATTGGCTCGTCGTATACTAAGAGAAAACGACATAACTCAATTGATTGATTGGAATAAACCTACTGATGAAAATGACAGGCATACCCCTAGCGAATTTATGATATACAGCATATATGCCCTGACTGAAAATGAAGATATTATACCAGAAGTCCCTACAACAGTATGGCACACTTTACATGGGAGGCATTTTGATGCCAAGTTATATCATTATTTTTTTAGTCCTGAAACATTAGATTATGGCGACACGGATATATTAGTATTCGGAATTCATCGTAGTTTATTAAAATCTGATGCGGTGGATCTTATTAATACCTATTATAATTGGTTAATCGGTAAAGGGGTAAACAAAAAAATCTTAGATGCGGCCTGGTTTGGTCCTTTATTTAATATAAAGCGTTGAACTTGACGCAGAATAAAAAAGATAGTATAATAGACGTATTCCCTAGTAGCTCAGCGGTAGAGTAGCGGACTGTTAATCCGTTGGTCGGTGGTTCGAACCCACCCTGGGGAGCCATGTTTTTAGTTGCGGGTATGATGTAAAGGTAGCCTCGGTCCTTGCCAAGGATTGTGTGAGAGTTCGATTCTCTCTACCCGCTCCAAGTTATTGTCTCCCTGATGTAATGGCTGCATAGCGGTCTCCAAAACCGTTCGTTGGAGTTCGAGTCTCTAGGGGGACGCCAGGAAATGCGGGATTAGTTTAATGGTAAAACGAGATCCTTCCAAGTTCAAGTCAGCGGTTCGATTCCGCTATCCCGCTCCACAATTAGGAATGGTCCCATAATGGTATTGGAGCAGATTAACGCAAAAATGCTAAATAATTGTATGAAAGCAAAATACAATTGGGAATTTATTCAGTCAGAGTATGACAAAGGCATGTCTCATAGTCAGCTATATGCCACTTACGGAGTATCTCCCGGGGCTATACGAATGGCTATTAAACGAGGGGTCTTTAAATCAAGAAATAGAAGTAATGCAGGAAATCTGCATAATTTAACTAAAGCGCCCGTAAAACATTCTGACGAGTTTAAAGAAACGCAGAGAAAACGAATTATCGCAAGATACGAATCGGGTTGGATGCCAAAGGCAGGTAGATGTAAGAAGTTTAAATATATTTCACCCACTGCTGGCGAAGTGTTTTTAGATGGCACATGGGAACTTGTTGTGGCCAAGTGGTTAGATGCTAATCATTATGAATGGAAAAGAAATACAAAAAGATTTCAGTATCTTAATCTTGACGGTAAGATAAGTTTTTACGTTCCGGATTTCTGGGTAGAAGAACTTGAATCATATTTAGAGATTAAAGGATACGAAACCGCGTTAGATAGATGTAAATGGGAGCAGTTCACTGAACCATTACTTGTATGGAAACGCAAAGAATTAACAGAGTTAAATCTGATCTAAATTGGAGCATTGGCCGACCGGTTAAGGCAACAGATTGCTAATCTGTCATTCAGCAATGGGTGAGTAGGTTCGATTCCTACATGCTCCGCCATATAAATAATCTTTATGCAGTATTGGATATTCTATACACCCGGAGTCGGGGGTGATGGGTTCGCTAATCTATTAGAACATGCAGATAACATGGTACTAGCTGACAATGAGCTAACTTGGAGATTGGACACTAAATCTGGTAAAGATTACGGTAATACTGTTAAATTTTATAGTCCAAGATGGGCAACTAACAAACAAGCAGCACACCCGTTTAGACGTCCTAACGTTATAGTGCCCATTGAAGAGATCAAGAGTTCTTATTTAAATATTGTGGCACAAAATCACAATACTGTCATACCTTGTCATCCTAGTGTATATTTTCAACAGATATCAACATGTTCATACAAAAATATAGTAGAAAAAAATCAAATCAAGATATATCTGTACAGTTTGGATTTTGATAGAGTCAATAAAGACCTTATATTAAAAACAGGTCTGATACCATCCGCCAATGGAGACCCAGCTGAAAATAAACGTATTATTGAAAATGACATTCGAAAATATTATAATTCGGGTTTGTTTGATTATGAAATTGATATTGAACAAATCTGGAGAAATTGGGATTACTTTTTAAGTTTTTTAAACAAATTAAATCTTACTATGGATAAAAAATACTACGACAAGTATATCTCTTTAGTAAATCCTGTTAGTCAACCAGGTTCTCGTATGATTCAAGGACCTGTTCGTTTAGTTCGGCAAAAAAAATAATGTAAGGGTGGCCGAGTGGTCCAAGGCAACTGATTGCAAACCAGTACAACCGTGAGTTCAAATCTCACCCCTTACTCCATACATCCATGACCTGTTGATTTCATTCAGTCTACTTAGACTATTTCTCCAGTTGTTGCCTCGCATACGGTCTAGTTTGTTAAGATACTCGATCCATCGTGCATGCCCGTCGTTATTGATGTTGTGTGCAAGATTCAACAACGATTGTTTACTGCCAGACTCTGGTAATTTATTAAGATAAGCAATCAAACGATCTTTGCCAGCCCTGGGAAAGTTTTGTATTGCAAGTTGTGATCTACCATTGGTATCTTGTACATATATTTCTATGTTGCGTTTAGCTGCCCAATGGTACAATTTGTCAAAGTACAATATATTGTGTACTCCTACGGTAGCAGTAATTTTTGTTACCAAATTTGGCAAGCGGAAAGTATCAATATTTTTTTCAACGTCAGCCCATATTGCAGGAAACCGTATGTACTCAAATTCTTTTTCTGTGGCGTCAATGCTGAAGTTGATGTAAACTGCTTCGAACTGTTTCCACAAATCTGCCATCTCGTCAGTCATCGGAAAGGTGCCGTTGCTGCTATAGCTAATCCGAATATGTTGTGGTTCTTGACTATTAGACAACGCATGATTCAGCACATTTATATGATCCCGAGTCATTAAGGGTTCGCCTCCGTTGAAATAAATGCTTTTGAGTTTACTCACATCAGCATCGTATATCATTGTGTTGTGTTTGGTAGGTTTAGTACGATAATCTATTCTGAAACCTAGTGCTACTTCATCTTCTCTCCAGGCACTGCTGTAGTATCCGCTACACATTATACATTTCAAATTACATATATTGTCGCAATTGTAATCTAAATGTTCTACCACTACTTCAGTTGGATAGTTATTGTTTTCTACATAAGGTCTTGACCGTTTAGTGCGTCTTGAAATTTCCCCTTTGGATTCAGCAGTGGTGCAGTAAACACAAGCAGGCGGGAGATTGCCTGTTGATAAAAAATGTTGTCGATTGGTAGCTAAGAAATCACTTTGAAAATCAATAGTGGATACTGGGTCACTCAACTTGCTAACACAACAATGTCCAATCTCGGACTCTGATTCATTGACTTTTTGTATAAAGATAGTGTTGAATAAGTCAGGGCAATAATTGTTCATATAGGGTATTTATAGGAGTAAATACGAACATGTCAACAATCACAATAGAATCTCCATTGGGTGTTTCTCAAATCGAAGTTGTAAAAAATTCTTTTACAGACAAATTTATTTCGAAAATTACAGAAATGTTTTTGGACTATCCGACAATATTTTACACAAAGACTTATGGCGGAATCATGCTTTCACCTCCGCAGGGATTTGTCGACACGCAAATACAACGTCTCACTGATACTATCAATGAATTAAATGCAATGGGTACCGACTTTTTATATCAAGTTGATGTAGATCTGATGCAAAAAAGAACCAAAGAAACCCAGCATTATCTGAATGACTTGCATCGAGCATTTACTACTGCACATCGTTCATATTATGATGGTCCGCCGTATGTGTGGAATGATAGAGTGCCTTTGACATTTCAGTTAAAGGAGTCGGATCAGGATAGATTTTTGTATCTGATAGATCAAATCAATGATATAGTACATAAAACAGAACTGTATGTTAAAACAGATCTTAAAACCAATAATATTTCAGAATTGGCTCAACAAGTTGAAATTATTGCCAACACCTACATCAACGATGGCACCAGACTTATTAAAGAATGTTTTTTTAATATAGAGCAAGAAGATTATCCATATTGGGATGATAGTGGCGATTATGATGTATGGGTAGGAACCAGCATACTAGGCAAAGATTATATAATTGCTTATTACGAAGATGATGATGCAGGAGCATGGGACATAACCCATATGTTAGGGTACTCAGCAAAACTAGCGATTGATATTTCGCCATTAAGAAGATCAGACATTGTTAAAACAACAGATTTTCAAAATTGGTTAGCCAAAGGTGGTGTAACATACACACCGGCAATTTGCGGCATGCCTGTTGGACGAGTAGTATCAGGTAAAGAATTTTTGGTCATGCTCCGAAATCGTAGAAATAGTTTTTCGGCAGATCAACTACGAGTCACTGTCAATGAATAAAGTTTTTTTGTGTTATGACAACACTGATGTTGGCGAAGTGGTACACACACGCTTATTAGAATTAAATCAATATTATCACTTTCCTGTAGCGGGTTGGCGATTTGATAGTACCACACACTTAGATGATAAACTGATAGAGCTTGCAGACCGTGGAGTAGATTTCGTAGTGGTGTCGGCATTGGGCAACTATCTACGCCTGGGCAGTATTAACGATGAAATCATCTCAGACAGCATCGATAACAACGCTCCATTAGTGGGACACTTGTTGGATCGTAGAGGATATTACAATATTGATCCGCAGTTCTTTTGTTTGAACTTGCAGGCGTGGACAGCAGTGGGTCGGCCACGGTTCGGCGCAGTCCCGGGTGTACCTGGGGGATATCGTTTTACTAGTTGTTGCGTAGAACGTAGTAAAGAAAACTTTCATGATGAATATACTCCCTATTGGATTCGACCCGCTACGGGCACACAAACATATCAAGTCCGAGAATTTGAGTTTGGTACCCATGTAGTACGAACATTTTTAGAACATGGATACCGATTAATTAATGTAAACAATAACATTAGAAATAGAAAAGTCTATTTGTATCCTACAGACAATCAAAAGGAACTTGAACAGTTGTTTAAGGACTGGACATTCAACCCCACTGTAATACCGCTACAAAAATATGCTGGTCATATACGTGGTTTGTTTGCGGATGACTTACGTACAGTTTATGTATTAAATAGTGAACCAGTGCTGATAACCACACCGCGTAAGATTGACCACTATGTAGGTGTATGTGGCGGATTAAAAGCAGTGGCAGTATTAAATTCTCAAGGATTTGATGCTGATACCAGAGTTAGCCTATTTGACATTAGCAAACCTGCATTGGATTATCAAAGATATTTGGTAGCTAACTGGGACGGTAACTTTGCTGATTACCAGCAAGTTTTTGATCAGTACCAAAAACAACATTCCGATTTAATTTATGCTTGGCGCAGTTGGAATACATGGGACACTGAAGTGTCAGCATTTTTAACGTCAGCTAGAATGACTGCCGCAGACTTTCAATCTGCTTGGCAACAGTATTGCCAGTTAACGATTGACTATACTCTGCTGGATCTACATGATACTGAACAGGTCGATACTTTTGTTAACACATTACAAGGCAATGTGTATATGTGGGTCAGTAATGCTTATAACATGGAACACACTATAGCACGTTATGGATTATCGTGGCTAAAAAGCCGCAGTGATGCGTTAATTGTGGCATTAAAACAACACTCAGGATCAGTTTGTCTGGAAAAAGAAAATCGTATTTTGCAAATACGGTGATTTATAGTATAATACAGTATGGAAACAAAACAACCAAAACTTTATGTGTTAGTGGGTGTGCCTGGATCGGGTAAAAGCACCTGGGTCAGTAACCAAGACTGGGCAGATACTTGTACGCATATATCCACTGACAAATTTGTGCTGGCCTATGCTATTACACAAGGCAAAACATATTCGGAAGTATTCAATGAATATATGCCTACTGCTGTTGAACTAATGGCACAAGAAGTTGTTGCAGCACGTGAATCTGGTCGGGACATTATTTGGGATCAAACATCAACTACAGTTACTAGTCGTACAAGAAAGTTCAATATGCTTCCGGACTACTATGCAATTGCAGTGGTATTTGGGACTCCATCAAGGATTGAATTAAAACGTAGACTAGATAGCCGACCTGGTAAAGAAATTCCTGATGCAGTATTGGAAGGTATGTTGGCAAGTTTTGAAATGCCCACTGAAGAAGAGGGCTTTAAGGAGATATGGTATGCCTAGTGTATTTTTAGTCAGTGATACGCACTTCGGTCATGCCGGAGTATGTAGATTCACACGTGATGACGGAGTGACAAAATTGCGCCCATGGACGGATCCAGAAGAAATGGACGAAGCCATGGTTCGGGCTTGGAACGAACGTGTTCGGCCCACAGACAAAGTTTACCATTTGGGCGATGTTGTGATCAATCGCCGAGCATTGAAAATCATGCATCGCTTAAACGGAGACAAAGTCCTGATCCGTGGCAATCACGACATTTTCCGAGACGAAGACTATCGTGAGCACTTTCGCGAGTTGCGAGCTTACCATGTGATGTCGGGCATGATCTTGAGTCATATCCCTTTGCACCCTGAGTCATTGGGACGCTTTGGTACCAACATACATGGTCACTTGCACGCTAATCGTGTTATGATGCCAGGATGGACAAAGAAAGCGGGCAACACCAAGGTAGTTGACCCAAGATACTGGTGTGCCTGTGTAGAGCAGTTGCCAGACTTTGCACCTATCTTGTTTGAGGATGCTATCAAACTCATCAAAGCACAAGGAGGTGAAGTTGATTTCCGTAAAAATGGAAATGGACCTGCAATGTAATAGTTGACAACAAACAAAAGACATGTTATAATACATACTTACAAAGAAAGGCAATTATGAGTTATATCAGTCGTGGAACATATATTGACACTAACCGATGCGTGGATAACGTAGGTGGCAATCGATTTAACTTGGTTATCATTGCCGCGGCACGAGCACGTGAGATCAGTGCCAACAACAGACACAGCAATCGTATTGAACATCTTCATACACCAGTCACTGCACTCCTAGAAATCCAGAATGGTGAGTTGGGACTTGAAGGAATTCGTAAGGTTCGCTAACACATTTGGATCGTTAACTCAGTTGGTAGAGCAGTGGCTTCATACGCCGCCTGTCAGTAGTTCGATTCTACTTATTACCACCAGGTTAGTTGGGGAATAGTGAAATGGTATCACAACAGATTTTGATTCTGCTATTCTAGGTTCGATCCCTAGTTCCCCTGCCAAGCCCTACTAGTACAATGGTAGTACACTGGTTTTGTAATCCTGTGATGGCAGTTCGATTCTGTCGTGGGGCACCACTTTTAATTAAGTATTTTTTGCGGGATTGGGGGAATCGGCAGACCCAGCGGGCTTAAAACCCGCCGCTTAATAAAGCGTACCAGTTCAAATCTGGTATCCCGCACCACGCATTCTGTCTTTAGTACAATGGATAGTACAGTAGGCTTCTACCTTACGAATGTAGGTTCGATTCCTGCAGGCCAGACCAAATATTAGAATGGAGCTGCAGATGAGTAGGTAATTGTGCCATTAACTGGTACATTACCATAATAACCTGATGCATCCAACAAAGGCGTTGCAGTATAAGTATTCAATAATAGTGCAGTTTGACCTGAAGTGATTGCACTGATATTAGTACCACTAGATTGAGTGACACCTAAAGGTGCAGCAGGTGGCGTAAATGCACCAGTATATACTGCGACCCCGGGCACTATCCTAAAGTTGCTGACATTATAGCTTCCGCTATATCCCAGTTCAAATGCGGATCCAGAATTGACATTAACAGAACCAACTATTCCAGTAGAAGTTCCAACCACTGTGCCGTTTTGATAAACATTGAATGTGCTGCCAGATCTTACAAAGGCCAAATGAACCCAAGTGTTCAGTGGAGGATTGTTAAATGCACAGTCCATGTTTTGAGTTCCGCCACCCGCTGAATAAGTAACAAACGAACGTGTTCCAGCAGTTTCGGCCCAGAATATGTATTCGTTGTTGCTGTTGTTATATTTGTCAAAATAGCGGTCTTGATTCGAATAAGAATTAAAATAAAACCAACCTTCAATGGTCCAGTTGTTTCCTGTGCTTAAACTCAATCTATTACTGTCGGTAATTTTTACATCTCCGGTATTCGAAAACTGCAAACTGCCGTTGCCACTGCTGTAAGAGTTATATCCGCCGCCGATGTCTATTCCGCCGCCGATTGTAATACCTGGTCCGATTGTAATTCCTGGTGAAGACATATTAATCCTTTGAAGTTAAACTTATTTATCTGCAACTTTAGCTGATGTGGTCATAGCGGCGGTCTGAAGAGCCGTTGAACCAGGTTCGATTCCTGGAGGTTGCACCAAATCTTCATCTAGCATGAACTTTGGATCCGTTAGTATAGGGTCCGGCACAAAATCCCTGGAATTAGTATGATATGCCGCAGGCGCATACGGTTTGTTGGCCAACTGTGTGTACAAAAGTCTATAAGCAAACTCTAAATCTTCGGATATCATGCAGTATTTATTGGAAACGTAGTCGAGTGGTCTATGGCTCTGGTTTTGAAAACCAGCGACTTGAAAAGTTCCGTGAGTTCAAATCTCACCGTTTCCGCCAATTATTTTAAAAAATCCTTGACTTTTGTGTGTAAATAACTTATAATCAGCTTGTATTAATAAGTTTGAGCACAAAGTGTGGCGACTATCTGATACGTGTGGTAGGCTTAGTAGCAGTAGTGAAGCAATTCACAACCCATACCTCGTGCGCTGGATAGGCGGATTCGGGTACTCCCGAGGGTATATTAGATTTTAAAACTGCGAAAACGTTTAAGATTCCATGAACAATACTGAGCTTGCTCAGTTAGTGGTTGTTGGTCGCTCCAACACACATTGTGGTCCACAGTCGAAAAGCAGATGTATTGTGCTCAAACTTATTAGTACACAAGGACAAGAATGAAAATTGGACTATTTGGTGACAGTTATATTGACATAGTTTGGCATCGTTGGCCAACGTATCGAGTGCCCCCAGAAAAGAAAATCTGGGCACAACGCCTATTAGAAGAACTCGATGCTCCTGTAATCACATCAGGGTTGGGTGGTAGCAATCAATACTACGCTATCACACAATGGAAAGAAGCACAGGCTCGCGGCGTGGAGTTTGATTATGCTTTCTTTACTTTTACCTGGGACAATCGTTTGTACATAGATGATCCCAAATGGCAAAAGATCTTATCAGCACACGCCGAAAACAGAGCTATCTACGAAGAAGACCGGCATTTATTTCAGCCCGGCGAAGCAGAAAAGTGCATACAAGCACTGGGACTTTACTACGAAGTCCTGCACAATCAAGCACAGGCCCAGTTCAACTACGAACAAATGGTCAAATGGTGTTTAGATTTGCCTGCCCAATTTCCCCAAACTCGATTTATATTTTTACCTAATACAGAGCTATCACGAGAAATGGCCAAGAGACATTTCGCTAGAGGTGTATTGTTAGACTTTGCATTTGAAACTATTAGCGCACACGAAGGTGATTTGATTGGTGTAACGCCATATCAAATGGATCGTGTTGGCCATATGAGTGATGAGTATCACACCATGTTCAAAGATATTGCCAAAGACCTTATGTTAAACTACAATCAGTACGAAAACCAAATTGTGCCTTTTGATTATGGGCGTTTTGGTATCACAAACGTTTGACACACAAATCAATATATGCTATTATAATGCTATCAACTCTTTTTAGGAACAATTATGTTTGAAACTTTAGAAATTCGTCGTGCCGCAAATGGTTTTATTTTGGTTATCAATACCGAAGACGACACCAAAGAGTTTGTTTATGACACAGAACGCAAATTGATTCGTGTAGTTAAACAATACCTTGGGCAAAAGATCACTGCTGACGATGTCGAATGAAAATCTTATTCCAAACTGATATATTGAACTATCGTGGTAGCACAGTTGCCATCACGGACTATGCACGATACAATCAAACGATACTGGGCAATGAAAGCATAATTTGTTATGATGGTGCTAGGCCTTGGACTCTTGATGTAGGTACAGAACCTGAAGTTCTTGCTAACTTACAAGAGGAGTTTACAGTTATTGCTTATGATGATATCCAAGAACTTCAAGACATCATCGACAGAGAACATGTAGATCTCTTGTACAACGGCAATAGATTCATTCCTGACAATTGCCCGGTGGTTATGCACGAAGTGTGGCAACGTCATGAGGTAAAGCCCGAGTATCGTGAATATGCTTATATCAGTGAGTGGTTAGCGTCGGCAATGAACGCTCAGTATAATGATAACCGCCCTTATGTGCCACACATTGTTACACTGCCTGAGCCAACAGGTGATCTACGTGAAGAACTCAACATCCGTCCCGGTCAAACAGTAATAGGACGCATAGGTGGCTTTTTGACCTTTGACTTGATGTTTGTTAAACAGGCCATTGCAGATATCGTTACTCAACGTGACGATTTTGTGTTTGTATTTGCTGGAACACAACCTTGGGGCGAACATGCCAACATTCGATACATTCCCGAGTTTCATGATACTCAACGCAAAGCCAACTTCTTTAACACCTGTGATGCTACCTTGCACGCACGTAGCAATGGTGAAAGTTTTGGACTGGCAGTTGCTGAATCCTTATACATGAATAAACCAGTATTGTCATGGGCTGGTGGCAACGATCAAAATCATGCACTGATGTTAAAAGACTCGGGACTAATTTATACTCAGGAAACAATTCGAGATAAATTATTACATATACGTGATCTTGCAACAACAGAAGATTGGCGCAAGCGGGTTGAACAGTTTGCCCCAGATCAAGTTATGAATAAATTCAAAACGGTATTTTTGTGAACACATTAGAAAATTATCTCAAACAAATTCAGCAAGACGGGTTACGCATAGAAACAGTATTTGACATAGGAGCCAATCAAGGCAATTGGGCCGTGCCAATGAAAGCAGGCGTGTTAAGAAACAGTTACTTCTACTTGTTTGAGGGCAATGTTGCACACGAACCTGCACTACAAAGAACTAACTTGCCTTACTATATCGGAATATTAAGTAACCCTGGCAGAGACTCAGTTGAGTATTATACCACTGACGGCTACGGCGGCACTGGCGACAGTTACTACAAAGAAAATACACCAATCTATGACGGTAAAACGCCAATAACAGTTCCAGCAAGAACTCTAGAGTCTATTGTTAACGAGTGCGAAATGCCTGCACCTAACTTTATAAAGATAGACACACAGGGATCTGAGTTGGATATCTTACGTGGAGCAGAAACAATACTGCCTGCAGTGGATTTAGTTTACCTAGAATGCCCTATAGGCAAATACAATATAGGTGCACCAAATATACAAGAGTATTTGGAATACATGGCCAGTCAACGATTTATCCCCAGCGATTTATTAGAAATCCATACCGGGGATCATGTGTTGGTTCAAGTTGATATTATGTTTATCAATATCGCAACTAAAGAACGACTATATGGCGTTAACCATAATAGCCGTTATATTAATTATTAAATCCGGTAATAACTGCGATACCAGTCAATGAATTTGCTAACACCGTCAGTAATACTGGTAGTTGCCCGATAACCCAAACCCTGAATCTTAGTTGTATCGGCCCAAGTAGCTGGTACATCTGCTGGGTGCTTGGGCAACAAGTTGGTCACTGCCTTCCGCTCCAAGCAACGTTCAATCTCGCTAACAAAATCCATCAAATTGACTTGTTGACCATAACCAATGTTGTAGATTTCGTGCACATGGTCTTGCTTGACACAGTTGTCTATAACCAAGGTAATACCCTGGACAATATCGTCTACAAAGGTAAAGTCTCGCTTCATATCTCCGTAATTAAACAAATCGATTGGTTCATTGTTTAAAATGTTTTTAGTAAAGTTAAACAAGGCCATGTCTGGACGACCATAAGGTCCATATACTGTAAAGAATCTTAAACCCATTGTGTTTTTGATCTTACTGTATATGAATTGACATTCATTACTGCGTTTGGTCCATCCATATGGATTGTTTTGATGTCCAGGATTGTCGGATTCCTTCCAAGGCAATTCTTGTCCATGCATCACACAACTACTAGATGCATATACCACATTGTGTATACCCATGCGCTCTGCACCTTCAATCAATCTTTGTGTGCCAGTAATGTTGTTGTCAATGTACAGTTGCGGATATTCCAAACTGTGACGTGGGTTGGCATAAGCAGATAAATGTAAAATTACATCTACACCTGACAATGCAGAGTCGTAATCTAGTGTAATGATATCTGCTTCTGTTACAGCGACTCCATGCTCGTCTTGCAGGATACGTGCACGTTCTCTTTTTAAACTGACTTCGTAATAGTCATTGAAGTTGTCTACGCCTGTTACTGTGTGTCCCAATGCAGTTAAATGTTTGGCAGTATGAAACCCGATCATACCTGCCATGCCAGTAATAAAAATATTCATATTAAAATTTGCTCACTATTTCTTCAATTTGTTCTCTACTCCACATAAACATTTTTCTAGTAGCGGGAGTAGGATAAGGCCAATCGCTGATTTCGTATATGTAATCGGCGGTAAAGTTGTAAGGTGCAGTGAATAGATTCAGGTGACGATAGTCGCCAGTCTCAATGTCTCTGTTGGGTTCTGGCAGTATATCGGATGTAACTAACAAAGCCGCAATATCGGAAGAGACAAAGTTTCTAAAGAATGTTTTGACATCTGCTTCGCTTAGATGGAACAAACAGTCTCTGCAGATCATTAAATCTGCAGCAGGTAGCTCGTCATTGATAATATTGATGTTAACAAAATCCATGTTGGCATATTCGGCATACTGTTCAGTGAGTTGATCGATCAACGGCGCAACAATGTCTCCGCCGATATAGTCAATGTCTGGGCACTCTGATAACACTTGACTCATCCAATTTAAATCACCACACGGTGCGTCAAATACTGATTGTATAGCAAACATGTCAAACAACTTTGGCAGTTCTTTACGTAAATTTCTAGTGAAGTCCAGTGTTGATCCGTTGCCACTGGCCGATTCGTTGGGTTTGTTGGGCTCATCCCAACGTCGATTAACATATATGTCAGTAAATGTTTCTTGAATACTTGTCATTGCTGCCTTATTTAAAAATTACTAAAAAGCCACGAAAGCACATTTCGGTTGATAAACTATCTTTGTCAAACAGTTTGTATCTTAGGTTAAGTTCTTTGCACTTGTTATATATTTCCATTAAATTTGGAAACTGTGAAGTTAACATAACATCATGATAACAAAGTATACCATCATCATTCAGCAGATTCTCGTATACATACTCAAACCATTCTTGTGTATGGTGGTGATCTGCATCACTCATTATCAAATCAAACTTCTTGTTGGTGCTGAACACAAATTCTTTTTCACCGGATGTAACAATGTTGACTCTACTGCTGTATAACTCGCCAACTCGGGCAGGCATTGTACTGTTGAAGTCTAGCCAGTTATCAACCAGTGTGTATTCGTATGCTTGTTGATTATACGCTAATCCGTCTAGCATTGCATCCGTTGCTTGTCCACCGCCGATGCCCAATTCCAATACAGTCCGGGGTTTTCCAGCAACTATCAAGCCTCTTAATAAATCAGCATGACACCGATCTATTTTGATTGTGTCATCTTCTCCAAATGGTATAGCCATTATCTTGTTATCCTTCCTTCTGTTTCTAATGATGCAGCACGTTGAAGTCTAACTTCATGTCTGATACCAGGCCAGTGCACAATCCAGTCGCCCCGGGTCCATACTCCGCTATTGCCCATGATGTCGGTGCTGACATCGCAATAGTCGTAAATTTCCAGTTCGTAACTGTTCATGTGCTTTTGTGGTACAATCTTTGTGATATCACCATGTTGATCAATGGTATCTACCATCCATAACTGCAATCCAAATATGGGATTGTTGGTGGTATTTGTAAGGTACTTGTCTCCGTCTGCCAACATGGCTTGCAAGTAAGCACGACCTTCTGGGCTATTGCGTACCAACATGTTGCCGGAATTGATGTTGAGTCTATCCACTGGAACAACCACATGGAAGTCATTGTCTACCCGATCACTCATGGGAATGGTCAAGTTGGTAATGGTGGCGTCGGCTTCGGTTACTAGTGCCCATTCAATATCTGGGCGTTGAGCAAATAGGTTGCTGACATAACGTGGTTTATGCCAGTCCATTGAAAAACTCCATGGGCCGTCTACTGGGCCAATTTCTTCGTCGCCGATATTGAAGAACTCATAACCATGGCGTTCACAGTATTCGAGTTTGTATTTGTTTGTTAAGTTACCCAGGTCATCTAGGTTTGAAGTGCACATGCTTACAACAGCATACATGGTTGACCGCCTTTGAAAATTAATGTACAGTATTTATTAGCAAATAAATATCACTATGAAAATAAAAATCTACGATTGTTTCCCCTTCTACAATGAGTTGGATCTACTTGAACTAAGATTAACAGAATTATATGATTTTGTCGACCACTTTGTTTTGGTTGAAGCCAATATGACACATCAAGGTAATCCAAAGCCTTACTACTACGAAGATAATAAGGCCCGCTACGCACAGTGGGCAGATAAGATTATCCATATCCAAGTTGATGACATGCCCAATGATCCAGATTCCTGGGTTAACGAAGCACACCACAGAGATCAAATTCGCCAAGGCATTGCTGATGCTGCCCTAGATGATTTGATCTTGATCAGTGACTTGGATGAAATCATTCGTCCGGCTGCACTACAGTACATGGTTGCTAGCGATCAAAGCCTATTTGCACTACGTATGAGCCTGCACAACTTCAAGTTCAATTACATGAGAGCCACTCCAGGCGAATATGACATTTGGGCCATGGCCGGGCGTCGGGCGTTATTGAAAGACATTACCCCTACAGAATTCAGACGCATACGTTTCCAATTCATGTCAGCGCCTTATCAGTTCAAGAACGATGGATGTGAAGTGATTGAGCATGGTGGTTGGCACTTTGGTTATATGGGCAACAACGAATGGTTGCGTAACAAGGCCAAGAACTTTGCACATGCTGAAGTTAATCGTCCCGAGTTTATTGAGCAGATTGATGTAGAAAAGTCGATTGCCGAACGCAAAGAATGGAATCGTGGCAATCCCAACGATCGTTATAGCATTGTGGAATTGGACTCGTACTTCCCTAAAACCATTGTAGACAATCAAGAAAAGTATGCCGAATTTATTTTGAGCAATCCGGAAGCCAAAGCCGTTGACTTGTTGCCAAAATATCCGTATACTAGCTAATTCAAACAGGAACACTATGTCAAAGAACGTATTAATCACCGGTGGTGCGGGATTCATTGCCCACCACGTTATAGATAAAATTTTACGAGATACTGATTGGAATGTGGTCACACTAGACCGTTTGGACATCAGCGGTAATCTAAACAGACTGCACGACATGTTGAAAGATCACGATCCCAAATTGGTCAGTGAACGTTTACGCATTATCTTTCACGATATCAAAGCAGAACTAAACAGTCAAATTGTAGCCGACATTGGTCCGATTGATATTGTGTTGCACTTGGCTGCCAGTAGCCACGTGGATCGTAGTATTACATACCCCATGGAGTTTGTGTTAGACAACACAGTGGGCACAGTCAATATGTTGGACTATGCACGTAAAAACTTGCCCGACCTAGAGCGTTTTGTGTACTTTAGCACAGACGAGATCTTTGGTGTTGCACCTCCGGGAGTAAGTTATAAAGAGTATGATCGTTATAACAGTACCAATCCCTACAGTGCAAGTAAAGCAGCCGCAGAAGAATTCTGCGTTGCTTACGAAAACACTTACAAGATGCCCATTGTTGTAACACATACCATGAACGTATTTGGGGAGCGTCAGCATCCAGAGAAGTTTATTCCCATGTGTATCCAACGTGTACGTGACGGAGAAAAGATTTTCATCCACGCTGATCCTACCAAGACTGCAGCTGGCACACGTATGTATATTCATGCTCGAGATGTAGCAGAAGGACTGATGTTTATATTACAAACATTGCCACAAAACTACAAACACACAGGTGATTACGGATGGGCACATTGCCCCAAGTTTAACTTAGTGGGTACAGAAGAAATTGATAACTTGACCTTGGCACAAATGATTGCTGCTGGTGTAGGTAAAGAACTTGTTTATGAAATGGTGGACTTCCATGGTAGCCGTCCCGGACATGACTTGCGTTATGCCTTAGATGGTGGCTTGCTAAAGCAGTTGGGATGGGAACCTAAGATCAAATTGAGTGAGCGTATTGCCGGAATGGTACAATGGACATTGGAGAATAAACGTTGGCTAACCAAGTAAATCACGCATTTGTTGTCACAAGTGCAATCAACAGCAAGTTTGGTGTTTTTAGTGCCGCACAACGGCTTAACCAAACACTAGATACTATTACCAGTATTCGTAGCCGGATACCCACTGCTAAAATCTTTGTTATGGAATGTTGCGGAACACCCATTACAGATCAACAGGCCAATCATTTGATTGCAGCCAGCAATGGATTCATTGACTACAGTAAAGATCCCAACGTGCAGGCCATGTATGACTCAGACAACTGGGATGTAGTCAAAAACGGCACAGAGATCATGTGCTTTGGTAATGCACTAGAAGCATTGAATAATTCTGGCAAGTTTGAGGGCATTGATCGTGTGCATAAGATGTCAGGGCGCTATGTGCTCAATGACATGTTTGATCCAGCAATGTACGAAGACTCTGCCAACACAGACAAGATCATCATTGGTCCCAAGTTCAAAAGCCAATTCCCAGTGGAAGTAACCACACAACCTTGGCAGTACATGGCTAGACTATGGTCTTGGCCTAACTCAATGACTGACGAAGTTATTCAAGTGTATCGCGACAGTTTCATGTTCTTTGCTGAACGTGTCAATGCCGGCGGATACATTGATATTGAACACGTGTTGGCCAAGTTCCTGCCCGCAGAACATGTGCAAGAAATTGCCAATCTTGGCGTAGAAGGTCAAATTGCACCCAACGGATCACCTATCAAAAACTAATGGAACATTGTACATCTATTCTTAAATGCATTGCCTGTGGTGGCAATGATCTGGTGCCGACCTTAGATCTCAATGATCAGCCCCTGGCCAATAATTTTCGCAACGCTGCCAGTCAAGAACACGAAGATCGTTATCCATTAGCAGTTAACCGATGTGAAGATTGCGATCACTTACAACTTACACATGCAGTTGATCCTGAATTAATCTATACACATTATCTGTATGTTAGCGGAACAAGTCGGACCTATACTGAGTATATGGATTGGTATGCTAGGTTTGTACGTGAACATTTTTATCATAGTCCTATGTCAGTGTTAGATATTGGGTGCAATGACGGCAGTCAACTTGATGCATTTCGACGGTTGAGTATGGATACATACGGAGTAGATCCTGCAGAGAACTTGTATCCTGTTAGTAGTGCCAAAAGACATCAAGTGGTACAAGGATTCTGGAATCAAGCCTGTGCTGACCAACTGGGACGTGAATTTGATATTATAACAAGTCAAAATGCCTTTGCACACATTCCCGATCCTTTAACATACTTGCAAATTGCTGCCGGTGTATTGCGACATGATGGCAAGATCTTTATCAGCACAAGCCAAGCAGACATGGTTGTTAATGGTGAGTTTGACACCATCTATCACGAGCACATCAGTTTTTACAATGCAGAATCGATGCGTAGATTGGCTGAACGTGCTGGCCTGTACTTGGTTGATGTGGTCAAGACTCCTATACATGGCACAAGTTATATCTTTGTGTTGGCTAAGAAACCAGAGAATCGTTTCCATATGCAAAACATACTAGCAATGGAAGCCAAACTACATCAACCCAGTACATATACGGATTGGGCCACTGGAGTTACTGCACTATTGTCAGACTTGAAAAACAGTATTGACAGTAGTAGAGCGCAAGGATATCGTGTTGTTGGATATGGAGCAGCCGCCAAAGGAATGACATTGATCAATGCCGCCAAAATTGAAATGGATTGTGTTGTTGATGATAATCCTTTAAAGCAAGGATTATATTGTCCTGGCACTGATATTCCTGTAGTAGGCATTGACTATTTAGACAGCATTGGCACAGATGAGTCGGTGTTGTTCATTCCCCTGGCATGGAACTTCTACAAAGAAATTAGATCCAAGATCAAAGCCCGTAGAGATAACGCCAACGATCGATTTTTACGCTATTTTCCAAAATTACAAGCAGAATGAAATTAGAACAACCAATTAACATATTAGTGCAACGTCGTGCGGCCATTGGCGATGTTATCATGAGCACCGCAGTAGTAAGAGAATTAAAACTAAAATATGGATCCAACGCAAATATTGACGTGGCTACAGACTTTGCTGAAGTATATCGCAACAACCCGCATATTAGAAACATTTTCCCAGTGGATCAAATTCCCAATGTAGCAGGTTGGGACATATACATCAACTTGGATAATGCATACGAACTTAATCCTACGCAACATTATCAAAAGAATTATATGTATCGTGCGTTTGGTGTTAATTCGCTAAATCACGGAGTAGAATTATTCCCATCTAATGAAGATCAAGCTGCAGTTGCTGAGTTTCAACGACAAAATGAGTTAGATCAATACATTGTGGTTCATATGCGTAATTGGCATTGGACTGCTAAGAATATTACTATGGATGTGTGGTTAGATGTATATGCTCAAGTATTTAAACAAAAAGCCGACTTTAAGGTTGTATGTGTTGGTGGCTCGACTGATCATTTTGTTGATCATCCTTTGTTTGTTGACGCAAGAGCCCGGTTTAATAACCAACAGATAAAAGTGCTGTGTGATGGTGCACGAGCATTTGCTGGGGTTGATTCGGGTCCTTATTGGTGTGCGGCTGCAAGTGATACACATATCATTGCATTACTAACACATCTACGTCCTGAAGTCATTGTGCCAATCCGAAATTGGGAAGATGGTAAAAACGCAGTGGCTATACAGACTTTAGAAGATTGTGCAGGATGTAATGACATTCAGCAACGTCCAGTTAGTAGATTGATTTGCAAAAAAGGAAACACTCCTTGCAACAACAATTTTGATACTGCTGCCATTGCTGGTGCAATACTGGAGACGCTATGAAATACAAGTGTTGGTGTTATCGGTGCTTGAGTCAAATTGAGGACGAAAACGGAATTCCAGTAACCAGTTACACGTTTATAGTATGCCCGGATTGCGGCAATAAACGTTGCCCCCGAGCAACCAATCACGAATTAGAGTGCTCACACAGCAATGAACCAGGACAAGAAGGCAGTAGATATTGATGACGACATATAGACATTCAGGAACACTAGGCGATTTGATTTATAGCCTAAGTGCGGTAAAGAAAATGGCAGTAGAGAACAATGCCATGTTCCTTGTGGCCCTAAACAATATCGAACATTGTGTTGCACAATATGGATACAGACCCGAAGAAGTTGATCCTGCACACCGGGGAAGATTTACTTACCAAGATTATGAATGGCTACGGCCCTTACTCAACCGCCAAAGTTACATTGCCGATGCTGGCACATGGACACAAGGCACGCCCGAACCTGATGTAGACCTGGATCGTTTCCGTGGGGTACTGTTCCGTGGCTTTGAAGGCAACTATGTGGAAGCATACCACAGAACATTTGGCTTGCCATTCCTAATGCAGGATTATGATACACCTTGGTTGGAAGCAGATCCTGTTAGGATCAAACCTATTGTGGTTAGCCGTACTTTCCGCTATAGAGATCCCGAATCTGATACATACTGGGAGTACATGGCCGACCAGGGTATGCTGGATGTTAACGGAGTTTTTCTGGGTACCAAAGAAGAACATAGGGATTTTGTCAAAGTAACTGGAGTTCCAATCCCATACCATCCAGTTCAAGACTTTTTGGAACTGGCCAACATAGTTGCAGGAGCAGATATGGTTATGGCCAATCAAAACTTTGTTTATAGTTTAGCTATGGGCTTGGGCAAAGAAAGCATGTTAGAAACAATGAAAATCAAACCATTGCAGAACAACGAATGTTTCTTTCCCAGGAAAAATTGTACCTATTTCTAAAAGATAAATAATTTTTGCCAGTGATGTTGACATGCTGGCATTTTCTATTATATAATACATTAAATCATAAAAGGAGATTATTATGAACCTAAGACCGCTACAAGATAGGGTAATAGTTCGCCGAGTTGACAGTGAATCTGTGACGAAAGGTGGCATTGTAATTCCTGACGCAGCCACAGAAAAGGCCGATCAAGGAACAGTATTAGCAATTGGACCAGGCAAACGCACTGATGCAGGAGAAGCAATTCCTGTGGATGTTGCAGTAAACGACCGTGTGTTGTTTAGTAAATTTGCTGGACAAACTGTTAAAATTGATGGGGAAGAACTATTAGTTCTTAAAGAAGAAGAAATTCTTGCTGTAATTAATTAAGGAGAATAAAATGGCTGCAAAAGAAGTACAATTTGGGAATGATTCCCGTACAAAAATGGTAGAAGGCGTTAACATTCTTGCTAACGCAGTTAAAGTCACATTGGGTCCAAAGGGTCGCAATGTGGTAATTGAAAAATCGTTTGGCGGTCCGGCAGTGACCAAGGACGGTGTTACAGTTGCAAAAGAAATTGAATTGCAAGACAAATTGCAAAACATGGGTGCACAAATGGTCAAGGAAGTTGCTTCTAAGACTGCCACTGATGCAGGTGATGGTACAACTACTGCTACTGTTCTTGCACAAGCGATTGTTAAAGAAGGTATGAAATACGTTACTGCTGGACACAATCCCATGGACCTCAAACGTGGTATTGATCGTGCTACTGCAGCTGCTATTGATGCCCTAAGCGCAATCAGCAAGCCTTGCGAGACTGATGACGAGATTGCCCAAGTTGGTACTATCAGTGCCAATAGCGATGCTGGTGTAGGCAAGATGATTGCAGACGCCATGGCCAAAGTGGGCAAAGAAGGTGTTATCACAGTTGAGAGTGGCAAATCATTGCAAGACGAATTGGATGTGGTAGAAGGTATGCAGTTTGATCGTGGCTACCTAAGTCCTTACTTTATCAACAACCAAGACAAGCAAACAGTTGAATTGGACAATCCTTTCATCCTGTTGTTTGACAAAAAGATCAGCAATATCCGTGAAATGATTCCTGTGCTTGAAGCAGTATCCAAAGCCGGCAAGCCTTTGTTGATTGTAGCAGAAGATGTAGAAGGCGAAGCATTGGCTACATTGATCGTTAACAACATGCGTGGTACTGTTAAAACTTGTGCAATCAAAGCACCTGGATTTGGCGATCGCCGTAAAGCCATGTTGGAAGACATTGCTATCCTAACAGGTGGTAGCGTTGTTGCTGAAGAACTTGGCCTTACACTAGAGAAGACCACAATTGAACATTTAGGTATGGCTGCACGTGTTGAAGTTTCTAAAGAAAACACTATCATTATTGATGGTGCAGGCGATGCCGCTGCAATCGAAACTCGCGTCAAAACTATCCGTGTACAGGCCGAAGAAGCCACAAGCGAATACGACAAAGAAAAGTTGAATGAGCGTGTTGCTAAACTAGCAGGTGGTGTTGCAGTTATCAAAGTTGGTGGCGCAACTGAAGTAGAAATGAAGGAAAAGAAAGATCGTATCGACGACGCACTTCATGCTACCAAAGCTGCTGTCGAAGACGGTATTGTGCCCGGTGGCGGTGTTGCGCTAGTTCGTGCACGTCAAACCATTTCGGATCTCAAAGGCGACAACGATGACCAAACTGCTGGTATCAACATTGTGTTGCGTGCCATGGAAGAGCCACTACGTTGCATTGTAAGCAATGCTGGCGAGTCAGCTGATGTGGTATTGAACGCAGTTAAAAACGGCACAGGCAATTTTGGTTACAATGCCGCAACAGAACAATATGGCGACATGTTGACTGCTGGCGTTATTGATCCAACCAAGGTGGCTAAAACTGCACTGGTCAACGCAGCCAGTGTTGCAGGCTTATTGTTAACTACAGATTGTGCGATTTATGATCTTCCCAAAGATCCCAATAATCCACAACCACAAATGCCCAACATGATGTAATATAAATAATATTACACTAACCGACCCGCCCTAGTGGCGGGTTTCTATTATGCCCAATTCAAACTCTTTTTGTTCTGCTCCTTTTAGGGCCATGGTAATCGATACAGACGGATCGATGTTGCCTTGTTGTGAATACAAGTATCCTGCTCCCACTTACAAAAGCGAAAATAATTTCTCAAATTTTGATACATGGTGGACAGTTGAGAATGAACTGCTGCGGCAAAAAATGTTAAACAATCAACACGACGATGGGTGTACGTATTGTAAAAATAAAGAATCTATTCCTGGACAGTTTCATTTGAGATTGCATCATAATAAGTGTTATCCGATTAAGCAAGATAATTATACTCCTGAAATTCAGCAAATCGAAATTCGGTTTGGAAATTATTGTAATTTAAAATGCTTGATGTGTGGTCCTTATGCTAGCAGTAGTTTAAGCGAGGAATATGTAAGAAACATCGAACTATTTTCTAGTAACGATTTTAAAGTGCACAATGTAAAAACAATACGTTGGTGGGAAGAACCCGGTGCACTTGATAAACTGTATAGTATGGTTCAACGTGTAAAAAGCATTCATATGACTGGCGGAGAACCAATGATGATTCCTGAGGTAGTTGATGTTCTAAACAGCATTGAAGATACCAATGTAAAAGTAACATTCAATACCAACATGACTCGTTTTACTGAAAAAGTATTTGTTGCATTATCAAGATTTAAAACAGTGGGAATATCTGCTAGCCTAGAAGGCGTTGGAAAGCATAATGATTATATTCGTTATGGCAGTAAATGGGAAACGATTGTGCAGGCAGTTGACACAATTAAAAAATATCCAAATATACAACTAACTATCGAAACCGTTTTGCAACACAGCAGTATCTATACATTGCCTGATTTGATCAAGTACGCAAAAGACAACAATATCAAAATACATTTTAACGAAGTATATACAAAATCAGGATATGGGTCAGGAGGTTACTTAACTGTAAACTCTGCAGCACCCGAGGATGTAGAAAAGTTTAAATCGTACCTTAAAGAAAACCCAAATCCAACTTTGGAATCATGGATCAACAGTTACGAGTTTGATTCCAGGCAACTTGCCAAATTTCGAAAATTTGTTGAAATAACAGACAAAATTAGAGGTATAAGTTTCCAGCAAATGTTCAATCCCACTTGGATTTGACACATAATTCATAAGGTGTTATAATACACTTATGAAATATTTTGCATATGGTATGAATACCAACCTTGATCAAATGGCCCGACGTTGCCCACAAGCAGTGAGTTTGGGCATCGCAACCTTGCCTGGATACGAATTTAGATTCGCAGTCCACGCAGATGTTCTGGAAAACAGTACTTTTGATACAGATGGAGTTCTGTGGGAAATAAGCAACGATTGTTTATATGAACTTGACAAACTTGAAGGATACGGTTATTATTATGATCGTAAGATAGTAACAGTCATACATGAAGGCAAGCCTGTTGAAGCATTAGTGTACTATATGCTAGAAGGCAACACAGATTTGCCCCCAAGCGAACATTATCTTGAAATGTTGTATGACGGTTATTACGAACATGGTATCAGTGTAGCCCAACTGCACGATGCCATTGAATTTGCGTTAACACTTAACTATGAAAAGGTAGGCGACTATGAGTATGAAATTTTTTGAAACCGTGAATGAATTTGATGCTGACGAGTACGAAAGTCTATTTCCGTATGATCAGGAATACAATAGTTGGATGGCCGATATTGAAGCAGACTACGTAGAAGAATGTGAATTTAGAGCAGGTATCGCAGTTCCAAACGATAGTACTTTTGTATTACATTCTACAGACGAAGATTTAAGCCCTTTTATCACTGTAAATTCGTAAAAAACAACACCGGTGATTGCAGGATAATGGCAATCTTGCTATAATTACAGCTTAACAACAAAGGAGCACACGATGGAATGTACACATTGCCGTAAATGGCACTTCAAGGGTATCGAAACTTGCAATGCCGCCGATCGCCCAAGATCTTAACATGTTGTAAAAATGCTACAAATGCAATTTGCCCAGAAATGGGCATTTTGTTATAATAACAGCTTAACAACAAAGGAGCCAGTATGTTAACATCTGCACAAAGCACACAAATTAACAATGCCACTTATACGCACAATTACGAAGCAGAAGCAATTGCAAGTTTTGAGGCAACTGGGGACGACTTAATGGAGGCATTGCAAGAGCGTTTTGAGGGCACAATCTCTTACGATACTAGTGAGGATTTGGGAGGGCTCTCTGTATACTTCAAAAGTAATACTTTAGTAGCATTTTACGATTACGAGCGTTTTGTAGGTGCTGTGTTCTAAAAACAACAAGCACACTTGCCCAGAAATGGGCATTTTGTTATAATAACAGCATAGACAGTAAAAAGGAGCCAAAATGCAGTATACGTTACTAACAAATTCAGGAAAAGTTTACACTTTTTTCTTGCAATCTGTGGCTGAAATGTATCAACAAGCATACGGCGGTGTGGTATTTACGCAACAAATTTTGGTTGACCAAAATACCCAAGTTGCAGTATAATATATGTATATTAACAAAACAGGAGCAGTAAACATGTCAACAGCATTTATTCGTGTCAAGTCAGGTGCTTATCGTACAACGGATGTATCTGGTGTTTGTTTTGAACTAGTGGAACAATATAAGACTACCGCAAAAGGTGGCTATGTGACAGTTAAAAATGGTGGTGTATTCCCTGGCATGCCCGACGTTATTCGCGTCAAGGTAGAAGGTGTTTCATCTTACGAATTTGTATCAGAAGGGGATAGCATGGTAGCAGAAGTTAAAGAAGCCGCTGAAGTGGCAGTAGAAACAGATGAGGCAGTTATGGAGCGTATTCGCGAACGCTTCGAGATTCTGGATCAAATGACAGAAGCTGCTACCAATGGCGACATTCGTGCTATGATTGTGTCGGGCCCCCCTGGAGTTGGCAAATCGTTTGGTGTAGAAAAGATTGTTGAGAAAGCCTGTTTGTTTGATCAAATTGCAGGTAAAAAATTACGTGCCGAGGTTGTAAAAGGTAGTGCAACAGCACTTGGCTTGTATTCAACTCTATACAAGTATTCAGATCCCAACTGTGTGTTGGTGTTTGATGACTGTGACTCAATCCTATTGGACGATGTTGCACTCAACTTGCTTAAAGGTGCTCTGGACTCGGGTAAGAAACGCAAGATTTCATGGTTGAGCGACAGTTCATTGTTGCGTAGAGAAGGTATCCCAGATAGTTTTACTTTCAATGGTAGTGTTATCTTTATTACCAATCTCAAGTTTGATCAAATGAAATCGCAAAAACTGCGTGATCACTTGGATGCACTTCAATCACGTTGTCACTACCTGGACTTGACACTAGACACTATGCGTGACAAAGTGTTGCGTATCAAACAAATTGCTGCAGATGGTGCCCTGTTTGCCGACTACGATTTTGAGAAGTGTGTGCAAGATGAGATTGTTGAGTTTCTCGAAGTCAACAAGCACAAGTTCCGCGAAATCAGTTTACGTATGGCAATCAAGGTTGCTGACTTGCGCAAGAGCTTCCCGTTGCGTTGGAAGGCAATGGCTGAAGTTACTTGTATGAAGGCAGCATAATGGAGGAAGATATGGGATGGCTTGCTGTACTATTGTTCATAGTTTTTGGTCATCCCATTATTGCTTTCTTACTAGCGTTTTTGTTGGTATGTAGTTGAAGTTGTGTTTGCTCCTTTCCCTACAATCCGTTCTAGCTCCTGGGTTGTAGTTTTGCCCCAAGTGGAAACACTTGGGGTTTTTTCTTTCGTATAACTATGTTATAATACTGTATGATTACATTTAACTACATTGAAGAATACATTGAAGTCATTGCTGGCTATCGTGGCATTAACGGCAAAGTAGATAGTAACTATTTGTTCTCTACTGTGGAACCACTCATTAGCCTGGCTAGGTATGATACCAAAGTTGTTCCTAGTTTGGCAGAGCAGAGTTTGATCGGGACCGCCTACACAGATAGGCAAGCGGCCCTGGCAGTAAAGTTATTGTCAACCTACGAACGGCAGCTTGCTAAAAAAGACATTGACATCGGTATTGTTAAGAATCCTGTTTTTAAAATGCCAATACGCCGAGTGGACCGTACTACACGAGTATGGGTCGAAGACAATCTAATCAGACTACGATATCCATTTAACACAGAAATGATTGATCAAATGCGTACAGCTGCCAAAGATAGCCATGGGCAAATACGCTTTAATAGAGAACTGCGATTACAAGAAGCTGACTTAACAGAATGGAATTTGAACTTCTGCTACAGTTTTGCAAAACAACACAATTTTGAAATTGATGCAAGTGTGCAAGATCTTATGGATCTTATTCTTGCAGTGGAAAAAACAGATTACAAAATAGAACTTGTTATTAAGAATGGCACAGTTTCGATTACCAATGCCGAATCAAGTTTGATAGACTATATCAAACAACATCACAGGGGCATAAACAACGACAACTTAGTGCATTTAATAGACATTGCACCACTATTTGGCTATACGGTATCTGATGAAATACTTCAAGTAGTGACTGCAGAGTGTGGAGAAAGATTTGCTAGTTTTTGTACCAATCGTCAACTAAAAGGAGAAGTGGTTACTGAAGATGTAATTGCAGATCTTGTAACCTATATCAAAGCAGTTGATCGATTCCCTGTTTATGTATACGAACCCAGCCCTGATGTGAAGATATTAACCGAACTCAATCGGCACTTTGCTGATCAAATACAAATACTAGTGGACGGCAGTACAGCAATAGATTCATCGGCTAAAGTGATATATACTAATAGAATTCCTAAATATCCTGTTACACATATTCCATTGCTTATCAGTACCGCTGGTATGTTGTTTGGCGGCGACAGACAAATGTGGATTCAAACAGCCGAAAAGATTGTTTACTTTACAAAAGATGTGTACAACAAGAATAACAAGGATACACCAGTTACTTCAATCTCATAATGAATCTTTGCATTGACTTAGGCCACGACAATTACACATTAAAATTTCGAGTACTTGATACTCCCATTGCTAAACTATGGGTTGAGCGTATGCAAGCACGTGCAAGTTATCCATTGGATGATCCTGCGAGATTTTATGGCTTTGGGTCCTTGGCTGAAGAAACAGCACGGGCTGAACAATTTATAAATGAATGTATAACAACTATAAACAATTTTGAGCCTATTATTGAACGTGAGTTTACTAACATCCGCGATCAAGATTGTTTAAATTATCTACATCACATATTTGAAGTGTATCACGGATTGTTGGATCAGCAAACACATGAGTTTTGGCAACGTGCACCTGTGCATGTACGACAGGCACTAGCCAATCTAAATATAGCTGTACACCGATGCGAAACTGTCAGCAGAGCCCCACAACCTAGATTTGTGTGTACATGGTATGGGTTACCTAAAACCAAAACTTTAACTCCTAACCTGATTGGTGCTTATGGTGTATTAAAGCCCGAATTTGGTACTGTGTGTTTGAACTATTGTGAAATAGGCAAGACTGCAGAAGATCTAATGCAAGACAACGACCAATATATAGCAGATGATGCGTTCCGTCCATTTCGTTATTATTCTGCTGATTTTGTTATACGAATGTTTGACGAAACCATGGACCAAGTCAATAATAAAATGGCTAGGTTAAAAGAATATCATCATAAACATATTGACTTTTTCAGCAGTAGAGGCTATAATAACTTGTACAGTTATGCTATAGCGCCCTACCGATTTCCAGTTGCACAACTAGTAAGAACACAAGAGCCAGCACAAATCGTTGCTGACATTGCTGCAAGGCAACACATAAACCAAGTATATTTTGAATGACCTATTGTAAATTGATTATAAGAGATGAAGTTAATGTCAAGATAGAAGGACTGGATCTTTCTACTAGAAAAACTTTGTCCAACAAATTCAAATACGAAATCCCCGGAGCACGTTTTCAACCAAGTGTGCGATTAGGCCGGTGGGATGGCAAGGTTGCATTCTTCCAACTTGGGGGCAGCACGTATATCAATTTGTTGCCTGATATACTTCCTATCCTGGATGCTGAAGGCTATGACATCGAAATAGATGATACCCGGGATTATCGAACCACATTTGAATTTCCTGTAGCAACTGAAGATATGTTTGCTGACAAGACATGGCCCAAAGGCCATCCACGAGCTGGCGAACCCATTATGTTGCGTGATTATCAAGTTCCTATCTTAAATAACTTTTTTAACAATCCTCAGAGTCTGCAGGAGATCGCTACCGGTGCAGGTAAGACTATTATGACCGCAGCTTTAAGTAAGAGTGTGGAACCATATGGGCGCAGTATTATCATTGTGCCCAACAAAAGTCTAGTTACACAAACTGAAGATGACTACAAAAATCTTGGACTTGATGTGGGAGTTTACTTCGGCGATCGTAAAGAATACAACAAGACACATACAATATGTACTTGGCAAAGTCTAAACAACATGCTAAAGAATACAAAGAATGCCGAAGCGGAAGTGGACATTGGTGACTTCATTGAAGGTGTAGTCTGCATCATGGTCGATGAAGTACACATGGCCAAAGCAGATGCACTGAAGACTCTATTGACAGGAGTATTTGCTCATGTTCCTATTCGTTGGGGACTAACAGGAACAATACCTAAAGAAGACTATGCCAAGGTCAGTATATTTTGTAGCCTAGGACCGGTAGTGGGACAACTCAGTGCCAGCGACTTGCAAGAAGTCGGACATCTTGCTAACTGCCACATTAATATAGTACAATTAGTTGACCATGTAGAGTACAAAGACTATCAAACAGAAGTAAAATACCTGTTAGAAACAGATGGTAGATTAGATTACATGCAGAGCCTAATTAATAGAGTTAACGAAACAGGCAATACCTTGGTCTTGGTAGATCGTATTGCCACTGGTAAACTTCTAGTAGAACGACTAGGAGATCGTGCAGTATTTGTATCGGGGTCAACTAAAGCAAAAGATAGAAAGGAAGAATATGACGCGGTGGCGATATCATCTGACAAGATTATTGTGGCGACTTATGGTGTGGCCGCTGTGGGTATTAATATTCCACGTATTTTTAATTTGGTTCTTGTTGAACCCGGAAAGAGCTTTGTACGAGTTATACAATCAATTGGGCGCGGCATTAGGAAAGCGGAAGATAAAGATTTTGTCCAAATCTGGGACATCACCAGCACCTGCAAGTTTGCAAAAAGACACTTGACCAGTAGAAAGAAATTTTATACGGAAGCCAACTATCCGTACACAATAGAAAAAGCAAATTGGCAATAGAATTATTTGTTTTTACATCTGTCTCCGTGCCATCTATTATAATTCTGTTTTGTTAAAGTCTTATTGCAATGTGGACAGGTTACAATTTCTCTATTTTTATGTCCATCTTTATACCGTTGTATTAGTTCGGCGGATGCTTGTTTTCCTTTAAGAGGTGATGGTCTCCCTCTAAGAGGTGATGGTCTCCCTTTGAGTGCGTTAGAAATCTTTTGTTTAGTTTCCTTAGTAATAACAACAATTTTGCCTTTATTGGATTCTGAGATTTTTTGTTTAGTTTCTTCTGAATGTTTGTGGCCAGCACGAGATGCAACTTGTTTTGCTATAGTTTCCTGCGATTGCCGAATTCCCCTTTTAGCAATCGATAATTTGTTTTTTTGTTCTTGAGACATAGATTTGCCTTTATTTGGACCTGGCTTGCCTATGCGAGATTTAGATAGTTTATTACGAGTTTCGGGCGAAACTACTTTACCTTTATGTAGATGTGACAATGCAGCAGCGACTTGTATTTTAGCAAGTTCAAATGCTCTGCCTTTTGAAACTTGCCGTTGTTGATCTTTATTTTTAGTACGTAGCATCATCCATAACGCATACCACATACTCTTTGTGTGTGCAGGATCAATGGTCATCTTAGGGAGAAGAATGTGAACAAGTCGATGCTCTTTTGCGGTCAATCTGACCAAATTTGCAACATTGTTGGTCCCGCCAAGACTTCGTGGGATAATATGATGCTTCTCGGTATATATTTCTTTTGGTAAATCTCTTGACTTTGCTCGATGAATGATGTTATCATAGCACTTGGAGTACTTGTTACTTAAATACATTACTGATAGTTCCTTATAAACTGTTAGAGCTAGTGGATACTTGCAATATCGCGACTAGCAATATTATTTATGATTGGAAGTAAAATTCGTATCCTAACCTTAGACAATCAAGCATATCCAATGGATCAAATCCCGGATGAAATAGACGAAGTAAGATTTTGTGTATTAGATAACAGTGATCCCAAAGAACCTGATTACTTTTATATACCTTTGATATTTCTAGAATCATTTAACAGTCCTGCATTGGTATTGCGTATTGGTAAAGACATTATCCGTATGCCAGTGGATTGGCAACTGTTGATTGGCGAACCAGATCTAGGAGACCTAGAAGTAGTGCCTCTTACCAGTATCAACGACCGTGGCTTTAGTGTGTTTACATTCAACCCCTTGAGCAGTTTTAGACCAGAGTTTAAACCTGTGGAAATTGTAGACATCTATCAAGATGTTAAATGGTATTTTCCAAAGTTAAAGCCCGGGCAACTACTCGCAGTTCCGTTAACCGAAGGTGAAAAACCCATGTGTGCCTACTTTATCAAAGACATCAGTCGCCAAAGTGAGGTTATTAATTATAGCAAGGCTTGGTAATATGGGAACACTTAAACCTGGCGCAGTTTATGTTTACGAACAAGCAGATGGTGTGACTTATGCTAGGGAAATAGGCGCAGACCCATCTACTAGACAAGCCATTGGGTGGGACTATGATCCCATAAATGGGCACAAGATTGATTATGACAAACGCACCTCAGACGGCAGACCCTTGTACGAACACATGAGAGAAGATCAACTTTGGGGCAATATACGTCGTGCTGCAAAGGACAATCCTGCCTTGCAAGAAGCCCTAGAACGTGCTATAGTTATATATCATTTAAGCAAAGAACAAGAACCACCACTTATGTACCATCCAGTATGAGCGAAGATAAATTAAACATCAAAAACGAAATGGCACAGTTTGATCGCAAAAACAGAGCGTTCTTTGACGACTTGTCCGAAGACGAAAAGAAAAAGTTTGCGCCATTCTTGATGATTCGCTGGGGAGCCACAGTAGATGCTGGCCCTGAGTTTCAAGAGTGGTATGTGCGTGCTACCAACGAACGCTTGAACAAACACTTCTTTGACATCAGTGGTAGCAAGCATAAAAAACTACAATGGTTGTTGGCTACCACTGTAAGTCCCGGTATGGGAGTTAAATATCATCCTTGGTTGGCTGCAAAGAAAAAGACCACTGATAACAAAGCAATCAAGTTCCTGCGCAACTTGTATCCTCACTTGAAAGAAGATGATTTGAGATTGATGAGTGAAATCAATGATACCAAAGAACTCAAAGCCTATGCACGTGCAATGGGCATGGAAGATCGGGACATTAAAAAAGAACTATGAGTTTTACTTGCCGATACTGTAACAAATCTTATAGTAAAGAGTCTACGTTGACTGCACATCTCTGCGAACAAAAACGCAGATGGCAACAGGAAAAAGAAACAGGCGTACAATTTGGACTGCGTGCATACTTGCGTTTTTATGAAACCACACAGGGTTCGGCCAAGTTAAAGAGCTACGAAGATTTTGTTACAAGTTCTTATTACAATGCTTTTGTAAAATATGGTAGATACCTTGTGTCTATCAGAGCAGTTAACACCAACAGTTTTACAGACTGGTTGTTAAAGAACAATAAAAAACTAGACTACTGGTGTAAAGACACCTTATACGAGCAATGGCTACACGATTATGTCAAACGTGAAGCAGTACAAGACGCCATGGAGCGTACCTTAAAGGAAATGGAAAGTTATGCAGATGATCACCCGGATCTTAAAAACGGTTATCGAGACTATTTTAGGTTTGGTAACAGCAATCGCATTTGTCACCATATTACAACTGGGAGGATTAGTCCTTGGGTTTTATTCAATTGTGTATCTGGTGTGGAATTTCTTGAGTCCTTGTCCGAAGAACAACTAGCAATCATATTGCCGTGGATTGATCCCGATTATTGGCAACAAAAGTTTCGTGATTACATGGCTGATACGGAATGGGTTAAAGATATATTACAGAAAGCAGGACTATGAAAATTATCATTGGTAGTGCACATAATAATACTGCAAATTATTACAAAAGACTTGAACTACCTCATAGTAATTTAATTACATCCGTTGATAACAACGAAGTTGTGGGGCATACATCAATACAAGATATCCCCGACTTAAATGAATTGGAAATGGTATTAAAGTCAGCAGATGAAGTTTACTGGGCAGAATGCAGTCCTGATGAATTTTATAGTGATGCTGAATACTACAACTTTTTAAATTGGCTTAAAGACTTTAATTTAAAATATAAAACTGTAAAGAATCTAGATCAAATGAGCTTTGATGTTTATCAGTGGGGTAAAAAAATATCAGTTACAAATGATCAAATGATATTTTTAGGGTGTAGTTTTACCTATGGGATTGCATTACCTAACCGACAAGCAATGTATTCGAATATTGTTGCAAATTATTTTAATAAAACAGTATTAAATTTATCTGAACCCGGGGGGAGCAATAATTTAATATTTGATAAATTTAGCAGACTTGAAATGAACCCGGGGCAGTTGGTTGTAGTACAATTTACAGGATTAGACCGTATTCATTATTGTACAGAAAACTCTCAGCAATTAATTAAACTTATGTTTGCTCGACATCCCACAAAATCAATGTTAGATGTTTACCATAAAGACTTTTTATTTTATGAACTATTAGTTAAAATAAGATCAATGGTCAATATTGCACGTGCAAAAAAATTAAAATTAGTTTTTTGGTTAATTAATTATAAAGATAACAATATATATTCATCATCGGATCAGACTTACTTTTATGATATGAAAGAATTTATACCAGCAAGTTGGATGGCAGAATATCTAGTAGATTTTGGGACAGATAAACTCCATCCCGGTGTAGAATCAAATAAGAACATAGCCAATACTATTATAAAATATATAGAGACAATATATGAAGTTTAAGTCAGACATTGACATTGACTTTGGAAACAGGCAACAGGCCATTGATTTGTTGTCGGTTACGCCAGCAAGCATCTTACGTGACGGACGGTTAGTTCGGCACAATACTGGAGTATACGCCACAGACATTCCCGTAGATCCATTCTTGGGCATTGCTAGTATCAACTACGAGACTGCAGAGGATCTAGGTTACGCCAAACTGGACTTTTTGAATGTGTCTTTATATACACAGATAAAGAGCGAGCAACACTTAACAGATCTAATGGCACAAGAGCCCATGTGGGAGTTGTTGTTGGATCCTGAATTTTGTAGTCTTGTTATACACATTGGCAATCATCATGACTTGCTGATGCGATGTCCTGAGCCAGTGAATAGTATTCCCAGGATGGCCATGTTCTTGGCACTAATACGTCCTGGCAAGCGGCATTTAGTTGGTAAGACTTGGCGAGAAGTGGCAGAAACTGTTTGGAACAAAACAGATGATGAATACTATTTTAAGAAGTCGCACAGCCTGGCTTATGCGCATCTTGTGGCAGTTCACATGAACTTGATCTGCGAACAACTCCGCAGTGATGTCAGCTGACTTTTCTAACCAAGGTAATTGACTTACGTTTGCTACGTTTAGTAGCCATTTCCTTTAGGCTCACATAAGGGCCCATTACAATTTCTACGTCTTTGCTGTTCATAGTACGTAGACATATTCTAAAAACACTCCAGTCCTTCTTCAAGAACACGTTGATGGGAATGAGCCTGTTGCTTTCCCACCACCAGGTTTCCCCTAATTCTAAGAATACTCGTTTCATATCCCCGTCTTTCAGCGCACCAAAATCATACAAGGTAGTGATGACCTCGTCGGAATTTTGTATAATCCCTATGTAATCGTTGCCTCCGTATGTAATGTGGCTTAGATACGGGTATTTGGCTAATAATTGTGTGTAGTGGTCATCCATCAGTTGTATTTAATCCAAAATAAATATCCGGATAAATATTGTATGATCACCGTTAAAGCCTACGTCTATCCAAATACTGTTGAGGTACAGGTATTTGACCCTACTATTTTTACAAATCGGAACCGAGTTATGTATTCACGTCCTATCAAAGTTTACCAAGGTGTAGACAATCCAGTACAAGTCATTATTAAAAATCAAGACCAAAGGCCGGTGAATTTGACTGGCAGTACTGTAACAGCCAGCATACAGGACCCTACTAATCAGGTTACTATTAAAAGTTATGCAGTGACTTTTGCCAACATACAATTAGGACAAGGCACGTTTACATTTGATGCCAACACCATCAACAGTTTAGAAAATCGTTTTTACAAGTTGGCTTTTTCAACCACAGTTACCAGTACTGATACAACCAGTCCGGTCTATATCGATGACAACTACGGAGTTCCTTTGGACTTGGAAGTATTACCAGCATACTATAGCACAACAGTTGCACCTCCGGGAAATACAACTTTCTCAATTGATGGCGGGACTATTTAACAAATGTCTAATCTCAATATAAAACAAATTCTAATTAAACGCGGTAATACTCTGACGATTAGTACATATACCGGTCCTCACGGTGAGTTGATATTAAACACAGATGACAATTCAGTATATGTACAAGATGGTGTCACACAAGGTGGACACCAAATTGGTGCAAATGTCAACACTCTCAACAATACCATTGCTACATTACAAACCGAAATAGCCAACATAGCAGGTATCACAGGCAATATTACCCAGCTTGAATCATTTTTTGCCAATGTAAACTTAGAAGAATTACAGAATTTGGTTTACGGCAATGCCAATGTGGCAGTATATTTGCCGCATGACGCTACTATTTCGGCTATAAATGCAAATATCTTGGCTGCTAATGCAGCCATTATTACAGCCAATACTGCTCTAAAAGGCTACACTGACTACCAAATCAGTACTGCAATCAACAACTTGATCAACAGTGCTCCGGGTACTTTGGATACACTAGGAGAGATTGCCGCTAACTTAGCTGCCGAAGGCAGTGCAATAGGTGCTATTACTAACAGTATTACTAATATAAATGCCAATGTGACTGCTGCCAACTTGGCCATAGTCACTGCAAATTCAGCAATGAAGACCTATGTGGATTCATTTACTACATCATTGACTGCAAATGCTGGTGCGCAACAAACATTAATTGATACCATTAACGCCAACGTGTCGGCGGCTAATGTACTCGTCGCTACATTACAGAACGGTTCATATACCAATGCCAATGTGTCGGCATATTTGTCAACGTATCTGCCGACTTATGCTGGTAATCTGACTGCTGGAAATTTAACAGTAACAGGCAACATTAATTATGTTGGTAATGTTAATAGTATTACTATTGCTACTGGTACGTTCCAAGGTAACGCCGCAGGTTTTGGTGCACTATACGCAGGTATTCTTTCTGGTTATAATTATCAGCCACAAACGGTATTACAAAACTCAACCAACTTCAATGGTTATGCACAAGTAAATCATCAAAATATCAATTCAGGCATCAATGCCAGCACTGATTATGTGGCTACTGCTGATACTGGCTCCGCTGGTGCTGGTTACATTGATATGGGTATCAACAGCAGTGGGTTTGTTGGCGGCACTGGCAATGAACTTAATCGTGCACTTGATGGATATCTATATGTGCAAGGAACTGCAAACACCAATGGTAATTTGATACTGGGTACTGGTGGACCAAATGACATTGTGTTTACCACAGGTGGATTTAGTACAACCAGCAACTATCAAGGACGTTTTAAAAACAATGTTGGTTTGATATTGGCACAAACCACTACCAGCACCAGCACAACAACAGGTGCTCTACAAGTTGCTGGTGGTGTAGGCGTTGCCGGAAACTTGTATGCTGGTAGTGTGATAACAACTGGAGCACTACAAGGCGGTACAGGCACACAAGGTATTGCACTACAACCTTGGACTGGCGGCGGTAGTTATGCAGCTTTGTATTCAACTGCAATTACACCTGCCAATGGTAACTATAGTATTTTGGTCAACGGAACTAATACTTGGTTAAATGCTGCAAGTTCAGGTTCTTTGTTTTTTAGAATCAACAATAATTCAACTCCCACTGCATTTACCATCACTGCTGCTCAAGCCACAGTTGGCGCAATTGGTACAGGAAACGTTGCTGGTACCAACTCACAAACTCTGGTGGTTGCCGGAGGTGGACTGGGTGTAGTTGGCGACAGTTACTTTGCAGGCAATGTGGGTCATAGTGGTAATGTCACTGCTGGCAATGTGTTAGCTGCAGGATTCTTCTATGCTAATGGCACACCATTTACAAGTAGTAATTATGGCAATACACAAGTTAATGCATATTTGTCAACGTATAGCGGTAACTTTGGTAATCTTTATACAAACGGGTTATTCTATGCAAATGGATTACCATATGTTAATACCGGGGTAGTTGCAAGTTATGCTCATGGAACAAACACAACACAAAGTTTAAGTGGGACTGGTACCTTTACTATACTATTTTCAGGTATAGATAATATTGCAGGTAGTGATATTTCTTATGATAGTAATTCGGGAAATATTACTTTACAAGCTGGCAAAACATATAGATTAATGGGTGCTATAGGAGATTTAAGTGCTGGAGTCACCAATAATCTTGGCCAACCTTTTGTACAATGGGTATTTTCTAGTAATGGTGCAGTAATAGGTAGTCCAGTATTGGTCCCGCAAACTTCAGCTGGGCTTACATATGGATCTGGATCTCCTACTGCTGAAGCAATACTTACTACAAGCTCAACAGCTAATATTAAACTTCAATTATATTCAGCATCAGGTAGTTCTTTATCTAATAATACTATATCAAATCAATGGTTTGACATTCAAGTAATTGGTGGATACAGTCCTATTATTACTTACGGTAACTTACAGGTTGCACAATACCTGCCAACGTCTAGTATTATTACTAGTATACAAGCAAATGATGCTGCATTCAGTTCTAATATTACGACACTACAGGCCAATATTGGAAGTTTCTACACATACGCTAATTTAAATTTTGGAACCAGCAGTTATGCCAATGCCAATGTTGCCTCGTACTTGTTGGGCAACATCACAACAGGCAATGTTGGACTATCAATTGGCAGTTGGTTGGATTTCAGAACAACAGATCAAAACTGGAGAATTGGTTACGGTCTTGGCGCCTATACAAAAACCACAGCCCAAGCCACTGTAGATGTTGTGGTTGGACAAGGACAAGCAGGTCCCGATGGATTCACAGTGGGACAAACTGGCGGAGCCAGCATATTTGAACTTGTGGGCTACACACAAAATGCTTGGTTTGCCAACAATGTTACTGTGGTGAATAGTGTATCGGCAAACAAATTCACCTATGCCAATGGCGTCAACATACTGTCAGGAATTTCGGCCACACCATCATTGAACAGTCTCACTGGCAACATCAGTTGGACTGCCAGTGGATTTGGTACTCCCACATTCACAACCAGTAGTGTTGGCAGCAAACTTATTCTTTGGCCACAAGTTAATAGCACCAATGTTGACTATGCCGTTGGCATTGAGTCGGGATTTACTTGGTTCAGTATTCCGCAAGCCACCAATTCATTTGGCTACAAATGGTATGCTGGTACTTCCAACATAGCATCCTTGTACGGCAACGGCTCAATGATTGTGTCTAATGGCATTTATAGCAACAGTTATAATTATGCCAATGGTGTCAGTATTTTGACTGGTATAGGCGGCACCTACTCAAATACCAATGTTGCTGCATACCTAACAACACAAACATTCTATAGCAATAGTAATGTGGCTGCTTATTTGGTTGCTAATCCACAAGGAAGCACATACAGTAACACCAATGTTGCTAGTTATTTAAGCAATGGTATCTCATCCAATATTGTCACAACCAGTAATGTGTTTATTGGTGCGGCTGCTAGTAATTTGTATTACGCAACACCACTGAATATTACAGTGGCCAATACTGGCAACGTGGCCAGTGTATTGAGTTTGGTCAACACTGGCGGACAAGCTGGTGCTGGTACTGCTATTGACTTATACACCTATACAGGTGCAGGACAACCACCAGAAGCAAGAATATATTCCATTGACAATGGTGATTACTCGGCCAATATACAATTTGCTACAAAGACTCCGGGTGCCAGTAATAATGCATTAGTAACTCGTTTGACCATAACATCTGCAGGCAACGTGATTGCCCCAGGCAATATTATTGCCGCCAACTTCTATGGACCAGCATCAGGATTAACCGGACTCACTTATAGTCAAGCGGGTAATATCTATGGTACTCAACCCAATGTAACACTACAAGCTGGCAGCTACAATTGGATATTTGACAACACTGGTAACTTAACTATACCCACAACTGGCAATATTTTATACGCCAATGGTACAGTATTCACAAGTGGATCAGGCGGCGGAACAACATACAGCAATGCCAACGTAGTCGCAATGTTGAGTGCTAATAGTATTGTTGCATTAGGCAACGTCAATACATATCCTACACAGGCTAACATAACACAGTTATTTGTTGGTAACAATACAACGATCAGTACAGGTACGGGCACAAACTTATCGACCACACAGATTCTAAACAACGCTTACTTTGGCAGCAACGGTGCTATGTTTATTCGCAACACCTACTCCAATGGTGCTGGACAATTTTATATAGATGGCGGTAGCTTCTATTGGAACGGACAGGGTAGCGGTACTGCTAACGCAGTAGCTGGCATGGGCACTAGAATGGCTTTGACCAGTACCGCATTGACTACATATAACTCAGTTGGTATCACTAGTGCTGGGGCAGTCACTGGTGTTGGATTTACATCAACTGCTGGATTAGTACTTAACACCATTGGTACTATCACAACCAACCAAACATCCGCTGCAATATTTAACGGTACAGCAACCACAATCTCCATGGGCGGTGCCGCAACTACCATCAACCTGGGCACTACTACTGCGGCTGCTGCTAGTAATGTGTTTGTTGCAAATGCGGTTGGAACCAGCAATGGTAATTTGACAGTTCGTGCTTTTGGCACATACAATCAACTTAGCACCTATACAGGAGCTGGTGGATATAACAGTCCACCATACAATAACCAAAGTCTAACAGGTGGTTCGGGTACAGGCATGACAGCAAGTTATGGTGCTACTGGCGGCTACCCTAACAGCTATGTTGTAACCAACCCTGGTACAGGATATAAGAATGGTGATATTCTAACTTTACCAGGTGGGCTAGGTGCTACTGTTATTCTAACCAATTATAATCCTAATAGAGTTAGCTCAAGTCTACTTACAGGACTTGCTGATTATGTGTTTGGGTTAGATGGTAACTTAGCATTACCTGCAAACGTTAACATAATTTCAAATGGATCAATTATTCTATCATCAGTTGGTGGATCAGCAAATATCACTGTTGGTAACGTAATTTCTAACAATCATTTATTTGCTAATGGTGTAAACATATTAAACTCAATTACCACTGTTAGCAATGGTACAAGCAGTTTGTCATTTGCTACAAGTGGTGGCAATGCAGTAGTACAAATTGGCGGAGTATCGACTGCTACATTTAGTCAAAGCCAAATTAATGTCATTGGTAATGTCATTGCCAGTGCCAATGTACAAGCAGCCAATATCATTGGCACACAATACGGCAATAGCATAGGCACATCTGCTACCTATACTGGCAATGTTACTGCCAACTACTTTGTAGGTAATGGTGCTGCACTGACTGGCATCAGTAGTGTGGGCAACATCTATGGTACACAACCTAATGTGACATTGGTATCCGGCAGTTACAATTATGTATTTGATACTACTGGCAATTTGACAATGCCGGTCAATGGTGATCTTGTAATGAACACTAGCGGCACCATTGGTACAGTGGTAGGAACCAATGCCAACATTACAGTTAACCCGGATGGTACGGGTCAGTTTGTTGTTACAAGTATTACGCCTGCTTGGTTTGGTAATACCGTAACCGTCCTTGGTAATTTAAACGCCGGTAATATCATTGGTACACAGTATGGAAATAGTATTGGTACTAGTGCTACATTTAGTGGTAACGTGACTGCCGGCAATTTGGTAACTTCAGGATACGGACAGTTTACTGGTGCATTCAATGAAAGTACAACCATATCTGGTGTGTTTGTTGGTAATTCTGGCACAACTGGAGCACAATCACCGCGTGTTGGATTCTTCAATGGCAATACCACACAGAACTGGGAAATAGACAACTACAATGGCGCATTCCGTTGGTTTACTCCTGGGGTAACACGAATGAACTTGGATGGGAACACCAATCAGCTAACAGTATATGGTAATGTTTCATCCACTGGTAATATTATTGCTGCTGGTGCAAGCGGACCCAAGACACGTTTCTTGTGGGATACATGGCAAGCCAACTCCACTTCTGCACTAAGTTCATTTACTCCAAGTGGTACTATTGGCGGCAACGCTACCTGGGATAGCACACAAGCATACGGATTAAAACTAACCACAACAAGTACTACACAGTCTGGCTACATTAACTGGAATAGTAGTACAATCAATTATAACTATGATATGGTTATAACTGCTAGTATTGGTGCTAGTGGAGGCACCGGTGCAGATGGACAATGGATCTACTTTGGATCTAATGCTGCCATCACAGGTAATCCCGGTAATACCAACACTCTTGGTGGTATCGCAGTTATGAACCATTATTATAGTAGTGCAAGTCAGTTTGAGGTTTATGTTAACGGCACACAAACTAATATTCCCTATATTGGTAACGGTAACTATGTAACATCTGGAGTTACATTATGGAACGCTAGTTACACCAGTTTCTACAACTTGACCCTAAAGATTCGCAAGATACAAAACGGCAACCGTATGTTAGAAGTATATCTCAATGAAATATATCAAGGATCAGTTAACATTGGCAGTTGGACTCCAGCTGGAAATTACTTTGGTGTAGCGGCATATACTGGAGGATCCACTGCTCAAAACTGGGTACGTCAACTAAAGATAGATTGGTAATATGATAATCAAAGGTGCCACACTTTACAACGTTGGGTATGTAATTGATCAACAACCGTTTGTTAAAACCAACGCATTGCTGTACCTAGATGCTGGGCAAACTGCCAGTTACGCAGGATCAGGTGCAACTTGGACTGATTTAAGCTCAAATACCAACAACGCCACATTCACTGGCAGTCCACCTTTTACCAGTGCTGGTGCCGCTAGTTATTTTTCGTTTAATGGTGCCGGTACACAGCTGGCCAGTACTCCCACCGGCAAGTACAACACCACCTACACAGGTAAGACTGTATTTGTTGCGGCAAGAATGAATGCCAGTTTTGGTAGCGGACTTTATCGTTGTTTGTTTGGTACCCCAACTGGTACCAGAAACTTCAATACCTATATCTATAGTCCCAGTTCGGGAGTTTACGAGATACACGGCAGTTTTGGAAGTGGTGCTATAGTGTCAAATCCTCTAACGTTGACAACTGGGCAATGGTTTACAGTGGGTGTCACTCAAGACAGTAGTGGAAATATGACGGGCTATTTTAACGGACAGTCGGTGTATAGTGCCACAGGACAGACACTAGCACAATGGGTCAGCAATGGTGGCGAAAATGTAGCATATGGTGACAACTACTGGTATGGTGATATCAGTGTAGTGGCAGTCTACAGTCGGGCATTGTTGGCCGCAGAAATAGCACAAAACCATGCCTCAATCAGAACAAGGTACGGCATATGATCATACGTGGTATTACCTTAAGCGGGGTTGGATTTGTAATTGATCAGCAACCAATTGTTACATCAAATCTACAATTGTATCTTGATGCCGCCAACACCACTAGTTATCCTGGCACAGGCACCACATGGTACGACCTAAGCGGGCAAAACAACAACGTCACCATGCAGAACTCTAGCAACATCTCCTATACCAGTACAGGTGGTGGATATTTTACTTTGACCAGTAACGGATACTTTAACAAATCGTCCACTACTTTGCCCACAGGATCGAGTCCTTATAGTATGTCGGCGTGGATCCAATTGGGGTCGACTTGGAATGGGCAAGGTATCATTGGTATTGGTAATTCAACTACAGGTAGTCAAACCAATCAATTTAGAACCACTACTACTAATGCTTTTGTGGCCTATTGGTATGGTAATGATTATGCCGTTACAACTTCACTCAGTCCTGTGACACAATGGTTCTATATTCTTACACAATGGGACGGGACTACTAGAAGTATTTGGCTCAACGGCAGTCAAGTTGGCTCACAAACAGCTAGTGGCCTTAATGTCACATCAAGTTTATTACAGGTTGGTGCTACTAACGTTGGTGGTAGCGAAACACTACAAGGCAAAATTGGTCAAGCACTGATTTATAATCGTGTATTAACCAGCGCAGAAATAGCACAGAATTATTTGGTAACAAGAACAAGGTACGGTGTATGAACATAGGTGGCGGAATCAAAATTGGCAACGGTATCACTATTGTGAACGACTATGTTCCTATGATTGTAACAACCAATTTGGTTGCTAACTACGATGCTGCAACTGGCGTCAGTGGTAGTACATTCTTAGATAGCAGTCCCAACGCTTACAATGCTACAATATATAATAGTCCATCTACTACAACAGTTAATGGAACTACTGTGCTACAACTATCAAGTGCAAGTAGCCAATACTTTGGATACACTGGCGGATATGGTACAACATTAAATAATGGATTTACCTTTGATGTATGGTGTAGAAATCTTTCTGCTAGCACTGCTGGCACATTGATTGCTGAATGGAGCAATGGCACATGGAACAGCGGGTGGACTGATGCACAAATGGGTTTTATTGCCGGTTCTATCAACGCAGGTGTTTACAATTTGGGAGGTACCATTGCTCAATCGGGATGGAGTTCTAGTACATGGTACAACATAGTTATGACTTATGATTTAGCCACAGTGAGAACATATGTAAATGGTGCGGCAGGTGGGACTATTGCAGGAACCAAATCTAATCCGCCAGGTACAACTCCCTATGCAACATATTTGAGTATGGGCAGGCCCGACGCAACTGGTGGCGGTAACGGTGGCTCATACATAGGTGGTGTTGCTAACTACTTCAACGGATATATCGGAGCCTGGAAGATATACAGTGCCGCGCTAACCCCAACGCAAGTTACCCAAAACTTTACGGCATTGCGCTCAAGATATGGTATCTAACCTGTTGATTTAATCCAAAAAGTAGTGTATACTACTAAGATGTTTAATAGTATTCAAGATTCTGTAATGCAGTTGCTTCCTAATAAAAGGAAGACCAACAGCACAAGCGGATGGATCAGTTTTAATGCACCTTGTTGTCATCACAACGGTGAATCAGCAGATACCCGTGGCCGTGGTGGTTTAGTAGCCAATCCCGACGGAGGAGTAAGTTATCATTGCTTTAACTGCAACTTCAAAGCCAGTTATGTTCCTGGACGCCACTTAACTTATAAGTTTCGAAAACTATTGTCGTGGTTGGGTGCCGCGGAAACAGAAGTCAAACGCCTGGTCATTGAAGCCATTCGTGTTAAAGATCTAGTAGCACCAGAAACATTTGTAGAAGAAGCACGACTAGAAGTAGAGTTCAAGCCAAGACCCTTGCCAGAGTCAGCAATGAACTTCACTGGATGGGAAACTTTTTATACCCTAGGTGCAGTAAATCCTGATGTATACAATGTACCAGCAGATTATCACTCAGCAGTCATGTACACCGCGGACCGTGAGATTGATATGATCAAATACAATCTAATGTGGACTCCGGAATCGCAATACAACTTGAACAAACGTGTGATTGTTCCTTTTACTTGGAAGAACAAAACCATTGGTTATACTGCAAGAGCATTTGATCCTTATGTTAAACCCAAGTACTTTAACAGTCACGAACCTAACTATGTGTTTAACATAGATCTGCAACCCACAGATGCAAAGTTTGTGATTGTGGTTGAAGGACCATTTGATGCCATGGCCATTGATGGTGTTGCTATACTAAGTAATCAATGCAATGAACAACAAGCCGACATTATTGATAGTCTAGCACGTGAAGTTATCCTAGTGCCCGATCGAGATCGGGCTGGGGCACGGTTAGTTGATGATGCTGTAGAATATGGATGGAGTGTGAGTTTCCCTGAGTGGGAAGATGATGTCAAAGATGTCAGTGCCGCAGTGGAACGTTATGGCAAATTGTTTGTTTTAAAAACCATTCTGCATTACAAAGAAACCAGTAGATTAAAAATTGAGTTAAAGAAGAAGAAACTAGCACATGATTGATAATGTCAATAAACCATTATTTGAACTTCGTGGGCAAACAGTAAATAAATGGGGAAAAGATCAAACTGGCTTAATAACATACAAGCTAAATAATCAGGGATTTAGAAGCTCAGTAGACTACACCTGGTTGCCAGATTTTGCATTTTTTGGTGCTAGCACTGTATTTGGTATCGGAGTACCAGAAGATAAAACAATGGTATCTTATTTCCCCAATGCACATAACTACGGATTAGCTGGCAATTATTTAAATAGAGACAGCATTGTAAATTTAAAAAACTTTATAACATCTACAAACTATCATAACACTAAAATAATCTTTTTTTGGGTTGACCGTCCAGGTCAAGAAGATATATCAGAGTTAATTAAAGAAGTTGAAAAATTTAATATTAACATAAAACACATAAGCCAAGGTAAAAAATATCCCAATGCAATAAATCTAATGCCACAAATTGACAGTGATGTAAGTTCTTCTCATCCAGGAGTTAAAACACATATGATATGGGCAAAAACAATAAAGTTGATGTTTAAATGAATTCAAATCCCGAAATTTGTATAGCGTTTAATGGTGGCGCAGCAGGAGATTTTCTAGTGGTCCTGTTATCTCAAACTAATAAAGTTGATATAGACAATAACGGAATGGTATTAACTCACCCAAGTGCCAATTTTAAAACCGCTTGTAAAAATTTTTATTTAACAAAATTTAAAAATTTTGAGTATTCAAATTTTAATAACATAGTTAACACACATTATTGCTATAAAGAAACTGTTGATCTATTTCCTGAATGTAAATTTTATTATATTGATGATGGCAACTACTTAGATGTCACAACAGAAATTTTTATAGACAAACGTATTACACCATCAAACGAAACATTATTTAATTTTTTATTAAGGACACATTCATTTAAAGATATTAAAAAAATAAAACCATTAACAGATGAACATGTAAAAATCATAATGAGAAATGATTGGCAAAAATGTCTTAATGGGTGGAAAGCATTAAATTTAAACAGAATTGACATAAAAGACATAGTTGATAAGAAAAAGTGTCGTAGCCTAGTAGAATCTATGTTACAATCAAACATTAATCAAGAACAATTTAATGCAACATACGATACGTGGGCAAGTAAAAATACAAAGCTAATTTCGAAAATATTATGACAAAAGAATACTCCGCAGACTTACAAAAATTATTATTAGAAACCATGATGAGTGACGCACAAGAATTTGTGCGTGTGCAAAACATTTACAACCCTGAAAACTTTGATCGCAGTCTTAGAGAAACTGCTAAGTTTATTGCTGAGTACAGCAGCAAATACAATACACTTCCTACATTTGAACAAGTCAATGCAACCAATGGTGTTCAATTAAAACCAGTTGAAACTACTGCTTTGCCCACTGGTTGGTTCACAGATGAGTTTGAACAGTTTACACGTAGGCAGGAACTGGAACGTGCAATTTTAAAAGCAGCAGACTTGCTAGAAAAAGGCGACTACGATCCTGTAGAAAAATTGATCAAAGACGCGGTGCAGATATCGTTAACCAAAGACTTAGGTACAGATTACTTTGCAGATCCTGCGGCACGTATCAACAAGTATTTTAATTCGGGCGGGCAAGTAAGTACAGGTTGGCCACAACTGGATAGATTGTTGTACGGTGGATTCAGTAGAGGTGAACTAAACATCTTTGCTGGCGGATCAGGATCAGGCAAGTCTCTAGTGATGATGAACATTGCACTGAGTTGGGTGCAAGCAGGCTTACACGGTGTGTATATCAGTTTAGAGTTAAGTGAAGAAATGACTGCACTGAGAACTGATGCCATGTTGGCAGGCATGAGTACCAAAGACATTCGCAAGGACATTGAAACAACAGAACTTAAGGTCAAGATGGTGGGCAAAAAGTCCGGCACATATCAAGTCAAAGCACTACCGGCACAGAGCAATATCAACGACATTCGCAGTTTCTTAAAAGAATATCAAATACAAACAGGACGTAAGGTTGACTTTATGATGGTAGACTATCTGGACTTGTTGATGCCAGTCAGTGCCAAAGTAAGTCCCAATGACTTGTTTGTTAAGGACAAGTATGTGTCAGAAGAACTGCGTAACTTGGCCAAAGAACTAGGCATCTTGATGGTAACTGCAAGTCAGTTGAATCGTAGTGCTGTTGATGAACCTGAATTTGATCATAGTCATATTTCGGGTGGTATCAGTAAGATTAATACTGCTGATAATGTGTTTGGTATCTTTACCAGTCGTGCAATGCGTGAGCGTGGACGCTATCAAATTCAGTGTATGAAAAGTCGTAACAGTACAGGCGTGGGACAAAAGATTGATTTGGAATACAACATTGAAACTATGCGTATTACTGATCCTGGGTTAGATTCTAACGATACTGGCAATGGCCCTCCTAAAGTGACCAGTATCATGAATCAAATCAAAACACAAACATCTACATGGGAAAAGCCCACACTCAAAGCAGGCATACCAGATCCCTTGGATATCGAACCCGGTGGTGCACCTAGAGTCACAGGAGATGCACAAAGTACCAAACTCAAGCAGATGCTAGCAGGATTAAAAAGCGGATTATGATTTGTTACGATGCATTTAAAAATTTAAACATAGTGTATCAAAATAATCAACAATCTTTTTCTACTTGTTGTTTATCTCCTGCTAATACAGCCGATACCATTAATTTCCACCAAGATTCGTTTTTAAATGAAGTAAGAACAACATGGCTAACTGGAAATTTTCCAAGTTCATGTAGCGCCTGTAAATCTACAGAAGAGTCTGGTTGGTCCAGCCGAAGAATAAATGTAAACAACTGGTATAAAAGTCAAAATTTAACCAATACTGATGTTGAGTTGGCAAAAATAGACTATTGGACCGGGGACACATGTAACCTAAGATGCGTAATATGCGGTCCGCAAAATAGCAGTTCTTGGAAACAAGAATTAAATTTGCCAATTAAAAAATTATCCGTAAATCAATTCTGGAAAACTCTTGACACAAGCTCTCTGAGGCTAATTCATTTTAATGGTGGCGAACCATTGCTTAGTAAAGAACATATAACTTTTTTACAGACAATTCCTCATAAATCACAAGTTGAACTAGATTATAATACCAATGGAACTATTTTGCCATCGGCTGAATTATTAGATTTGTGGAGTAAATTTAAATTAGTTCAACTTGATTTTAGCATTGATGACATAGGAGAAAGATTTGAGTACCAAAGATTTCCTGCTATCTGGAATCAGGTAACGGATAATTTACAATGGTACATTGATAATAGCCCTGTAAATTGTATGTTTAACGTTAATACATCTGTGGGTATTTTAAATCAAGCAAATCTTGATAATCTAAATTTGTGGCTGGTTAGTAATTTTAACGAAAACAGACTTGGAGATAAAATCGAACATAGACAACAACCTGTTATGGGTATATTTTCCTCAGGGTATAAAAACAAACAAAAAGCACTTGATTTTTTAGACAAATGCGATAAACGCAGAGGCACTAACTGGCGTACTGTATTCCCGGAACTTGCTAACCCAACATAAATATAACATAAATTGGAGTAAATCTTGCAAAAGCGAGCTCGTAGCATACTTGACGAATTAGACACCATGCTGACCCACAAAGATCGTGAAAATCTTGTGGAAAGTAGGGCCAGTCATGTAATACAAGGTGCTATCAACTTGATAAACTATATCCGCGAAAACTACGATGCTGAACAAGCCGGAGAGTTGGAGCGTAGATTACTTAACAGCATTCGCACGCAAGAACCCGATAAATTCCGTCGCGGTGTCAGGAGAATGCGCAGTGAAGATTAATGAAATAATAAGTGAGAGTTGGTATGATACACTTAGCAAAATTGGACAGGTTGCCAAGGGCGCATCCTATAATAAATCTCGACAAATTCCACTAAATCCAACAAATGGACAACAATGGACTGGACCAAACAACAAGAATTGGTCATTTAACAGTGCTCAAAATAAATGGGTTCCAAAAGACCAAGCTCAAACTGCACCAACTCAACCACCTGTATCAACTGCGCCAACTCAACCAATTAATGATATAAGTAAAACATTACCCGACAATGAAACACAATATAGGTTTCCGTACCCTGAAGAGCCGACAATTGATGTTATTATAAGACAGGATGGGTATTACTTAACTAGACTCCCTAAACATTTACAAGGGCAAGTTAAAAAAGATTCAAAGACTGGGCTATTCCCAGTTAAACTTTCCACTAGCATCAGCAAGATTAACAAGTATTATGACCAAGCTGCTGAGCTTGGCAAAGTAAAAGAAGAACCAGTCCACGCATTATGATGTACGTATATGAAAGCAGCCATACCATCTTTGACAATACCACGGATGTATTAAAACAAGATGTACCAACTGTGGTAGAAATTGCACGTCGACTATTACCACCTGCACTACAAAACCATGTTATTAAAGATATTGGGTCAGCTGGGTTTAAAGTAAAATCTGGAGACATTGACTTATTCATTGATCAAGCAATCACATTAAAAAACTACGGTGTTGATGATCCTGCACAGGCCAAAAAAGCCCTACAAACACACCTTGCGGCACAGAAAATTCCTGCAGTGGTCAAAGGACGTAATGTACATGCAGACATTCCTTATAAGAACGCCGACGGGCGAGAAGCATTTGCACAAGTGGATTATATGATCATACCCAACGCTGCCAAAGTGGCAGACTGGCACCAACATGGTCCACGTGGCATGTATGATGACCCTAACTTCAAGGCCAGTCAATTGTTTATATTGTTAAACAGTATTGGTAAAGCACTAGGAGTCAAAGTTGATGCCTTCGGTGGTACAGTACTACGTCGGGACAACAATGAAGTTGTTGCTGACAATCGTCAAGCCGCAGCTAAACTGTTGTTGAATCCCAAAGCAAAAGCCGAAGACCTAAACAGTGTTGCCACTGTAATGAAAGCCTTGGCCAACGATCCTGACCGCGAAGCAAAACTAGCACAGGCACGTCAAGATCAAGCCAAAGGTTTGTTGACCCTGCCCGAAGACCATGCACCTGGTACTGCAGCCTGGTTCCGTAAAATGGGGCACATAGTATGAAGTTGGATTTTATCAATAACATGCTGGTAGAGGCTCGCACTGGAGCACAACCACACCCTGAAGATAGCATATTTGATGGAGCGGCAGCCGCACAACAAGCCTTGGCCAGTTTGGAGTATGTTATTAAAAATCCACAGAGTGTTACTATCAAGTGGGACGGATTTCCTGCATTGATATTTGGACGTTTGCCTGATGGTCGTTTTACTGTACAAGACAAATACATGTTTGATACAAAGTTCTTTGCAGATAGTCCTGCACGGTGGCAAGAATACGATAGCAAAAAAGCATCAGGCCGACTACGTCCAGACCTGTATGCAAAACTACAAAACATTTGGGCAGGATTAGAAGAAGCAGTAGGTACAAGCTCTGGATTCTTTTGGGGCGATTTATTATGGTATCAGCGACTTGCTCCTGTTAAAGGCATGTACGAATTCAAGCCCAATGTGGTAGAATACCGTATTCCGGTTAAATCAGCATTAGGGCAACAGATTGGTCGTAGCATAGGCGGAGTAGTGGTGCATCAATACTTTGCCAATGATGGGGCAAAACCTGTACAATGGACTGGGCAAGGACTCAAACGTGATGGCTTGGTGGTTATACTAACACCCAGCGCCGGATTAAATTTTAAATTGGATGATCCTGTGCAGTTATCCAAAGCTGCTAAAAACGCAGTCAGCCAGTACGGTGCAGTAGCAGACAGTTTCTTATCAGGACTAGATGGTGTAATACGTCAAGCAATACAACGCTATATGAATAAACGTATTACTGGTCAAACTAACTTGGAATTGGTTGACTGGTTGCAAGATCCTGCTAACAAAATCAGTGCAAAGCAGATCAAATCCTTGATTGGGGATAACCAAGGTGGATACTTGTATAGGAATCGCAAAGGTCTAAACGGACTATTTACAATATGGAATAGTTTATATGCCCTGAAAGTAAACCTAGCAGATCAACTTGAACGCCAGGTACAAGGTATACAACAAAGTGTAAATGGTAAACCTGCTGGCGAAGGTTTTGTGTTTAACACACCGCAAGGGCTGGTTAAACTGGTAAACCGTGGTACTTTTAGTGCAGCCTTGTTTGCAAAGTAAGCATAAAATACCGTTTTTTTCCGCAAATCATAAATATTTACATACGCGAAAGCGTAAACATTTATAAAGGAAAATAAAATGGCAATCCAAACACGTTACGTAGGTGACTCATATGGCGTAGTAAACGTCGATTCAGCAACAGCACAAGCAGGTCTTGGCGGTATTATTTCAACAGGTTTGACAAAGAACCCAATCGCAATTTCTGTTGTAACTGGTTCACAACAAACTTTTGCAGCTGGTGATATGGCAACAGGTGGTTCAGTAGAAACAATTCTACGTGCTATCGCAGTTGACAGTACAATCACAATGTATCAAGTTAACAGTGGTTCTATCAGTATTCTGTTAGAAGCATCTGGTGCTGGTACTGACACTGCTGCTACTGCAGGTTCTGGTTATACTGCAACTACAGTTGCTTCAGCATTACAAACACGTATCCAAGGTTTAACTGCTAACATCGGTAATGGTACTGGTAATATTTGGGCTAACACAGCTACTGTTGTTGGTTCTGTAAACTTCAAACTAGCTACTTCCTAATCAGTAGTGTAGTTAAAATAAAAGAAGCACTTCTAGGAGTGCTTTTTTTATGGCCGATAAATACTATATCATGGACACAGGACTACAATTTTTTAAAGGTTATACATTGGTAGACATTACTGCCACTAGTGTAATACGTAGCTCGGATCCTGATGATATACGTCGTAATCAACAACGCAACTGGGAAACAGTATTGCAATGCATTGGTTTACGTACTCAACCCCTGCACATACAAGAACCCATTATCTATCAAAATGTAGAAATTGCTCGTACCAGATTTGGCGAATTCTACAACATGCGACCCCAGACTGTTTGGACATGGTCGTGGGCAGTTGAAAAACACGGGATCTATGACTTGCCTAACAGCCCAATGGGCGGGTTACTGCAGGACCTGGAACAGGTACCTATTGTGTGTGGCTTAGAAGAAACTGCAAGATTCATGTTGCCCATATTCTATCCTTACGGCAGCATCAAGAACATATATGTGGTTCAGAGCGAAATCAGCTAAATAATAGTTGATGCTACGGCACCACTCAGGCTCATAATTAAGGCTCATTTTTAAGGCATACTAAAACTAATAGCATCGCCACCTCAGAAAGATTAACAAAAATGGCCGGTACGGATATTGAAAAGAAAAGCCTAGAAGCGCACGTAGAATTATGCGCTGAAAGGTATAGCAGTTTGGAAACTAAACTTAACAATCTGGAAGACCGGATGGACAAGTTAGAAGGTCACTTGGTTGACATCAAAGAATCCCTAACTGAAAAAGCCAATGGCCCTTATAAAACAATAATCGCTATCGGCACAAGTATTTTAGGTGTTATGATCGCCGGTATCATAACATTATTAGCAACACATTTTAAATGAAAATTGTAGAACTACTCAATAGAGTACATGTGCCTATCAACAACGAGCAAGCAGACTTGTTGGGTCGTTTTGACCATGAGCCCACAGTATCAAAAAATAGTCTCAATGAACGAGAACAACTAATAGCAAATCAACTAACCACACAAGATATCTTGTTGCGTCGCAATCAAAATGGCCAGATCACGTACACGAAAAAAATCAAATAAAGACACAATGCCCCCGGCGGTTAGCGAATTTGTTGACCAAGCGGCTGGCTATATCACATATTGGACCACTAAAGAACTGGCAAGAATTGCGCAGTCTGCTCCTTTGTGTATTCCCCTGAAGAACGGATACCGAGTCGGTCTTTACACACTGATTTTAAACAAGAATCGAACTTGCGAAGTGCAAGATCCCAACAGAGAATTCATACACACATTTGACAACAAGATCAGTGCTATACTGTATGCAGTATATCTCATGAAAAACAACATACGCCGGGCAGATGAAATCATTGCCCTGGACAAAGAAATAAATAAAAATTATGCAGATGTGTTGGCTATGCAAAATAGTCAACGCCGGGCAAGAACAAAAAAAGACTACGAAATTGTGGATATTAGACAGTCAAGGCTAGAAATTGCACAGAAACAGTTAGAAATTGCTCGGGACAAAATATCGAAAATACATACACATGCTAAATATAATAAAGTTTGGGAATAAACACTATGAGACTCTCTGAAATGCATACTGCGGTAACGCCACAAAAAATTAACAAAATCACTGAAAGTCGTTTTGGCTTCAGCATTGATTATGATAATTTGTCCTATGCAAAAGCACAACGTTTGAGCCGAGCGTTAAGCGAAAATATCACCGCAATCAAACGTAGTTTTGGTAGCCACACAGCAGAAAAGAATCCAAAGTACATGGAACTAATGCTGGTCAAAGAAGGCTTAGACAAATGGTTGAACAGTGAGCAAGGCCTATTCGAAAGCGAAATGGGCAAAAGCGAAGCTGTACTAGCTGCTAAAGACATTGTTGACTCAATTCAAGACATGTTGGAAAAAGTTTCCAAGATGCAAAACGAACAAGTGCCTGCACTGGTAGACACAATCCGTGACCAAATTGGCATGGAACAAGCCGAAGCATTTAAAACTGCCATTGGTCCTGTACTAAAGAGTTTGTATGATTGCATGACTTCTGGTCGTGAGTCGGCAGACAATGCTAGCCGTACATTGGCTGGTGAACAAGTTGGCCAAGGCGATATGAACCTAGGTGGTATAGACCAAGGCCTTGAGGGCGGTGCTGAGTTAGGTGCTCCTGAAAGTGATCTAGACGCTGATGGTGGTGCTGATTTGGACGCAGGTGCAGATCAATTTGCCGCTACAGATGCAGCAGTTGGTGGTAGCGCAGACTTAGGACGCACACGTCGTTAATATGCGTATTAAAGAAATTATCTTTGAAAGCGAATTTGATGCAGATGTGGAAGCGTCTGCAATCGAAGACGAAGCAGATACACGTGGCGATGCTGCGTTAATATCTACTCTTGAGTGGCTTCGTAGTGAAGCCGCTGAAAGCTCGGCAGTTACTCCAAGAGTTAAAGTTGACACAGTTATTGATCGTGTTCGTGCCATTCCCGGCAATGAACAGTTCAACTATGCTGCATTAGACAAAGCACAAAAAGATAATGAAACTGTTAAAGGCATGATCAAAAGCATCGACGATGATCATCACACTGGTGAAAAGTATGTGTATCTAACACCACCAGAAAACACAGTAGACGATTCAGATCCCCTGGGTGCCCATGGCGCACCAGCCGGAGATCCCAGCAAGATCGTAAGTGGCATGGCCAAACGTGCCGCTGGCGCATAACCAAAAATCATTGACTTTTTAGCATAAATATTGTATACTTGTTTATAAGGAGTATATTATGAAAAAATTACTATTAGCATTATCGTTAATATCTGTTTTTCAAGCGGCATCAGCACATGGCCCATATCGTGCATTTGGATGGCACGGTGGGTATTATCACGGTGGCTATGGTTGCGGCGGATGTTGGGTTGCTCCTGCACTAATCGGCGGTGTAGTTGGATATGAACTAGCTCAACCGAATAATGTAGTTGTTGAGCAACAACCAGTTATTGTGCAACAACCACAAACAGTTGTACAAGCACCACCTGTAGGTTATCACTGGCAAGAGATGGTAAATCCACAGACTGGCGTTAAGCAAGTTGTTGCGGTTCCCAATTAATGTATCCTAAACCACAAGAGCCCACAACATGTTGTGGGCGTGGTTGCGAAAATTGTGTATGGGCTTCTTATTGGGAAGCCATTAAACTTTGGGAAGAACAAAATGAAACTTCAGAAATTAATTAATAAGCTCAATAGAGCTGAGTTTGAGCATAACCTTGAAAAAGCAAAGAAATTCTGGTTTAAGATTCTTAAAAAGAGTTTAAAACATAAACACACAACCGCGGTAAGATAATACTCACAAACGGGCACGCCAATCATAAATACTTGTATGAAAAACAAGTATGGTATATCAAAGGCGTGCCTTTTTTGCAACGATACATTTATTACTAAACCACGATTTTTGGATTATTGTTCTCAGGCCTGTAAAAACCCTAATAACCGCCCCGGGCATACTCCTTGGAACAAAGGAATAACACTTAGTGAAGAACAAAAGGAAAAACAAAATAGAGATGGCCTTAAAAAAGGATGGGGCTGGAATAAAGGATTATCTAATGAACACCAAAGAAAAAAATGGTTAGAAAATAATCCCAACAAAGATGGTAAATTAAACAACCTTCGCCCAAAAAACTATACGGATAATGAATTTGAAGCATATAAAAGGGAGTGTAGGAGAGCAACATATAGAACAGTTTATGCTATGAAAAAAGAAGGCATATCTAAAATAACTGGTAAACATAAAACAGATTACCAATTGGATCACATTATACCGTATAAACAAGGATTTGAATTAGGAATACCTCCAGCAGTAATTGGTAGTAGGAAAAATCTAAGATATATATTAGGTGAAGAGAATAGAAAAAAATGGGATAGTTATCAGTCTAAAGAGACAGTAGAATCAATAACAGGAGATAGTTATGGCTTACAGTAAAGATGTAATAGATCATTTTGAAAATCCCCGAAATGTGGGAACTTTTGATAAAGGAGATGCGCAAGTTGGGACCGGCTTAGTCGGTGCCCCAGCTTGCGGTTAACGGAGATGTAATGAGACTCCAAATCAAAGTTAAAGATGGGATTATCACAGATGCAAGATTTAAAACCTATGGATGCGGATCAGCTATCGCGAGTAGCTCACTTGTTACAGAGTGGGTCAAGGGCAAGACATTGGATGCAGCTGCAACAATCAAAAACTCGGACATTGCAAATGAGTTGGCTTTGCCGCCTGTTAAAATCCATTGCAGTATCCTCGCCGAAGATGCCATAAAGGCCGCGGTCGAAGACTATCGAAAGAAACATGCAGACAGTCAATGAAAGAATAGAGTGGGCTAAAAATAATCCCAGTTTCTGCCCTTTTCCTTACAATACAACAGATGTAAGACGTCATAGTAGTAATCCTGCAAAGATGGATATTATTTGTTGTTGTAATGTTGATACAAATAAATTTACAATTTCTCATATAGATGACCCCTTTAAGGAAATCAAAAGTTCTATGGAGCAGGGATATCTTCCTGCTGCATGTTGGAGGTGCAAAAATGAAGAATTGCACGGAGGGCAGTCCGAGCGTATCCGATCAATAATTGCACTTAACGCCAACGAATTTCCATTTGATTACAACAGGAACACAGAACTTAGAATTAAATTTAGTAACTTTTGCAGCCTGAGTTGTAGAAGTTGTAGTACGTATGATAGTACTACCTTTGCTAAGATAACCAACAATACAGACTCTGATTTCTTATCGCAAGATATAACAGAAATAGATGAATATTGGAATTTTATCACTACCAATATTATCAATAAAGTAAACGACTGTAAATTTTTTCATTTATTTTTAATAGGCGGTGAAACATTAATACAACCAGGTGCCCTTAAATTATTAAAATGGTGCATCGATCAAGGCCTGGCGCCACGTATCGGAATCAAATTGAGTACTGCATTAAGTGTCAATCTGTCAGAAGAGTTATTAAACTACTTTTTGCAATTTAAAAGCATATGGTTTGGCATGAGCATTGATAGTGTGGGCGACAACTATCAATATGTTCGATGGCCGGTTAAGTTTAGTAAAATTGAAAATAATCTAACTCGAATGCTAGAATTTAAAAAATCTTTTTTATCTATTGATAGTCGTAGACAATTTGATTTTTCTTTAGATCCTGTTTTTAGTCTTAATAATATATTTTACATAAAAGAATATCTAGATTACTGGTATGGTTGGTTTAATGCCAATGAAAGTATAACATTTTTAAATACTACCTTGGTTGAAAGAACAAATTTCTTAGATATACAAGCATTACCAGTTAGATATAGGAATGGACTTAAAGCAATACTTAAAGAGTGTTCTGCTCACCCAATATTTGATAGGTACCTAGACAAAACAAGGGTAATGCAGGGATTTATTTCTGCAACTATCAATGAATTGGATGTATGGGATGACAATGATGATTTATGGAATTTTTATTTAAATTTCACTGCTGAATTTGATATCAGAACCAATACACAATTTTCTATTTTAAATTCCAAGCTATATAGTTTATTGACTGATGATGATAAATCAAACTTTAATAATAAACTAGCAAACGTAAATATTAGTAAACCAGTTTCGCTATATTTCAACCGATGATTACCTTAACCGAAAAAGCCGTTAACAAAGTTAAACAAGTTATTGCTCGTAGAGGGCATGGCGAAGGAATTCGTCTGGGTGTAAGAACAACAGGTTGCAGCGGACTTGCTTATGTGTTAGAATACGTAGATACACCTGCGCCCGATGACCAAGTCATTGACTGCGCTGGCTGTAAGTTATTCGTAGATCCAAAAAGTTGTGTTTACTTGCAGGGTCTAACAGTAGATTATGTTAAGAACGGTCTTAACGAAGGATTTGAGTTCAACAACCCTAATGAGCGTGACCGTTGTGGTTGCGGTGAAAGTTTTCGAGTTTGAAAGAAAAGTTTATTCAAGCATACATGGATACTGCACGTAGGTTTGCAGACCTCAGTTCAGCACGTAGATTGCATGTTGGTGCTATCATTGTCAAAGACGACAGAATCATCTCTATTGGCTACAATGGTATGCCTGCAGGATGGGACAACAACTGTGAAGATGAAAGTGTAGAACTTTATTCAGGATACGAAGGTGCTATACACAGAACTGTGTTAAAAACCAAACCCGAAGTTCTTCACGCTGAAACAAATGCCATTGCTAAACTGGCTAGAAGCACAGAGTCTGGATTGGATGCTACTATGTTTATTACCCATGCTCCTTGTTTAGATTGTGCTAAACTCATATTCCAAAGCGGTATTCGTAGTGTATTTTATGCCGAAGACTATCGCAGTGATGCAGGTGTGCAATTTCTCACCAAATCCAACGTAGACATAAAGAAAGTATAAATGATAAAACAACAATACAATTATGCACCTCTTAGTCGTACAACCTTAGAGGGCAAGCGACACTATTGTCTTCCTGATGGCAGTAAAGTACCCAGTGTGACAACTATCTTAGACAAGACTAAAAGTGCAGAGTCACGCCAAGCCTTACAAAACTGGCGCAATGCCATTGGGAATGAACGTGCACAACAGATTACCACTGAAGCCGCTAATCGTGGCACAAGGATGCACAGTTATCTTGAGACCTACATCTTACAAGATGACATGAAACCCTTGCCATCAAACCCTTATGCACACCCCAGCTGGTTCATGGCTGCGCAGGTTATCATGGAAGGCTTGAGTAATGTCGATGAGTTTTGGGGAGTGGAAGTTCCTGTTTACTATAGTGGACTGTATGCTGGCACCACAGATTGCATTGGTGTGTGGAAAGGCCAGCCCAGCATCATTGACTTTAAACAAACCAACAAACCCAAAAAGCGTGAAAACATTGGCGATTACTTTATGCAGTTGGCTGCTTATGCGGCTGCACACAACGACACACATGGTACCAATATCGACACAGGTGTGATCATGATGTGTGTGCAACCCAAGCAGTTAGAAGATGGTACATACTCAACTCCGCAGTATCAAGAGTTTGTAGTTGAGCCTGAAGAATTTGCTTTTTGGTCTGACGAGTGGCTTAAAAAGGTTGAACTATATTATCTGATGGCATAACTACTTAATGAAATATAAAGTTGATTTTCTAGATTTAGTTATTATACGCAGTTGCCAACTAGCCTGCGAAGGTTGTTGCACATTTAGTGACCATCAAAAAATAAACGGATTAGTTAATCCTGCTGATGCAGAACCTGCAATTGCGTTCTTTAGTCAATATATAGATCCCACACGAGTACACTTGTTTGGTGGCGAGCCATTGATGCACCCCAAGTACATGGATTGGTTCAGATTGGCATTCAAGTACTGGCCCTTGGCCACCGATGGTAAACGCTTACCTATATGGCTCAACACCAATGGATACTACCTAGACAAACTGTTTAACAACATAGAAGAACTGTTTGTTGAAAATCAAACATTTGTTAGTGTTACACATCACACACTAGAGGAGCCTTATTCCAGTCTGGTATTAAACAACTATAAACGTTTACAAGATTTAATTCTTGCAGAATACCAACTGCGTAGACCAAGTTATCAATGGCAATGGGTTGCTCCTACACCCTGGGATACTGAACACAAAAAATTTACCTGCCTGGAAAATAATGCCGGGCATCGGATGATCATGTTAAACATGACAGAACAACATGAAGATCATTTTGTGCCGCATTATCGCGGGTACGGTCCCACATTAAAACCTTTTCACGAATACACCAATGCTGTTGCACTAAATGATAATCATACAGTATGTCATATCAAGAATTATATACAGTTATATGACAATCGTTTATGGAAATGTCCTCCGCGTGCAGTATTAAATCATACGTTAGATACCTACAAGTTAACTGAAGATTCTGATTGGTACAGCTATTACAACGACTACGAATCATTGGCAACAAATGCTACCGAATCTGAAGTAGATCAATGGTTTTTGAAACAAAAATCGCCCGAAAACACCTGTAACATGTGTGGATTTATGTATAGTAATACAGACTTACCAGCACAACAGCACTTGCCCAAGAAACTGTTTAAACTGAAGAACAGTTCAGATACCTAAGCATAAATACAAAATATTAGGATTTTTAACGTATGGCAATTGTACAAATCAGTCAAATACAGGTTCGTCGTGGATTAAATTCAGACCTTCCGCAGTTGGCCAGTGGCGAAATGGGTTGGAGTTTAGATACTCGTCAATTATACATTGGCAATGGAACAACAGCCGAGGGTGCACCCACCGAAGGTATTACAGAAATATTAACACAATACAGTAACCTACTAGAGGTTGGTATTAGTTATACATTTCAAGGAACAGAATCTGGATATACAAGTATCACGGGCCCAAATGCATTAAGTCCTGTAGTACGAACACTACAACAATTGTTAGATGAAGATGTAAGTGTTAAAGATTTTGGTGCCAAAGGTAACGGAACCACAGACGATACAGTTGCTATCAATCGTGCTATACAACAAGTTTATTATAGTGGGTTAAATGGTACATCATACATTAACTCGCAAAGAGTAATTAAATTTCCTGCTGGCACATACATTATTACAGGACAGATTTTACTTCCACCAAACATTACTATAGTTGGTGATGGTAGAGACAATACAGTTATAAGTTCTACATATACTGGTGGAGCAGCATTTGTAACCTGCGACAGTTTATTTCAAACTGGAGCTGGATTTGGTACTAATGGTGCCACATTGCCCAAAGCCATGTCATTTAAAGGTCTTACTTTTGCACTAACAGGTAGTGCAGTCTTATTTTATGTAGATAGTGTAACTGGCATAATATTCGACCAAGTTAAATTTTCTGGCGGAACATATAACCTGGCAATATACAATTCTAAGGCAACTTCTAACTATATCAAAATTGAAGATTCAGTATTAACTGGAAGTACAACCGCACCAATTTATGAACCAGTCAATAGTACCACTGGATTAATTACTAGAACAAACTATTTTGATACAAGAAAACAAAATTTACCAAACAGTACAACAACTACAATAACTTCGTTATCGGCTGGCGCCGGAGTTGTTAGATATCAACTAACAGACTTGTCTAACAATTATAGAATTGGTGAATTAAAATATAACAACAGTAACGGTGTGCTTTCTTTTGATGACGAATGGACTGAACCACTGACTAGCATGGGCGCTAATCTTTATGCTACTGCCAGTGGCAATTTAGTTTGTACTCCCGGGAATGTAAATATTTCTCCTTACACTACAACCTTTAAATACAACATAACACAATTCGTATAAACAATGTTTCAACTGACAGCCGAGGATCGACTGAGATCCTGGCGTGAATTTCGAACTGGGCTAGATTCTTTACCTCTAGAAACGGCATTAACTCAAACTGCAGAGTTTTGGGCACGTGCTCCTTACGTTCCCTATTATCTAGACTACGATACTCCTGAAGTTTGGCCAGATCCATGGGCATTAATACACGAAAATTATTACTGTGATGTTGCAAGATGTCTGGGAATAGTGTATACTATGCACTTAACTGAGCATAAAAAGAATTTAACTACTGAAATAAGAATATACGAAGATCCAGAAACTCGATATATGTATAATTTATCCTGGTTCGATCAAGGAAAATATATACTTAATTTGATTGACAACGAGGTAGTAAATATCGAACAGTTTAATAAATTGTTAACGTTAAAATATCGATTCACTGCAGAAGATTTACAATTAGAAAAATATTAAAGAGGTATCAATGACGACAATTCAAGTCACAAAAAGAGAAGGTCATAAAGAAGACCTCAACTTAGAGAAACTACACAAAGTAGTATTTTGGGCCACACAGGGAATAACTGGGGTTAGCGCAAGCGAAGTAGAAATCAAAAGCCATATTCAATTTTACAACGGAATTAAAACTAGTGATATTCAAGAAACTCTTATTAAGAGTGCAGCTGACTTGATTAGCGAAGAAACCCCTAACTATCAATACGTAGCCGGTAGATTAATCAACTATCATTTACGTAAACAAGTTTATAACAGTTACACACCTTGTAGCTTATTAGAATTAGTGACTCGTAATGTGGAGAATGGTTTTTACGACAAGGGCCTTCTCGCCGCCTACACCGCAGATGAGTGGAATACACTTGACAGTTATATCAAGCACGAACGTGATGAGAACTTTACTTATGTGGCCATGGAACAATGGCGCGGCAAGTACTTGGTACAAAACCGTGTCACAGGCGACATCTTTGAAACTCCGCAAATGGCTTATATGCTGATTGCCGCAACACTATTTCAAACATATCCCACAGAAACACGTCTACGTTGGGTAAAGGATTATTATGATGCAACCAGCATGGGCGACATTAGCTTACCAACTCCGGTTATGGCTGGTGTTAGGACTCCGCAGAAGCAATTCAGCAGTTGTGTTCTTATCGAGACTGACGACAGCCTCGATAGCATTAACGCTACTGCTAGCAGCATTGTCAAGTATGTATCACAGAAAGCCGGCATTGGAATCGGTGCAGGACGCATTCGGGCGTTGGGATCACCCATCAGGTCTGGCGACGCCTACCATACGGGCGTAGTACCTTTTTACAAGTTGTTCCAGAGTGCAACACGTTCATGTAGTCAAGGCGGTGTACGCAATGGTGCTGCAACACTTTACTATCCCATCTGGCATTTGGAAATTGAAGATCTCCTGGTTTTAAAGAACAACAAAGGCACAGAGGATAATAGAGTACGTCACATGGATTATGGCGTGCAATTCAACAAATTAATGTACGAAAGACTCATCACAGGCGGCGATATTACCTGTTTTAGCCCCCACGATGTGCCAGAAATGTACGATGCTTTCTTCAACAACCAAGAACGCTTTAAAGAACTGTACGAGCGTGCAGAGCGCAATACAAAACTGCGCAAGAAAACGTTCAAAGCCATTGATTTGTTTACACGTTTTATGCAAGAGCGTAAGGACACAGGTCGTATCTATTTGCAAAATGTAGACCATGCAAATACACACAGTCCTTTCAAAGAAGAAATCGCTCCTGTTAAGATGAGTAACCTGTGTGGTGAAATTGACTTGCCTACAGTACCATTGAACGATATCAATGACGAGTTAGGTCGTATTGCCTTGTGTACATTGAGTGCAATCAACTGGGGCAATGTTAAATCGCCTGCAGACTTTGAAAAGCCTTGCACACTGGCAGTGCGCGGACTGGATGCATTGTTGAGTTATCAAAACTATCCAATCAAAGCTGCTGAATTGGCTACAAAAGAATTCCGTCCATTGGGAGTAGGTATCATTAACCTTGCTTACTTCCTGGCCAAGAACGATGTTGGTTACAGTGATCCTGCTGCATTGGCATTAGTAGATGAATATGCCGAAGCATGGAGTTATTACTTGATCAAAGCATCAGCAGACTTGGCCCGGGAACAAGGTGCTTGCACACGTTGGACTGATTTAAAATACGCCGATGGGCGTTTGCCCATTGACACACGTAAGAAAGAAGTCGATGAACTAGTGGCTCACCAAGAGCGTATGCCTTGGCGTGCTCTCCGCGAACAGATTCTGGACACTGGTATCCGCAATGCAACTTTGATGGCAATTATGCCTGCCGAGACTAGCGCACAGATAAGTAATGCTACCAACGGAATCGAACCACCACGTAGTTATGTCAGTATCAAGCAAAGCAAGCACGGTGTATTGAAACAGGTGGTTCCTGAGTTCCGCAAACTCAAGAACAAGTACGAACTGTTATGGGATCAACGATCTCCAGAAGGTTATTTGAAAATATGTTCAGTGCTACAGAAATACATTGATCAAGGTATCAGTACCAACACTTCTTACAATCCACGTTTCTACGAAGATGAAAAGATTCCAATGAGCGAGATGCTACAACACCTGTTGTTGTGTTACAAATATGGTGCCAAACAGTTATACTACTTTAACACCAATGATGGTCAGGGTGAAATTGACGTTGATAAACTCAATGCACAGAATCCATTACAAATCGATGAAACTATGGATCAAGAAGATTGTGATAGTTGCGTAATCTAAGGAATTATAAATGAGTGTATTTAATATTAAGAAAACAGATCATACCAAGAGCCTGGCGTTTTTGGACACTAACGGAACTCCAGCAGTTCAACGGTATGATGTGTTAAAGTACAGACAATTTGATAAATTAACAGATAAGCAGTTAGGATTCTTCTGGAGACCCGAAGAAGTAGATGTAGTACATGATGCCAAGGACTTCAAAGAACTCAGTGAATATGAAAAACATATCTTTACGTCAAATCTCAAAAGACAAATCCTATTAGATTCAGTTCAAGGTCGTAGTCCCAACTTGGCATTCTTGCCCTTGGCCACTATTCCTGAGTTGGAAACTTGGATCGAAACTTGGGCATTCAACGAAACTATTCACAGTCGTAGTTATACACACATTATTCGTAATGTGTATGCCAATCCCAGTGAAGTGTTTGATGAACTCATGGATCTGGATGAGATTGTGGCTTGCGCCACAGACATCAGCAAGTACTATGATTCATTGATTGAAGCATCGGGTTGGTATCGTATGTTGGGCTACGGCACACACTCTGTCAATGGCAAAACTATTGTGGTAGATCCATATGAACTTAAAAAGAAACTGTGGTTGTGTTTGAATAGTGTTAACGCACTAGAAGGCATACGTTTCTATGTGAGTTTTGCTTGTAGTTGGGCCTTTGCTGAACTTAAAAAGATGGAAGGCAATGCCAAGATCATTAAACTAATTGCACGTGACGAAAATGTGCACTTAGGATCTACTCAAACTCTGTTGAAACTATTGCCTCAGGATGATCCCGACTATGTCGCAATCAAAGCAGAAACCAAGGAAGAATGTACTCGCATGTTCTTGGCTGCTGCTGAGCAAGAAAAGAACTGGGCCAAGTACTTGTTCAAGGACGGATCAATGATTGGCCTTAACGAACAACTGTTGGCGCAGTATGTTGATTGGTTGGCATGCAAACGTATGACTGCGGTAGGCTTAGACTGTGGTATCAAGCCTGGTTCTAACCCCTTACCCTGGACTGCTAAATGGATTGCTGGATCAGAAGTGCAAGTGGCACCACAAGAAACAGAAATTACAACTTATGTGATTGGTGGTACTAAGCAAGACGTAGACAACAATACATTTAAGGGATTTAGTTTGTAAAATGGCAGTCGCGCATCGGTTTAATTACTCTGTGCCAGAGGGAAAAAAGTTTATTCAGTTTGAAGATTGGGTTAAAACCCTGTCTTCTGCCGAACAAACAGATTTTTATGCTTCTAAACAACGGCAAGAAGCGTACAGGCAAGAAGCAATTGATCGTGGCGACATGATACGTGATTTTAGTAGTGTTGATCCCAAGAATCCTGCTAGCCAACCCCTTTATGTGTGGAAAGATGAAGAAACTGCACGTAAAGGTAAACCTTTTGATCCAACTTGGAAAGAATATTGGAATAGATATTTGGCTGAAACAGGAATTGAGTTTGATATTATTGAAACAGAAATAAAACAATAAATACAATATATTAAAGGAGCATCAACATGCTAGTTCATACGTTAACTTATACACCTGCTGCAGGCAAACCACTGGTTACTTTACTTGAGTGGATTGCAACATTACCTGCAGATCAACAAACGGCTTTTGCTTCAGCTCAAGCTAAACAACAAGCAATTGACGATGCTAACATTGCATCCGGAGCACTAGCAGGACACGAGCCCGGCAAAGTCAAATGGAACAATGCAAATGTTAATGTTGAAGCTCATATTGATCCAGACTGGAAAGTATTTTTTGATAGGTACCTAGCAGAAACTGGAACTACACTAACTGTAGTAGAATCTAACGAATAATTAAAGAATGATAACAGTTTATAGTAAAAACAATTGTGCCTTCTGTGTGCAAGCTAAAAATCTGCTTGCTAGCAAAGGCATTGAATTTCAAGAAGTTAAAATAGACGAAAACACTGATGCACGTGACTTTATCCTAGCAGAAGGTCATCGCACAGTACCTCAAATTTACCAAGACGGAAAATTATTGGTCGAAGGCGGATTCAACGGATTGCGTAAACAGTCCGAAGAATTCTTTCAAACACTCAAAGGTTAAAATATGTTAATTCGAAAAGGCTACGGTGCAGGTGACATCGTATGTTTCAAAATCTCCAATGGCGACGAAATTGTAGCAAAAATTGTATCAGTTGATGAAGACGGATTTACTGTTAATCGTCCCTGTACAGTTATCCCTAGCCAGCAAGGCCTGGGCTTGATGCAAAGCCTAATTTCTGCGGATATAAATAATAATGTAGAGTTAAAAAACATACATATTATTATGCATGGTCCTGTAATCAAAGATATAGAAAATCACTATATTCGTACCACTACAGGAATTGAACCAGCAGGAAAAGGGATCATAACTTAATGCCAAGCCCGATAGCAATTGTAACAACTATATTAGATGGAGTTGGTGGTGTTGAAGGCACCAATGCACCCACTCCTATCGGTATGGTGGTAGCACCAGCAGCAAGAACTGTGTTGGCTGGCGGACTTCCTGTTGCTACAGTAGGCACAGATACCAGTGTACACGGCAATCCCTACAATCCATCTGCACCCGGATACAACCCCACCTGTGCTGCCTCTCTTATTGTTGAAGGCAGTGCCACAGTATTGGTAGAAGGCCGACCGGTTGCACTAGCAGGGGCATTGGGCAGTTTGACCATGTGCGGTCATTGGGTAGCAGGCCCTGGGATACCAACAGTATTAGTTGGCGGACCGTTGGGAGGATAACCAGTGTCCTCAGCACTACAATTAAATGCAGCCGCAGTTTTATTACAAGGCCTTGGCATAGCACCAAACGCTGCTTTGATGCAAGAAATTCAAACTTATCGGCTAAATCCCAAAGGTGCTATACAACAATGGTCCACTATAAATTTCAATACTAGTGCAAATGCTGTTGTTGCTAGTCATGTTGCTCCTATACTTGCCAGTATACCCAACTCGGTTGTGCAAGGTGAATTTTTAATCGGGACGGTTCCTTCGGGTATTACAAATGGCGGATCCACTATTAGTTCAGTTGGTGTTTCTGGTGCGGCTACATATAATTTATTAAACACAGCCAATAGCCAGATTCCAGATGTAATAGGAACCCTGTATAATCAAGCACGATTACCATTTGGTAATGTTGACCCTGGTGTAGGCGGTATTCAATATACTGCAAATTTTGCTGGGTCATATTCGTCTGTCAGGGGATTTGCTGGATCAACATTTGATTTGATTGGTACTGCTAACATCTTACACGGGAAGACCTACGCTCAGTCGGGATTAGGCTATTCTGGCCCTATTGATCTTGCCACTGGCGGGGTTGGTGTCAATGCTCCTTTATTGGCTAATGTGGTTATGCATTGGGGGACCATGTATGATGTTAATCAAATCAATTTACTTGCAGACCCATATGTATTTGGACAAAATTTGTTAAATCAAGGACTTGGTACAGTTGGTAATTTATCAGCAAATCTAACTGCCACAGGTCTAGACACAGCAAACATAGCAGTAATGCCAACTGCATCTGTTACAAATGTACCAACTCTTACAACTACATCAGTTAGTTCGATCAGTAGTGATGTTGGGAAATTTTCTTTACCTACAGTTGGTGGGGTTCAATCATCAGTTACTCCCACTGGAAATAATCCAACAGTGGTGCTGAACATTTATGAATCCATTACAGGCGCTAACCTTACTAGTATTGTTCAGGCCACTGGATTCTCTTCGCCCAACACTACATGGAAAACGCTAGCAGATTTTCTTGACATTGCTAAAGTAGTTGACTTAAAACTACAACCACAGTTGTCCTCGTTAGGCATAAATTCGATGTCTCAGTTGGCCACATATTTGAGTACTAGATTAGGTAAAAATACATTCCAATCCTGGAAAGATGTATATAATTTTTTATCAAACGTACAAATTCCCAGTATGCCGCATACCAAGGCTACTACTAGTTCTAGTCCTGTATTGTTACCAACGGTTGATACTGCATTAAGTAAAACATTCCCTATAAAAGGTACTGGAGACTATGGCAATTATACTGCCGCTGATCTACTAGGTGCTTGTGCTGGTAATGTTTATACTGCTGCTCTTCGCACAATAAATGCCAGTTACAATGGATTATCATCGGCTACGTATACTGCATTTCAGAATTTAAATTCTGCAATTACTGCTTGTAATACTGCCTATCAATTAGCAGTATCAAATGCTCATACACTAGGAACTCCAAATACTGCTACTATTGTGCCAGACACTTCGGGAGTTACTGCTGCTGCTACTGCGTTAATCAATTCAGTAACTGCAAGCAGTGGATCTTCTGGGTATGCTACTAGTCAAGCGGCCTATTATGCAATTGTGAATAAACTAGTCAATGAAATAAATTTATTGGCATTTGCTAATATCAAATTTAATCCTGGATCGAATGTATTAGCGTATGGATTTAGTCAGCAGTTTCCCTCTATGGCGTCAACTGACTATTCGGGATTCAGAGGCGATGCACTATTGGCAAATTTAATTACCGCCGACTTAAACGGGTACGGTGACACTATTCGTGCCGCAGTGGCAGAAGTAAACAACTCAGCATCGTATCCCAACGATGCCAAACCTGGCATGGCATTGTACAATGCTAGCCACCAAGGGATACCATTAAAGACATACTTATCTCAGAATAAGTAGGGTTTTAACTGGTGTTTTTCTAAAGTTCCTTATTTAACTTGACAAAATCAGACTTATATAGTATTATAACTATTGATATCTGTCTTTAAATATTTTACAATTTTAAAAAGGAGAGCCATATGAAAACCATGATGCAAATCATAGTGACCATTATGACCCTGACCGTACTACAACTCGGTCATGCAACTGAAGTCAACCATCGCGAGTTAGACTGTCTTGCAAAAAACATTTACTACGAAGCCGGCACAGAAAGCCTCGAAGGCAAAGTTGCAGTTGGCGTGGTAACATTAAATCGTGTGGCCGATGGCCGATTTGGCAACAACGTTTGCGGAGTAGTGCACCAAAGAACAGTACTGCATCGTACTCGTCATACCAAGGTCACTAAAGAAGTACATCACAAGAAATATCTAGTGATTGATCAAGTTGACCATGTGACAGAAATTCAAAGTCAGCCTTATACCACTGCGGTATGTCAGTTCAGCTGGAGTTGCGGATCAGTTAAAAAACCTCAGGCCAATGATGAGCGTTGGGCAGAAAGTGTCAATGTAGCTGAAGAATTACTTAATGGCGGTTACAATGAATTCCGGAACAAATACGATGAAGCCTTGTACTTTCACGCTACCGCTATTCGTCCGACATGGCGTTCCCTGAAAAAGAAAATTGCTCGAATAGGTGGTCATATATTCTACGGTGATTGATATTTGTTTAAACTTATGTTACAATGAAGTTTGTAAATGAGTAAATATTAAAAACAATGGAGTGTAGCATGAGCAAATTGATTCAAGAAACTGAGCTAGACGTACAGGCGGTTTACGACACCGATTTAGAAGAAGGGGACTATTGTTTTGTACTAGGACCCGACGGTAATCTAAAATCTGTAATCTTCCCTGAAGCACTACCATTTGATTCGCCAAAAAATGTCAGAAAGATTCTAAAACTTTTTGGCATTCATGACCCAGAAAAATTCAACGACAGTACGTTACATTAAAACACCAAAGATTGATGGCAAATAAAGACATATTTTGTAATGTGCCGTGGACCAACCTCCATGTTTATTGGGATGGTAGTTTTGGCGGGTGTTGTAGCGAGCGTCATCCTCCGCACACCGAGCCTGATCGATATAATCTGCACACAATGACGGTGGATCAATGGTACAAATCTCAACCAATGATCGACATGCGGTCTCGGATCAAGTCTAAATATCGTTTGACTCAGTGTGTGGGTTGTTATAAAGAGGAACACATAGGATATGAAAGTAGGCGCATTAAAGAAAACTTTAAAAGCGTTATTTTTACTCAGCAGGCATTTGATAAAAGTTATCTACAAAGTCCTATGTATCAAGACTTTCAGTCTAATGTAACCAATAGGTTACCTATAGATTGGCACATTGATTTGGGCAATGAATGTAATTTGGCTTGTAAAATGTGTAATCCCCAGGCCAGCAGTAAAATATCCAGCATATTTAAAAAATGGCATTTGATTGCTGACTCTGCCAATCGCAATTGGACTCAGGACTCACCATCCTGGCAAAACTTTTTAGATAGTATCATGTCTGTGCCCAACCTTAACCGACTGCACTTTATGGGCGGAGAACCTTTGTTGAATAAACGATTTGTAGAATTGTTAGATTTTCTACTAGACAATAACCGACATTCTATTTCTATCAGTTTTGTTACCAACGGAACGGTAACCAATCAACAGGTTGTTGACAGATTGCTAAAATTTCGTAGTTGCGACATAGAAGTTAGTCTAGAAAGTATTCATCACAACAATCATTATATTCGTCAGGGCAGTAACACTGAAGATGTACTTAAAAACATAATCTGGCTACGCAGTCAACAAACTGATCAATTTCACGTGATATTAAGAAGTGTACCGCAACTGTTAAACATCAATAACTATGATCAGTATATCGCCTGGGCATGGAAATTGGGATTGCCTATACAAGGTATTCCGCTTATTAATCCTGCATATTTGCAAATATCTGTGTTGCCTGTAGAGTTAAGGAAAACATTTGTTGACCGATACCAATTAATCAAAGATTCTATACCGCCTGCCGAAATACAGGAATTAAGTACTGGCAGAAACGCAGGTACATTGAATACACTATTGCGTAGGGAATGTGATACCATGATTGCTATGTTGCTAGCACCTGAACCTGATAATGTAGCAGAGTTGCAAACTCAATTGGCAGACTGGCTAATGCGTTGGGACCAAGAATTCAAATTAGATGCACATGACTATTACCCAGAATACGCAGAGTTTTTAAATGATATACAATACAGAGTTTAGCATACATTTGCGTCCACATGGTATAGTAGCACCCGAAATCCGTTGTGGCGTTGACGACGTAGACAGTAATACTTTAGTATTAACTGATGATGTAATACTTGAGTTTGCCCAAGACCTGTCGGTTGGCCAACATAGATTTATCCTGGAATTCGCAAACAAAACCAACGAAACCCCAGATATGGCGGTGGAGGTGGTGGCAGTTTCAGTAGAAGGAATAACCACCGATAGGTTTAAATGGGCCGGGGTATACTATCCTGATTACCCAGAACCTTGGGCTAGCGAGCAAACAAAACCTTTGCCCGAATCACACAAGAGTGCTACCTATTTGGGGTGGAATGGGCAATGGGAGTTGGAGTTTTCTGTGCCCATTTTTACTTGGATCTATAAATTAGAAAATTTGGGATGGATTTATGCTTGACACAAAAATAATATACTGCTATAATACACTATGACTAAACGTATTGGCTTTGCTTGTAAATGGATCAATGATCCCAGTGAGGTTGGTGGCATGAAAGTAAATGCCGCTGATCGTGATCTCAACGGACGTAGTACCACCATGCGATGGTTACGCGAACACAAAAGCGAAGCTGAACAACGCCAGTGGGACATTATGAATCATAATGCTCGTGCAGCCTTGTTGTTGGTTGAGCGTGTGGGCAGTCTCGATCCACATCTGCGCATGGTACGGCTTGGTAGCGAAATGCTACAGGGCTATACTGAACCAGACTGGCAGGCCTGGTGGCAACGTCGTGAAATACAGGACCATTGTGCACGGATATTTGCTCCTGTAGGCGAAGCTGCTCGTCGTTTGGGTGTGCGACTCAGTTTCCATCCTGGACAGTTTTGTGTATTGGCATCAGAAAATCCTGATATTGTAGAACGTAGCATTGAGGAGTTTGAGTATCATGCAACAATGGCCCGTTGGATGGGATTTGGCAGAAGTTTCCAAGACTTTAAAATCAACGTACACATCTCCGGACGTCAAGGTCCGCAAGGCATCAGGTTGGCATATAAACGCCTATCGCCCGAAGCCCGCAACTGTATCACTATCGAAAACGAAGAAAACTCATGGGGGCTAAATGATTGTCTTGAACTTACCGACTTACTTCCTATTGTTATGGACATTCACCACCATTGGATTAGGGAAGGCGAATACATTGATCCAACAGATAGTCGAGTCCGACAGGTGGTTGATAGCTGGCGCGGTCTGCGTCCCACTATGCATTACAGCGTCAGCCGTGAAGATGTACTTGTGGGTCACGACCCCGATGTAATGCCCAACTATCAGCACTTGTTGGCCACTGGCTATAAAAAGCAAAAATTGCGTGCACACTCAGACTTTTTCTGGAATCGTACGGTGAACGAGTGGGCCTTGACATTTTGGGATCAGTTTGACATCATGTGCGAGGCCAAAGGCAAAAACTTGGCCAGTTTTGAGCTATACCATCAAGCAATCTAATATGTAGTTTTAGCATAAATACCTTATATTAAGGTTGAAATTTTATGCTCGTTCTTTCTAACGTCTTTATCGGTAATACTGCCAACGATGGCACTGGTGATCCGTTACGCACCGCTTTTCAAACAATCGATCGCAACTTTGCTAATATTTTAGCCCAAGGTAATGCCATTGTTGGAGTTGCTACGGTAGCAGGACGCACTGGCAATGTTGTGTTGACTGTTAATGATGTTGCCGGGGCGGCTAATATTGCTTATGTTAACCAACAAACTATTGCCAGTAATGTTTTTGTAACACAAAGTTTAAGCACCGCTTATAGTAGCATTTCAGCAAATGTTTACGCAAATCTTTCAGCGGCACTAAGTGCTAATATTGCCAATGTTGCTGCTACTATCAGTGCTGGCTCATTGGGCGGTATTGCAAATTTAATTACTGTAGTTAATGCTAATGTCGCTGCCGCTAATGCATCGATTGCCACAACACAAGCAAATCTCGGAACTGCAACTACAAATATTGTTGCATTAATTGCCGGTAATGCAGCAGTTAATGCTAATCTTGGAACGGCTACAAATAACATCACCACATTGTTTACAAATGCAGCCGTACAAGCAACCAGTATCAATTCGTTAAACGCTAATGTCACTGCTGCTAATTCTGCAATAAGCACAATCAATGCCAACCTTGGATCAGTAAGCAACTACCTTAATACATTAACTACCAACACCGGAGTATTAGCTACCGAAATTAATGCAGTAAACTCTAACGTTTCTACCGTTAATCTTACAGTAGCCAGTTTACAAAGTAATGCTGCCGCACAAGAAACTGAAATTGCTGGATTACGTGCTAATATCACAGCCGCTAATGTGGCGTTTAGTAATGCTGGATTTGCAACGGTAGCACAGTTGACTGCTAATGCAACTGCGGCAAATAATAATATATCGAGCAACACATATAACATCAGCCTGCTAAATGCCAACTTGACAGCTGCCAATGCAACGATTGTTGGGCATACGTCTTCAATTGGTAATCTGCAATCTGGTTTATCAACAGTAGCTAGTTCTATAATTTCTATACAGGCCAACCTTGGTACTGCAACAACCAACATAGTTAACTTGTTAGCCAGTGGCTCTTATGCCAATGCTAACCTTGGTACTGCTACAAATAACATCACCACACTATTTTCCAATGCGGCCGCTCAATCAGTTGCCATTGGATCATTGGTTGCTGGTGTTACAATCGCAAATACAAGTATTGCTACTTTAATATCTAATGTAAGTAGTACCTCTGCTTATCTTGTAACAATTAATAATTCATTGACTGCGGTTAATTCTGCAATTGGGTCTACGAATACCAATGTTGCCACAGTTAATGCTGCATTATCGGCTAACGTAACTGCCGCCAATTTGGTGATTGCCGCAATACAGACCAACATTGGTGCATTTGAAACCTACGCCAATGCTAATGCAGTTAGTCAGACTACTCGAATTAATTTAGTAAATGCCAATGTTACTGCAGCCAATGCAGCCATAATCACTTTACAAAGTAATCTTGCAAACTTATCTGCTAATACTGCTACCAATACTACCATAGCCACAATCAATGCCAATGTTGCGGCTGCTAACGCAGTGATAACCACACATACTGCAACGTTGAGTACTATTAACAATACAGTCAATGCCTTGGTAGCAAATGTGACCACAGGATATATTCATACTGCCGGTAACATCACTGCAGGTAATATCATTGTGTCGGGCTTCTACTGGGCCAATGGTACACCGTTTATTGGTGGTGGAAATGTTGCAGTAGGATCCATTGGTAATATCACCTTCAATGGCAACAGTATTGGTACTATCAGCAACGGCAATGTGGGCATTTTCATTGACCCATACGGATCTGGAAAAATACACTTAGACAGTTACACTGGTGTTAAGAACCCCAATCCTGGACTGGTCCTGAGTGTAGGTGATGGTTCATTGTCTGCTATACCTAACACAGGTAACATTGACATTGGATTCAGCAACGGCGGGGTTGGTAATGTCACTTATCGTGGTGATGTTGCATGGGACTGGGACTGGACCGATGGAGTAGGTAATGGTACCGGAACTGGATCTCAACATGCTCGCTTTGGTCTTTACAAGCAAGGCGGCAGCAACTTCTCTACACCGTTTATAACTTTTGATTATGCAACTGGCAATGTAGTAACAGGTAATATAACTGCCACTAGTATAACCAGTAATGTTGGCAATTTTGTTAATATCAATAGCAATATCGGAGCATACCAGACCTGGGCTAATTCACATTTTGGTACTAGTAACTATAGCAACTCCAACGTGGCTAGTTATTTGATTGCTAATCCGCCTACAGGTACTTATAGTAACTCCAACGTTGCCAGCTTTTTGGTTACAAGCCCACTTGTAAACACATACAGTAACTCCAATGTTGCCAGCTATTTGATTGCTAATCCGCCCACTGGTACTTACAGTAACATCAATGTTGCAAGTTTTTTACCAACATCAACAGTTGTTACAGGAATAGTTGCAAACGTGACTGCGGCTAATGCTGCAATATCGACACTACAGGCCAATGTTGGTAGTTATGAAATATGGAGCAATGCTAATATTTCTGCACAAGCAACAACAATTTCTACTCACACCACTTGGTTAGCAAACTTACAGGCCAATGTTTATTCTAATGCTAATGTTGCTAGTTATTTGCCAACTTATAGTGGTAACGTGCAGGCCGGCAATCTGACAGTCACTGGTAATATTCAGTATATTATGGGCAATTATCGTAATTGGACCAGCAATGTTTACACAATTAGTAGTGCATTAGACCAAATTGCTGCAAGATTGAAAGCCGCAGGCTTCTAACCATAAATAACAATAACGATTCAGGAATCTAAAAATGGCATATTCACAAACATTTGTATCAGCAGTTGGAATCACAAGTCTTCCAATCAACAGTACCAAAGTTATTGTAGTTTCTAACGTGGCCTGCTACGCCAACATCAATGGCTCAGCATCAATAACCAGCAACGTAACTACACTAATCCCAGCAAACATGAGAACCCCCATTAATATGCAGGGCATTGGCAACACACTGGGTTTGTTGCCCACTGCTGGTACCGCTGCAATTACAATCACACAAGTTGGTAATGTAGCGGCTTCGGGCACTGCTGGTCCAGCATTTGGCGGCAACACATATACCAATGGTTAATGAAAGAACACTATGAGAGCAAGTGAAATATTAAGAAAAATGGCCGACATTATTGACTCAAAAGAGTCTGGTCAATCATCCAGCACTGAAATCACTAACCGTCCCGAAATTGTTGACGTTGAAGTGGGTGGTGCAGACAGCACACACGGCATCGAAGGTGCTGCACAGGTCAACACTCGTAGCATGGTTGGCCCATTGCAACAAAAATTGGATCTAATGAAAAAATTGGCTGGTGTAGAAGTTCCAGTAACTGATGTCAGCATTGCCGGAGGCGAAGAATCTTGCCCTGCTTGTGGACACTCACCTTGCGATTGTGATGCAGAAGACGAAATGTCAATCATGAAGCGCAACGCTGGTATTGCTCCTGCTGCCACAATGGTTATTGCAGACGAAGACGAGCCTTTCGAATCGTAATTTACATTGTATGAATACGTATTACGTTTATGCCTATTTAAGAAAATCAGATGATACTCCTTACTATATTGGTAAGGGGAAGGGTAATCGGGCATGGAATAATAAACATTCAGTTGTGGTGCCAAAAGATAAATCTAAAATTAAAATATTGGCAGAAAATTTAAATGAAATTGATGCATTTGAATTAGAAATAAGTCTAATAGAAAAATATGGTCGTAAAGATTTGGGCACTGGTATATTAAGAAATATGACTAATGGTGGTGAAGGTTGTTCTGGTAGAATTTTAACAGAAGAACTTCGTAATAAAATTTCAAATACTCTTAAAGGTAGAAAAATACCAACACAGACAATCGCTAAACGGGCGGAGACAATTAAGAAATTGGGTAAACCGAGTCCGCTTAAAGGAAGAAAATTATCCAACGAGCATATTGCAAAAATGAAGCAATCATTGATAGGTGTGAACGCAGGGAAACCTGGCAGAGCCTGGACGGAAATAGAGCGTAGTAAATTAAGAAAACCAAAACCCAAAGTTGAATGCCCCCATTGTAATAAAATTGGCGGATTGCCACAAATGAAACAATATCATTTTGATAAGTGTAAAACTTTAGGGAAAGAAATTTAATTATGGCAATCCAAAAACTATTTACTAGTAGAGCAAACGGTACAAACGGTGCAACCTTTGTCGGTGAAAAAGGTCACATGTTTTATGATGAGTCAACTGGTAACTTAAGGATTAGTGACGGCGTTACTCCCGGTGGTAATCCCATTGCTCTGGGTAGTAATAGAATTGGTGACATAGAGTTCAATGGAACCACAATGAGTTCCACCGGCACAAACCAAGATGTTACTATTGCTAGTAACGGTACAGGTAACATATATGTAGTTGGTAATTTTATTACTGAATCTCCATCTGGCGATGTTCTAATAGAAAGTTTATCTAACAAAACTATCAATTTTTATGTACCAGTAGTCAATAGCCTTGACTCGGGCATTGATATTATCGGTAACCCAGACCACACAGTTCAAGCCCCGCAAAATACTGGTGTATTACTTCACGTAACAGGGCAACCCAACAACAGCAGCAGAATTTACAATGATGGCCAATCGGGCTATGCTGCTTATGTAGGACGAAGATATAACGGATCCAGCAGAGCTCCAACTCAAGTATTAAATGGCAACATCATTAGTCGAGTTGGTGCTACTCCTTATACTAGCGCAGGATGGCCCGCATTAAGTACAGCTCGTATAGATTTTGTTTCCAGCCAAGATCAAACCGGAACTAACCAAGGCAGCAACATACAGTTTTGGACTAGTGCTATTAATAGCAATAGCGTTAGTCGTAGTTTAACAATAGACAGTGGTGGTATTACTTTTGCTGACGCAACAACTCAGAGTACTGCGGCTATCCCATTAACACAACTGGGCGCAGCCAGCGGTGTTGCTACATTAGACGGCGCAAGTAGACTTACATTATCACAAATTCCTACTTCGTTGTTAGGCGGAGTAAGTTATCAAGGCACATGGAACGCTAATACCAACGTACCAACACTGGCCAATGGCGTAGGTACAACTGGATATGAATATGCAGTTACTACCGGTGGTACCAACCTAGGGTCTACTTTTGTTGCAGGCGACTGGGTAATTTATAACGGTGCAACTTGGGAAAGAATTCCAGTCGGCGCCAACGGAGTAACAACATTCAATACACGTACTGGTGCTATAACATTAAGCAATGCTGATGTTATCGGTGCATTGGCTGCAAGCAGTATACAAAACGTTAAATTACAAAATTCAACAGTCACAGTAAACTCAGGAACAGGCGTCACGGGCGGTGGCACTGTTAGTTTAGGCAGTGCTATTACTGTTAGTATTGGGCAGGATGTTTCTGCAAATGCCACTCCGACCTTTGCAGGTATTAATTTAACCGCAGACAGCAACATCGGCGGTAACTTAACTCCTAGCCTTGATAATACATATTACCTTGGTAGTGAGACCAGAAAATGGAAGAGTGTCTATATTGGTCCGGGATCAATATACATCCAAGATACTGCTAACGCCGCAATAAGTGCAGAACTTACTGTTACAAACGGTGTGTTACAAATCAACGGAGCCAACCAGTTACAAGTTGGTCAATTAAAGTTTGTCGATAACACAATCCAATCCGCTACAGGCAACATTGATATACAGATCGGGTCAACTGGTTCTACTGCTAACTTAGTACTGAATCTTAACACTGTTATGGCCGCGGGTAAGACATTGACCACAGGCAATGTTGCTGTTAATGGGACTTTTAGTTCAACCAAGGGTATTACCCACAATGCAACACAGCCCACCCTAGTGGCCAATGTGGTTCCAATCAACTTTGATACAGACGATTTGATACATGTACACACAACCGGGCCCGGTACAACTCTCACTGCCAATTTGATCAACCTAGCAACTACAATAGGCAAAACAGTGGAAGTGCTGGTAATGAGTCCGGCTGGCGGCAGCACACAGTTCAATCACGGGGTGTCTAGCGGGCAATCTACAAACGGTGCTAGTATTTTTGTTACATCACACCAAAGTATGTATATCAAATATTTTAATTTCGACGGAACAACCGGTAACTTATTTGTAACTGCAATTGGTAACAATACCATTTAACCAAACTTGTTGACCTTATGCTGATATTCTAGTAGAATCTACAAATATGATATTAGCAACACTACTCTTACTCTCTGGCCTGACCATCTCGGCCGTGGCCATTTACTATTCGGTCATGGGCTTGATGGCCATCTTTTCGGCAGCCGCTATTCCCATCATGATCATGGGCATCAGTTTGGAAATTGGTAAACTGGTAACTGCGTCTTGGGTCAAAGCACACTGGCCCAGATTGCCTTGGCTCATGCGAAGTTATGCAGTAACCGCAGTGGCCATTCTAATGTTTATTACCAGTTTAGGTATTTTTGGATTTTTAAGTAAAGCACACAGTGACCAGACTTTAGTATCGGGTGACGTACAAAGTCGGATTGCAATATATGATGAGAAGATTAAGACGGCAAAAGAAAACATCGAAGTTGACCGCCGGCAACTTCGACAAATGGATGAAGCGGTGGACCAAATCATGGGCCGAAGCACAGATGAAAAAGGTGCCGATAAAGCAAACGCTGTACGCAAATCGCAACAAAAAGACCGTGCGGCTCTTGCCCGTGATATCGAAGCGAACCAGAAAACAATTAGTCAGCTCAATGACGAAGCGGCACCTGTACGTGCAGAGAATCGCAAAGTAGAAGCCGAAGTTGGACCCATCAAGTATATTGCGGCTTTTGTATACGGTGACAATCCCGATGCATCTATTTTGGAACGAGCAGTAACATGGGTCATTATCCTGATTGTTATAGTATTTGATCCCTTGGCAGTTGTAATGCTATTGGCCAGTCAAATGACGTTTGCGTGGATACGATCAGAACGAGAACCACATCCTACTATTGCAGAATCGGATACATTTGTTGGTGAAAAGCCCACACCAGAAGAGTTAGAGAGCGTTGAGGAGGAGGAACATACACCTGTCGAGGCGAACAAACATACGCAGCCTGCGGTCAGCAATGACTCAGTCGGAGAACCTCCTGACGAACCCGAAACTATTCAGTGTTACAAATGCGGCACTGAATTGGTAAATGCACCCGGCATAGGTCAATTTTGCCCTAATAAGGACTGCACAGTGATGGATGCCGTCAGTGGCGAAACAATTGAATTTGCAGTTGAATTACCCGAGCCAGAACCCACACTATATGAACGTCATCCCTATTTGAATAGACCCTGGGGCGATGGGTTTAACAATGAAAAACCAAGAGTATATACTCCAGAACCCCCCGAGCCCGTAGCAGACAATAATCCACACACTCCTGGATGGATGTTTGCTCCAGAACCCGAGCCCGAGCTTCCGATAGATATTGCAGACATGGAACGTCCCGGCGATTATGTTATAGCAACTTTGCCACCGGAACCACCTGCTCCCCTGATAATTCCGAGCATCGAAGCTGCCCCGCATCCAGGCGCCAAATATACTCCGGTAATCCCAGCAGACAATGCAGAACCAGATTTAGGCAAAGCAGCCAACAGTGACTTCGGCAATCAATTTCCTGCTGTACCAGAAAAGGGCGATGTATATTTAAGAACAGATTTCTTACCAAACAGACTATTCAAGTACAATGGTAATAAATGGATTGAAGTTGACAAAGAAGCCACAGATGTGTATGCTTATGAAGAACAGTATATTCAGCATTTGATCGAAGAAATTGATGCTGGACGTTACGATACAGATACACTGACCGCAGTAGAGCGCGAACAAATTCAACAATATTTGTCAAAAAGTAACTAAATATAAGTGTAGTTCGCGGCTGGCAGGCCCAACTACTCTAACATGGAAAGGCATGTCAGCATGAATATTTATTACGTTTACGCATACCTTAGGGAAGATGGTACTCCTTATTATATCGGTAAAGGAGTACATAAAAGAGCATGGAAACAACATAGAAAAAATGGTATGTATGTCTGGACACCAAAAGACAAATCAAGAATAGTAATTCTTAAAGAACATTTAACTAACCAACAAGCAAAAGAATTAGAAATAGAACTAATAGTAAAATACGGACGCAAGGATATCGGAACTGGAATTTTACGCAATATGACAGACGGAGGCGAAGGATTGCATAATCCGTCGCAGGAAATTCGTGATAAAAAATCAAAATCAATGATTGGTAAAAATACTAATCCTAAATCTCTACTACATCGTAAAAAAATTAGTGAATCGATGATTAGTGTAAATAGAGAAAAAATGTTAAATGGGACTCATCATTTATTAAATGATATAAAATGCCCACATTGTGAGAAAATTGGACAAATGACCGCCATGAAAAGATGGCATTTTGACAACTGTAAAAATAATATATAATGCATTCAAATTTTATAACTCCCCCAGATTTTGTAGATTCAGTACTAATCGTAGATGCCACCAAAGAACAAATTGAGTCAGTGGCACAACATTGCAAGGATGCGCAAATCCCGTATAATGTGTATCTTTACAATTCAGCAATGAACGATTTAAATTGGCTAGGGCAAGCAATTGATCGAGCAGATACGGTATTATTAGCGCAAGATAGTCCAGCGCCCATACTAAACCACATAAAATTTGGAGCAGATCAAATTCTAAAGGAACCAGCAGATTATTTTGCTAAATAAAGCACTATGGCATATAATTCAAAACATACCAAAGGCATGACAGTTGTTGTGGTCAACGACCAAGTAGACAAGGCCATGCGTAAATTCAAGAAGAAAGTTCTAGAGTCGGGCCTGTTGCGTATACTCAAAGAAAAAGAGTTTTACGAAAAACCCACAACTGCACGCAAGCGAGCAAAATCTGCTGCTAAAAACCGTTGGCAAAAGAAAATCGCCGCGGAATCTCTTCCTAAAAAACTTTATTAAACTTTTAACTCCCTAATCCGATGACATATGATATAATATTGTTTACGGATTCTATTATTGGGTATAGTAGAATCCGCACCCTCGGGCCATATCGACTTGCATCAGAACTTAGAAAACATGGATATACTGTTAAAGTAGTTGATCACACACAACATATATTCTGCGACCATCGGCTAGCATTAAAAATATTCAAAAATTTAATTGGCGATAATACCATATTTGTCGGATTTAGCGGTACACATTTTTCTACAAAAGCAGTAAGTAAACTCAGCTTTTCCCATAACAATGCGTATCAAGAAACAATGGGATATAGACCCAGTCCGTATCCTGGAGACGAAAAAAGATTTTCAATCTTCTTGTCAACAATAAAAAGTATAAATCGCAATACCAAAATAGTTTACGGTGGTGCATGGACCAATGCTGGAATTAAATTTAATGCTGGTATAGATTATGTAGTAAAGGGATTAGCAGATACAACCATTGTTGAACTGGCAAATCATTTAAAGTTTGGAACTCCTTTAAAATTCATGCCCGGATCATATCCAGGGCAAAAATTAATAAATCATGACCCATTGGGATTGAGTTTTGACTTTCCAAATAGTTTTACCAAATTTGAACCCACTGACCACATACGTCAAGGCGAAGTGATGTGTATAGAAACCAGTCGCGGGTGTATGTTTAAATGTAAATTTTGTACTTACTTGTTATTGGGCAGAAAAAAGACTGACCCCAAATATCACAAAGAAATAGACATAATCACACAAGAATTAAAATACAACTGGGATAACTATCGGATCAACAAATATTACATAATAGATGATACATTCAATGAAACAACTGAAAAATTAGAAGCCATAAAACAAGCTGTTATTCAAGCTGGTGTTCCCGATTTTTCTTTTTTTGCATTTCTTAGGCTTGATTTGATAAAAAAACATCCTGAACAGATACAACTACTCAAAGATATGGGCTTAACATCTGCTTATTTTGGAATCGAAACATTCAATGATGCTACACTCAAGTTGATAGGTAAACCCATGAAAAGCTCAATGGTAAAAGAGTTTTTGGGAGAACTCAAGTTGGCCTGGGGCAATCAAGTTATGATATACGGATCTTTTATCTTTGGATTACCATACGACACTCCCGAAACTGTAAGTAAATGGATGGAGTGGTTAGAAGATGCCAACTGCCCGATAGATTATGTTAGAGTACATCCATTTCATATGTACAAAGATATTCCGAGTGTATTTGGATTAGACATTGAAAAATATGGATACAGTCTGACAGAACTAGACGACAAATATGAATTTGATACGGAAGTTCATTGGAAAAACGAACATTGGAATGTCAATGACGTCAACATCTTGGCTAAAAAATACATGGAAAAAATGTATTATTCAAGAAGGAACAAAGTAAGTGCATATGAAGTAATGGGTCTACAGGATATAGGATATAAATTTTCAGATATACAAACTCGTGCAAAATTTGATTATGATCGTATAGAGATAAAAAACAGATTGGAAATGCAGAAAAATGAATATATTGCAGAATTATGCAAGTATGAGGGAATTGACATATGAAGATAAACTTAGAAAGAATCAAAGAAGAACAATTTAAGTTGGCAAATCACCCTTTACTGGCAAAACCCGTTATACAGAATGTAAAAGAATTAACCATTTTTATGGAGAGTCACGTATATGCAGTATGGGACTTTATGAGCATGTTGAAGTTTTTACAAAATGCAATCGTGCCTTCTACTGTGCCTTGGGTGCCAACCAATTACAAACGTAGTTCAAGTGCCAGGTTGATAAATGAAATTGTAATTGCCGAAGAAAGTGATTTTAATCTATCAGGAACATCCAGTCACTTTGATTTATACTGTCAAAGCATGATGGAAATCGGAGCAGACATTGGCCCAATTACCAAATTTATAGAAACAGTAAAAACCAGCGGAGTTGATGCGGCACTAAAATTAAATTCAGTACCAAAAGAAAGTAAAGAATTTGTCTCCAGTACATTTGACTTTATCAACACAGGAAATCCGCATGTGGTAGCGGCAGCATTTTGTTTTGGCAGAGAAACTGTTATCACTGACATGTTCAGTGCGTTGTTGGCTCAGTTAAAAATTCCCAGAAATCAAACTCCTAGATTTTATTATTATCTAGAAAGACATATCGATATAGATGGCGACGAGCATGGGCCGGCTAGCCTGGATTTGATTGAAATGTTATGCGATAGTGATCCTGTTAAGATTGTTCAAGCTGAACAAGCAGCAGTATCAGCTATTCACCATAGAATACATTTATGGGATGCAGTTCTAAAAAGAATTCAACCAAAATAATTGTATTTTATTAGACTTTGTGTATAATAAATAAATGTGTAGTGCCGATAGTCGGGCTACAACATTAGTCATAACTTGCTTATTAAAGGAGAAATAAAATGACACAATTTACACTTCACACGATTGATTTACCAGCTTTACACCGTCACGCAATTGGCTTTGACCAACTGTTTGATCAGCTGAACAAAACCTTTGCCAACAGTAAAGCAGATGGTAATTATCCCCCACACAACGTGGTCAAACTGGACGACACACACTATGTGTTGGAGTTGGCCGTTGCTGGGTTCAGTGAAAAAGAAATCGATCTTGAACTAAAGGACAATGTTCTTACAGTAAAAGGCGAGCAAACAAAAACTGACAAAGATGTGGAATACTTGCATAAAGGTATTTCAACTCGCAATTTTGTTCGCACATTTCCCTTGGCTGAACACATTCAAGTCAAAGGTGCTACAGTTAAGAATGGTATCCTAGCAGTTGCTCTTGAGGAAGTAGTTCCGGAAGAACAAAAGGCTAAAAAGATCGCCATAACATTTGCTAAGTAATCAGCAGTATGTTACAATAAGGGGAACTTAAAACTTCCCCTTTTATTATGAGTGAAAAATAATGGCCAATACAAAAACAGAAACTCCAGTGAGAGAACGAATCGCTCCTAAACAGAACATTCCCGAACCTCCGCAATACAGAATAATTTACATCAATGATGAAACTACCACACAGGAGTTTGTTGTTGAAACGCTACGACTTATTTTTGGCTACGATGAAGGTGCTGCTGAAGCACTGACATTAAAAGTTCACGAAGAAGGATCTGCAGTAGTAGCAGTAATGCCATATGAAATGGCTGAACAAAAAGGTATAGAAGTCACCTTGTTGGCACGCAACAATGGTTATCCTTTACAGGTAAAAATTGAACAGGACAGTTAAAATGATAGGTTAAATGTTGTCAATGTAATAAATAATGTATAGGAGATATCATGTACGGATACATTTACAAGACGACAAATTTAATCAATCAAAGATCTTATGTTGGGCAGAAAAAATCAGCAAATTTTTGCCCAACATATTATGGATCTGGTGTTATATTAAATGATGCCATAAAAAAATACGGTAAAGAAAATTTTAAAATTGAAATACTTTGTTGGGCAGAGTCAAAAAAAGAACTTGACATGCTCGAAATAGAATACATTAAAAAAAGTAAGTTAGTAGAAAATTTATATAATATAACAGATGGTGGCACTGGTGGTGATACTACAAGTAATCATCCCAATAAAGAATTGATAACGAAAAAAAGGTCTGCTGGAATAAAGCAGTGGCATTCTTCTTTAACTACCGAACAGAAAACACTCCGTAATCAAAAAATACAAAATTCTAAAAAAGGAAAATCAAATGGACATGAAGGTTTAACCCAAACTGCTGAAACTATCGAAAAAATACGTAAAAGCAATATTGAATTTGATAGAGCAAATAATCCAGCCTGGAAAAAATCTCATGGTGAAGCAATGGCCAAAAGAGTTGGAAAACCATTGATAAAAAAATATAAACCAGTTATAATAAACAATATAGAATATCCCTCAATAAAAGATGCTATGATAGCATTAGGGATAAAACATAGAGCAACTTTTTACGACAAAATACATCGTAATATTATTACCATAAAATACATATGAACATATTTAATAATTTTAAAAAACTCAAAGCCGATGGAAAACGAATTGGTATAGTTTTTAGTTCGTTTGATCTTTTACATGCTGGACACGTGGCCATGTTATCGGATGCCAAAAATCATTGCGATTATTTAATTGCTGGCTTGCAAACAGATCCCACAATTGATCGCCCCGATACCAAAAACAAACCTATCCAAAGCATTGTGGAACGTCAAATACAATTGGCAGGCTGCAGATACGTAGATGAAGTTGTGGTATATAGCACGGAGCAAGACCTAGTAGACATCTTACTTACATTACCAATTGATGTACGTGTATTGGGTGTTGAGTACGAAGGCAAACGATTTACCGGTGATGAAGCCTGCTGGGCACGTGGTATCGAAATTGTACACAATGGACGAGATCACAGTTTCTCCAGTACCAATTTGCGTCGACGTGTGGCTGAAGCAGAAAGCCACAAAATCTTGACAACTAAGTAAAAACCTAGTATAATACAAGCATGGATTGTATGATTGATTTAGAATCGTTAGGAACCCGCCCTGACTGTGCCATACTCACACTAGGCGCAGTCAAGTTTGATCCTTTTGAAGTTGACCGGTTCGGAGACGGATTGTATTTCCGAATTGATGTTAACGAACAGTTAGAACTGGGCCGTGAGGTACAAGAAGATACTCTTGAATGGTGGGGGAGACAAGCTGAAGATGTTCGTGAAGAAGCATTAGGCGAAACCGGACGCATCAGCCTAACCGACATGTATCAACAACTGAATAGATTCTTAGTTGGCGTAAATAATATTTGGTGCCAAGGCCCTGCATTTGATATTGTGATACTAGAAAACATCTATAGACAAATGGGCTGGCCTACACCTTGGCAGTTTTGGCAAATACGTGATAGTCGTACCTTGTTTGGAGTACATGGCGATCCTAGAGAAAAAAACAAAGCCGGCCTACACAATGCCTTAGAAGATTGTATTAGCCAAGCACAAGGTGTGCAGGAAATATATCATAGATTAAAAATATCAAAGGAACGTTAATGCAAATAGTTTGGGAACCAACTGCAATTCATTTGCTAAAGAGCAAGCATACCTTGTTAGAGCTTGAAACTTTTGACGTCAATGGCGAGCCTACTCCGGTGTATTGTGTACTGCCAGCAGAAAAGATTGTGATGGAAATGTCTACATTGGAAAGTTACAAGAATCTGCACCAAGAGTTTATAAATGCTTACAATGCCAAAAACTATCAACTGTGTCGAGATTTAATGCCTATATTAACGGGCAAATTTGGCGGGGAACTAGACTCTTTCTACGAAGAAATAGCAAAGAAGATAGACTAAAACGCAGTACTTAATTTTACAGATACCAGTGTGTAAATATCTGTAAGATTAAGGAGATGCCGATGAGTTGGTTTAGACGCAAACCCAATGTGAAAGAACCCCCAAGTCATTCATCTCATCGATATAGTCCCACTGTTGAACGCCTACTCCGAGAAACCAAGGAATCTTCAAAACCCACTATAATACCCCCAGTTAAAAAAGTCAAGAAATGATCGAGTATCAATTATATAATATGTACCAACAATGGATACAGGGTATAGAAGACTACGCAGAACATTGGGTTATGTTTGTTGAAATAGTTGCTAAAGAATTCTCTATAACCGAAGACGAAGTAATACGTCGCCTACAAAAATATAGTTGGTTTGCTTGGCCCGGTCACTAAATACTGCTTTAAGGAGTGGCTATGTGGCGATCAATAGCGTTCCTATTAGCCCTAACCAGTCTTGTAGCCAACGCCCAAATATATAAATCTCAAAAACCCATTGTTTGTAGTGATCTTAAAACTGTAATAGAATATGTGTCTGGCGAATATAATGAAGTGCCATTTTGGAATGGTGCTGACGATGACTCCAAATACATATTGATGGTTAATCCCAAAACAAAATCCTGGACCATGATCCAATACCAAAACAACGATGCTTGTGTAGTTGGAGTGGGTAATCGCGCTCATTTAATCAATTTGGGCAAAAATATTTAAATTGTAATGAGTTTGTAATAAAACTGTAACATATTTGTGTTTAAATAGTAATATAACACAAAGGAAAATCAATGAACAAACTCTTAGCAATTTTATTAGCCACAGTGGCTATGGTCAGTCAAGCACAAGTAACTGGGGCAGGTTCCAGTTTTGCAGGTCCATTATATTCAAAGTGGGCAGCAGAATACAATAAGGAAACTGGTATTGCTATCAACTATCAACCAGTGGGATCAGGTGCTGGTATGAAGCAAATCGAAGCAAAGACCGTGGACTTTGCCGGCACAGATGATCCTGTTACTACAGATGAAATTCGTGCAAAAGGTTATTATCAATTTCCAACTGCGGTAGGCGGTGTTGTTCCGGTAATCAATCTCAAAGGTGTTGAACCCGGCAAGTTAGTGCTAGACGGACGAACTTTGGCAGACATTTTCCAACGTAAAATTTTAAACTGGAATGATGCAGCCATTGCTAAACTAAATCCTGGGTTAGCATTGCCAGATCAAGCAATCACACTGATCGTACGCAGTGATGCATCGGGCACTACCGCAGTATTCACAGACTTCTTGAGCAAAGTCAACGAAGAATTTAAAAAGAATGTGGGCACAGGTAAAACAGTTATCTTTGGTAAAGAAGGTATTGTGGCAGGTAAAGGCAATCCTGGAGTTGCTGCATACGTGCAACAATTCCCTGGAGCCATTGGATATGTAGAGTATGCTTATGTTAAGCAGGCCAAGATGAATTATGTTGTGATGAAAAATCGCAAAGGACAAGTTGTTCAACCCGATGATACCACATTTGCAGTCTCGGCCAAATCAGCAAACTGGGACGTTCCCGGATTTGCGGTTGATTTAAACAACCTGGATGGTTGGCCCATTACCAGTGCTACATTTGTTGTTGTTTACAAAGGATTAGACCGTACACCTGCAGTGACTAAATTCTTTGATTGGGCATTTACCAAGGGCGATAAGTCAGCAACTGATTTAGATTATTTGGTTTTACCTGACCGAGTTAAAAATAAAATCCGTGCAGAATGGAACGCTAAGTAAAATAACCGGCCACAACGATAGAGTGGATGTTGGAACTCGTAACCAACACTGAGAGCCGAAAGGCTCTTTTTTATGGCTAACAAAATATTTGACCTACTAGTAGAAATACTATATACTATTACTTTATTGAATTCAAAGGAAAATAAATGACAACAACAGTAACAATCGGGGTAGTCCCAATCAACGCAACTTATAACGCAGTAACGGGCACAACCAGTGGCTCGGGTACCGGTGCTAAGTTTGACGTAACAAAAACCAATGGCGTATATACAACCGCAGTTGAATCTACTAACTCGGGCACAGGATATGCTCTTGGTGATACAGTAACTATTGCTGGTACTGCCCTTGGTGGCGCAGCTCCCACTAACAATGACGTGGTAATCGTTACCGGCATTGGTACAGGTGGTAAAATCACTGGCTTTGCTACATCTGGTACTGGCGCTATTGGCAATGGCATCATTGACACCATCATTGATGTAACTGGTACTAACGGTATTGACAACTATGTGCTTAATGATAAGAGTGCAGACTACACAGTGGTTAATGATACAACCAACAAGGCTATTTTAGTAACATCTGCATTAGATACAACAGTGAGTTTCAAATTAGAAAATCACGAGCGTATTACATTCACAGACAAAGCAACTGCATTTGATGTCAGCGGAACTGCTGGCGACGTGTATGCATTACTCAAAGCCGGCTTGGGCGGCACAGTCAACACCACATACGAAGGTCTTGGTATCAAAATGGAAGACGCCGGACAAACCAGCGCACAAGTTGGTCAAGCCATTGCCAGCTCTAGTGTATTTGCAACAGCCGCAGGTGGTTCAGACTATGCAAGTTTTGTTAACTTTGTTTACACCAACGTAGTCGGAACTGCTCCTACTCCTGCACAGGCCTTGCCTTATGTAACACAGTTGGCCACTGGTGCTACTACTGAAGGTGCTATGTTGGCAGCAGCTGCACACATTACAGCATTCCAACAAACCATTGGATTGGTTGGTGTTTCTCCTGCAACAACTGGTGTATTAGCTGGAACAGGAATCGATTACATTCCGGCATAAGTTTCGTTAACTTAACCAAAAGGCTCTTCGGAGCCTTTTATTTTGGTTGTATGTAAATACTGTATGTATTACATCCTTGTAATTTTATTGCTATTTCCCTCTGCATTTGCTGGCGACATAGATCAGTGCAATCAAATACACGAAACAAATCAACATCATTTATGCATTGCGAGAGTCACTTTGAGCGCCACTGAGTGCGAAAAAATCAACAACTTGGAACTAAAAACCACATGTATTCTTAACGTTAGAGACAGTCAAAGGCAAATAAACTCATTCCATCCCACGAAAACTAAGTAGTAGCACTTAAGTTCAGTAGATTGCTTTATAAATATTTAGGTAAGACTTACCTTATGGAGCAATCAAATGATAAGAAAAATAATAATGATTGGTATGTCTGCGTTGATCGCCTTGTCTGCGACTGCACAAACATCACCTACGATAATAAACCAAAGCACTGCTTTGGGTGGCTACAGTTCATCTAGTTTGGTTGATACCAACAGTACTAGCAATAGCGTTAGTACAATCAATTCAAACAATGTCAACAGTGGCACAGTTACCAACAATAACAATACCGCTCTTAGTGGCGGTACTACCAATGTTAATACCAACAACAACGTTCAAAGTGGAACAGTGACCAACAATAATGTATTGAGCGGGTCAGTTACCTACACCAACAATAACGTTCAAAGTGGTACACTAACAAACAACAATAATAACGTTAACACATCTACCAGTACAAACACAAATTATCAGTATGGGACAATGACCAATAACAATAATAATAATAATGTTAATACATCTACCTCTACTTCAACAAGTACCAATACTAATAATAACAACAATGTTAACACTGGTACAATGACCTACAACAATAACAATGTTAACACTGGTACAATGACCAACAACAATAACAATGTTAATGCCAGCACTAGTACCGCTACCAATAACAACGTCAATCAAAACATTCAAAGTGGAACATTAAACAACAACAATAACAACGTAAGTGATATCACTCAGCGTGTTATTCAACCTCCTCCAACTGCTATAGCACCTGCTATGATGTCGGGTGGTAATGCTGACCTGTGTACAACAGGTACCAGTGGATCAGTTCAAACACAAATATTTGGTGTTAGCACTGGTGGTACAGTTCGTGATTTGAATTGCGAACGATTAAAATTGTCCAAGACTCTTTACGATATGGGAATGAAAGTGGCTGCTGTTGCTACCATGTGCCAGGACCGTCGTGTGTTTGATGCCATGGCACAGGCCGGAACACCTTGCCCTTATGAAGGTAAGATAGGCGAACAAGCCAAGGCAGCATGGGCAGACAATCCAGAGAAGATGCCTAAGGATGATGAAAAGGATAAAGTTGATGACACTAAGAAAAATATTGGCCTTGGCGCTTTGCTTGGCATCCTTGCTTTTAAATTATTCTAAAGCACAAACAGTACAGACAGTAAATCCAAATACTGGTGTTGTTTCTTCTACTGGAAATTTGATCAATCCAACAGGATGGAACGGAATAACATATACCAATACTGCTGGAGTAAGTCAGTGTTGTTGGGGCGGTCCTGCACCTGCAATGAATCAGGATACTAATACTATTCGATTTTCTTGGGGTTACAGTACCGCTTCGCAAATAATCGGCATTAACACAGCGTTGGCCAATGCTGGCTCTGGCATTAAACTCAACGGCTATAATTATTCTTGGACCATTGATAATGAAGGCGCTACTCAAGGAACATTAACTGGCAATGTCAGCCTACAAGGTGCCAATGGGCAGACATTAGAAAGTTACAGTTACAATTATAACAATACAAATATCAATTTACAAACATTCTCGGGTACGCAAAATTTTACCACCAATTATAGTTTGTCATCTGTAAGCAGTCTTGATGTATCATTTACTGGCAAAGATAATCGATTCTGGGCAGGATACTATGGACCGAGAGTACGTGATGTTAATGTATCATTGAACTATACTAGTTCTCCTTCGTCAACTGGCACAAGTACTACAACACCAACCGTTCCTACAACTACAAATTCGTCATCTAATAATGTAACTGTTGGTCAAACTGGTCAAACTACAGTAACTACTAGTTCAACCGCAGTGACTCCGCCGACTGGCCAAACATCGAGTAATCCCACAATGACCAGTGTGACAACAGTTAATGCTGGTGGTGCTAATGTAAGTTCTACTGGCACAGTTTCGGCACAAGATGGTGTACCACAAACAGTTAAAGATTCAGTAGCGTCGTCTTCACCTTCAGCCGCTACCCCAACAACTGCCAGCACATCATCTAGTACCAAGGCCGGTCCATCTACAACTGCAATGAAGGCACTAAGACAAGCAGAAGCAAGAGACCAAGCAACACAAAAAGCCGCACTACAAAATTCACAAGCATCATTGGCCGCTTCGACTGCACAAGCACAACAATCATCTGCACTGGCCGTCAGCGTCATGCAGGGATCTGCGGCTTCTGCAATAACCGCAACCAGTTTGTCTAATAAAAGTATTACTGGATCAATTGGATTAAACCCATTTGCTCCATCTGGAACAGGTATAACTGTTAATACTACGTCTTCACAACAGTCAACTCCTGTGCAAACACCAACCTTTGTTTCACAACCAACACAGGCTACTAGATTTACAGAAGTTGCTACACAAGATGCCTCAGTTGGCTCTTTGGGATTAAACCGACCCGGCAACCCCGTAAATGATGCAATGAACAGTAGATTTGAATTGTCTAACAATTTGCAAGAAACCAAAACAGAAACAGTAAATCGTAATGCTCAGCAAAACGAAGCCGCTGGAGCAGTTACTATCGAAGCAATGGCCACCCAACCAAAGGGATTTGAAGCATATTCAGTCACACTACGAGATGCGGCTTTTTATGCACCCAAAGAAGTCTACGCAAATCAAGCAACAGTAGATAACGTAAGAGCACTAAGACAAATGGCAAGCGAACGTCTATACCAAGAAATGCTTGACATGCAATACAAAATAGGAGAATAATATGTCAGAAGAAATTAAAAGTGTTGATGCAAAAATTGATGATGCTGAAGCAGCAGTAAAAAAGTATGCCAGCAAAGATACAGTTATCAGCATCGGCGGATATGAATTCACCCCAGCAAAACTAATGGTGGCATTTACATTGGCTAGCTCGTTACTTGGTGGACTATACGGATGTTTCCAAGTTTACCAAGACTATATGAATATGAAGAAAAAGATTGCTGATTACTCAGCACCAGACTTGAGCGACTACGACAAGCGCCTGGCAGTGATTGAAGAAACTCTGGGCAAGACCAATGACTATACTCGTGACATCAAAAACGATTTAAAAAATGACATACGTCGTAACGAATCAGTTACCGAAACAGTGGAGCGCAGTTCAAAAGAAACCATGCGTGAAACAGACGCAGAGATACGTGCCATGCGCAAAGATGTGCGCGACGACCTAGACAAAGTGCGCAATGACATGGACAAGTTAAAATCTACTACAGATGCCAAATTGGAAAAACTCAATAGAGATGTAGACAGCAAAATCCAAAAAGCCATCGACAATCCATTGGCCAACAAATAAGATTGTAACACAATTGTAACAATCTTCTACGTAAATACAATATGAACAAAACTTACAGGACTATTTTCATTAGTGATGTACACTTAGGAACCAAGGATGTTGTAGATCAAGGCATAACTGGATTTATGGTTTCGGAATCTGTGGGCTTGCGTGCCGCAGTGGATCAGTGTATAATGATGGATAGAACACAAGTAGAACAAGCCAGTCATCGTTGGTCTTGGGAAAGTTGTTGGAAGATTTTTAAAGACAGTCTGACTTTAGCAAAATAAATATTAGTTCAATTAGGAGTTTTCAATGAATGTAGGCATTATAGGCCGCGGCTATGTAGGTTCAGCAGTGGCAGCAAGTTATAGACCCGATGAGTTAATGATCAATGATCCCGCATATCCGGACATCAGCAGACCACTTAGCGAATTAAAAGACAAATGCGATGTTATTTTTATCTGTGTGCCTACACCACAAAGTGCAGACGGTGCTTGTGATACCAGCATATTAGAGTTAGTCGTTGAACAACTGTTTGGATATCGAGGTCTTGTAATCAGTAAAAGCACTGCAAGTCCCTCAGTATACACTCATTTAGAAAAAGAGTCCGGATTACGTTTTGCTCATGTGCCTGAATTTTTAACACAGGTAAACGCAGTCAACGATTACTTGGAACCACACAAAGTGGTCATTGGGTGCTCTGAAGGACTCAGAGCAGATATTACTAAGGTATTGATCGACAAAAGTTCAGTTAAGTTTTACGGAAAAATTGATTACTGCACAGTAGCCGAAGCCAGTATGTTCAAGTATTTGGCTAACACACAGTTAGCAATCAAAGTAACAGTTAATAATGAATATTACGATCTGTGTCAATCTCTAGGTATTGATTGGGCCACTATTGCAGATATGGCCAAAACAGATCCACGCTTGGGCACTAGTCATTGGGCAGTACCCGGGCCTGACGGCAGTAGAGGCTATGGAGGTGCATGTTTCCCTAAGGATACTGCCGCTTTGGCTAAGATTGCACGTGATTTAGACATCAATTTAGCGGTTTTGAATGCCGCAATAGCAAAGAACTCAAAGTATAGACCTGACGGTATTTAACTAAATACTTCATGTTCCTACATGATATATTAAACGAAGATACTAGACGCGATGTCCTAAGAAAATTTGGTGCAGGCGCCGCGGCAGCCGCAGGTGTTACAGGCACCAAAGCTGACGAACTGGATGATTTTGTTACACATTATAGTAAACAAAATAACATGTCACTTGCGCCAGTAGAGGATGACAAACTTGGCATTATCATTCAGTTCTTAAATGATGCAAAAGAAAAGTTAGCAACTGCGGCTACTACAACAGTTCAAGCCGCTAACCCGAAGGCACCGGCACATCCTGCATCACAACAAGCAAAAGGTGTTGCACCTGCTAAACACGAGTATATTCCTGTAACTAAATCCCCGCTGGAACCAATCTTAAAGAAGTTTGCTGAAGCAGAACACATAACTGGTGCATACCTAATGGCATTCTTAGCTACATGTGCGCATGAGTCGGCTATGTTTACTAAACTAGTTGAAGACAGTTCAGGCAAACAGTATGAAGGACGCAAAAGTTTAGGCAATGTAAAGCCCGGAGACGGTCCACGTTTTAAAGGACGCGGGTTTATTATGCTTACAGGACGTTGGAACTATACTGCAGCCTCTAGAGACATATTTGGTGATGATAGATTAGTTCAAAATCCCGACTTGGTTGCCAAACCCGAAATAGCCTTACGCACAAGTTTATGGTTTTGGAAAAATAGAGTTGAACCAGATTTAAAACGTCGTGGACAACACAACGTAACTGCCGCAACTCAAACCGTTGACCCTGGTAAAAACAAAGCAGTTCACTTGGATCGCAGACAAGATTTGGAAAAACGTTTCCAAATGGCACAACGATAATGTATATTGTACCCCCAGTATTGGATAAACTATTAGCCAAATGGTTTGACTTGAACCAATGGTGGATGCTACAATTGTACTTTATGCCATACGCTATCTTAAACGACCTTTCGAGCATTAATAAGTCCAAATGAAAAAACTTTTATTGGTGTTGTTAACAACAGTTGTATTACCTACCTTTGCTAAAACAATAACTGCTACAAGTTGGTTAGTGGCCGACGGTGAAGGTAAGTTATTACAAAGCGAAAATATTGAAGAAGTTCGTCCTATTGCTAGCATTAGTAAACTAATGACGGTCATGGTGGTGTTAGATGCAGATCAAAATCCACATACTGACTTAATAGGAGTCAGTAGAGAACAACGCATAATGATGGCGTTGGTAAAATCTGATAATAACTCAGCAAAGTTGTTGTGCGATTATTACCCTGGCGGTAAAACTGCTTGTGTCACAGCAATGAATGCCAAAGCACAACAGTTAGGTATGACACATACTCACTTTATCGAAGCAACTGGTCTCAGTGTGTTTAATGTCAGTACTGCCGGCGAGTTGGTTAAACTAGTAACCGAAGCCAGTAAGTATAAACCCATTGTTGATGCGGCTGCTAGTCCCATTGTAAAGATTCGTATGAAGCGTCGTTGGCTAATATTATATAATACTAACCCTGTCATTGGCAAACGACACAATTTTATTGTCAGCAAAACAGGTTACATACACGCATCAGGCGGATGCATTGTAATGATGTTAGATACTGATGTGGGACGTAGAATTGTTGTAGTGCTTGGTAGTAAGAATACGCATACACGTATTCCCGAAGCAGAGTTTATTGCAGAGGCCTATTGATTTTTACAAGACCTAGAGCTTGTAGTATACGGATATACATCCACCCTATATCAAATTCACCAGGTTTTAGACTTAACTTGGGTCTTGCTGGGCTCAAATGATGATTGTTATGTAGTTCTTCTCCACCAACTATAATACCCCAGGGCACTAAGTTGCGACTATTGTCTCTAGAATTGCCATTGCGATAACCCCACCAGTGTCCTAGACCATTGATAACTCCTGCAGCCCAAAACGGTATCCATAACATTTGCACCGCCCATACTACAAATCCCCATGGTCCGAATATAGACATATCTATTAGCAACATTATTCCTATGCCAGTGAAGTTATGTGGGGTATATAAGTTACGCTCAATCCAATCATCTGGAGTTCCTACGCCATATTGGGCAACCATTTCCGCATCTTTGGCTGCCGAACTATACAACAAAGCACCGCCAAACAACACACGCCATAGGCCGTATACCACAGGACTGTGTGGATCTCTTGCTAAATCACTGTATTGATGATGTTTGCGATGTATAGCAACCCATTGCTTAGTAATCATGCCCGTGGTTAGCCATAACCAAAAGCGCATAAAGTGTTCGACTACAGGATTAAATTCAAATCCGCGATGTGCTTGACCGCGATGCAAAAACAAAGTCACACATACTATGGTAATATGTGTGACCACAAGTGTATAAATTAGTGCCAACATTGATTAAGCGTAAGTATTCACGGGCTTAGGGTCTTCGTGATGTACTAGTTGTCCATTAGCATCGTATACTTTGATAGTATGTGCATCTTGTTTTTTTGCAAAACCTATGGCTTCTTCGATTTCCTCAAAGAAGTGATCTACGGTTTTTAATATTCCGCCAATCCACGTATGTTGTCTAACTCGATGATCTGCCATGGTAAATCCTTATGCGTAAGTATTAGTAATAGTGGGTTGTATACTATGAAGTAATTCGTTAGAATCTGTGTAAACCTTCACTGAGTGTGAATCTACTTGATTTTCTGCAAATATCTTTGCATCTTCAAATGACTCAAAAAAATCCCATACAGTTGTTAGTTTACCGTCGATCCAACGATGAGATTTTACTTTGTGAAAATTAGGCATTTAGGCATAACTTTCTGCAGTTGGAGTACCTTGTTCGACAATGTTGTGAGATAATTGATTGGTATGATCGAATACCTTTACACTATCAGCACCTTCAACGCTATTAGCAAACGCTAGCGCAGCCTCTTCGGATTCAAAAATCTGATCTTTAACTTCTAATCGACCCATTCTCCAGTGGTGTGTTCTTACTCTGTGAGCTCTTGACATAGTTGTTTCCTTAACTGAAGTATTTATGCCATGTATTGGCAGTTTTACTGGTATAGCGTGTTAATGCCCATTGATTTGATAGTACATTGATTTGTGGCCAACGGTATGCCAACATCAATTTATTGCATATATCTTCGCTAGAAGTAGGATCAGCACAAAATATTGGTATAGCCCAGGGTATTTCTCGGCTGCCCACAAGCGGAACACCCTGACTAATGATATCTGCACCTACGATATTGAATGTTTCGCTAAAGCTACATTGAAGACCAATGTCCATTTCGGCGCACAATTCTAAGAATTGTTCACGTGGAGTCCATTGATGATTGATCAGTTGATGCCCGTGATCGCTTATTTGTTGGAATAGACCTTTGAGATTGGCCAAGGCTGGACCACCCTGCATTTCAATACGTCCTGCATTGACGTGGAACCGCAGTTGTTTGCCTATTTTATTTGCAAAATCAATGGCAGCAAATGCTTGGACTAAATGATTTTTAAGTGGACGAACTGCACCAAAACAACTGACATCAATCCAGTACTTGTTTTTGCTGAATTGTTTATTGACATAATCCTGCGGATAGTAATTTGGCATATAAATTACTTTTTCTTCTGTCGTAGCATCGTCCCATTGATTTTTATGCTGTAGATATAATCTTGTTTCACGCAACATACGTGGTGCATTAACACCAATGATTATATTTTTAAACATACTGTAATCACCTAACCAATCCATGGCCATACCTTCTCCGGCCATGAATGGCATTTCACTGTGGATACGGATAATCCATTTTACATTAGGATGCAACTTTTGTAAGATAGCAAACTTCTGAGGTACTACCCACAAGGCCTCAATGATAACATGAGTCGGTTTAAAAGCAGTGACTTCGCGGTCTATGGAATTGTTGTCGGGAACAACCACTAACTTAGATTCGATATCTAAATCATTGAGCATGTTGTTCATAAAACTGGCACTATTATATAGGCCTGTACTTAGTCCTACATGGTTATGGACGGTTGCGTTGAAATCTTCACGACGCTTGAGAATGAATAATATTTTTGACACAGGGCACCTTAGTTGAATTACAAGTATTTATATCTTGTTATATTACAGTTACATTACTTTACATAGCGTTTAACGGAATATAACAGGTAGTTAAATATTTATATGAGTAATGAACGATCCTTCACAGATTGGGTACTGGACTTGTCCTTTGCAGTATTCTTTTGGTCAATGTTTGCTATAGTACTTGGATTATGGTCAATAGCAATGATTGTTCTGTTGGTTTATATTCATTTTTTCCGATAACCACTTTATCGACCAACATATTTTTGCGGGCCTTCTTCTACTCTGCGTTCATCTTCGGTTCTAGGAAACAATCCAGCACCGTATTGCGGATATTTTTGTTGCCGGTCATATGCCACCCAAACAAACAAGCTAGCAGTAGTGAATACCCCAACCAACATTAGAACACCCCAGATTGCTTCGTCTCGTAACGCTTTCATTCTAGCTCTACGTCTTTTAGCTTGAACTTCTTCAGCACGCATTTTGTTAGTGAGTAGAAACTTTTGTTGTGCACCCATTTCTTTCATCATTTCGCTGACGTCAGTCCATAGTGCACCTAACTCTGGGGGAGAGTTGTAAATCATCATTTCACGTAGTTCAACTTGCATTTGCTCCAACTGCTTTTTCATTATAACCAATTGTAAAGCACGACGACCTAGACTTTCTTCACCTTCGTATATTTCTTCACGGTTTTTGCGTTCTTCTTCTTCAATAACAGCCATGCACTTGTTCATGTTGTCAAAGAAGTCACCAAGATAGTTGGCTAGCTCTTGGTAAATTCCAACAGTTTCTCCTTGCTTTTTGTTCAGCTCGATTACACGATTCTTTTCTTCTATGTAAGCGTTACGTTGAGTAACCGTGGCAGGTTTGTCGGGCGGATGATTTGTGTGAAATTGGTCGTCAAGATCTTTAAGGACGGCTTTAACATCTCCGGCAGCACCCTTGATGTCTTTGTACAGTTGACAGCCTTTTTTAACGGCCTGTACTGCCCCATTGGCCAAGGCAAAAAGTGTTAACGGATCCACACGCCTGGCTCCTTAGAACCAGAGGAAGACACCTTGTGCTGAAAGTAATAGTCCTAACCCGGCAACAAAAAAGCTGCCCCAGAACATTGACATACTTACTGCCAAGATGCTTGCGGATAGAACAACAATTGATAATTGATATAAGGTACTAGCAAACCCAATCCATGGGCTTTGCTTTTTTGCATGGTCGCGTTCGGCTTCAATTGCCTTGGCTTTGGCCATTAATTCTACTTTGCCTTCGCCAGTTTTGGGATCGCTTTCATAGCGAGCAATCTTGGCTTCTAATTTGGCAATTTTGTCTGTGTCTTTGCGAACGACAGCATCGTCTAGGCTTTGTTCAGCTAACATTTGTTTAATGCTCTTGGCTTCGTAAAAACTCCAAACATCATTGGCAGCAATGGTATCATTTAGTGTAGCACTGCTGAGTTTATTGCCATACCAGGCATTCACTGCCAATATTAATGCAAACACACTGATAACCATACCTGCACGATCCTTCATCTTGGCTTCACGTGCTGGACGTAAGGGATCTGCTTGTAAGTCTGAGTCTTTGGGTTTTTTGTTAAGTAGGTTTAACACTGAATCTGTTAATGCCATTGGTTGCTCCTTGAAATTCTTATTATCAAGTATTTATTTAGACAACCGTTTTTTTACCTCTTCTAAGTATGCTGGAGCAAGTTCAAATCTAGTATGATGGGGACTATGATTGTTGGGTTGTCGGCCGTTGTTAACTTGACCTAATATCCCTGCAAAATTATCCACTAATTCATTAACTATAGCTATTTTGAATGTTGTATAGAAATGATTGAAGTTGTATTCTAATACTTCTTGCATTTCTGTGTGCATTTGTTTTAGTTGTTCAGGACTGAGTGCACATAACTTTTCAATTTCATTGGTAATCTTTTCTATACGTACATAATGATCCTGTTCCTGGTCGTAACTTTCATCTATCCAACGATCAAATGTACGAAACCCATAACTTTTCAGATACGCTAGATTACCTGGTGCAGCCACTAGTATAAACGGACGTCGAGCCACAATGGGTTTAAATATTTTTTCTGTTAAATGCAACTTGGGCAGGAAGTATACTGTTTCTGTTACCACGTGCCATAGGGCACTTGTTAATTGTTTTATATCAACATTGGCACTCATTGAGCCATCGGGAGAGTCAGTGTCGATAGTCAACGGTTCTGTTATATTTTTTAACGTATTATAAATTTTAACTCGTGCCCGATTATCCAATGGGTGACTGCGATCTTTGACGGTGTCTTCCCATGTGCCTTGATCATCTTTAAGGAATAAACTAACAGATCCATGTTTAACTAAATCCTTTGATATTAAATTACTTACTAAGTGTAATCTATATGATCGATATTTTGATGTTAGATGATTGTAACATATAAATACTTTGTTAAATCGATTAAATGAAGTTGGATTCAAATACTGAAAATCTCTATACCAATCTAATGCTGCAAATCCGTGGAAGAAATAATACCAATCGTATAATTTTTCCGATTTGATAAAATTTGATTTCATGACTGAATGTTCACTATTTGCTAGTATGCTAATACGATTGGGTTGATTTGTATTGTCTCTGTATTTGCTAAATGAATTTCTAATAATATCTAAACTGTAATCATAATATGGTTCTTGATCAAAAAAGTAACAATGAAAAAACGAATTAGTAAAAAACTCACTGGTAAATCGCATAGTTTCATGACGTGAGCATAACATGATACTACGATCGTAAGAACCAAATGGGTAGGGATAGAGAGACCGTGCCTGTTTAAAATGAGTAACTAAATTATTGTGCAATATATCGTAAAATCTATCTAAGGAGAACATGTGAAAATTGGATTTATCGGAATTGGAAAGCTAGGATTGCCGTGTGCGGAAGCAATGGCAGAGAAACATGAAGTCACTGGATATGATATTTACCCAAGAACCAGCGACAAGATTACAATTTCTGACAGCCTCAGAGGTGCAGTTGCAGGCAAAGACATTATATTTGTTGCGGTACAAACACCACATGATCCTGTGTATGGTGGCGAGCAACCCATTACTCATTTACCTAATCGAGACTTTGATTATAGCATAGTAAAAAAAGTTTTACAAGAAATCAACCAATGGGCTAGCCCAGAACAATTGGTTGTGCTTATCAGCACAGTACTGCCAGGGACCACACGCAGAGAATTTGTACACTTGTTGGACCAAGCACGTTTTATCTACAATCCTTATTTGATTGCCATGGGTAGTGTGGCCTGGGACATGGTCAATCCCGAAATGGTCATTATTGGAACTGAAGATGGCTCAACCACGGGCGATGCTAAACTACTGATTGAATTCTACCAAACCATAATGCAAAATGATCCACGCTACGAAGTTGGTACCTGGGACGAAGCAGAATGTATCAAAGTATTCTATAATACTTTTATCAGCGCCAAGATTGGTCTTGCAAACATGATACAAGATGTGGCCATCAAACAAGGCAACATTGATGTTGATGTAGTAACCACGGCCCTGGCTAAATCCAGCATGCGTATCATGGGACCAAAGTATATGACTGCCGGTATGGGAGATGCTGGGCCTTGCCACCCACGTGATAACATTGCTTTGCGTTATCTTGCTGAAAATCTAGACTTGGGCTATGACTTGTTTGATACCATCATGCTGGCTAGAGAACAGCAGGCCCGAAACATGGCCGAGTATATCATACGTTATCATAATTCTTACGCATTGCCAGTATATATTCATGGCAAAGCCTACAAGCCGGATGTGGCATTCACAGAAGGTAGTTACAGTTTACTAGTTGGATATTATCTCAATGAGGTCGGAATAACTCCTAACTATATTGACCCACTAACAGAACCATCAGTGCCAACATCAGTACGAGGTATTGTGTTGCTGGCGCACAATAAAAAAGTTACTTACGGATACGCTGGAGTTGACGGAGAACAACAATTATATTGTCATCTAGAAGACGGTAGCGTTGTTATTGATCCTTGGCGCACATTTGCTACAGACAACACAAATATTAAGGTAATACATTATGGAAACACAAGGCTACAAAAGATATCGCATTGATCCTTTCTGGAATGATGAGTATAAGAGTTTGACTTACATTCGAGAACAATTCAATGACGATAAAAAGTTGGCAGAATGGGCAACTATTGGTTATCAAAATGTTGCCACTGGCTATATGTGTGATATGCGTAGTCCCCAACCCAGCTGGAATGATAGTTTTGTAAAATTGTTCACTGCTAAACGTTGGAAAAACATTGGTACCAGTTACTATCGCATGGATGCTGGTGCTATACTGCCCATGCACCGAGACCTGTATAAAAAATATGTACAGTTGTTTGACTTGCAAGGACAAGAACAACACATTCGTCGTGCAATTGTTTTTTTAGAAGATTGGTCTAGTGGACACTACTTAGAAATAGCACACGATGTTATCATACACTGGCGTGCCGGAGATGTTGTTGAATGGGCATATGATACTCCACACATGGCAGCCAACATAGGGATGATTCCCAGATACACACTTCAAATAACGGGACACAAATGATATCAAGTTACAATGAATGGGATCCATTGAAAAGAGTAGTAGTCGGTGATGCCGCATTTGCAAATTGGCCTACTCAGGATAAAGTATTTAGATCTGAAGCAGAACGTACACTATGGAAAGAAACTCCTTTGCCGTCGGGACCTGTTCCGCAACATATCATTGATGAAACAAATGAAGACCTAAATCAACTGTGCGGTACATTGGGACAGTTGGGAGTCAAAGTGGACCGACCAGCAACTTATGATTTTCAACGTCATGACGGGTTATACAATTATTGTCCTCGGGATAGATTTTTAGTATATGGATCTACCATTGTAGATACTCCCATGATGTATCCCTGCAGAGATCAAGAGTACGGTAGTTATATACATATATTAAACAAATCCCGGAGCATTATTCATATGCGTCGAGAACAGGGCATGGTGTTAGATGCGGCCAACATATTGAGGTTAAATGACACTTGGTTATTTTTAGAAAGTGCATCAGGTAACCGTGCCGCATATGATTGGTTAGTGGCTCGCTTTCCCGAAGTCAATATTGAACTATGTAACTTCTACGCTGGTGTGCATATTGATTCAACCATTGTGCCCTTACGTGAAGGATTAGTAATGTTAAACGCCAGTCGTGTAAATGAAAGCAACTGCCCACGAGCATTTGATTCCTGGGAGAAGATTTGGGTCACAGATGTTGTGGCACAGGACTTTTATCAATATCCTTATGCCAGCAAGTGGATAGCACTCAACATGCTGGTGGTTGATCCGTATACTGTTATTGTTGATCGAAATCAGGTAGACTTAATAAGAACTTTAGAAGTACATAAATTTACAGTTATCCCGTTAGAATTACGTCATAGCCGTACACTCGGAGGTGGATTTCATTGTGTGACATTGGATTTAATACGCGAGCAATAAATAACTTTATGACATTCACAACTTATACTGATGCAGTATTATCTGCGCTAACATTTAATCCCAAGTTTGCAGATGTGGTTGCACGCAAACAAGAAATCTTAGACGGTGTATATCGCACAGAGAATCTTGAACCACAAAGCGTTTTGTTTGTGGGATTTAATCCTGCTATATTAAGTTGCTGCGCTCCTACAATCGCAGTAACAGAAATCAGTGATGCTGCAAGAGCGTTCTTAGATACACAAAAAGTAAAATATCAATACATTGCATCCGCAGATTTGGCCAAGTACAAAAAACATTTTGATTGTGTAGTAGCAATGGATGAGTATTTTACATTTGCCGACAGCGACCTAGATCAGCAGAACAAGATAGCCAACATTTGCGGTCTAGCAACTGCCTTTGTAATAAGTACCATTAGAGACTACAAAAATCAAGATTTCAAAGACCGTGACTTTAGTCAACCTATTGCAGTACGCAATGGCACAGACACACGTATGTTTGTAGAAAGTCACAACTGGGACGTTAAAGATCGTACACTTTGGACATCAATGGTTTATGAAATTAATGAACCAGCAAAGGGTACAGTCAGTTACGGGGCATTTGCTCGTAGAACCATGTTTTTCAAACAATTAGCTAAGTTTAGCATGGACGCAGGAGCAGTAAACTTCTTAGTTCATAAAAACCTAATGTATAAATCGCTCATTAAAAAGAACTATGAACATGTAGTGAGCATTCAATTCGAGTAAAAATGGATATAGACACACACGTAAATTCAATAGTCCAAGGCATAGTAACATCAATAACATCGCAAGTGCAAACACAAGCGATGGCAGCAATCACACAAAAGATTGACGAAGTTGTGGGTGCACTGGACTACACAGATGTATTAACTGCACTGCTAAGTCAAAAAATAGATGCACATCTAAGTAAGTTACCTATTAGTGCTGCCTCTATACAGACTGAATTGAGCACTAGAGTTGATACTCTTGCACAAAACTTATCTGCTACAGTTCAAGCACAATCATTGCGAATGATTGAAGATTCAGTTAATACGCAAATAAGGCAGATTGACTTTAACGGATTGTTTCAATCCAGCATTGTAAATGCATTGCAAAATCAAGCGGTTACTTTCCCTGATGGTAGTATCAAGCATACTGCATTAGATTTAACCGAACTACGATTGTCGGGCAGTCAAATTGAAGGTGGGATCATACAGCAATTCGGCAGCACCGGTATTGATGACAAAGCTACTACCTGCCAACTAAGTGTATTTGATGATATCACAGTGGTTGAAAATAATCTGCTTACTAAAGACCTAACAGTCAAAGGCACTGCTACAATTGAGGGCGATTTGAATGTTACGGGAACAATGCCCGAATCTAGTCCCCTGTTTCAAAATGTTGTTTCTGCTGCAAAGAAAATAGTTTGTGCTGATACTGCAATGCTAACTGACATTTTAAACAATACACTTGCCAAAATTAAAACCGACGGCGTAGATTTAAATCAAATTACCATTAGCGGACAAGTTGCTGTTGATGGCAATAGTCTAGGCGGGTTTATTGTCAACAGTAACTTGCAAAAAGTAGGACAACTAAAAGAACTACAAGTGTCGGGCGAAACACTATTAAGTGATACTTTGTATACAACACAACGTAGAGTTGGTATCAATACTATTGAGCCAGCACAGGCCCTGAGCATATGGGATCAAGAAATTGAAGTGGGAATCGGCAAACAATCAACTAATGTTGCTGTACTAGGTACACCGCGTACTCAGTCGTTAATTATCAGCAGTAATGGTAAAAATAACATTACCCTGACACCTGATGGTGCCACCGCAGTAAATCAATTAAGCATTGGATCGATTATGATATCAGTTAGTGATACTCCTCCCAGCACAAATCAACCACGTGGTGCTATTGTGTTCAACAGTATGCCCAGTTTAGGTGGGCCGTTGGGATGGGTAAGTCTTGGTGATGCTAGATGGGCTAATTTCGGTATTATCGACTAATACCTGCACTTCTTGTTCTAGTACTTGATTGAAATCTCGATACCAGTTTTTTTCAGTGATCAATCGATAATTATGTTCTGCAATCTCTTGTACTTGACTTAATATTGCGGATTGATCTTGGGTAGTTAGCCAACGTGCTTGCTCCATAGCGGCAGCCCACCGTTGTTCATTGTTGGCAATGGTATCGTATGTTTCATCAATGATACCATCAAAGGTTCTAAAACCAAATGCACGTAAATTTCGCAAATAGTTCTGTCCAGCAATCACAATGAACAGTCTGCGTGCCAATATGGGTTTAACTATTTTTTCTGTGTAAAAATTATAGTCATTGCTAAAGTTGGTTTCAGTTACAATAGTGTACGCAGTTTGATTGTATATCTTTAAGGGTATAACTTGGCTTAATGTCATCCATCGTCCATAATATCGAACAGAGTCTATGCTATGAGTATAGGATCTATTGGCATCAAACTCTACTCCGTCTGTTTCCATAATAAACTTATCACTGTTGATGATTGGTAAATGTGCATGATACACATAGGTCATTACGGCGTGGTCTTTTATGTAATCGTTTACATAGTTATATACAAAATCTCTATGCGTGCGTTGATTGCCCAACAGGACATCAAACGACAGAGATTTAGGCTTGTAAGGTGTTAATTTGTCATCTAAAAAGCCAGGTTTTGTTCGTGCATAAAACTCGCTACTAGTATGCAACCAATCCATCCAAGCACCCTGTGTTGCGTGTTGAAATGGCTCTGCAAATACTCCGCAGGCGTAAATGCTGATGTTGGGTCTATCCAGGCTACGCAGTTGTTCTACTGTGCGATCATGTAGTTCACTGCAAAATACAAATATGTGCCGGCACAATGGCAACAGTCTTTCTACTCGCTCCAGCCAAGTGTGCTCTGCGGGAAATGGTACGTGAAAAGCGGCGATACGACTTACATAACGGTCTGTAGTGACAAAGTCATCTATAGTCCTATTAAATAAGTCGTATCTAAATTGTAATACCGCAAACTGATTAAAGTGCCAGCGAGCACTTTCGGAGTCTACATAAACTCCGAATGCGGGATCAACAATCATTATTTTGCTTTTGCAGTTTTCGCTGGTTTCTTAGCAGGTGCTTTTTTGGCACTTGATGCTTTCTTAGCATTGGTAGCAGTTTTTGCCACTACCGCAGGCTTTTTGGCACGTGGCTTCTTGGCAGGTGTTGTTTCGGCCACAACAGGTGCAGGAGCAGCAGGTGCTACAACTGGTGCGGGTGCTTCTTCTTTGGCTGTGAACTTGATACCGTTGTCAGAAAATGTTTCTGCTTCGACAACAGGTGCTGCTGGCGAACGACGGTTGTACCATACTGCAACAAAAGCAACTACGATAACAATAGCGATGATAATTTCCATTTTTGAACTCCTATGTTTAATTGGATACAGTTATTTAACATCTAGTGACCATTCACTAAAATTTTTGTGATTTTGTGTTGCAGCGCAATATAAATAAATGTATAATACAATTTTAAAGGAGACATATTATGTTCGCATTAGATTCAACCATTGACACAATCCAAACAGGTAAGAAAATGTTTGTAAACACTTTCGTAACCAACAAAGCCATTGCCACCGCAATGAACGACTTTGTGGATGCACAAACGGAATATACCAAAAAAGCTGTCAAAACTGGTACAGAAACTGCTACTACTTTTGCAGAAGAATTTACCAAAACTTTCCAAGAAATTGGTAAATTTGACTACACTAAAGCATTCGCTAAAAAGTAATACTTTAGTATTACCGTTGTAATACTGCAACAACCCGCTTTTTAGCGGGTTTTCTTTTGGTTGACCCATAATTCGAAATGCAGTATAATCAATACATGTTCAGCAAAAAGGAGTCTTAAATGGGATTCGAAACTGTAGTACTAAATCGTGTAGAAACAATTTTAGGCGAAGCTCGTAAGGCCTGTTTCTACAATGGTAGTCTTTTTGTAGAATGTTCAGAAGAAAAACTGCAAGAAGTATACGACGAACTATATTTGACTTATGGCTCAATTGAACTCAATGGTCCTGTTGCAGGCGAGTACATAATTGATTTTGTTGCATAAAAACAACACTTTTTGGTTGTCCAAAAATTCAAGATCGAGTATAATAACAGCATGTTAAGCAAAAAGGAGTTGAATATGTCAAACGCAAATAACGTCAGCAAATTTATTGTTTGGGTAGGCGGCGTAGCTGATTATGAAGGCGATGATTTAAATCAGGCCAAAGCAGTCTATAAAGAGTGGATTGCACAAAACTACGATGATGTCATTTTGGAAGTAGTGGCATAATCACACTTGTTGCTAAAAAACAACACAGTTTGGTTGTCCAAAAATTCAAGATCGAGTATAATAACAGCATGTTAAGCAAAAAGGAGTTAATGATGTCAACAGAAACTAAAATGTACGGTGGGTTAACTGAGCAACAAATTCGTGATCAATACATGAATAGTATCACTGCAAAATGTTCCGGACTCGAAATGGTTGTTGCTGGCATCATGTCAGACTGCCAAGAAATGATTGCAATGAAGAATCCCACAATTGGTTCACCATTTACTGACGAGTTGATCCGTTGTAATTTAAACATTGCCAAGTTCATCTTGTTTGAAATGATGGACGAAAAACGTAACCAATCTGTCGCTGCTTAAGGAGATCACTATGCACTCACAATCAATGACCACAATACAGGCAATTCAAGAACAACTTCAAATGCCTTTGTTAGAGACACTCTTTTATATTAAAGAACACACCTATGAGTTTAGTCTTACTGAACTAGGTGCATTTTATGATGTAATGGCTGGATTTGAAAATCTTTTTGCTCCGGTAGAATCATGAAACAAGATCCTTTAATTCCCGTCTTGTTATTTGTTGGCACAATCTTGTTGACTGCGGTAGCATCTGCATTGATTGTGTTTGGTATGGAAATTGCACAATACTTAAGGAGTATGTTATGAACAAAGAGATTCTTTCTTATTCTTTTAAATTGCCGGTCCAGCAAAACGCATCAGCAGTAGATGAATTTGTTTCTTCTATACTGGATGGATTTGCTGATGAGTTAGATAACATTGTTATGGAATGTTATGGCACCCCAGAAGCTGATGCTGTTATTAACAGAATTAGAAATATCAAGTAAAATAAAGTTTTTAACCACTGGAGTCAGCAATGAGTTTGCTATATCTTAGATCTCGTCCGGTTATTTCGTTTGACGAAACGGATCCTAAACATAGAAGTTATTATTTTGAGTTCCTTAAACGAGGTACCTGGGGCAGTTGTCCCGTAAGGTTTACCGCAGAAGGTCTTAATACAGATTTGGTTACTTACATTAATCAAAAGTTGTTGAGTTTTTATGTTAACAAAGAGTTCAAATCAAAGGGGAAAAAATGAACGCATTAGTTGAAACCATGGCCAATCAAGCAGTATTCCAATTGCAGTTTAACACCCGCGATGCGGTTCGTTATGTTCAACGCAATGCCGGAGTTGATGAATCAACTGCCAAGGCTGCCGTTAAATCTGTAACCATGTTCCATAAAACACGATGAAAACAGTAGTTGGGTTATTGATAAGTTTAGGATTACTAATATCTGCGCACAGTCAGGTTTTGGTCACATACCCAAAATTATCATACCAACAACTTTTAACTTTACATTATGGTCCAGACAGTTGCCCTTACATTGATCAAATTGTAAATTATTTAGAACTTCAACAAATGTATTGGGGTGTATTAAATGTACCACCTGAAGCATTAGACAACAAGTACAGATTAATTAATTTACGATTCCGAGCATTGATATGGGAACTCAGAGTTGATTGTTCAAATCCGGATAGATACAAGAAATGAAAAAGATTGCCACATTTGGACTTTGTTTGTTGGCGTTGAATGCAGCGGCAGATTGCTACCTACATTCCAACATTCGCATGACACGGCAAAACATTGTGGCTGGTCCCACTGACTTTCGACGTATGGCGACTCCGGATGCAGTGGGCAGTCATTGTGTAGTTAGTTATAGAGTTTACATTGGTAACTCATGGCACAATGCTGAAGGGTCAGCCAATGCCAAAACAGAATCTGAGGCCTGTATGCGTGCCCGTGACATTGGTCGTGGCTACGTATTAGCTGAAGTAGAGCCCACTCAAATGTCTGCAGATATGCAGATGGTTTGTAGTGATGCTCCGGAAATCCAAATTCATCCTGTTCGGGTCGGGGACGTAATTTGGGAAAGTGAAACTGATCTACATACTATGCCGGCGGAAAGACCTTATTTCGTCTACAAAGGCACACGGTGTAGATATTTTACAGAACAGGCCTCAAGAGACAATAACCTGATAACTTATCAAGGAGTTATCTGCAAAATAGACTCGACACCAGACTCAAAATGGTCTGTGGTTGACAAGTTTTGATTATTGTTGTATAATGTATTTTTAATTAACACCGAAAGGTAGATCATGAAAAAGTTAGCCGTTGTAGCAGGTATTGCAGTTTTGCTGAGTGCATGTAGTACTGCACAGACAAACTATGCACAAAACCAACAAGCAGTTTATACTCAACAAATCAGCAACATGCAGTCCGCAGTTGATAAAGCCCCTGATTGGATGAGCCGGTTGCCTAAGTCACCTAATGCAGTTTATGAAAATGGCACTGCAACATCCAGTGATTTTGGTATGGCAGACATGAAGGCCAAGACCATTGCTTATGCTAAGATTTGTATTGCAGCCGGCGGCAAAGTACGTAGCCAAATGAAAATGGCCAAGATCGATAACGACAGTGCCAGCAGTGAAAACAGTGAACTTACTGTTCGCAGTATTTGTCCAGACATAGACATTACTGGTGTAGAAACCGTGGAAATGCGTCACGTGAGCGAAGGCAATCGTATCAGGACTTATGCGTTGGTAGCCCTGCCAATTGGCACTACCAATGTGCTCAAAGGTACCAAGGATGCACAGAAACGTGTGCCAGAAGCGTTTGAAGAATTGGATAGGGTTGCCGCTGATCCTGCTAATAAGCCAGCATCTACGCCTGCTCTAGCCGCTCCAGTAGCATCTCCACAAAGTTCGGTTAGTGGTGTAACTACCATTAATTTGTTGCCAGTAGACAACGAGGCGTACAAAGCTCAACGTGATGCTGCTTTACAAAAACCTGGTGCAGTTATTGGGCAAACTACCCTAAGATAACCGTTCGATATAACTATACTTTTTGCCCTCCTAGTGTATACTTAAATACATTAGCGAGGGCAATTCAATGGCAAGACCAAACCCAATACGCAGGATAATGGAACTACCATTGCCTAGCATAGCAGATCAAAAACGCAAACCTTTTCGTCCCACAGACGAAGACATTACTTACGCCTACAATATCATTAACAGGTATGTTTTTGATAATCAACTACGGCGTCCTAAAATAACCCAAGGCCGTGTACCTGGTTGTTGGGGCATCTGCCGATGGTTACAACACCCTAAAACCATGGAGTTTTATACTGAAATTCGATTGGTTGATAAATGGTTCTGTGCCCAATGGTTTATGAACACACTTGCACACGAAATGGTGCACCAGTGGCAATGGGACATTTACCGTGAAGAAAACGGGGGCATCTACGAATTCTCTGGTGCACATGGTCCCAATTTTTTTGCATGGCGCGAACAGTTCGAATACTATGGCTTGCACTTAAAAACCACACACAGGATGCTGAAGTGGTTCAAATATCAAGACTTTACCAAGTGTTGATTTGACTTCTATATTGCTTTGCAATATAATTGTATATTAGTAGAAACACTGAGAGATAAATATCTTAGTAGTAGAAACACTAATATTCAAAAGGAGTCACAAAATGACAAAACTAGTACAAAAACTTACAGAGTTTTTTAAACTGCATCAAGCCAGCAATATAGAACAATTCATCAATAGCAAGCGTCCTACCAGCACTGCTGAAGTAGAATTTTGGCTAAATCAATACAATCGTCAAGCAATGGCCAAGGAACTGTAAAATGAAACAATTTTTTATTCGGTTGTGGAATGGTATCAAAGAAATCAGAAATTCCGCTGCCGAAGCAAGACTCAAGCAGTTGGGTCATTGATATGGAATTTTTAGATAAATTAAAAACTGAAGTGACAATCCCCATCACTGGTGTTATTGTAACCATCGCTTATTTGTTGATCACAAGATAATGAAGTATATTATTCACGGACGCACACAATCCGGGCATGTATTTCGTCCCAGTGATTGGTCCGACAGATTGTGTAGCGTACTAGCACACTACAAAACCAATGTTCCGACTCGGCAAGGTCATCATACAGCTACATATTCTAAGTACCTCATGCCCTCAATGGTTAACGGCATTCGTTCAGTGTTGCTGGATGATAGCATCGGGCTCATTGAGCCCTTGGCACTGAATTTTGTCTTAAACTTTGCTAGCGACAATAACCTAGTGATAGAGCCATGTTCGGACTAAATATTTCTATGCCAGCCAACAGATTTTTAAGACCCACTGAATACCGCCAGTATGCCAATTGGCTCAAAGAACAGGATGAAGAAACCTTGCGATTGTACTTTGGCATTCCTGTTACTGATTATTTTATAGATAATCTAGTGCAGAGTTTTATCAACGATAGTGATAATCACCACTTTTTGGTTGCTGAACGCAATGGTGTTTGGTTGGGTACGGTACATATTGCAATCACCAACGAAACAGATGTGGAGTTTGGTGTAATCGTAGATCATGCACATCGCAAACAAGGTATAGCAGATCAAATGATGGAAGAAGCTATACTATGGGCAAGAAACCGTGGATACGTTCATTTGTTTATGCATTGCCTAACTTGGAATCAACCCATCCGTAAATTGTGCGAAAAACACGGACTAAATGTCAAAAACTTCACTGATGGCACAGAAACAGAAAGCCGTTGCAAATTGCCCCCAGCAAGCCTAAGCAGCATCGGGCAAGAGTACGCACTTAAAAATCGCAACTTGTATCGTATGATCCTGCAGAGCCAGGAAGAAATGTTCAACAACATTTTAGGATAACAAAAGCATAGTAATAAATACTATGTTATGAAATCATTTGAATTTGAAGCGGCTAATCGTTCCCCTACACCGATAGTGTATGTAGACATGGATGGCGTCCTTGCGGATTTCTTTGGGGAAGTGGCAAGAGAACACGATGTAGCCTACTGGCGCGAAATACACCGTAAGGACCTGGGCATTGATCAAATTGCTCAAGAACCCGAATTTTTTACCAAACTGCCTGTGTTGCCTAATGCTGGCAGACTGATGCAAGGTGTTATACAACTGTCTGGAAAATACAGTATTCTAAGCAGTCCTTTGTTGAGCAACGTAGAGGACAGCAGTAGAGAAAAAGCTGATTGGCTAGAACGCCATTTAAAAAATCATCAGCCACAAGCAGTGATATTTGATCACGAAAAATACAAGTTTGCACGTCAAGCAGATGGCACTCCTAATATCTTAATCGATGACTGGGATACCAATATTCGCCTATGGGAAGCCAATGGTGGTATTGGCATCTTGTACAAAGATGAAAAATATCAACAAGCCTTGCATAAACTCAGTGCGGCCCTACGTGGCCGAGTAAAACCACATCGCATGCCTGTCAGCGAAGACGAAAAAGATCTAGATGTTAGACGTACCGGTGGCTTATACACCAGCAGACAAGTGTTGGATTATGTAACTGGCATACATGATGAATATCACATGCCCAAGCCCATTTTGGCACACAAAATTTGGGTTATGAAAAATGTGCCAGTTAGTAGACTAAAAACTCCTGAGTATGTGCATCAAGATGATCCTTATCGTCGGGTGATTGACATTGACTGGGATCATGTGGAAACAATTCGTCCTCAAGACATCAAAAACCGTCCCATTGTGATTGACGCAGATGGATGGGTCATTGATGGCAATCACCGTGCCACTGCTGCTCGTGCGCAGGGTATTGACACTATACCAGCTTTGGTGCCTTACAATAAATAACTAAATGCGCTTTAAAGAAATTAAACCCCTAGCAGAACAGCAATTAGACGAAATTGCCATGAGCCCCACCAGCCTGCAAAAACTTGCGGCACAGATCGATGCCCGTGCAGGTATGGAATTTGAAATGTATGTGCCCAATGCAGCCGGCGATCCAAACGACTGGGATTCAGAGCCTGACATGGAATACAACGAGTCAGCCTACAGCATACAGCAAATTGCAGACTTTTTCCACGATGGTGACTACAATGATCGTAGTACAATACGAGATTTTACAGAAAGAATGGAAGAAGCTTATTTTGAGTGGCGCGACAACAAGGTCTCTGAATTATGGGACGAAGACGGGTTTGAGTTTTATGTCACGTGGGTGGCCAATAATATTGACGAAGTAGACATCAAAGAGTGGCTGGGAAAAGTTGCTGGCCAAGATCTCGATGATGATTACACTCCTGGCAAGCAAGACATCCTGGACTATGCCAACTATCTCTGGGGCAAAGACGATTCTAGCAAGCAAGATGCTTATGACGAGTTCCGTGATGAAAATGAAAGTGACAGCGACTTCAGTGAAGAAATGTGGTTAGACCTTGAAGGCATTCGTGACATGGAAGATGCCATGAACACATTTGGCCGTCAGGGTATCTCTTGGCCTTACTGGACTGATCAACGTTCAGGCGGTAGTCTCAGTATAGACGAAGTGGCCAGTGAATTTGAGCATGCAGTGGGCAAAGACTGCAAGCCTGGCGGTAGTTATCACAGTATTAGAGGCGCAGGACGTCCTGATGCTACAAATCAATTCTATATTGTGGAAACCGACGGCAGTTTAGACAGTGCTGACAGCGATGAAGACTCTGGCTTGGAGTTTGTAAGTCCTGCCATGCCAGTATCAGAACTGTTTGATGATTTAGACAAAATCCGAGAATGGGCCAACCGTATGGGTTGTTACACCAACGAGAGCACCGGACTGCACATGAATGTCAGCGTACCTGGGTGGACCAAGAGTGATGCCGGAAAAGGTGGGACTCTCGATTATGTCAAATTGGTCCTGCTGATGGGAGATCAGTATGTGTTGGATCAGTTTGACCGTGCCAGCAATACATTTTGCAGTTCAGGTTTGGAAAAAGTTCAAGAAAGAATAAGAACCAATACTGGTCTTGCAGAACCTTTATTAAACCAAATGAAGGGCCACTTAAACGACTTGGCTAGTAAAGCCCTGGGTATGATGAGTACCACCAAATACACCAGTGCCAATGTCAAAGATGGTTATGTAGAGTTTCGTAGTCCCGGCGGCGATTGGTTGCGTGACCTAAACAACAACGAAGGCAAAATCAAAAATACCATGTTGCGTTTTGTAGTGGCACTGGACGCTGCAACCAATCCACAAAAGTATCGTCAAGAGTATTTGAAAAAGTTGTATAAGTTGTTAGCACCGTCGGGTGAAAAAAGCACCATTGAATATTTTGCCCGATATGTGGCCGGCGAACTGCCCAAGGCAGCACTACGCAGTTTTATCAAGCAAGCTCAGTTACAACGCAAGATCCAACGCAAAGGCGAGCAGTTCTGGTGGCGTGTTGATCATCTTAATCGATCCACAGAAGTAGTGGCCGGCACTGAATCGGAAGCATTAGAATTGGCCGCCAAAGAGTGGGGAGTAACTCCTGACTATATCAAATCTGCAGAAGTGACCAATATTGGCAGACATGCCTACAATGACCTGGCCAAACCCATTGAATGGGTGGTCACCTTGCGTCCTGAAGTTGATCCTAATTTTAGAGTGTATGTGATGGCTCCCAGTGCGTACCTTGCTGGAGAGATGGTTAAACGTAGTTATCCTGACCTACGATTTGCTGATTTGTTTGCCAACCCTAGTAATCGGCAAGCAGGTGTCAACATGAACAATGCACCTGTAAGAGGCACTACTTCTCCCAGAACGCTGCCACCTAGCGATCCCCGTGGCAACTGGGTTGTACTGAGTCCAAGAGATAGGGAAGTGGTATATAGATTCCATGCTGAAACTAGAAATGATGCAGAGAGTATCAAATGGTCATGGTGCAATGCCAATGGTGTAACAGATCCAGACATTTATAGATTGGAACACAGAGCAACAGAGACTCCGACACAACAAACATTCAGTTTTGGTCAGCAATATAATATCATCAGGGGCATGGACTCAAACGCTGTTGTAGCTACATTTGTGGCTGATACAGATCAAGAAGCCATAGCTAGATTAGCTCGATATCAACAAGAAAATCCTGGTGCAGAATACAATGTTGAGCGAGCAACCAATACGGATACTCAACCGCCTGCTGCCGGAGGAAACTTTACTGGTTGGTGGAAAATCATCAACAACGATGGTGTTGAACTGCATCGTTTCAATGGCATAGGCAACAATCAAATTGATGCTAACAATGTTGCTAGAGATTGGATAAGACGTAATCCGCAATATGCAAATACCGGACTCAATGTTGTTCCGGTAATGTCATAAAACAAAACCCGCACTAGGCGGGTTTTTCTTTGATTTATTATTGTTTTTAAAAGTTATACCATTGCATAGTTAATTGTTCTAGTTGCACCTGCAGCATGTAAATCGGGAATTAAAGAAAAATCACTCCAAAAATTAGTTGAATAATCGGCATCATTTGAATAGGTATGAATTGCAGTTATTGTAGAGGTTGTCACTATTAAATTAGACAATCTTCCATGAATGTTATCACTGAGTTGAGTGTTTAATGCAGTTTCTACAGCAGAGCCGGGAGTTGGGAAATGATAAACAGTGGTACAAGTAAATGGTGCATCAATTCCCACCATTGTGTATGAAACACGTGTGTGCGAGTGTTGTGTTGTATATGTAGTAAAATCGTTATCTAACGCCACTGACATTATATTTGCTCGTATGCCTAGTGCTGTTAAATCAGCTGCAGTACTAACTAGCGTAAGATTTAAGTTATCGTTGCTTATTGTAGCATTGACCAATAATGAACTAGTATCTCTGTGGGGGGCCAACGATGATTTAACTGAAGTTTGAACATCGTTTACTATATTATAGTAAAATTCAGCTGATGTGTCGGGTCTAGCGTAAACAGTGGTTATTGTGATAGCCATTGGAAATTCCTTATTATGTTGTATTTATACAACATACAATCTGTAATAGAAATACAACACTTTTTGGTAGACTATTAAATCAAAATCGGGTATAATAACAACATGTTAAGCAAAAAGGAAACATCGTGTTTGTAGTGTATCATGTCAAAACTGGTAAAAACGTTGGGGTCTATGACCGCGAAGGCAGTGCCAAAGCACAGGTTACTCGCAATAATCGTGAGCTGATGATGCGCATACTAAAAGGCAGACAGCACTTCGTCTGGGGAGAACGTGGTGTCACTGAGTGGGCTTATTGCAGTTATGAGGATTATGCCCCACATTTTCGTAGATTTTTCAAGGAAAATGGTCCCTATTATTAATGCTGTTGCATAAAAACAACAGATTTTGGTTGCTCATTAAATCGAAATGCAGTATAATCAATACATGTTCGGCAAAAAGGAGTTCGTAAATGGATATTAAAGAAATCACTCATGAAATCATGTTTGGCAATTTAAATAATCGGGACATCGAAAGTATTGTATCTGCGGTGCAATTTGCCCGTGCGCAAATCGCAAAGAATACCAAACGTTCCTTGAGTGTTGGCAATACTGTTACATTTAGATCACCGAGACTTGGCTCACATACTGGCCGAGTTGAAAAAATTGCCATCAAGTACATTACAATTCGCACACCGCAAGGCCTGTATAAAGTTCCTGCTAACATGGTTGAAGTTGTATAAAAACAACACCGTTTGGTAGACCATTAATTCGAAATGCAGTATAATAACAGCATGTTAAGCAAAAAGGGGTAGTAAATGGGTACACGTAGTTCAATTGCAGTCAAACATGGCAACAACATCAAAGCAGTTTATTGCCATTGGGACGGTTATCTTGAGCACAATGGTGCAATTTTGTTGGAAAGTTATGATTCTGCCAAGGCTAATAATTTAGTGGCACTAGGCGACATCAGCTTTCTTAACCGCAAAATCGGCGAAAAACATCCTTTTAGCCCACACTCTACTTCAAAGAGTCCTGCTAAACAGGTCAGGATCAGACAAGCACACGAAGCCGCGGAACTAGCAGGTTGGACTACATTTTACGGTCGTGACCGTGGCGAAACAGGTTGTGAGTTCCGCACCTTTGGCAGTGAATCTGAGTGGGTAGAACACTACGACAATGTTGGTGCAGAGTATTACTATCTAATGGACAATGGAGTATGGTATGTATCCACTCCCGACGATAGCGATTTTGTTCCCTTACACGAAGCCATGGAAAGGTCAGAAGTATGAGCAAGTTTGTATTAGGCGTTGTCACTGGCATTGTGATTTGTACAGTTGGCGTATCAGGTATTTTTCACGTGATAGATAAAAGTGTGAATAAAGTTCAAGAAGTAGCAAAGGAGGCGGCACAATGAAATTTGTAATAGCATTAGCAATGGTAGTGGCATGTTCGGCATGTAGCACCGTGGCAGGACTTGGCAAGGATCTTACCAATGCGTCCGATTGGACCAAGGATAAGATCAGCGGGACCGATCTCAGCAAATGATTTCGGTAAAAAGAATTCAGAATATGGTTGACACAGAAATCGAAATCAACTATAATTTGAATATACAGAGTGTGTCTGTATTGGTTTTTTCAATTTAACAAATGGAGTTTTTTACTATGGATAAGCAATTTAACGTTGGTGGTGTTTCTAAATCTAAGTCTGGTTACAAAGTGCGTTTCGCATCTGACATGACTCGTGTCAAAATTCTTGCTAAGACTGATAGCGATATTCAGCTCATGGACTTGCCTTCAGCAATGACCAAGCCTGAGTTGGTCACGTTCCTTAAGACCACAGAGTTGTATGCCAATGCTGAATATCGTGCAGCCATTGATGACGCTGATGCCAAGTACAATGGCAAAGTGACTACTAAGGCCGCTAAAGTTAAGCCTAGCCTTGAAGCTATTGCGGCTCGTGCTAAGACTACAGAAACTGTAGCAGAGTAAATGCAAAATGGCTTGTGGCGCCAAGTGTGCCACATACCATTGATAAGTGTTTGAGATGAAACATGGGTAGGTTAGTGGACGCACTAACTAGCGGGCTCAACTGGCGTGGTCGGAGTTCCTGATATAACCAAGCTATACGCTGTTGCACGAGAATACGCAAGTACCGGACGCATAAATTGGCACTCAAATACTTTTCAATGGTATAAATAACTATATGGATGATGTATATTTAGGATGTCTAATGGTTGCAATCGTATTCGGTTTCTGGGCATGGGACTGGTATAACAATCATATGAAGTAAAGAATAGTTGTAATCCCTTCCGGGCGAAGGAGTTCTGGACGGTGTTAGATCCTTCCTTTAACTAATCCTAATGTTTCTACTTTGGGATCTCCAACTTTTAACAAATAACTTTTAGACCCATCATTATACCAATGTGTCTTTTTCTTTGATTCAAAATAATCCACAGAACTAAACCAACCTTTTAATCCTAAATCCACCATTTGTTACACCACCTCTCAAACAAGCGTTTCCAAAGTTGTTAGGATTATAACCTCGATCTAAACACCATTGGCGTAATCCTTCAACTGTTTCCACAGTCCCATCTGGGTGAGTTATTTCATATAGTTTGCCGTTCCAGGTTTTGCCATTTCGACTTAATTTACATTTAGATTTTATTTTGGCGGCTCTTTTCTTCCCATAGATTTCTTCCCACTTTTTTCCTTTACGATTAGCAATCATCGTGGCTGTTCCTCTTCTGCTACCTTCCAGCATAGATTGTTTAGCGGCATCAAAGTTAGCATCAAGTTTGGCAAGTCCTTGCCACGCAACATAGTCCTGCCAATTGCCGTGTTGTTCATAAAGTAGTCGATGTGCTTCTGCGTGTTGCTCTATAGTTAGTTCAACTAGATTAGAAGGATCGTCTGTCCCGCCTAGATATCTTGGGATAATGTGATGTTTGTGTAGCATAATATTATTTAGTCGAAACCAAGTAAAACCGCTTGACAATGGTTTCGACATACCATATAATAAATACTTGAACAGCGTAAACTGTTATTAAGAAAAGTGTTCAAGAAGAGGCTTCGAAGCCTCCAGGTCCACCATAAGAGCATAAATTTACTTTGGTATTCACTGTAAATTTACTTTGGTATTGTGTTTTTATGATGGGCCTGACATGGTGATCGATTGGGCAAAGAGTAAGAATAGTGGCGCTCGGGAATGTGAAACCCGTTAGGATTGGGGTAACCCGGTCGTAGAAGCAAAAAACGTAAACGCAAACGACGAACTGTTCGCATTAGCAGCCTAAACACTGCTTAGGGTTTCGGTAGCTTTCCTCGTAACAGAATAAGCTACCAGTCTCTTCAAACTCCTATGCTACATTATCAAGTAAATAATAAAATCTTATATAACCCTTATCTTGCTTATTACGAGTCCTACAAATCCAACAAACCAATTACATTTTATTGTTTCGATGCTGAATACAGTAAACTGAATTGGACTCAAGACCCGGTAGAAACCATAGACGAGTTAATGACTCGCCATGCAGTCTTCCTTAGAAACAAACATAAGAAAATCATACTTCCTTGGTCTGGGGGGACTGATAGCCATACCATATACAATATTTTTGTACAAAACAATATTCATATAGACGAAATAATGGTGTTTGTTGACGACATCACTACCATCAATGCTCATGCAAAATGGATGGTCGAAAATCATCCAGACCCAACAACAGAAATAACAGTTGTTAAACTACCCACAGTTGATAAAGATAATATAATTTACGAAGAACATCCTGAGTACGGCGATGACTGGATGTTTCAAAATAAGGGTCGTTTTTTAAAAGTGGGACGGGCCGCTGATGCTGAATACTTTAACATTTATTGTCAGAGAAAATACAATGATACCGATTATGTGGTTGTATTAGGACTTGAAAAATCTTCAGTTTATTACGAAGCACCTTATTGGTATAGTAAACAAAATGATATCTTGTCTTCACTGTCATTTGGACACGAAAATATTGATTGTTTTTTTCTCGAACCAATGATTAATTTAAAACAAAGTCATATTGCAAAAAATACCTTGAAAATGATACAACAAACAAGACCTGACAAACCAAATCTTGTAGCCGATCCACGTGTCAGAGAAACAAATAAGCTCGAATATCAATTAATTTACAACATACACGGGCGGCACCCAGAGTTAATACCTGGTATGAGTGCTTTTCAAAAAATATATATCAGTTCCTCCGAAGGATATTATAGCTTAGAAGTAACTCCTGATTTGCAACTTAGAAACGGAGAAAAATTTTTACGCGATATAATAAGTGCAGAAAACAAAGTGGGAATGACATATCTACGATCAATTTATAATTTTTTGTCAGACAAAAAGTTCTACAATTTTTTAAATCAAAATGCGTTTGTTACACCTGGCGGTATTGGTAAACTAAAACCCATATGGTCTAAGTCCTACAACTTGGGTGTTTAAAATGTAGTACTGAAGTATTACTTTTTTGTAGTGTAAAAACAACACCCAAATTTGCCCAAAAAGTCCGAAACGTGTTATAATATACACATAGTAAGGAAAAAGAAGCAGATGATTAATACAATGTTAAAATGGTTAGGTTGTGCTAGTGTTGTTTTAGGAGCACTTTGCACCAGTTTTCGTATAGATCCACTCAATATCTATTTGCTCAACGCAGGAGCTGTGTTATACTTAATCTGGGCCGTTAGAATTAGAGAAACCAATCTAATCATTGTCAACGGTATCCTGTTAGCCATTTATATTGTAGGGTTATTTGTAAAATGAAAGTTCTGCAAGAAACAACAGCATGGGAAGGACGTACTCCCAATCACATCTACATCACAGATGATTCCAAAAGCAAAATGTTTGCTTATGTGCGTGCCGGCACCAATTCAGTGTTTCGATTTTCTACTCCTATGCGTTTAGATACACGTGGCAGAAAATTCAAAGAAATCCCCAATACTTTTGGGTTCGAAGAACCTGTTAAAGACAGCAGTATTAAAACTTGGTCGGTGGCAGGAAGCAAGGGCGATACTTATACTGTGAGTTTAAATGACAATCAGTACAGTTGCACCTGTAGTGGGTTCAAATTCCGAGGTGCTTGCCGACATATCGCAGGAGTGCAAAATGGCTAAACCAGTATATCAACATCAGGACAAGTTGGGGCAAGAGCTCAATGTAGATGATTGCGTGGCATTTCCCGACAACAATAATATGCACATTGGTAAGATTACCAAACTCACTCCTAAAATGTTGACCATTAACAAAGTAGGTGGGCAGTGGACTTGGACTGCACGAAAATATCCCTTTGATCTCATACGCCTAGATTCCGAAGCAGTGACCCTTTATTTGTTGAAGAACTAACATTGACCAAATAAGAAAAGCGTGTTATAATATAGGTATATTAAGGAGCCAAAATGCTAAAACCTTGGGAAGTTGTTGCAGAACTAAACACAGACAATAGTCGACTGTTTAAAGAATCAGTCATTGCACGTGAGGCTCGGGCTAATAATGTTGAGTTCTTTCGTGGAGCACGTGCAGCATTAGACTCAATGATCACTTATGGTATCAAGCAAGTAGAACCCAAGACTGGCTCAGGGCGTGGCATTACCGCAGATCAATTCTGGACCACTGCACAACAGTTGGCTGAACGTCGGCTCACCGGTACTGCGGCCATTACCGCAGTTAACTATCTTAGGTTAAATGCCCGAGAAGATGAGTGGAACAACTGGTATCGACTGATCTTGATCAAAGATCTACGTTGTGGGGTTAGCGAAAAAACAATCAACAAAATGGTGGAGAAAGATCATGTGGGTTTTGTTATTCCTGTGTTTAGTTGCCAGCTGGCTCATGATTCGACAAATCATGAGAGTAAAGTCGGGGGACGTAAACTTATCGAAGTTAAGTTGGATGGCGTACGGGTTATCACTGTGGTATATCCTAACGGTACTGTGGATCAGTATAGCCGTAATGGCAAGGAACTGGTTAACTTCCCTCACATAAAAGCACAGTTGGCTAAACATGCACGATTGTTTAAAGTACCTACTGTATTGGATGGCGAAGTCATGTCAAGTAGTTTTCAAGACTTGATGAAGCAGGTGCATCGCAAGGACAATGTTGAGGCTAGTGATGCAGTATTGAATCTGTTTGATATCCTGAGTTTAGAAGAGTTCCAAGCCGGCTCCGGTGAGTTTAGTCAATTGGACCGCAGTACCTTGTTAAAGAACTGGTATGAGCCCTTGGCAGATCACATGCCCAATGTTACTGTAGTAGGACAAGAACTTGTGGATCTTGACACCGTCAAAGGACAAGAGAGATTTAAAATGATCAATACTCAAGCGGTGGCCGGTGGATATGAAGGTATTATGATCAAAGCACCCGATGCCGCATACGAGTGTAAACGTAGTGTGGCCTGGCTCAAACTAAAACCTTTTATTGAAGTTAGCCTAAGTGTAGTAGACGTTGAAGAAGGAACAGGTCGTAATGTAGGCCGCTTGGGTGCTATAATATGTGAAGGAGAAGACGATGGGCGTAACATCCGCGTTAACGTGGGTAGTGGGTTTACTGATGATTTACGCAGTAGCCTTTGGATATGTCGTGACACCGTTCTTAATAACATCGTTGAAGTCCGCGCAGACGCAGTCACACAAAATCAAGATGGCACTTATAGCCTTCGCTTTCCGAGGTTCCTACGTTTCCGTGGCTTTGTACCTGGCGAAAAAATCTAAACTAAGAAAGTATTTTATGAACAGAGATGCAATCAAAGATGTGTTATATGGCAGTTTGGTGGAACTGAGTAGTAGTAAACGATATTTCTATCGCAGTAGTATCAAAGGTTACAGTCATTGGACTGAGGAAGGTGAAGCTGCGGTAAGCGAATTGCTCAAAACAGTTATACCACTGATTGTAGAAACCGAAGAAAAAGAGTTAGATCAACGTGCCAAAGATATGGTAATGAAGGAGTTAAAAGAATGAAAAATTTTGTTTTATGGTGTATGTTAAACAGCGTTAAGATTAATTGGTTCCTGATTGGACTCAACACCATGGGATTATCGATGTATGTGGGACGTGGTGATTGGTACATGGCCATAATGACCTTTATTGTGCTGATTGCATTGTTGATTATTGCAAGAGACGAGGTAAAAACAGATGTTAGACAATAGAGTAGAAGTCGAACTAGACTTAGATGAGGATTTGCAGTTTCGTTTAATGCAAATGGCACATGAACGTGACATCACGCTGAATCAATTGATTGAAAACATCTTGCGTGAGTTTATCGAAGCCAATCCCTTGCGCTGGACCATTCCTGTAGAAGAGGATCCTACCACTGGAGATGCTGTCATTACCTTTCCTGAGTCGTTGTTACGACACACAGGATGGCAAGAAGGTGATATAATCGATTGGATTGACCGCGGTGACGGATCCTGGGAATTACGGAAAATTTAATGTATACCGTCAACAAGAGCACGGTCGTTAAAATTCACGAGGGTGAATCAGAATTTGCTGTCTTAGATGGCATGGTTACTTATCCCCGTGCCGATATGGAATTCAGTGCCGATTGTCCTGCAGAATACATACAGATGATTCAGCGAGCACGTATGAAGGGTTGGGTAAAATTAGTGGCTTATGTCACCGAAGAGGAATACACATGGAATCAATTGAAGACACAGAATATTTGAAAGATTCAATAACCTTTCATGGTGTACAACAAGAAGAAATGATTCGAATTAGCAGCGAAGGATTTTGGGTACGTGGTGTAAAAGTGCCACAGGATGACAAAGAAGCAGAAAATGTGTACAATGCATTTACTGCCTGGCTTGCTTGGGCTGAACTGAATCGACAATAAGGATAACTATGACCTACACAAACAAACAAATCAAAACAATGCTCACAGAAAACATCTGTGAAGTAACATTTACCAAGGTAGATGGAAGTGTGCGGGTTATGCCTTGTACACTAAATTCAGCACATATTCCTCCAGCACCCATCAAAGAGGATAAGAAACCCAAAAAGGTCAACGCTGAAGTTGTTAGTGCTTACTGCATAGATAAGCAGGAATGGCGCAGTTTTCGTGTGGCCAATGTAACAGATATTAAAATTTTAAATGACTAACCACGACAATCTTGCGCAAGATCTGTATACTACTGATTGGATTGTGGCCAAGGCACAAGCCAGCCAAAGGTACGCACAAAATATCTATGCTGCCTTGTGCAATACGCAATGGCAGCGTCGAGATGTTATTCCCATACTGCGAGACGATTGGTGGAGTTGTAGTTGGCGCAGTGCCGGCGGAATCGTTGCTGACATATTAGAGCAAGGCGATTATCTTGATTGGTATTGCTCAGGCATAATGACCGAAGGTGAATACACATCAGGTTATGTCACTGAAGGTACAGTCACAGAAGAAATTGAAGAAGACTTCCGGAAGTTAGGTTGGCAATGGCGGGAATGGCCCAAAGATGAATAAATTTTAAAAGGAGAAAGTTATGAGTTCAGGATATGATGCAAAAGCAGTAAAAGTACCTAAACAGGTAAAACGTTCAGCAGCACAGATTGTTGACGCACATCAACGTGGTGCGTTTATTCGCAGTTATGTAAGGATTCTTGAGTCTGACTCACGTGGACGCAGTCGCAGCAATAAAACTGAATAACTTTGGTTATATTAGTTTGCAGATGGGCAAACAAATCGTTGCTTTTCTAGCATAAAGTTTGTTATACTAGATCTAGCTGATAACAACAGCAAATACTTTTATATAGGAGATAATTAAATGTTTAATCCAAAAACAAAACAAGGTAAATTGTTTACCGCCCTCGTACTCAATGGCGAGACCATGACAGCCAGCCAAATCAGCAAGCGTTTCAGCATCAAGAACCCAACTGCTACTATCAGCGAGATCCGTCACGCTGGTTTTGCAGTTTACGCTAACAAGCGTGTTGCTGGCAATGGCGTTCGTGTTACAGAATACCGTCATGGCAAAGCAAGCCGTCGTTTGGTTGCTGCTGGTTACAAAGCAATGGCAATGGGCTTGGTTTGATATCTAACTAAGTCAAAGAAAAACCCGCTCAAGGCGGGTTTTTTATTGAGTACATTTATTTTAATGTTTTGTGCTGTTGCCAGCATCAATGATTGCTTGAACTAGTTCGGTATCGATATCACGGTCATTGAGAGTATCATAAACTATCGCTGATGCTTTTTGTAGTTGTGCGCGATCTTCTTCGGTGATATCAACGATTTCAATACCTTTGCTTGTAGCATCTTTTTCGTATTTTAAAGCGTCTTCAATACTCCATTCTCTTTCGAGTTTTGCAGTATTTTTAGCGGCAATTTGAAATGCCTTTTGTTGATCTTCTGTTAACGAGTCCCAGAATTTATTACCAGTTAAAATGCTAGTTGTGAACATACTGTGTTCAGTTTTATAAACATGAGTTCCGGTAAATCGCAAATATGTTGTTTCAATTGCAGCATTTGGATCTTCGGCCACATCTGCTAAATCAAGATCAGTTGAATATTGTTTACCAAATGTTTTGGCTCCTATGCCTTTGAATAATTTGCTACTGTGTATACTGTGTGTTAACAACTTGGTTGCAGAAAGTTCTGTTAGATTTTTAATTTTCTGCTTTGAACCTATTACTCTATACCCACCCGAATAGGTAAATGCTAACCCTCTGATAGGTGTTTCTTTGGCTAGTTGATTACATAAGCTATCTCCAATTTGCCCATCTAATACGTCAGTTACGTGGTCATGATCTTTAAATAAGAAAGGTAGATCTATTGCGGAGAAATTTCTATATAGATGTGTTCCGATTAGACCAATTGGCGTTTGACTTAGTTCAAACTCGCCATCACCTAATGCCGCGAACATTTTAGGCCATTTGCTCACTGCTTTTTCCCATCTAGCTGCGCCGCCAGCTGGGCCATCTTCAAGTCCTTCAACTCCTGGCGGTGCTATCAGGAATTCATGCAATTTGTTGTATTTGTTTACATAATCTTTCATGGTGAGAATTTCAATTTCAAATTCTCCTGGGCGCATTTTTTCTAATTCGGCACTAAATGCTTCTGCAGTTCTTATGAATAAGTATGCGGGAAAATGGGCAATTAGCCAACGAATTTTACGACGTTCTGTCATAGGATACTCCTGTGTATTAGTAATATTTATCGAATGTGTATCGGACCGAGCCGCACTATTGTGTTGAATTATAATATTATTTATGTCTTTGGTATTTTTTAATAAACGATGTAAATACTATTATGAGCAGACGTGTTTTTAATCTAGAACGCGATATACGTGGTGCCAACTGGATCATTGATAAAGTACGGCATCGGGAAATTTACGCTCAAAATTTATATGCTGCCCTGTGCAATAACCTGTATTCTCCCAAGGATGTATGGGCCATATTGAAAAACATTCAATGGGATTGCAGTTGGAGTCATGCCGCAGTAATGATATCCGAAATACGGGAAGATGATAGCTACCATAACTGGTATTGTTCCGGCACTGGATTTAGCGGAACAGACTTTGATGGATTTGTAGAAGAAAGTTATATCACACCCGAAGTGGAAACGGACATAGCCAAAATTGGCTGGATTGTCCAAACCAAGCGTTATTTCGATTGACCTTCAGCACAACTTGTGCTAAAATACCTATATGAAAATAAATGTAATCTCTGACCTCCATTTGGACTTTGCTGATCTGACATTACCCGGCGGCGATGTGCTGATTATTTCAGGAGACCTGTGCGAAGCAAAGAGTATTCGAAAAGCCGAGTACAATCCCAACATGGTGTTGTTGGAGCATGAGCGTGCAGATCATAGACCAGATCGTTTCTACAGATTCTTAGAAGAAGAGTGTGGCCGCAAGTATCGCGAGACCATCATGGTTATGGGCAATCATGAACACTATGGGTTTAAGTATCACAAAACCTACGATCATATCCGTAGTCAGTTACCTGATAATGTTCATTTGTTAGAAAATGAAACATATGAATTAGATGGCGTTACTTTTATGGGTGCTACACTTTGGACTGATATGAATCGCGGAGATGAAATTACACTTTGGCAAATGAGGTCAATGATGAATGATTATCGCCAGATCACTGCCAAAACCAATGGCAATTATTTTAGATTACAGCCCGAGCGTACCATGGCGGATCACCATCAAACTATGGCCTACTTCAAGAAGACTTTAACAGAACGTCGAGCAGCAGGTCTAACCAATCCAGTGGTAGTGGTAACACATCATAGTCCCAGCAAGGCGAGTACACATCCACGCTATGTTAACGAAACCATTATGAATGGTGCTTATAGCAGTGACCTAAGTGAGTTTATTTTAGATCATCCAGAGATACAACTTTGGACACATGGTCATACTCATAGCAAGTTTGATTACACCATTGGTGAATGCCGCATTGTGTGCAACCCGCGTGGCTACAAAGGATACGAGGAAAGAGCCGAAGAGTTCAATCCTCAGGAGTTCGAAATAACCCTGTAGATATCCGTAATTGGTGTCTTTTGGAGTTATTTTAAACATATATACCCATTGGTATATAAATAATAGTACAAGTCAGTAGACTTATTTTAAAGGAAATTAAAAAATGAAGAAAATCGCAATTGCATCTTTGATTGCACTAGCATCTGTAACTAGCATGGCTGCAGACTATTTGTCTTTTGACATTGATCACGTTAGAGATACAACAACTAAACAGTTGAGCACCGCCGAATACTTACGTGCTGGTAAAGAAATTGCCGGCTTACAGTTTGGTATTCAAGACCGTACTGCTGTTTATCAAGGCGGTGGCGGTACATTCACCAGTATCGAAACCACAGTTGGTAAAAACATCGGTATCGTTCAACCATACGTTGGCCTAGGCTACGACAATGGTGTTAGCGGAAAACCAACAAGTCATTACAACTACGGTTTGCTTGGCGCACAAGTTGGTGTAAAAGCAGGTCCTGGTTTTGCATTGGTCGGTGCTAAAACTCGTGTAAATGACGCAGGTAGTACAAATCCAAAGCAATCAGTTGCTTATGCTACATACAGCATTCCAGTTGCTAAAGGTGTTGCAGTTAACATCAACGCAAGTAAGAGTTACCAAACTATTACTGAGAACGCATATGGTTTAGGTGTTGGCTTTAGTTTCTAATCTAAACAGTTGACATCTCTCAACAAACTGCCTATACTTAACCGTATAGGCTTTTTTATGACTACATCAAACATAACCTTAACAACAGATACAGACACAGTAGATACTATCACTATATCGGACATAGGGGCTACGATTGACTTGGCCAGCATGAGTGCCTCATATGGCTATACTGGTGGGATCGGGGGACTCAGCGTAGGGGCTGCACCCGGTTATTCTTACAATCCATATGTGATTGGTAATGGGTCCAGTTCTTGGGCAACCACTGCGATTGCGGCTCATCCCAGTGGTACCATTGAATTACAGGGCGAAAACGCCGACATTCGAGTAAATGGCGAAAGTCTAATGGATGCACTGAAAGAAATCAAAGAGCAGTTACGAATTCCTAGTACTTTGGTTCGCAATACCGAACTTGAAAATGACTTTGAAGAACTACGGCACCTGGCTGATGAATATCGAACCAAATTGGCTGAATACCTGGAAAAGAAGCGTGCTTGGGATATACTGCGACGCGATTGACCAATAAAGACAAATATGTTATAATATAGTATGACTACTGTAACTATAAGAGATGGTAAAACCAGTGTTCATGATGCTATCCAATGGTGTCAAGAACACGTTGGATTTGAAAACTTTGCAATTGATAATCAATTCCCCAGTTGGAATTGGACATTCAAATTCCGACAACCTGAACATGCTACACATTTTGCACTGAGATGGTCACGCTAAACGATAAAGAATGGGCCGATATTTACAATCGCCTTGCCAAGGATTGGCCACCGAGTCACCTGCTGATTCGTGACGTCATGCGGCGTGAGTTAGGCTTTACTGTCCGCAGACATTCGGGATACACACCCAGAACAGCCCAAGAGCTCGATGACTACGACCGCAGTGATAATATTTGGCATGATACTGAACAGAATCGTAAGTTCCACAGGGAGAATATCCACAAGGATGTTGTTTGTTTGGACTTTTATGATGATGCCAAAGAAACTTGGTTCCGCTTAAGGTATTTAGATCGTGAATGAAGATGTATTTGAGAGTTGGAAAAATGTTCGGTTTGTTGTTGCCAACAATGTGTATGTGGAAAGCGAAAACATCATATTGGTCTTAACAGATACGGCCTATTGGATTGATCACTACCATGAACTTGAAGAATGGTGTCGACTACATCAAGGCCAAGTGGTGGGCATGACTGTGGAACTGCCAGATGAACAGACCTTTGTATTGTTTTCGTTAAGGTGGCTATGATTGCGTTTTCAGAAAAGTTTTGCAGAGAATTTAATGGTGGAAAGTACAATATGGCAAGAAAACCGATTAAGATAGAATGGGAAAGACTACCTGGATTTAAACTGCGGGCAAACTGGACTCCGGGTCCACGTGGCTTGGAAATGGGCTTGAACGAATCAGACATGGACCCTATACATGAATGGAGTAAAGAAACTGGTTGCGGTATTAGGATCAGTTTCAACATGTGGCGGTTTCGGACTCCCGAAGATATGACTGCATTTTTGTTAAAGTGGGCATGATAGCGGCCCAAGTGACTGTATCGGGCCTAAAAATCTCCAGGATGGTAGATTGGTGTTGTCGTAACATTGGTAAGGAAGCACCAACCAAAGACACAGTTGACGATGATAGACCTTGGCATTGGAATGCGAATTTTCGTAATACAACCTTTTACTTTGCCGAAGAAAAATCGGCGGTTTGGTTCAGTTTGATGTGGCTATGATGAACAAATTGAGTCGATGGCACGTGGCCAGTGTGGCACCGCCAACAGACGAAACCATCAACGGCAAGTACAGATATCAAGGCTGGCGACCCTGTTTGGAATGGTGTACGCACCAATTTGGCGAAATGCGTTCACACGACAGTCCATCACGCTGGCGTTTTGTCAGCGAAGGCATATTTGAGTTCAAAGATGAACAAGATCTTGTGGCTTTTCTGCTACGTTGGGGGTAACGATACAAAAAATGTGCTATAATACATACAAGGAGTCAGACTATGAACGAACGAATCAATAAACTATTTGGACAGGCTATGGATCAATCTATACCAGAAACTTGGACTACACTGACCCATTCTCAGTTATCAATACTAAAGGACAAGTTTGCCGAGTTGATTGTTCGGGAATGTATGGAAGTTGTTGAAAAACAACTTGGAGGGGGCAATGGGGATGGTGTTGAATGGGATCGAGCCATTGACTTTACTTACGAAGACATGAAAAAACATTTTGGAGTTGAACTATGAACGAACGAATTAAAGAACTTGCTGAACAGGCCACTTCATACAAAGAAGTGCTCGTTGAAGGAAAACACGACATTGAAGTCTTTGACAAAGAAAAGTTCGCCGAGTTGATTGTGAAAGAATGTATTGATACTGCCTTTCATAGAGGACATCCTGATTTAGAATTTTTGTTGAAACATTTCGGAGTTGAAGAATCCGGTATTAATCAACAACTGAGAAACCGTAGCACTTATTTTGGGAATAATCCATGAACGAACGAGATATGCCTTGGTGGATGGTCGTTATTGGTTTATTAGTTTTGCCAATTATTTTTGTATTTGTTGGCATTAGTAATATACTTAAAAGAACATTTCGGAGTTGAAGAATGAACGAACGAATTCGACAACTTGCTGATGAGGCTGGATTAAATTATCACAACTGGATGACAAATGAATCTAATATAAACGATGGTGATTTTAAGTATCCAAGATTAGAAGATTACAAAAAGTTCGCCGAGTTGATTGTGCGGGAATGTGCCTTATTGTGTAGTGACCCTGTTGTGGTTTTACAACACTGGGGTCTTGACTCAAAATCCGAATAATGCTATAATAACTTATTGTTTAACTAAAGGAAAGTAAAATGTCTTTTTCTGACTATTTTGGGGCACAACATCAAGCATTTTTACTAAAAGGGCAAGATTATAGGCGTCTTTTTGTTAGTGCAGTAGATGAATTTTTTGACGACCAAGACCATAATTTATACATTGCTGGCCAACCGGGTGTTGGAAAAAGTTGGACTGTGGAAGACACCGCAGACCAAAAAAATACAAAAATGATTACGCTTAAAGGTGATATGAAACCCTGGGCGTTTGTTAAAAGTATTGCAGTTGGTGTTTATTTGTTACAACCTAATGAATTCTTGGCAGTATACATTGATGATATGAATGATTTATTTACACCAAGCAAAGGCTTTTTAGATATGTTTAAGATTGCTATGGATAAGAATTCTGGTGATCGTTTAGAATATAACACAAGTTTAGGAAGTCAGGTTACTCAGGCAGAAGAAATTGAACAAGCCGCAATTCAGCACTGGAAAGACCTTGACCCAACAAGAACTGGATTTGTTATTCCATTTAATGGTAGAGTAAAGTTTATTTTTACAATGAATACTCCATTGGCCACGGCTCAAGATTTAGCACAATATCCTGCTGGAAGTCCAAAATGGATTCCGTTGAATAACAGGCACGCTATTTACAGTCGAGTCACTTACGAGGATTTGCTCATGGATCGTGAGACATACTGGGGGTGGATTGCTGATGTTGTTTGGAACACAACAATGTGCCCAGGGGCAACAGAAGAACAAAAAGCAGAGATGCTAGATTGGCTATGGGATAACTGGACAAATGCTAAAGAAACAAGTGTAAGATTTGTTGAGGATAAGTTATGGCGTTATATGGCAAAGTATCCAAACAAAAAAGATTATCGTGCCCGTTGGGAAAAACAAAAGGCTTAATATGAATAAAAAAGATTTTGATAAAATGATGCGGGACTTACAATCTAGCAAAAAACATAATGTTAGTGATAAAAAAATTATAGGAAATGCCCGGCAGGCAGAAAAACTTACAGGGCGTAAGAGAGCAGACCAAAGTGCCCGTATGAGTGGCGAGAAGAACTCAATGGCCGGGAAAGAACATCCTAACAAAGGCAAGGCGTTGCCGCAGATTGGCAGGCCCGGAGTTGCTAAACCTGAGGGTTTTGGAGATAAGATTAGTAAAGCACGAAAAGGTGTTCCAAACTTAAAAGCATTAGGAGTTGAGAGGCCCGATCATAGTGCGGCAATGAAAGATCCTGCTCGCAACAAAGGTGCTCAAACAATGCGTGAAACAATGACTTGCCCACATTGTGGTAATACTGCTAATGTGCCCAACTACAAACGCTGGCACGGTGATAACTGTAAAATAAAAGGTGTAAAATGAAAAATCCAAATGAAGAAAAACTATTGAATGAAGTCCTGGACAAATTAAATGCCAATGCTATCCAACGCACCGCAGTATTACACGAGGTTGGGCTAGGTCATTTTACATTTAATCAATTATCAGATATTACCACTGATAAAGTAAAAGGCATCATTGAGCATATTACCTTAAAGGATCAAAAATGAATCCAAGAGTAAAAGAGTTAGCAGAAAAAGCAGGTGGTGTAGTTCTTGCTGGCAGTGAAATTCAAAAGTTCGCCGAGTTGATTGTCAGAGACTGTTTAGACATTGCCTTTGAGGTTAGAGGAAAACCAGCAACTGATACACATTATGTTATTGGGTATGACCGTGCTTGTGAAAAAATGATTGACGCCATTAAAGAATCTTACGGAGTTGAATGATGAATCTAACAAATTTCCAAGATGACTTCACGAGAATTAGAAATACCCCAGACCAATACCGGCCCGAAGTTGAGCATAGAGAATTAAAACAAGTAAAGGTTGGTACATGGTTGTTTGGCCTGTTACCCTTTTACAGATACGAATTTACCCCTTGGGAAAAGGACCGGCATGAATGAATTTAATTTGGGACCAATCATTGGCACAGCCATTGCTATTGCGGGTATGTTGTTTGCTTTGGTGATGGGTTATTTGATGGGCTATAATGATGCTAAGGATGGACGATGAACGAAAACCTAAGAAAATTGATGCTGGAGGCTGGCTATGCGGCTCCAGAGTTGGCCGGGCGTGCTCAACAATTGGCCGAGTTGCTGGTCCAGGAATGTGCCGGCCGAGTAGATAACATCTTGCGTGAACGGAAAGATGGTGGCGGGACTATGGGCGATGAGATTAGAGAACATTTCGGAATTGAACAATGAAATTTCCATTTAACACTTGCCCTTCTTGGTTTACAAATTTTTTGATAGCCGAATATCTAGTTGAATTTCATAATAAGGGAAAAAAATATTGTAACGACCGTCCGAGATTATTGGAATTCGGGCAAGAATATTTCAGTCAAAAAGGACTAACTGTCTGGATTGAAAATAACCAGTTATGGTTTGATATTGATTCTAATAGTCCTCTATGGACATTTAGAATTTTAAAATGGAGTTGAATGATGAGTGTATTAGAATTCCTGGTTGACATGTCGCAGGAAGAGCGTATAATTGCATTGACCAAGCGAGTAGAGCAACTGGAAGAACAGAATCGTATTTTATACGAATGGGTACAGTATTTTAAACAACACATAAAGGAAGACAAAAATGATAACACCTGATTTACATATCACAATCACACTGACCGAAGAAGTAGTACGTACGGTTTGTGCAACCATTGGGTTTGTGGCACTCTGTTGGGCTGCTGCTAAGATCTTTATGTTGCTTAGAAAGAATGACGTATGAATAAACTATGTTGTCCGGTGAATATAACAATAGAACAAAATTGGGATAGTATCAGGGCATTATATCGTACTGTGTTTGATAAACAAAAACTTGGTAAGTTGGACCACGATTTGATAGAAGTTGACGAATGGGGCGGCACACAATATAATTTAGACCGGCATGGATCACTAATGCTAAGTCAACGTCTAAGTCCAAATTGGGGCTCATTGAGCGGTCCTATACTTAATAGATTATTACCATGGCATAAACAAGTGGTTGAAATATTTAAACCACTAAATTTTGGTATGGTTATATGGAGTGATACCATTGCTGATGTTACTCGGCATGTTGATGCTAAAATTTCAGAGGAATATAGTTTACCTCAATGCAAAATCAATTATATTGTGTCGTCTGAAGACCAACTAGCAAAAACTATTGTATACGATTCCAATGAAGATTCATATTATGAGTCATACCCATCAACATTAAATCATGCATGGTTACTTAACACATCGCATCCACACGAAATATGGTCCAAGGGACATAGAGAAATACTGCAATTTAAGTTTTTTAACCATTATGATGATGTTGCAGATTTTTTAAAACAAGTTGGTCCTATTACATTAAAATAATATACAAACATATGGGCAATCTAACTGACTTTTTTAACGAAACCATTCCCAAACCACGCTATCAATTCGGCGATAGAGTGGAAGGCACATATCAAGGTGTGCCGTTTGTGGGCACCGTGGGTGCAGATAATATTAGAAACTTGTCTGAAGGGCCCAAAGTCACGGTAAGTTTGGACTTGCCCTTCAAGTTGGATGATGTTGTATACAACGTTGTCCGTGTTGCTTACTCAGATATTACAGGATTGAGAAAATGTACATAACAAATCGTACAGGTGATATTCGCCTGCCCAATGAGCCTGGCCTACTGGAGTGGTTGCAGGATACTTACCCTTACAGTCAATATCACATAGTCAATGACGAATGACCTGTACAAAGACCACGACCAACGCCTAAATACTGTGTTAGGCGATTACCGATTTTGGTCTATGATGAGTCAATGCCGAAAAACCGAAGGTGCTGCGGCCTGCGAAACCAATGCGGGAATGTTTGCATTTTTCCGAGATACCTACGGCATACGGTTGAAATTCTCTGATGCGGATTATATTGGAAATATAAGTCGAGAAGTAGATATCGTGGATGAACAGAAATATATGGTATTTTTATTAAAGTATTCACGATGAAAAGAATTACAGTACACAGTTTTAGAATGAGTGACTCGGAAGATCCTGAAATCTATGCCGCTGAGCCAATTTACCAATGGCAACAAACCAAAATGGGACAATGGGTTATGGCTCATAGTCGTCCCGAACCCTCATGGACCATTGGATTTGACCATATGGGCTACGGATATCGTGTGCATATCACTGCCAACTTGAGTGATGAAGACGCCACTTATTTTTTGCTAAAATACAACACTCCAGTTGTAGGATAGTCCACGGTGTGCTATAATTGTATTTTGCAGGAGATCTTATGTTAGAATTAGGTTTTATTTGGTTTTTTATCAAAAGCATGCGTGACCCGGCCTTGATTGTAATGTGGGTATTTTGTGCGCTGCAGTCTACTTCGGATTCAGTTCCTGACAGCGCATACAAAACTGTCTGTGGTGCAATAGCCATTGTGGGATTTACTTATGTTTGGACTAAACTGACCATAAGCCTAGTTAAAGATAAGTACAAAGAATATCGAGAACAACAAGAAGCCGCATGGAACATACTCAAGGACGATAAATGAAAATTTACAAATCAAAATATCGCAATCACTGGGTCAGCCCATATGATATCCTAAAAGCGGTTTGCTTTTGGGAACGGGATGACAGTGTATTTTACAATATTGAAGATCGCCCCAACCACCGATATACCCGGTGGGTTAACCGTTTAGAACCCTTTTGCGTTGCTTGGCAGGCATTCTTAGACTTTGTACATCCTCGAATCAATTACGTACAGATTGACCCTTATGATACTTGGAGCATGGATCATACATTGGCTGATATCATACTGCCTATGTTGAGACAATTGAAAGCCAGCAAACACGGTGCTCCCAATGTAGATGACCGGGACGTACCCAAAGAATTGCGTAGTACAAGTGCCCCACCTAGAGAGAATGAGTGGGATATTGATGGCAACCACTTCAAGCGTTGGGATTGGGTCTTGGACGAAATGATCTTTGCATTTGAATGTAAAGTAGATGACTCGTGGCAAGATGCATTTAGTTCAGGAGTGGCCGACCATCGAAGTGTGGCCTGCGAGTGGTATGAAAATGGTAAACCCAAAATGTTTAAACTAGTAAATGGACCCAATCATACTTACCGGTGTGATTATGAGGGCATGAAAAAAGTAGAAAAGCGTATCCAAAACGGCTTTGTGTTGTTTGGAAAATATTATCAAAACTTATGGGATTAAACTATGTTTGAAGATTTGGGAACATTTTTGATTTGGTTTGCGTGCACTTGGTTGCTGGTCAACATTGTAGAAGGCTATTTTGAAGGGTACGCTTCGCATCGTCGAGAGATTGAACGGGAAGTGCATAAAGTATTAAACGAAATGATACACCAGGTCAAAATTGAACACCACGGCGATATGATCTATTGGTTTGACAAAGATGATGATCAGTTTATTGCACAAGGCAAAAACACAGAAGAAATTGTTGCAGTACTAAAAGATCGCTTCAAAGACCATATTTTTGTGCTGGACGACAAGTATCTAATGGTGGGTCCTGAATTTGAAATGGTAGACATGAGTGTGGCAAATTTGCAAAAAATCAAGATTTGACCATTAAATCAACCTGTGTTATAATATGTTTTTATCAGGAGTATTACTATGACTATGCATCTTGAAGGTCCTTGGCTATCAACCACTGGCAAAAAACGTGGCAAAATCAAGTTCAAAAGTGCCGAAGCAAAACGTGAGCATGAGCGTTTAGCACAAGAATGGCAAGACCTACTTAAACGTCAAGGTGTAGAAGTAGAAGCTGAAACTCGAAAACGCAACCGTGCCCTTAAAGCCGAACCATTGACGTATAAATTATCTACTCCTGTAGGCCGTACAACTACCAATCATATTCCCAGCCTCAATTCTGGTGCAGGTGTTGCTACCCTAGCACCAGCAAAAGTTTACACAGGTACCAAGGTCAAAGGCATTGCTACCATGCACAAGTCAAATGCCGTTCCAGTATTCACAGACGAACAAGCTGTTGAGATAAGTAGTATGAGGAGATAAAAACCATTGAGTAAAGAAGATTTAATACGAATGGCAGGCCGCGTTGAAGAAGTCCTGCCCAATGCAATGTTTAGAATTGTGTTGGAAAATGATCACAGGATAATGGCAACCATTGGTGGTAAGCTCAGGCAAAATAATATACGCATATTATTAGGCGATAACGTAGAAGTAGAAATGAGCCCATACGACATGAATCGTGGGCGTGTAGTGTATCGTACTAAATAACAGTATGAACGATATCAGACAAACACTGGATCTACTGGAAGCAAAAAATCGGGTAGAATTAGAACAGATCAAACTGCCATATGCCAAAGGCGGATTAAGCCCTGTCATGAGTTCAGCCACTATCGATTATCATTACGGGCACTTGTACAAAACCTACGTTGAAAAGTTTAACAAAGGTGAAGGCGATGCTACATTTAATGAAGCGGGTGCTTACTTACACAGTATCTACTTTGCACAGTTTAAGTCGCCTGGCACTCGTCAACCACATGGTAGAATCCTGGACTTGATCAATCGTAATCACAAGAGTTTTACAGATTTTAAGAAAGCATTCAAAGAAGAAGCCATGAAACTGCAGGGCAGTAATTGGATTTATCTCAGCAAAAGCGGCACAATCAAGACAATACGAAATCATGCTAAACGCACTGATATTGCCTTGTTAGTGGATTGGTGGGAGCACTCGTGGAGTTTAGACTACCATGCTGACAAAGAAAAATACTTAGACAACATCTGGCGTATCATGGACTGGGACGCTATTAATAAAAAATTATGATTACATTAACAGAAAACGCAACTGCAAAAATACAAGAAATTTTTGCCGAAGAAAATAATCCTGCCCTTAAACTGCGTGTTTTTGTACAAGGTGGTGGTTGTTCAGGTATGCAATACGGATTTACCTTTGACGAAGAAGTCAACGAAGACGACTTTGATTTAGACTTTGATGGGGTCAAAGTATTGGTAGATTCAATGAGTAGCCAATATTTGCAAGGTGCCACTATCGATTTCAAAGATGACTTGATGGGTGCAAGTTTTAGCATCAACAATCCCAATGCCCAAACTACCTGTGGTTGCGGCAGTAGTTTTAGTCCCGGATAACTACCTACTTAATTCAGGGTCAAATACCCGCTTTGTTCAAATCCGCTAAATAAGCATATACAAGGATTTGACATATGGCATTCTGGAATGGCTCGACTTCGGTCGTAAATATCAACACATCAACTCCCAACAGTGGGACTGGCGATACGCTATTTGACGCTTTTAATAAGGTTGATAACAATTTTGCTAATATTTCGGCACAATTGTCGAGTGTAAGCCAAGACTGGTTAAATGCCAACGTTGAACTGCAACTAAATGCCGGCTCAGCAAATATCACAAATCTTTATTCTCCTAGCATAACCGCCACTAATGCCAACATAACCGGCAATGTTACTGCCAACAATATAATTGCAAATGTTGGCGTTTATGCCGGTGGGAAGTCTTTCTTTTATGGTAATATCAATGTATCAGGAAATTTGTTACCAATTGGGTCGGGACTTAACATTGGTACTCCAACAAACCCCATTGGCAATATCTATGCAAGTTTTCAAAGTATTAATAATGTTGTAAACAATACCAGCAGTGCTGGTTTATTCTTAATTCATGCAAACGACCCTGCAACTGACTATCAAGATACTGGTATTTTTGGTAATGTGTATAACAATTATGGTTCAAATACCTATGCATTCTTTGGGCATCAATACACAACCAATGACTTTGCTTACATAATAACCCCAACTAATGCAACTTTAGGAAATAATATTGTTGTTGGTGGTGTTTACGGGAATACACATTTTGGAAGTCAATTCTTAAGTAACTCAACTGTTTCAACTTCTACTTCTTCTGGTGCGTTGATTGTAGCAGGCGGTGCAGGCGTAGGCGGCAATTTAAATGTTGGTGGGAATATCTCTGTCAGTGGAAGTGGTAACCTAACTACCGCAGGAAACATTGTAGCTGCTGGGACTGTATATTCTGGAGGCTATCCAGTTATTACTCCAAATTCACCTGGCGTTGGTATACTGTATAATGCAGTTTCTGGTGGATATTTTACACAAAATGTTGCTATTGGCATTCCTACTCCGTCAACGTCAACTGCAACAGGTGCGTTGGTTGTTACAGGTGGCGTCGGCGTAGGTGGTAACGTTTCTGCACTGGGTATTGTAGGTCCATATTATGGCCAAGTACAAACTGCAGCACAACCATATATTACTAGCTTAGGAACCTTAACAGGGCTAACTGTAACTGGTACTGGTACTATCAGTACAGGTATATTACAAGCCAACAATGTAGGAGCCAGCTACTCTACAATCGGCACATTGAATATAACTGCCACAGTATCTGCACCATCTGCTAGCGTATCCGGAAACTTAACTGCTGGTAACGTGATCGGAAATAGTTACGGAACATTATACGGTACTGTCAACGGAACAGTCAACGGAACAGGTGTATATGACTACGGCAATCGTGTTGTTTCTGTTAGTTCTGGTGCAGGTAACCTGACCATTTCGGCCAATGCTATTAACTTGACCCCGGTGGGACCTGGCGCTGTAACAGTGGGCGGAAATGGCAATATTCCTGTTATTACCACAGACGCATTTGGTCGAATAATAACAGCTGCAAATGTAACCTTTACAGTACCCAACTCAAATATAACTTTAGTAGGCACCTCAGGATCAGGAACACTGTCAACAGGTGGTAACTTGACTTTTGCCAGTACCAATGGTGTTACTATTGCAGTGGGTTCTAGTTATGCCAACATTAGCACTCCACAAGACATTAGAACCACTGCAAGTCCTACATTTGCAAATGTAACTGCTGGCAATGTGATTGCAACAACATACTATGGTAATGTGATCGCAACCACAGGTGTTTATTCCGGTAATGTCACTGCTGGCAATGTGATTGCAACCACACACTACGGTAATGTAATTGGTACCACAGGTGTTTATTCCGGTAATGTCACTGCTGGTAGCATATTAGTCAGTGGCAACTTGACTGTGCAAGGTACTACTACAACAGTTTACAACGAATCTGTTACGGGTAACATTACTCCTAGTGCTAACCTGACTTACAATATTGGTAGTACTACTGCTTGGTGGAACAACATTTATGGTACTGCTATTCACGCACAATACGCCGACTTGGCAGAGATATATGTTGCTGACGCAGACTACGAACCTGGTACAGTTGTTATCTTTGGCGGCGATGCTGAAATCACCACAACAAATCTTCACTGCGATACAAGAGTCGCTGGAGCCATATCAACCAATCCCGCATACTTGATGAATGATGCAGTGACAGGATTGCCAGTTGCACTACGTGGACGAGTTCCTGTTAAATTGATTGGCCCTGTTACCAAAGGCGACAGTTTGGTAACTTCCAACACTCCTGGGTATGCTGCCAGTGTAGGCACTGTGTTGTTGGGGCAAGCAGTTTTTGCCAAATCACTCACTACCAATTTGGAACCAGGCGAAAAAATCATTGAAGCGGTAATACTATAAAATGGCACAATTGCAATGGATAACTCCCACAGGTTCGCTGGCTAATTTATTAAACGGTGTTCCTGTATCTATAGATATATTAGCATTAGATACTGCTGATAACGGAGCAGAAGTAACGTACTCTGTTATCAATGGAGCTTTACCATCAGGTCTTGTATTAAATAGCAACGGAGTCATATCGGGTACTCCCATCACTAGCGCATCTACTAACTATGCCACCGCAACGGATTATACATTTATCATAAGAGCACGCAGTGCCAATGGATACATATTAGACGGAAGTTTTACTTTAGAACTATCAAATTTTGTAAACAATGATTTTTCTTGGGTCACACCCAGTGGAGATCTAGGAACCATTCCCAATGGTCAATTTTATTCATTGCAACTGCAAGCACAGACCATTAACAATTTGCCAGTCACTTACAGTTTAATATCTGGAGAATTGCCTACAGGTATGGAACTCACCGCTCTAGGTTACTTGCAAGGTGTGCCAACATTTTTAGATTCTGTTGCAGTTGACCAGAGCCAAACGTATAGATTTACTGTACGTGCTACTAGCAGTACAGGACATGTTACGGATCAATCATTTAGTCTGACATTAACCAACGTGTATGGTGCGGTAATTGAACCTACTACAACAAATTTAGGTACGTTTTTTGATGGATCTTTGTTTACACAACAGTTAACTGTGGCAGAACTTAACCCAAATGCAGTCATACAATGGTCACTAAAAGACGGCAGCTTGCCCCCGGGTGTAACTTTATCGCCGACTACTGGATTGATTAGCGGATACTTACAGCCTGTACAATTGATCGGACCTTACGGACCGGCTGGATATGATGGCAATGATACCAGCAACATTGGTGCAACTGTTACCTTGTCAAACTGTATCATAGCAAAAAATACCTTGACCATTGGATCTGCATCGGGTCCAATTTATTTGCAAATGGTGCTGTCTGGTGGCGGAGTTGCACCCGGAACACAGATTGTGGGCAAGGTCAACAACAATGTATGGACAGTTACTCCGTTACAAAACTTAAATACTCCCACTACTCTCACTGGCACAGTTTACAATACTATGAGTCAGCAAGAGTATGATTATGGTCCTTATGATTTTACACAGTTGAATCAAAGTGTTGGTTACAGTTTTACAGTACAGGCATTCGATGGTGCCAACTACGACACACAAACGTATTTTATTAATGTTGTGGCACGCAGTGGATTTACTGCTGATAGCCAACTTGATACCACCGACGATACTTTCTTAACCATTGACACACTGAATGTTACTCCCCCAGTGTTGTTGAATACCGTTACTAGTCTCCCACAAGGTCGCCAGTTGAGTTATTATGCGTATCAATTTGTCGGCACCGACTTTAGTGGAAATGTGGGATTAAAATATTCTATTGTGGATACTGCTGGTACCTTTGACGCATACATTCCGGTCTATGATATCGGATTTGACAACATTCCGTTTGACAGTTATATACAGGGCAATGTATCAAGCAACATTGGCTTGCCAGGTCTACAGTTAGACGAACAGACTGGTTGGTTGTACGGGCATGTTAATTCGCAGATTGCGGCACTACAGGAATTCAATCTTGCCATAGTGGTCAGCAAGACTGTAAATACTGCCAGCAATATCAGCGGTACCATAACCTACAGCAATGTAACTTATTCCAGCACACCCAAATTCTTCAGTTTGCCAATCCTAGGTGATGTCAACAACATTATCAACTGGACCACTGCAACTGACTTGGGAACAATCGACAATGGGTCAGTCAGTGATTTGAGTGTTGTTGCAGTGAGTCCCATTGGAAAACCATTGGTTTACAGTATTGTGGATTCACCAGGGGTACCAGCAAGATTACCACAAGGACTAGAACTATTACCTTCAGGTGATATCAGCGGTCGTGTTGCGTTTGAAGCGTTTGATTTAGACACTTACGATACTATGTTCGATGGTGGTACAACTACTGTTGACAAACAATATGAATTTACAGTATTGGCAGAAACTTCAGATGGCACTGCTAGTGCAATGAAAACATTTATGATAAAATTAAATGTCATTGACAAGAATCCTTATGTTGATGTATATCTCAAAGCAATGCCGTCAACTGCACAACGACAAATCTTTAATTCTGTGATCAGTAATACAGAGATTTTTGATCCAGAATTAATTTATAAACCATTGGATCCATGGTTTGGTGTCAACACTGAAATGAATATGTTATTTTTACCAGGACTGGATTCTGCTAACTTAACAGTATTCGAAGAATCAATCATCAACAACCACTGGACAAAAACATATGATTTTGGCGGTATAAAAACTGCGGTTGTATTGGACAAGAGTTATAAGGTCAAGTACGAAGTTGTTTATGTTGAAGTCATTGATCCGGACTTAAATTCTTCCGGTAAAGGTCCGGCACTTGAAATTGATTTACAAGGAATGATTACCAACCCATATGTCAATGCTGACGGACAAGACATATATACAATCTATCCTAACACCACAGAAAATATGATTCAACGATTGGTTGATGGCGTGGGATATTATGATCAAAGCAGTTTACCACCTTGGATGACCAGCAACCAGCCTGGCTCTACTACATCAACATTTAGTCCGCCATTGGGATATACTAAAGCAGTGGTTCTTGCCTATGCAACACCCGGTGCTGGCGCTTTGATTGCATACAGATTAAACCGTGCTGGTATTAATTTTAACAACATCGAATTTACTGTAGATAGATACGAGATTGACAAATATTATAGTGAGTATTTTGTTGGTAATACTTGGATAGGTGGTGCCGAATCAACTTTTGATGCACTGCCTTATACCAATGTAGGAACTATAGCTGCAGTTGTAAACTATGCAGTTCGAGTTCCTTTTTCTAGTATTAACGGTCATACCATTTCAACAATACAGGCTGCAGGTGGATTAGATGGTATTACCAATTTCACTAACGGTCAGACACTAATTTTTGCTCAACAAGAAAATTTCATCAATGCTGGACCGTATGACGGGTGGGTAAACTATTATGATGGATTCATTGGCGATAACATTGATACTTACCAGACTGAAGGATATGATTCCGAAGGATATGATTCATATACCGTAATCCCGGGATATTTAGATAATATACAAGCAGGTGTTACTTTAACTGGCGACGGAAATACTGTTAGTTTCAGATTACCAATCGTATTGAATAAAACTCCTAATGTATTTGTTAACGGACTAATACAGTCAAGCAGCGCATATACCATATCTGAAGATATCATTACTTTTGTTGTTCCACCACCAAAACCAACACCAATTAAAAATATTCAAATATTCCATGCTGATCGCAACGAAGACAGTTTTGTTGCCGACGGGTATGTTGACACAAACGGTAACATAGTAGGAACTACTACATTTGTTATGAGTGAGGTTGAATATAACAATTCACTTACTCCTCCAACAGTGTTGATTAACGGAGCAATACAATCCCCTAGTTCTTACCAGGTCAATAATAAAAATATTACATTTAAAACTGCACCTCTTGCGGCAGCAGTAGAACCAAATATTCAAATTATATATGCAGAAAATCAACGTGGCGGTGTATGGCAAATCAACTTGGTTGGAGATGTAGTAACATTAGAATTTGTAAAACAAATTGAAGTAAATCAACGGGTGCAGGTTATTAATGGCAAAACCAATAACGGTGCCATTTTGTATTACAACCCTATATTAACCATTGGACAAACAGTACCTGAGTATACTTTGTATAAAGTTGCTGTAAATGTTGTCAAACACGCAACTACATTTAACAATGGCAGTACCAAATTCTTTACCAATAGAGACAAGTACTACGAACCCAATGCCAATGACGAATACGTGAAATTCCCCCAGGTAACGGCATTTCAATAAATACTAAAACGCAGGATAAACTTTAAATGTCATCTAATATTAACGTAACTGATCTGGATATCACCTTCCCTATTGCTGGGCAGGACAATGATACACAGGGTTTTCGTACAAATTTTACTGTTATTAAGAACAATCTTAATACTGCCGCAGTAGAAATAACCAATCTGGAAGCCAATGTGGCCTTGGCCGCATTGAATACCACTGTACCTCCTACACTGAGTTATTACGGCACACCAAACCAGTTTGCATACGACAATAACTGGATTTATTTTTGTGTGGGCGGATATCCATATATAAACAACTGGGTCAAAGTTCCTACCAACAATACTTTGACCACTTTTAACTACGGCAATGCACAAGTAGCACAATACTTGCCATACGATCCCACTATTCAAAGTATACAAGCCAATGTGGCGGCATTTACAACTGGCACAGGATTTGCAACAATAAATCAATTAACTACTAATGTTTCGTTATTAAACACCAACATAACACTAGCAGTTAGCAATTTGAGTGCAAATGTTAACAATTCAATCGCTAGCCTAAGTGCAAACTTGATACTTGCTATCAATGCTGCAAATGCTGCCATCATAACTGCCAACACAGGCATGCTGAGTTATGTAAATAGCCAACTCAGTAATATTGGTAATGTTGTTACTGCTAATGTTACTGCCAATATAACCAGCTATGTAAACACACAAATAACCACGGTAAATACTGCATGGCAAGCCAACTTGACTGCAGCCAATGTGGCATGGCAAGCCAATGCTGCAAGTCAGCAGGTGCAAATCAATTCATTGAGCAGTGGATTTTATACCAATGCTACCGCAGTTGCATTGTTGCAGAATTTGACCAGCAATGTTACTACCACTGGAAATGTCACTGCAGGACGAGTCACTACCAATACAGGCGTATTTTGGGCAAATGGCACCCCTTATTACAACAGAGCACTACCCATCATTATGTCAATGATCTTCGGAGGATAAAATGGCAACCCCTAATTTAGCAAATATAACCACAATCACACCACTTAGTTTTTTCTGGAATGCAACCGTCGGACCTGTAAATTATTATGCTCCGGGACAAGGCGAACAACTTTATAATGCCCCCTTTATTCCAAGTACACCTTACGGTATATTTCAAAACCCTGGTGGTAGTAATTTGGTATATAAAATCAATACTATGTTAATAACTGAGGCAAGCTCTAACTTAGGAAGTGTCTCAGGGGAATGGCAATTTACTTATAATGCTGGTATTGGAAATGTAGCAAGTTACCTGGTACAGATACACATATACAACACTGTTAATAACACACAGTACTTGCTATATCGCGAACATTTCGCAGGTCGTGTTGCTGCAATAACCAAAGATATTCCAATTTATTTGAATGAAGGGCTAGTTATTTGTGCCTACGTTACACAGGTCGGTCAACCAAGTTATTATGCTATACCGTTTGATGTAGTAATTGCCTACGAGGCCATAGGCTAAATACTACAATAATCTAGGATAACACTTAAATGGCATCACAAATCAACCCATACAACATTGACGGAACCTTCCCTATTGCAGGACAAGACAATCCCAGTCAAGGTTTCCGTGACAATTTCACCAACATCAAGAACAATTTGCTGTCTGCAGCCAACGAGATTACAGATTTACAAAGCAAAGTTATTGTTACCAGTGCACTTTCTGGGCAGACCATTACCAATGACATGGCTGGTACACAGATCAAGCGTCCACAATTGAGCGCATGGACACAGGCCCTGTTTGACAATGGTGCAGTCAGCAATGCAGTTACACTAGACTTTAACATTGCTAACTTCCAAAAGATCACAACTGCAGCTCCTATTTCTGTTAACTTTGTTAACTGGCCTGCATCAGTCGGTGCAGGTGCTTTAGGTTACGGTGTTATGCGTGTTTGGGTTGTTGTTAGCGATCCTAGTCATACACTAACATTACCATTGAGCGTTAGCATTGCAGTTAATGACATTGCCGGTTATAGTTCATCTACTAACTCTATCACCTTTGATGCTGCTGGTAGTTATGTATTTGATTTTTCTAGTGTTGATGGCGGTAATACCTATTTGATCTTTGACGTAACACGTAATCGTAGCACCTTCCGCGATCCAGATTTGTACTATAACCCAACCACAAACTCCACATTCATGTTGGGTTATGGCCCCAGTCTAACCACTGCTTTGGCTTTGGAGCAAGGACAAGATATCCTTAGCGTTCATGGCAGTATCAATTCTGTAGGTATCGGTAATTTATCCTTGGCCAATGTAACCTATACACAGACTGATACCGGTGGATTAGGTGGTTATAGTGTAACTGGTGCTCGTGGTAATCTAATCACCGGTACACTAGCACCAGCAGTAACCAATGACTTGCTGGGCTACTTTAATGCATTGACTTATACTGGCACATTCAATACTGCCAATACTTTTCAACAAACTGCCGGAATTAATTTCTTTGCTACAGGTTCCAATGTTACCTATGGTCTAGGTGGTAATATTGCGTTCTTTACTTCACCTGATGGTCGAAGTACCTTTGATCAAACTACTCAGGCCCTAAGCATTGAAAACAATCAGGCAGTAAAAACTTTTGCTGGTATTGTTGAAGGTGGCACGTATCTGCAGATATTCACTAGTTCAGGACCAAATAACTTCACTGCCAACAATGCAGTAAGTACTTTGGTTATTGACAGTTCACTAGAAGTACCTATTCCACTTGCCAATATTATACTTCCGCCCAATCCAGTGGATCGTCAAACTATCAAGATCAGTACGGTGTCCAACATTGCCAGTGCTAATATTTATGGATCTGGTCACACAGTTAAGTTTGCGCCTAGTACCATATTCTTTGGTGGCAACATTGCAGCAAAATTCACTTATTTGGCCAGTACTGCAACTTGGTATCGTACTTAACCAAAACAGTTGACTAATCGACGGGAAAGTCGTATACTTGCACTATGGGACATCCTCTTACACCTGATCTTAGTAAGTTTACTAACGAAGAACTAAACCAAAAATACGGCGATATCATGCGCCGTATTACCTTTGCTTACCGAACTGGTAGCACAGATATGGTTTATCAACTACAATTGTTACAAGAAGATTATCAAACAGAGATCCAACTTCGAAACCGCAAGGCTTTGGAAGAAATGGAAAAGAATTCTAAACAATTTAAAAATATCATTGACATACAATGAAGTATGATCCGTTTGGCCGAGCATACACTACAACAGAAGAACTTTGTGAACTACTTTACAAGGATCCCACAACGGATGTATCTAAATTTTTAGTTGAAGATTGGGACAAGTACAACACCAGTGTAAAACGCACTTATAGCGATTTACCTGCAGTAAAAGAGTATCACCCACTGCCACCTGACTATAGTGTTGACATATTTCATAGAACACAACAAGAATCGTGGCACATGCCCGCAGAGTACCGACAGTTAGACATAGCCCAACATGTGTTGGATTTGTGTACTACAGATGCAGAATTACAACGTGTAGGTCAAGAACTGTTGTTGTATCACGAAAGAGATTTGTTTGATCTGTTGCGTTATCTTAAATACTTTGTAGATACCATGCGAGCAAATTCGGTAGTATGGGGTCTAGGTAGAGGTAGTAGTGTGGCCAGTTATGTGTTATACTTACTGGGAGTACACCGAATCAACAGTCTTTACTACGACTTACCGATTGAAGAGTTTTTGAAATAATAAGGAAATACATATGGCAAGAGTATACAAATCGTCCCGTGGCAAAATGATCGACATTGATAAAGTTCGATTGTCCCAAGAGACCACTAATGCAGTGGGTAATATGGGAGTTAATGCACGTGGCGATGTAATTGGCAGTGGCGGCAAAATTGCTGCAGGCCGTAATCAAGTGATGGATCAAGTTTATGCAGTTCCCGCTGCTGACCAAGGGTACAGTCCAAACGACCCAATAAGTTATAACCAACAGCAGGCAAATATGGAAGCAAGCAAAGCACAAGCACTACACGATTTAGCTAACAATTTGGTCAAACCGACAACTAACTTAGAGCCCACAGAGTCTGCACAACCAGCAACACCGCCGGCACGTGGTAGCCTGGCAGGATCTGTTGCTAAAACAGTTAACGTTAATCAAGGCCCTGGACCTACTCCGGCAGAACAACGTAAATCAAACGGACCAACAAGGATTTAAAAGTGTTTGCACCAATCAAAGTAAATGAAATTCGAGCATTAAAGGATCATGTTCTAGTAGCGGATATGAATTTTGAAGGACGCAAATTAAGCAGTGGCATTTTGTTGCTGGGCGATGATTTGCGTTCGGCAGGCATTCGCCCACGTTGGGCACAGGTATATGCAGTAGGTCCCGAACAAACTGATATTCAAGTCGGACAATGGGTATTGGTTGCACACGGTCGCTGGACACGTGGAGTGGACATTGAAGATCAAACTGGTGATGTCACTATCCGACGCATTGATACCAATGATATCTTAATGGTGTCCGATACAGAACCCAGTGACGATAATATCAGTACTGCTGACTTGATCGACAGCAAAGAACGGTGGTAATATGGGATTTGCAAAACCTGACCTTGATGGCGTTCGCAACGCCATTAGCAAAGTTTTGGTAGAAATTGCTAGTCCTTACAACGACGGTTTTACCGCTTCCTATTGCAAAAGAGATCTATACCTGCTAAAATGTTGGTTGGAAGATAGATACAATCAACTTCCAACATTTGCCGGAGAAGAACAATGGGAACAGGACCGGATAGTAGAAATCCTGAAGAAGTAAAATGCAACGTATGCCGCCAGACGTATACACCCGAATGTGACTATAAACAAGGTCGGTGTCCGCACCATCCTCCTATGATAAAAACTTTTCCTAAATGGTTTTTATTGTTAGCGGCCTGTGCTATAATACCTGTATGGACAGTGACTCACCCACGCCAAGTTTGGCAACAAGTAAAGAAAGATTGGAAATTATAATGGAAATTCAACCTAAAGATACAAGCCGAGGACATTTTTATGTTAGTCTTGTAAAGAGTGTATTACGAATTGGAGCAGGCGCATCATTAATTATAGTGGGCTTGCCTGAAGCAGGGTGGTTGCTCATTGCAGCAGAAGCACTGGGAATTTTAGAGGAGATTGTATAATGCCAACAATTTACACAGAAGTTGAAGTGGACGTTGACTTGTCAGAGTTTACTACTGAAGATTTAATTGACGAACTTAAACATCGCGATGATCGATATGTTCCTACCGACGAGCTCGTTGAGGCTATCTTTGAAAAGCGCAGAGCTGGACAAGACTTCTCAAGAGAACTAGACGATTTAATTTACAACACCATTGGGAGATTTGCATGAAAGAGTTATGGACAGAAAAGTATAGGCCCAAGACCATTGGGGATTATGTGTTTACAGATGCTAGTCAGCGTGAGCAAATTGAATCCTGGATCCGATCAGGAAGTATTCCGCACATATTATTAAGTGGCAGTCCCGGAACAGGAAAAACAACTCTAGCCAAGGTGTTGATCAATGAGTTGGGCATCGAAGATTATGATACCTTACATATCAATGCGTCCAGAGACAATGGTGTGGACTTTATCAAAACTCGTGTAGAGGGATTTGTCAGCACAATGCCATTTGGTCCATTTAAAGTTATTTTAATGGACGAGGCCGACTACTTGAGTCACAATGCACAGGCCATCATGCGTGGCTTGATGGAGACTTACCAAGAGTCTGCTAGGTTTATTTTTACTTGTAATAAGCCACACAAGATCATGGATGCACTACACAGTAGATGCCAAGGCTTTCACATTGACAAAAGCGATGTAACAGAATTTACTGCACGTGCCGCAACTGTTATGGTTTCTGAATCAGTAGAGTTTGATTTAGAAACTTTAGACAGTTATGTCAAAGCAACATATCCCGACCTGCGCAAGTGTTTGAATCTGTTGCAAGCCAACAGTACCACAGGACGACTAAGCACACCCGGTGAAAATGATCGTTCAGTCAAAGACTGGAAACTGGATGCAGTTCAATTGTTCAAAGCAGGACGTATCAAGGAAGCACGCCAAGCCATTTGCAATCAAGCATCATCCGAAGACATTGACGAGATTTTCCGTTGGTGTTATGATAACCTTGAACTGTGGAGTAAAACTGAAGATGGACAAGATCGTGCAATCTTAGCAATACGCACAGGACTAGTCAATCATGCAGTCTGCGCAGATCCCGAAATCAACTTGTCAGCAACCTTAATCGAATTAACACAAATCAACTAATATGAAAATCAAAGACCTACACCTACTAGCATTTTATGTAATCAAACCACGTGACCCAAAAAAGACCAGTCAAAAGGGTTATATGGCAGACCCCGCCAATCATCAATACGATGAACGCATTGAATTTACTCGTGGCCTAAGCAGTAAAGATCAAGTTTATGCTGGCGTTATTTTAAACCTCAACAAGAAAACTGTGATTCAAAACAGATACGATGTAACAAAACAAAACAGTGATTTTGACAAGTTGTTCAAATACTTCTTAGAAGGCTATCCACAGTATGTGGCCAAAGTAATGACTGAATTAGATCCCGAATACTTGGCACAGTTCTTGCCCAAAGAAGAAGCCAAAGATACAGTCACTGATGTAGAAGTTAAAACAGAAAATGCAGAAGTTCAAGCTGAGTGAATCTGGTGACCGTGGTTGGTTTGTAGGTTCGTTTGATCGAGCTGTATGGAAAACCGAAGACTTTGAATTGAGTTACACATTCAACCCCAAAGGTGATGTCAGCCCCCGACACTATCACAAGATAGCAAGAGAGCTGAGTTTGATCACACAGGGGCATGTTGTGGTCAATGGTGAGCATTTCTACACCGGTGATATTTTTATATTTGAGCCCGGAGAAGAAAACGAAGCCTACTATGAGGAAGATACTTATACGGTTTGTCTTAAAGCACCAGGTCCGCCTAACGATAAATATTACGTATGAATCCGTTATTTAAAGCAATGCAACCCAAGAAAAAGCGTCCAGTGGACCCAAATGCTCCACCACGCCCTAACTTGCTAAATCACGAAAAGCGTCTAAAGGACACCGTGTATACAATGGAGCAAATGCAAGACGAAAACCGCAAATTACGGAACAGAATGGAGTCGTTAGAGGCGAAATTAGCCAATCAAACCTCCTATTTAAACTACCTGCACCAGTTTATTACAAACAAAAAAGGTTGACCAATAAATCCAATAGTGCTATAATAACAGCATTAGTTAGGACAAAAGGATCAACAATGAAACCCACGTATAATACTCGAGTAGCACTTGCAACTGCTGTTTCTGCGTTTGAAATCAATGGGCATTTGATATATAAAGATCCCACTCGGGTAGAGGATCGAACTCTAGTGCCAAATCGCCAGATTATCCGGGAAACATTGGATTCTGAGGCTGTTGTAAATCAGCAACAGCGTGATGCTGCTGACGAAATTGTTGTTTATTTACAACAAGCAGAAATCATGCAAACTCTTACAAAAGGCACAGCAGATAGCTTTTTGGTTCAAATTAACAAGTTGTTGGCTAACGAAACTGTCAAAGCCAACGAACTGGGCTTGCTGGCATGGGCGCCAAAACTCATGCGAGATTATCAAGCCAAGGATCGTGTTCGTGAAATCAGTTCGCAATACGAAACCAAAAGTCGTTATGTGGGTCGCGAGCGAGAAAAAATCACCGTTGACTTTACCATGATCGACAAACGGTATTTCAAAGAGACCAACAGTTGGCTGGTATATGGATGCGACAGTGATGGCAATTTGATGTCTTACTGGGCCAATCGTGCAGACAAGGTGTGTGAAACAGGAAAGATTCAAGGTCGTGTCAAATCGCATAGACAAGATTCTTATCGTAGCAATGCTAAAGTTACGTTTTTAAATTTTGTAAAGGTGTTGTAATGGATTTGCAAGAACGCATGTTAGAACTGATGGTTCCCATTGATTCATGTATTCAGCTAACAGATGATCGCAATGATCTATTGATGTTGGCCTGTGCAATGATGCAACGTGTCAGAGAAATCTTTGATGCTGAAATAGGCGAAGAAGGTCGGAAACGAATGTTTAAGGAGTTGATTTGAAAGATAGTGTTATATTGGTTGATGCCGACGGTGTGTTGTTGAACTGGGAATATGCGTTTGCAGTTTGGATGGAACAACATGGATTTACCAAAATTCCCGGTGGTGAGTTTGATTACAATATTGATCGTAGATACGGCATTGATTACGAACAAGGTCGTAAACTGATCAAGATGTTTAACGAGTCGGCAGCGATTGGGTTTTTACCTCCCTTACGTGATGCCATGTATTATGTTAAACGTTTACACGAAGAATACGGATACACATTCCATTGTATTACCAGTTTAAGTACAGATCCCAATGCAGGTAAACTACGTGAAATGAATCTTGCCAAACTGTTTGGAAAGACTGCATTTACTAAAGTGGTATGTTTAGACACCGGTGCTGATAAAGATCACGCACTATTGCCTTATCGTGATACTGGGTGTTATTGGATTGAAGATAAACCTATCAATGCCGAAGTTGGCCACAGGTTAGGATTACGATCCATTGTAGTCGAACATGGTCATAATATGAATTACTATCATGACCATATCCCACTGGTTAAAAATTGGAAAGAAATATTCTCGTTAATTACCTCTTAAAGTTCTTTATATATCTTTAGGATTTCCACAACAGCAGCATGACGGTGAATATCTCTACCTTCAAACTCAATGCCGCTAACGTACTTACAGTTTTGATATTCTGTAACTAAACGCTTGAAATCAATGAGACCATTATTGTTCTCTTTGCGGTCAGCCTGTTGTGTGTCCCCAGTTACTACCATCTTACTATTATCACCTAAGCGGGTGAGCAGCATTTTCATTTGACTTGGCGTGGCATTCTGCATCTCGTCAGCAATGATCCACGAATTTTTAAATGTCCGCCCTCGCATAAATGCCAGTGGAGATACCTCGATTGTTTGTTCTTCTAGCATTTTAGTGATTTCTACAGGCCGATAGTATTCGGCAAATACGTCTAATATTGGTCTGGTCCATGGTGCCATTTTTGCGTTCAGGTCCCCAGGTAAAAAGCCATGTTGTTCGTCGTCCACACCTACTGCGGGACGTGTGATTACAATTTTATTACAGTCGCCTGCTTGATATGCCTGTATTGCAGCCATTACCGCCAGCATGGTTTTACCCGTGCCTGCTGGTCCTGTTGCAAATATAATAAGTTTGTGGGGATTGGTCAATAAATCAATATAAGTTTCTTGATTTAGACTCTTGGGGATTAATTCTACTTTTCTACGTCTTTGAACTACATAGTCGTCATTTACTATTTTTAAATCGGGTTGTTTGTATTTGACTTGTTTGGGTTGTTGATATACTTGGGTTTCTACTAATCGATTTCTGCGTTTGGACAAGTGTGCCTCCTTTTGGTTTAGTGTGAACTTGTCATCTTTCATGATGTTGTGATTTGAAGTTGGTTCAAAGTCACCAAGTATTTACGGAACCCACCGGCGGGCAATTAACAGGGTTTATTAAATATTTTTTACGAGATAAGTATTAGGCTAGCACAAAAGTTTTTCAATGATTTCTTGTCCATGTCCAGCTGTTGTAGTCAGGTATCTAGGCGGAGCCTCGGGTAGATTTATTGCACTTCTTCTTAATGGTTTTTGTTATCCTCTAAACCCATTAAATGATCCTGTATATGCACACAAAAATCGAGAGTGGTTGCACCTACACAATTTCCAAGACATTATTTCCATACAGGCATTTGCCAAGTTTGCCGAGTATACCAATCCTCGTCTCTCAGACTATACCAACAATTTTACAGAATATCAAACTTGGTTTGAAAGCCGATTTCAAATAAATTACCAAGAAGAACCAAAGATTATTTCTATTGCTAGTCATTCACTTGATCCCAGTATAATCACTGAATCTATAGAAAACTGCAAAGTGATCAATATTACATTTACCGACAACGACTTTGACCAAATTGTGTTTAATAGTGTGTATAAAAACATTGCCAAAGATAGAACAAAATTTGCTCTTGACAAGTTGACTACATTATTTCAAAAATTTTACCCAGCAAAGTATACATTGATAACTGACAAATTTGGCAGCATCACTTTTGACACAGTTGACTCAAATCTTCAACTTATCTGTGCAATGGAAAAATTAATTGTTGGATGGTACAGTCAACAATTTGCTAAACTTGTGCCATTTGCTGCTGCACCCGAATATAACTTGCCATTTCATACCATTGCCAATCAGCAAATAATTGGTTTGTTAGAAGAAATGTCAGAGTTTGTGGGCATCCAGTTAACAGATGATCGACGTGCAAATTGCATAGAGTTGATTAACCAATATGCAAATGCACAAATCTCTATTCCGTGGAAGATAGATATCAATGAGTTGCTTTAATTTTTTGATAACTAAAATACAGTCGCTCGTTGCCGTCACGTTTGAATTCTAACAATTTTAAGTTATACTTTTCAGCAAACTCGGATACTATTTCAAAACTCCAAGGAAAGATATCCACATAAGGTCCAGTCTTGTGTGCAATGCCAGGGTTAGCACGTAGATAAAACCGGCCATTGGGTGCAAGCAAATCTACACAATGTGCAAAACGTGCTTCAATCTCATCTCGACTGTTGAAGTTAATTGATCCTAATGCAATGATATGATCATATTTTTGTTTAACTCTATAGTCTAATATATCAACTTCAAAGTCAGCGCAGTTGTTGTAAGGATCGATTCCTACTAGATTGTCGATACGTCCTTTGAAAGGATGATATCCGCAACCTACATCAAGCACTGCTTGAGGATCTTGTTTGTTGATTTCATCTGCAAGTGCCCAGCCAGTGTAGTCATAATCACCAGTTCTGGGTTTCCAGATTTCTGCAAAGAAACGATGTGTGTAACGTTCACTGAGGTCGGCAACAATCGCACCTAAGGCACCAATATAGTCACAGGGGAGACTCAACTCAGCTTCTACAGAGTCCTTGAACTTTCTGTAGCGAGCAGGTGTCCATGGCAGTTGATCTACCGCAGTTGTTTCATCTATGATGATATTCTGGTACTTGGGTAAACTAAATGATTCTTGCAAATTTTCTTTGATTAGTTTAAAAATTTTAGTATTCATTGAAATTCTTTGTTTATAAATAGTATTTTATTTACACATAAATGATCGATCAAAAAATATATTTTGTATGCTATCACGCAGGTGCTGGCGGGCAATTTATTAGTGCGTTAACTGAAATATTATTAACTGGTGATACAGTTGGACGAATTTTGCCCAACGGCGCAGTAAATGGACATATTCAACGAGAACAAATAACAAATTTTATCCCATTGTTGTTGGGAGCAGGATCCCCGTATCAACTGCTGAATGCAGTTACAGAACTTAATAACAACAACAATGAATTATTTAAAGATTTTGTTACTAAGATCAAAATATACGATACCCATAAAATATGCATTATCCCAACACATTTAATATGCATCAACTCATTGTTAAATACCTTTACTAATGCAAAAATAATTGCAGTATACCCAACTACTGCCGATGACATAGTAAAATGTCGAGAAATATGGGCAAATAAAAATACAAACTGGCATCCAAACGCTAAGCCACATCATCCATTTAAAGTGCAACAGATATTAGACGATTTTCTAAAACTAAGAAATGCAAGTCCAGATTCTGCACGATTACTGAATATAGACTTTTCTGAAGTACACAATCAACAAAGTATGCACAACAACATCGTAAGAATAGATAATTTTGTAAATGGAGATAAAAAATATATAGAAATAGCCAATGAATTTTACGCTAGTTATTTAAAAAATCAATAAGTAGTTAAAAAAATATTATTTTTTGGTAAATATTTAAACAAGATATTAAAATTTTTATTCTTGTTAAAATTCATTAAATACACTAGGAGAATTTATGAACGCAAAACAATTTGTTGCTCAAATCGTAGCAGACAATCAAGCACTATTCCGAGCAAGCCAACACAATGTCAAAGCATACTTTGACTCAAAGCCTGCCCAGGAAGAACTAGTAGAACACTTCGTTGGTCGTATGGTAAATGAGCGTATGAACATGGTTGAAATCAGCCAAGCAATCGCTACAATGCCCGCAGACGCAGATCCAGTAGAACTACAACTGTTAACACAACAAGCACACGATGAAGCAGTGCACTTCCGTTTAGTCAAAGAAGTCATTGAACACATCCAAGGCGGCCCAGTTGATGTTGAAGCTGCTATTGCTAAAGAGGCTGCAAAACCAACTGCTAAAGGCGCTGGACTATTAGCCAAGTACGGTGCCGAAACTGATCCAGTTGCATTGGCCGCTTATCAACTAGTTGCTGAAGGTCGTGCAGAAGCAGTATGGAACACCATGGCCGACTGTATTGAAGATGAGTTTATCTCTGGTGCATATCGCAAGATTGCCAAGGACGAAGGCTTCCATGCCAACATCGGCGGACGCAAATTAGAACAATTGGTCACAGAAGAAAATATGGACCGTATACAAGAGTTGGTAGCTGCAATGCGCAGAGACCTGTATGATATTAGCTGCCGTAATACAGTTGCTGCTAAATCCGGCAAGCAATTGGTTGCTGACGCTTACGGATGGTAATTTGAAGATAGGACTCACTCAACGAGTTTTATTTCATAAAGGTCGAGCGTATGATTCACTGGAACACCTGTGGTACGTGTATTTAAAAAGTCATACGCTCGTTCCTATTGCAAATAGAGCAGATCAAGATTTTACAGAATTGGCCAATTCAATTGATGCACTTGTTATAACCGGCGGGGATGATAGTGCAGTACGTAGAACAACAGAGTTAAACCTAGTAATAGAAACAATAAAGCAACAAAAGCCTGTGGTTGGTGTTTGCCATGGTTGTTTTTTACTAACAGACATATTAGGCGGCAAAATAGGCGAAATAGAAGGACACCTGGATACTGCACATCAAGTGAATTATTTTGGTGAAACAAAATTAGTAAACAGTTATCATAATTTGTACATTGAACAGTTGCAAGATACTGCCACCGAACTTGCTACAGATGAACATGGCAACTGCGAAGCGTGGATAGACAGAAGATTAGCAATAGCTGGTGTTGTATGGCACCCCGAACGTATGCCAGTTGCATGGATACCAGACGAAATTAACAATTTATTATTCAAGGAAACAAAATGAAAAAACTTTTAGCAATATTATTACTAGTACCTGTGCTAGCGTTAGCCTGGGAACCTACTCGGCCAGTGACAGTTATTGTAGGCAACACTCCCGGTGCTGGTAATGAAATTGCATTTAGAAAACTAGCAGAGATTGTACAAAAAACAAATCCTAATTTTACCTATGTGGTACAAAACATTCCCGGAGCAGATAGCGTAGTTGCACAAAACAAATTCTTAGGCGAGCCTGCAGATGGGTATACTATTAGCTTGCCTAGTCATATGAGTACATATGTTACCAATGACATTTGGGAAAAGAAAGTTAAAAAGTTTTGCTATGATGATTTTACAGATGTACTAACAATGGGTAAGAGCCCATTAGTATTAGTAGCAAGTACTAAGAGCACTATTACTACTCCTGAGGAGTTTATAAGACTTATTCGAATCACCAGTGCTCCTATTAACATAGCTGTCGGGGGCGGAGCACATCGTACTGCATTTGAATACTTGATGGAAAAAGGACATGGCAATAGAGACATGGTCAAGCCAATCAAGTTCAATGGGCCAGCACCAGCAGTACAAAGTGTAGCACAGTATGATGGCCGGGTCGGCACAGAGTTTGGTATCATGCCCATTGCAGTTGCTAAACCATTAGTCGATGCAGGTAAGGTTCGTGCCATTGGATTTACAGGAACCAGAACGATGAAACAGTTTCCTGACGTTCCATTGTTGCGAGATGTGGCACCTGGTATCAGAGTGTATGCGGCCTGGAGTTTAGAGTTGCCTAAAGGTGCACCAGCCGATGTGGTTGATTGGTACCAGCGAAAGTTCAGTGCTGCAATTCGCAGTCGAGAATATGCAGAGTGGATGGAATCAAATGTAGTGTTTTACGAAGAGTCAGAGTTAACACCTGCAGGCCTGCGGCGAACCATGGATGAATTACGTGCAACCTTTTTACCTGTATTGGAAAAGATTGATTTAAGTAAAGAATGAAGTATATTTTTATGACTGGTGCTCCAGGTTCTAAATGGAGCAGTGTAAGCAAGAATATTTACTACAGTGCCGACATTGATAGGTCAGATTATAGTGAAGAGCGTACTTATTATCATGATGCATCAGGCACTACACAGTTGATGCACATGGGTGCATACTTTGATCCCGGCATGGAATTTGGCGGCTTCTTTGACACGATCAATCGCTATACCAAAGAATTATGCGAAGCCGAATTTGACCGCCCGTTCAGAGGATCGGGTGTGCGCATCATCAAGAGTCATGTATTTGCACATCACATAGACTTCTTAAAGGATTACTGGCCAGACTGCCCCATTGTGTTGGTACAACGTCCCAATGATGCTTGTCTTGGCTGGTGGGTAAAATGTGGGCACTTCGATATAACTTATCCTAGGTACGATCAGTACTATAAAGATTTACGCACAATGGCTACAATTATCTCAGCACAAAATCGAGACATACAAGAAGCAGTATGGCGTTATAAGGGACACATTGTTAATACAAATCAAGAGTTGGCCAAAGTAGTAAATATACAACAACCGCCCACCGAGTACAATCAAAATTACGGTGCGGATGACATAAGGGTAACAGTAATATGAAACAAAGCAGCTGGGATAAATTAGCAGAAAAAAGTGAATATCATTTTGATAATGATCGTATTGACCCACGGTTCGATACTGTGATCAAGTTAGGAAAATTTGAACCTAACTGGGATGAAGAAGTAAAACAGATTGTGGCAGATTCAAAACCAGCTAACTGGGAAACACGCGGGTTCAAAGGCGAAGGCGTATTTGTACCCAAGCCCGAACTAGAGGAAGAAGAATACGATTTAGAACGCATTGGTGTAGATCCCAAAGTCACCATTACCAACTTGGCATGGAAATTGCCCGAGCCACTGCAACGCATAAGTGATCATTTTGCGTTAGAAGATTGCATGGAGCGAATACATGTACAAATGCCCGGACAATTATGGCACCTACACATTGATAAACTGTACAAATGGTTTCCTGAAGATCCAACTCGGGTTGGTAGATACTTCATAGCATTGACTGATTGGGAACCAGGCCAGTTTTGGGAGTACGGTAATTTCCATTACCGCGGCTGGAAGTCAGGCGATGTGACCACATTTGATTGGCAAAATGTTCCCCACAGTACTGCCAACGCAGGATTTAAACCACGTGTGACATTGCAGTTAACTGGTATTATTACTCCCGACACCAGAAAGTTTTTGACAAGATTGAAAAACAGTTCTATAATGACTGTATGAAGAAGTTATTAATTATCACTGGTCCCCAAGGATCAGGTAACCATTTGTTTAGTCGATTATTAAGTTTACATCCCGAGGTCGCTGGTTGGGAAGAAATGCTGGACAACTACTGGATACCTAGTGATCAAGAACCCTTTGCTGAGTATTGGGTGCACCCCGAACGTTTAACAGAGTCAATGTTTGACGGCAAAGACTATCATCTAGCCAATGTAAGTTGCCCTTTCTTTTTTGATGGGATACGTTATGTTCCCAAGATCCTAGAAGTGGCAGAGCGTGCTCGTGAGTTTGGGGTCGACGTGCAAATAGCAATCATTGTGCGGGACCAAAATATTAACCAAGTACAACAACTTCGAGTTCGTAAAGAACATACCACTCCAATTGCCCAAAATTATTACTATAACACTTTACTTAACAGTGATTTTCCTGTACACTACTTAGATCATGAGGCTTTCTTTTTACACACTACTCATTATTTAAAATGGGTTAGTCGCATATTAGAATTCCCTGTTGCATACGATGACCCTGATATTATGAAGTTTATAACTGTAGATGCCAATCACAAATACATAACACCAATTGAGTCATATTGGTTAGATGAAGTTATACTTGCAGGGTGTCAACCAACAAGAAATACCAGACTCAATAATACATAAAAGAATTATGACCAAATCAATTAAACCGGGGTCGTACTCATTGGTGGTGTACGATAACGAAGTACCTTCAACATTGCTAAATGATGTATACGAGTATTTGCTAGACAGTGAATATTGCGTAAACTTCTATGATCGGCCACATTCAAATTGGTATCCCAGGAATAACAAATGGGTAACCCCGAGAGATTTACCGGCTGCGTTGAGGTTACCCCTGGCGTGGGACGAAGCCAGTTTAGAAAATCGTGCCAATCGAGTGTTTAAATTATGGCAACACATAAATGAGTTGACCGAAAACAAGTTCACCATTGCCGGAGTTCCGGAAAGTATGAATTACATGCAGGGCATTAGTCCAGTGCAGGGAATAACAAAAAGCAATGGCGAACCCGGTGCAGCCAACAGTGCCTGGCGTGTGTACGGTGACGGCATGGATGTAGAGTTTCGTGCCCGCAGCAAGGCAGTGCACCGTGACAACCCATTCTTGGATGATGATACTTGCTACACCTTGGTATATTTTGCCAACACCGAATGGCACCCGCAATTGTACGGTGAAACTTTGTTCCACGGTGATGATGCAACCACTGGAGATTTTACCGGCAAATACGAGCAAGATCAACCACGCAACTTTCCCATTGGCGATGTAGAAAATGTAGTGGCTCCCCGTCCCGGAAGAATAATGGTGTGGGACAGCAGATATTTGCATCAAATTAAACCATGTGCTAGTTATTCAACAGACAAATTAATGGCCATCAGTTTCAGACTACGCACCAATACATTATGACCGAAATTCTCAACGAACAAAATCCCAAATTAGGTTACTATACAGTAGGAGATAAAATTTTCTACGTAAAACCACTGGCATTGATTGATGCCAGCAAGTCCGGGCATTTTCCAGTTTGGAATTTCAATAATGATATTTTTGGTAAGGTGCAGTGGAAAGTTGAACCAGAATCCAGCTTATTGGAATTGTACCGACTGCGTGCTCAACAGTTACGAGACCGATATGATTATATTCGACTAGAGGTGTCTGGGGGCGGCGATAGTTCAACGGCAGCGTATAGTTTTATAAAAAATAAAATTCATTTAGACGAAGTTGTATTTCGATATCCCAAGACTGGGGAAAAGAATATGTTAGCAGATCCGTTCAACACTAAACCAGAAAATACGTTAAGCGAATGGGAGTATGCGGCTAAACCATTTTTAAACTGGATAGCAGACAATTCACCCAACACAAAAATTACATTTCACGACTATTCCCAAGACATGCTGAACACCGGGCATGACGAAGAATGGGTCTTTCGCACCAAAGATTACTTTCAGCCCGGGCATGCATTTAAACACACAGTAGATGCAGTGGATAGTCACAAACACACTCTCGATGGCGGCAAAAGTGTATGCATGTTATGGGGAGTTGATAAACCCAAGGTCTGTATCAAAGAAGGCAAATGGTACTTGTATTTCTTAGATGCTCAGGCCAATAATGCAAATCCTGAAGTGGGCCGATGGACCAATATCACAAATGAATATTTTTATTGGACTCCCGACATGCCGGAATTATTATGTAAACAAGCACACATAATTAAAAACTGGTTTGCCATGCCACAGAACAAACATCTACAGTATCTAGCCAGATGGCCTAACTACAGCTTTGCACAAAGAACCACCTTTGAACATATTATTAAACCTTTGTTGTATCCAGATTACGATCCAGCAACATTTCAAACCAGCAAGCCAACCAACAGTTTTTACAATGAAATGGATTACTGGTTTTATCAAAATTTCAAAGACACCCACGCATATTCTGCGTGGCAAGCTGGACTGAAATACATAGTAGATAATATTGATACTAAATATTTTAACAAAGAAATGGGTAATCCAGTGGGGTTTATAGGATTTCTGAGTCCTTTTTACGAACTAGGTGATGCACATTTTGTAGATTCCGGTATCAATATACATCACAAATTTTAGTAAGCGATAAATAAAATTAGCAACGCCGGATTAACCGACGTCGGAACAAAATTGACGCTTAGGGTAGTGAAACCCTTTTACTAGTGTGATACACTTAGAACGCCGATTCCCGTAAGTAGAATCTCTACTAGCCAAAAAATTAAAACTTTTTGACAAGGAAAACAAAATGACAAAAAAACTCACATGGGTTCTAGCACATGAGCCTTACGATCTATTCTTGCGTGCAGCACAACATTTCAGCCGAGTAGTAGCTGAAAAAACCAACAACAATATCGAAATTGAGATTTTGAGTTGTACTGAATGGGAAGAAAAATACAACAATGGCCAATGCGTTGATCGTTATCAGTTGTTAGATTTAGTTAATAATGGCGAAATCAACATCAGCCAAATGTACACAACTACATTGGGGCAACTAGACAAAGATATGTATGCATTAGATATGCCTTACATTTTTGAAGACCACGATCATGCTAGCCGTGTGTTAGATGGCGCAGTTGGTCAACAGCTGTTTGATGGCTTGGCTGCCAAGTCCAACGTCAAAGGCCTGGCTTACACATACTCAGGTGGTTTCCGTGTCATTCCTGGCAACGAAGAAATCAACAGTATTGAGCAATTCAAAGGTTTGAAGATTCGTGTTGCAAATTGCCCAGTGGCAGTGGACACATTCAAAGCAGTCGGTGCAGAACCAGTTGTTATGGCCATTGAAGACTTGGCTGGTGCCATTGGTAATCGATCTGTTGACATGGGCGAAAGCACATACCCACGCATCTACAACATGGGACAATACAAAGTTTCCACTGTTATCAATCACACTGAACACAGTTTGTTCTTGACCAGTATCATCATCAACAAAGACTTGTGGGCCAGCTTGGACGCCGAAACTCAAACAATCTTCCAACAAGCAGCATTAGAAGCAGCACAAATTGAACGTGTTGAAAGTATCAGTGACATTGCCGACGTACAAGAACAAGCCGCTAAGGATGGTATCAAAGTATCACATTTGTCTGTGACAGAGCGTGCTAGATTCAAGGCCGCTACCGCAGTAGTTTATGATCAATATCAAGACTACTTTACTGCTGGATTGATCAACAACATCAAGAACAGCTAATCGGTAATTTCAATCAGTGAATGGGATTGACTTCCCATTCACTTTCTCGTATACTCATACAAACAAATAGGAAATATTTTATGAAAAAACTTTTATCAGTTCTCCTTCTCGCCTCTGTACTAACTGCACAGGCACGAGAAGTTGTAACAATCATTTATAGTTGGACAGCATCCGACACGGCAGCAAACTTTCATCGCTCGCTTGCTGACGAAGCAAACAAAATACAAGACAAATACACATTTATTTTCGATACTAAACCCGGGGCTGGTGGTAGTGTTGCAGCCAACTATATACTAAGTAATTCACAAAACAATTCTATTCTAGCAAATAGTTCTGCATTTTTTATTAGACCCAATTTCTTTCCTGTGTCTGAAAGTCACGACATTGGTCAATTTAAAGAACTATTGCCAGTATGCAGTGCCCCTATTGTTATTGCAAGTAAAAAATACAAATCATGGAATGAAGTACCACATGATAAATCATTGAGCATCGGGATCAGTGGGCTTGGCACAACTACACATCTTGTAGTTACACAACTTGCTAAAAAATATCCCAACTTGGTTGTTATTCCTTTTAAAAGCACCAGCGAAGCAGTATTGTCAGTTCTAAATGGTACAACTGATTTTTCTGTCAACTTCCTAGGCGACATTGAACAATACAAAGAAGGTAAAAATCAAATTTATGCACTGGGTATTACCGGTAATCAGACTGTTGCTGGAGTCAAAACATTAGCATCAGAAGGATTCAGCAAAGATTTAGAGTTAATGAATAGCCCAGCACAGTTATTAGTGCCTGCAAATATGTCGGATAGTAAATTTAAAGAATGGCGCGAAATCTTGCTAAAAGCAGGTCGTAGCCAAGTTGTATTAGATTCATTCAAGCCCGACCATTGCCAAGACATTGACCAAGCCCCTGATGCCGAAATTCAAACTTGGTACCACAAACAAACCAATGATTGGCGCCGTCTGACACAAGGTGTCTCGTTACAATAAACTTATGGCAATTTACGATATACCCGGGGTTGATACCAACCCCAAACTTGGATACTACAAAGTTGGTGATAAGATATTTTATTCTAAACCCCAGGCGTATATGTATGCAACCAAAGTTAACCAAGGGCCAAGTTGGAAATTTAATTTAGATACTTATGGTAAGTTAGACTGGACAATAGAGCCCGGTGTTAACATTAGAGAATTGTATCGTATGCGTGCACAACAACTACGAGACAACTATGATTATATTCGTTTAGAATGCAGCGGGGGCAGTGATAGCACAACTGCAGCATTTGCTTTTTTATTAAATGGTATACATTTAGACGAGATAATTTTTAGATATCCTAAAACCGGCGAAAAAGATGTAACCAACGATCCATTTAACACCAGTGCAGAAAATACTCTAAGTGAGTTTCAGTTTGCTGCACAGCCTTTGTTAAATTGGGTTAAAACAAATTTTCCAAAAACCATTGTCAGGATTCACGATTTTGCAGAAAATATGCTCGAACAAGCAGATACTAGAGATGAGTCATGGATTTTTCAAACAAGACATTGGTTTCAGCCAGCACACAGTGACAAATATGATCAATTTAACTTGCCCGAGCATCGTGCTTTATTAGATTCGGGTAAAAAAATTGCAGTGGTTATTGGGATCGATAAACCACGTTTATTGTTGATTAATAAAGAGTGGTACTTATTCTTTTCTGATTTGCATACAAATAGTGCTCACCCAATAGTTGGAGATTACTCTAATATTACAAACGAATTGTTCTACTGGACTCCCGACTTTCCGGAAATATGTATTAAACAAGCTCATCTGGTTAAAAATTGGTTTGATCAAGCACACAATTCACATCTTAACTACCTGGTAGAATTTGCCAATATGAATAATATCGCTAGGCGCAGTACATACGAGAATATTGTTAAATCTATAATATATCCAGACTATGACCTATCTACATGGCAAACAAGCAAACCCACCAACAGTTTTTATAATGAAATGGATACTTGGTTCTATCAGAACTTTAAAAATACAAAATTGTACGGAGCCTGGGAGGCTGGAATTAATTTTCTAATAGACAAAATAGATCCAAAATATTTTTTGTACGAATCAAATAAACCCACTGGGTTAACTATACAACTAAGTCCGTTTTATTATTTAGGACCCAGTACTGCAACCAATAACACCGTTCCTGCATTTACTAATAATGGGTATTTGCAAAATTATACTAACAATAATGTTACAATAAAAGACAAAAAATTAAAGCAGATCAGATAAGTTGCATTGTTTAAATAACTGATAAATATTTACACTATGCCTGCAAAAATTAGAGACTTATTACAAAACACCAAAGAAATCTTAATGACAGATAGTGCTGTCAGCACACTGTTAGATTTTGAGCGTGTTGTAGACGAACTTGACTTATATGCATTTGCCAACTGGAAACAAGGTGAATTAGTAGACGGTCCCGAATACGAAAAGTATTTTGTTAAATGTACTTTTATGTGGCCCTACAAAAAAATGCCTGATCCACGCGGAGCTGCACGTCTAAGCGAATACGACATTGAAGTAAACTACAAAAAAGATTACTTTGAACACCCTGTAAAGATTAAGACCCCATACGATTTTAAGCCTGGTACTAAAGTGCCCAAGGATGTAAAAAGTCCTGTATGGCTGGTTGAAATCATTATGCCCAAGAAACTAATGCAGGACATACAACAAGGTGCGTTAGAATTAGAGTCGGGTACAGTTGACATGGAAGAAGTCGATCAAGCCTACGAAACTGGCGCCGACAATGAAGCTGTAAATCAACAGTCAAATGTCAATGCTGAAGCAGGTATTGCTCCAGAGCAACAACCAGGAGCTGCAAATGTCTAATATATTCGAAGGACTTGAGCACGGAGATCTAAAGCGTTTAGTACACCCTGAATTGCATATTGACGAATTCAAAAGCAAACTAGGCGACGACTGCGATGTTGTTGTGGTCAGTTTTAAACTGGATGCCAAAGAGCCCGCACAAGACTTGGTGGCATTTATTGAAAAAGGTTATCCTTGGGTTATTGATGCAGATGTTAGTTCGGGTGAAATGGATGATGGTAGTTACATTGTTTTTGTAGAGTTGGATCGTAAACATGATGTTGCTGAAAACATCATGGCTTTGATGGAAGACCTAATGAATGTAACTGAGCAAAAGATTGAGGATTGGCGTGTTCGTTACTACAAAGGACGCACAGAAACGCAACTAAGTTTAGAATCACTACAAGACTTAATACCCAACAGTCCCGAAGCATACGAACGTGAATACGGACACGAAGCAATAGACCAACTAAAAACTGCCGCTGGTGTCAAAGTAGATACCAAAGCACCCAAAAACGATTTTACAGAATCATTGCGTGCAGCCGCTGGTATACGATAAACTGCGTATATAATAGAAACGTAATAAAATTTAACAACTCCTTTGGTAAATACTGTATCAAAGGAGTTAGTTATGGCATTCGAGTTTGACTTTAGAGCAGATCAAGTAGCACAAATATTAGCAGGCAATCATCAATCCGCACAATGGCATGCTGCCTTGTGTGATGAATTGCCTAAATACCAAATTACCAGTCCAGTAAGAGTTGCGGCATTCATGGCGCAAACTGCCCACGAGTCCGGCGGATATACTGCGCTCAAAGAAAATTTAAACTATCAGGCTCATGCGTTAAGCAGCATTTGGCCAAAACGTTTCCCGCCAGGTGTAGCCGAACAATACGCACATCATCCTGAAATGATTGCCAACCGAGCCTATTGTGACCGTATGGGCAATGGTCCCGAAGAAAGCGGAGATGGATGGATGTTCCATGGTCGTGGATTGATTCAACTCACTGGCCGTAGCCTATACGAAGCATTTGCCAAGGAAATTGGTAAAGGACTAGAAGAAACTGTTAACTATTGTGAAACTCCCGACGGGGCAGTAGAGTCGGCTTGTTTCTTCTGGGAACATCACAATTGCAATCACTATGCAGATGTACAAGACATGCATGGACTAACCAAAGTGATCAATGGTGGTTACCTGGGTCTAGACGATCGGGTAGCACGCTTCCAACACGCACTACAAGTATTCGGAGCATAACATGTGGATGTTAAGTTTCATTCCCGATAGTTGGTTATACTTGGCAACTATTGCTATTATGGTCTTGGGTGTGGTGACATATCTTGCCACTTACCTGTTTCAATTTTACAAACCAGCATTGCTGATCAAAACTCCAGTGAGAGTAGCCGCAGTGGTAATCACCATAGCCGGAGTTTATTTCTTTGGCAGTTACAGTACAGAATTAGAGTGGCGTAAGCGAGTTGAAGAAGTGCAGGCCAAAGTTGCGGCAGCCGAAGCAGCCGGAAAAGCGGCCAATGATAAGTTGGCCAAGGCCAGCAAACAAAAAGTTAAAGTTATTCATCAACGTCAAGTTGTTATACATGAACGTATCAAGACCATTGCAACCAAAATTGATGCTGAGTGCAAAGTAGATCCTGATGCAGTACACATATTGAATTCAGCTGCCAAGTACCCACTAGCACCCAAGAAGGACAACAAATGAGATATGGACAAATATTTTTAATAGCCACAGTATTAATGTTGTCTGGGTGTGCCAGCAAGCCAGTTCCTGTTGTTATGTCATTCCCAGATGTGCCTGAAGATTTAAAAGTTGCTTGCCCAGATCTTGGTGTGTTGCCTGTTGACACAGACAAACTCAGTGATGTGATTGGTAATGTAGCCGACAACTATACCAAGTATCATGAATGCCGTGCACGTGTTGACAACTGGAATGACTGGTATAATACACAAAAACAAATATTTGATCGGGTAAAATAATGCGCAAACTTCTACTAATCCCTGCAGTATTGATGCTTTCAAGTTGTACTGTAATTGATGCTTACTTGATGACGCATTATGATCCCAACGAGTACAACAACATTACTGTTATCCGTGCTGATGCCGGCCAGTTTAAAACCAAATGTGATGACGCAGTGGCCAGTCGTGCCAATGCTGAACGTATAGCCTACGAAACCAATGCATTTAAACTGTACAGTGAAAATATTCCCAAGAATGATGACAACTACAAAGCTGCTACATCATTGAACGAAATTGCACAAGGCCTAGTAGAACGCTATAACAAAGGCGATCCTGTGAGTCCTGTGTTTTGTAAGTTGAAGTTTGGAGCGATAGAAAATAGTGCAGGTTTAATGCAACATGTTATAGGAAATAGACCAAGATGAACTTAGATGAAATTAACCAACGTTTAGCCACAATGGCCTCTGGCCACGACGCAGCATTTGCTAACGCCGCACAATTTGTTCAACAAGTTGTTCAACAGGTACAAACAAATGCCATGAGCCCTGCTGAAGCAGGAGAGACTCTCAAAGATATTCAACGTCAAATGGATATTATCCAAGACGAGCAACAACTTGCTTTCAAAGAAGAATTGAATACTATTATAAATGGACTAATCAATTTAGCCGGCTTAGTATAAGGAAAGAAAAATGCCAAAATTAGACCCTGATGATCAATTAACTGCAACCACAACAACTGCGCCTGCAGCATTACCACCCGGAGCAACGTCTAGTGCTCCCAGTTTCTTTGGAGCCAGCAATGCAACACCCGTCGCGCCCACCGCAACAACACCTGCACCAGCATTTGGCGCACCTCAAGCAGGAGGATTCGGCAGTCCCAGCACAAGTGGTTTTGGTGCAACCCCGCTCGGCGGGAACAACGCAAGTAGCTTTAGCGGAGGCGGGTTTGGAGGCTCACCTGGCGGGTTCGGTAATCCATCAGGAGGATTTGGCAGTGGATACAACCAACAACGCCCGATGATGGGACAACAGCAACAGGTAGCACCCGATGCCAATACCACTGCAGCATTTGGACAGTTAATGAACGCACAGGCCGGACAAGAACCCGAACACTGGATGAAAGCATTTTGGCGTCCAGCAATGGGTTGGTTATATATGTTGATTTGTTTTATGGACTTTGTGGCGTTTCCTATGATCAGTATGTTCCTGCCTATTATAGAACGTGGCTTTGGTGTTCAAATTGGATATACTGCATGGCAAAGTTTGACCTTGAGCAACGGTGGACTTATCCACTTGGCCTTTGGTGGTATTCTAGGTGTTAGCGCATTTGGACGTACCAAAGAAAAAGAAGCAGGCGTAGCAGCCAAGTAAGTTACCTGTTAACTTTAACCGGATAGTTTGACTCTATCCGGTTTTTCTTTTATAATATTAGTATGACGCATTACGAAACATTGGGTGTTAGTGAGTCTGCCAGTGCAGATGAAATCAAAAAGGCCTATAGGAAATTGGCCAGTCAACATCACCCCGACAAAGGCGGCGATACCCGGCGGTTTCAAGAAATACAGACTGCTTACGATACCTTAGCTGATGCCAATAAACGGCAACAATATGATTTTGAAAGACAAAATCCTGGAGGTATGCCCGGTGGTGTACATTTCCAATGGCACTCAAATGGCATGCCCGGAGATATCGGGGATATATTCAGACAGTTTGGCTTTGGTAACGATCCATTTGCTCACGTAAGGCAACAACAGCAAACACGCAAGAATAAAGATCTTCGAATCGAAATTCCTTTATCATTGGCATCTACATTAACAGATCAAGTTAAAACAGTACAAGTAAGAACAACAAATGGAGAAACATCTGTATTAGAAGTGCAAGTACCTAGAGGTGTTACTACAGGTACACAAATAAGATATTCTGGATTAGGAGATAATCTATTTAATACACTGCCACGTGGAGATTTATTTGTTCAGTTTACTGTACAACCTGCAGAAGGGTTTGGCATTAACAACATTGACCTTTACACACAAATCAGTGTAAACTGCTTAAAAGCCATCACCGGAGGTACTGTTATAGTAACCGGAATTGATGGAACGACATTTGAAATGTCATTACCACCAGGTACACAACCTGGAATGAAATTTAGATTGCGCGGACAAGGACTATATCAGATGAATACTAACCAGCGAGGGGATTTGTACGCAGAATTAGCAATAACTATACCAAATAATCTAACCACAGATCAAATCGATTACATACAAACAATTGTCAATTCACAATAAATATTTTTATGATACAACACAATCCCGAAATTGAAGTCGTTATTGCCAATGCCACAGACATTGCAAAAAAATATAATCATGAGTATGTTACGCTAGAGCATCTCACACACGGCTTAATGACCTTTAAACCATTTAATGACCTGATGACTGCATTTGGTGTAGATACTGTTGGGTTACTGAATGATATAGAAGACTATTTAAATAAACAAACTTATTTGGTCAGTAACGAAGCAGATTGTGTTCCAAAGAAAACACACAGTTTAGAACGTGTGTTTAATCGTGCACTTACACAAGTCCTGTTTAGCGGTCGCCATCATGTACAGATTGTCGATATCTTTTTGAGTCTTGCTGGAGAAACAAATAGTTACGCTAGTTACTTCTTTGTCAAATACGGAATGGAGCGTAGCTCAGTAGTTGAGTTCTACAACAGTTACTATGTTGAAACCAAACCACGCCGTGGTACTATGAGTGCTCGTGCCGACGAAATACTAAAAGAACATTGCGAAAACTTAAATGTACAAGCACGTGAAGGTCGTATTGACCCTGTAGTGGGACGTGAATTTGAACTAGACGAAATAGCACAGGTATTAGCTAAACGCAATAAATCAAATGTATTACTAGTAGGAGATGCTGGAGTAGGTAAGACTGCCATTGCCGAAGGCCTGGCACGTAACATTGTCAATGGTGAAGTTCCCGGTTACCTGCGTGATTATGTCGTTTACAATCTAGATATCGGATCATTGCTTGCTGGTAGTAAGTATCGTGGCGAGTTTGAAGAAAAGTTCAAAGACGTTATTGGTGCATTACAAACCAAAGGCAAATGTATATTGTTCATTGACGAAGCACATCAAATGCGTGGTGCAGGTGCTGGCAGTGGTGGATCAAGTGTAGACTTTGCTAACATGATTAAACCTGCATTGACCAAAGGACAAATCAAAGTTATTGCTTCGACCACATGGGAAGAATATACACAAAGTTTTGAAAAAGATCGTGCCCTAATGCGCAGATTCTGTAGACTAACAGTAGAAGAACCTACTCCAGCAACTGCCAAAGAAATCTTACGTGGACTACGTGAGTATTTTGAAGAGTTTCATGGTGGCAATATCAGTGACGATGCTATTGAATCTGCAGTAGATTTAAGTGTGCGTTATCAACCAGACAAACGTTTGCCTGACAAAGCCATTGACTTGATTGATACTGCAGCCGCCAAGTTAAAAATCAATGCTATGGGATGGACTGTACGTAAGAGCAATATTGTAGACATTATCAGTAAGTTTACCAAGATTCCTGTGGAACAAATTGGTAACGAATCAACCAAGAGCTTAGTAGGACTGGAAGAAACAATTAAAAACAAGTTGTACGGACAAGACACAGTAGTAGATACTGTGTTGGAAAAGATCTATGTTGCTCGTGCCGGACTCAAGAGTCCGGACAAGCCTGTGGGTAGTTATTTGTTTCTAGGCCCAACAGGTACTGGTAAAACAGAATTGGCCAAGTTATTGGCTGAAGGCATGGGTATGAAACTGTTACGCTATGACATGAGTGAATATCAAGAAAAGCATACAGTTGCAAAACTGATCGGTGCACCCCCGGGCTATGTAGGCTACGATGACAGCAACTTAGGTGGCGGTATGTTGATTAGTGATATCGAAAAGAATCCTAACTGTATTATTTTATTCGACGAAGTTGAAAAAGCACACCCAGACGTTACCAACATCCTGCTGGCCTTAATGGACGAAGGTATGATTACCAGCAGTAATGGCAAAAAAGCTGATGCTCGTAATGCCATTGTTATTCTTACTAGTAACTTGGGTGCCAGCGACAATGAACGCAATACTATTGGATTTAGTACTGCATTACAAAAAACCGACGAAGACGACAAGGCTGTTAAAGACTTCTTTAGACCTGAGTTTCGTAATCGTTTAGACGGTATTTGCAAGTTTAACAAACTAGATAACATGAGTATCAAGAAAATTGTCGGTAAATTCATTAATGAAATTAATGAATTACTTAGCGAAAAGTCTATTCGTATTCGTGTTACAGAAACTGCGGTAGATCACTTGGCAGAAGTAGGATACGATGCCAAAATGGGTGCTAGACCCCTAGGACGTAAGATCAATGATTTGATTAAAGTCCCACTTAGTAAAAAAATACTTTTTGAAAATGTGCCTGTAAATACCGTTATAGAAGTTGATTTTGACAAAGAATTTAAATTCAATGTGTTGGGACCATTTACACCAACCTCACCTATGATTGATTCAAATGGATATATTGTTCTGGACTCAGTTCAATCCTAAGATTGAAATAGCCCACACTACTAAAAAATACTTTAATCAGTATCTTTACAAACTTGTGGTTTATGCCCCTGGTGGACGTGCCATTGACAGCAAAGATATTGAGAGCACTATTGAACATCGAAAGGTCTGGGACCGAGACATGAATCATTTTGGCTGGTGGGGTCGCAGAACTCGTGACCTAGAAGCTGCCGATATTGAGTTTTTAGAACATATTCGTCAACTCAAGCAGGATCGTACTATCAATACACGTATTCGAGTAGAGGAACCATGGATTCAAATCTACACAGAGTCCGAAGACGATCTAGTAGAGATTGTAGATCAAGCACCCGTGTTGTTTAAAAAATATACTCATGGTCTTGCAGGACCCGAAGATTCTTTTATTGCTGAAATTTTAAATTCTGGTGCCATTATTAAAAAAACTGACAATGGATACCGATACAAAATAATACTCAAAGATGGATTTTATCCCGGGGAAACAAGACAACAGTTGTGGAATTATTTTAATTCAGCCGACAAAGAAATAGTTAAAATGACTGGGGGATTAAGTAGAGCACTACAATCAACCAGTGGTTATATGTGGAGTCTGTACTTCTACGCCAATGATTTGTCTATTGTTACGTTTTTGAACCTTATAAGCCCAGGTTTGGTAACAAATATTCATGAGTTGGTAGTACCACCTGCTAAATAATAGCATATATTCAAGGAGTGCATGATGGCACGTATTCAAGAAGAAGTAATCGTTATTACTGTAAGTAAATTACATAAAACTACACCAGAAGGAACAGAAACCGACAGTGAAATCGTCAGTGAAGAATCCTTACTGGCCTTAACCAGTGTAGCAGAAGAATTACTCGGCAACGGAGTTGTTGTCGAAGTTAGCAAAGCATAATCAATTAACCAAAGAAAGAAACCCATGAGTGATTCAAAAAAACCTGTAAATCAAAGTGACGCAGTTAACTTAATCAAAGCAGCTGCAGCCAAACAAAAAGCGCAAGCCGCACAAGCACCTGCTCCGCAACAACAGGGCACACCATTTGACTTTAGCAAGATACATTTGCATATTGGTATTCCATGCTATGGTGGTATGGTAAGTGAGCCCACAATGACTAGCTTTTTGCGTTTTACCTTGTTGGCACAACAAGCAGGACTCAACTGGAGTTTAGATACCATGGTTAACGAGTCATTGGTTACACGTGCACGTAACAACTTGATGGCCAAAATGATGACCAATACACAGGCCACACACTTTATGTTCATTGATGCAGATATTCGTTTCCAACCAGAATCAATTCTACAGATGTTGGCATATGACAAAGAAGTCATTGGCGGATTGTATCCCAAGAAAGCCTTGCCAGTTAACTATGTTATTAACTTGAAGCCACAGACCAAGATCCAAGGCGATATCTTTACAGTGGACACTATGGGCACAGGCTTCTTGTTGTTCCGTCGTAGCGTATATGAGCAATTGATTGCAGCACATCCAGAGACAAAATATGTTGATGATGTGGGCTTGGGCAAACAATACGAGCCCATGATGTATTCAATCTTTGATTGTGAAATTGACGAGCGTGGACATTATTTGAGCGAAGACTGGTTGTTCTGCAGACGTTGGCAAAAACTAGGTGGCGAGATTTGGGCACATAGCAAAGTGTTGTTGAACCATGTGGGACATTATGAGTATGCCGGAGACCTTGACAAGATTGCTATCGGCAATCGTGGATCAATTGGTATCATTGAAGATACCCTGGCTGCACAAGGACATAAACTAGATAAACCATTGGAAACTACTCCAGCAAACTAATATGTTAGATACCGAAAAACTTCATTTTAAGATCGGCATAGCGGGCACTTATTGGAAAAAAGTGCCCGTCTATAGTATATTAATCAACGACTCTGTAATAGTTGATCACAAGGCCATTACAGGTGCCAGTGAAGAAACATACTACGAAGAGTTTGATTATACCGTAGAAGAGGGTCCCGTTGTTTTAAAAATTCGATTAGAGAACAAAGACAACAGCGATACTGTACAAAGCGAAGACAAAACCGAGATACTTAAAGATATGGTACTTAATATCAAGAGTGTCGAAATCGACGAAATAGATGTTGGAACCTTACTACATAGCAATAGTATTTTTACAGGTGATGATCCTGAACGTCCCGTATTAAATAATTGTATCGATTTGGGTTGGAACGGAGCATGGACTTTTCCTTTTAATTCGCCTTTTTATATTTGGTTACTTGAAACTATTTAATAAACCTGTAAATGTTGACAGAAAAATTATATTTTAAAATAACTTTAGTCAGCATCTTTAAGAATATACCACCTAAATATATTATTAAATTAAATAAAAAAACCGTTGTTACCGGCAATACATCCGGGATCACTGGGGGGAAAATTTTAGTGACTTTTGATAATATTTTACCGGCGGGATCTCACACCGTTGATATTGTTTTCCCCAATAAAGATGCAGACGATGATAATTTGTTATTAACAGAAAATATAGAGATAAATGGATATTATTTAAGTCCTATCTTAAACAAAATATCAAATAATCATACTGCCAGCATAGGTACCAATAATATTATAGAAATATACAGACTAACATTTGAGACTCCTCTTTATATGTGGCTGCTAAAAAATATATGAACTAAATATAGTAATAGCGGACTATTACTATGTATATTACGGAATTATCAGAACCACAACTGTTGGTTATATACCCTGGGCGTTTTCAGCCTTTTCACAAAGGTCACCACGCGGTATATAACTATCTAACCACAAAATACGGACGCAACAACGTCTATATTGCTACTAGTAATAAAGTAGAACCCCCAAAGAGCCCCTTTAGTTTTGCAGAAAAGGCTTACTTTATGCAACTAACAGGGGTTCCTTCTGACCGTATCATACAAGCAACAAGCCCATATCAAATTGAAACTGTTATTACTGGCGGTAATTTAAGCATTGCTGATCCTGCCAATACTGTGGTGATCTTTGCAGTGAGCGAAAAAGACATGGCCGAAGATCCACGCTTCAAATCCTTTACCAAAAAAGACGGCACACCTGCTTACTTGCAAAAGATGCCGGGTAACATGAAGGAAACAGAAGGCATGAATCGTCATGCTTATATTATGACTGTTCCTACATTTGATTTTGATGTACTAGGACAACCCATGCGATCAGGTACTGAGTTGCGTGCGCAGTATGTGGCTGCAGATGAAAAAACACGTCAAGCGATTATTAAAGATTTGTTTGGCAAGTATACAGTAGAAGCCGAAAAACTAATGACCGATAAACTTGCTCCTGCTGCCCCAATTGAAGCACCAAGACCTGTTAAACTTCCTAAAACTGTCAAAGCCGCTGGACTAAATGAAGTACGTATTATAGATCCTGCTTTTGTTGATTTGTATTACGAACCCATGAATCGAAACAGCAAGACCAAACTAGTAGCACAACATGTACCCAAAGACCAATTAGACAGAATTATCAATACACTAGTACAAAAGCGCATGGCTCACGAAAATCGCTTTTCTTGGAAACCGTCTGAAGGTGAAGAACGCTATGGGCGTGTTGCTGAAATGGGCGGGGTAGGTGTTGTTCGAGGTGGAAACGATCCTCGTTATGTTATGGCCACTGCTGGTGATCAAAACGATGTAACAGGCGATACCTTGGGCAAAGAAATGAAAGCCTTGGGACTAACAGGACGCAAACCCACAAAAACTGGACAACAACCCATCAAAGGTGGCATTGGTAGAGGCTTAAAATGATCCAAGAATGCTCTATACTTGTAGATGTTTATGCATCCTGGAGTACGGGGCATCCAACTTACCGAGTATATGTGGATGATGATTTGCTTACTGAGCGGGACTTTACTTGGCCTGGTCCCGAAGTTTATATACAAGAAAATATCATAGTAAATTTAGAACCTGGACTGCACTCAGTACGAATAGAACACGTGAATCGACATGGATCTATTACTGTTCGAAACATCAAAGTCAATGGTGCCGCTTCCGCAACCGACTTTGTTATATCCGAATAAATATAGTTAATACGGAAAAATTACATGAAACCTACAGAATTTGTCACAGAATTAAGCAACGATGCACTAGCACGTTACAAAACTGCCGCAGGCGCAGATGCAAGTGCGGCTGACAAAGCCGGCAACTACAAGCGCGGAGACAAGCGTTTTAGCGGTATAGTAAAGGCCACCAAAAAACAATTTGCTAATGATGTTAAAAAGCATTATAATAAGGACATGTCAGAAGACGAACAATTAGACGGCATGGCATTGGGTGAATTAAAAGCCATTGTACAGGATGCTAAGAAGATTTATCAACATGTGAAATCAGGAACTCCACTTGAAGCATGGATGTACAAAAAGATTACCAATAGCAATGAAAGCCTAACAGCAGTTGCTCAACAGATTGACAATCCTGCTATTAGAGAACCCGAAGGTGTGGCGGAGGGCAATTTAAATGAGTTTGTTCCTCCAAATAACGACGGTGGCGATAATGAAAGAAGTCGTAGATTAAGAAAACTATTGGAAATTGCTATACAAGTAGCAAAACAAAAAAATGTTGATGAATTGGGTATGATACATGCTATGAATATGATAGCAGGTGATGACTTTTTTAGTACCGCGGTTGAAGGTATACTACCGGATATCACAGATAAAGAATATATGTTTGTTTTACAGAGTGCTTATAAAACAGTTAAGCAAGGTGTGGCGGAGGGCGATTCTCCAGCGATCAATGATGCTTGGTTCAAACAAGGCGCATTCCAAACTTATAAAAAGGCCACCCCTGTCAAATACACAGTACCAGGACAACCAGGTACAGTCAAAACACTAGAAGGTCCGATGAAACATTCTGCTCAGGCACATATTATTACTGGGCCCAAAGGTGAGCAATATCCAGTGGAACCAGCTAAGTTTGCCAAACTATATGATGACAACGGCGACGGTACCGCTACTCCCAAAAAAATTCCCAAGTTAGCCAAGTTAGCTGACCACGATGGTGTACTACATACCAGCTGGGGAGACTTACAATATACCGCAGGCAACGACTACATTGTTCGCCACGGTGCCAATGATTATGGTGCTGTTAAAAAAGATATTTTTGCACAAACTTATGCACTACCACAAGATGTAGCAGAAGGTTTCTCATTAAATGGAATAACTAAATTTGCCAATATCGTTCCTAGTTTTCTAACCAAACTATTCACTATAGGCCAAAATGAAGCACAAGAAACATGGCAAATGCTTCAAATTTTAAATTTGAAAAGACAAGGTAAAGCAACCCCTGCACAGATCAAATTTATGAACGCACAATGGAAAGATCTTGTTGTTATGGCTTTAGGTGTGGGACTAGCTGGTCATGCAGCAGTAGCAGGAGCTGCTCATGCCGGGGTTGCCGGCGCAGTAGCTGATGTAGCTAAAGATGAGTTGAAAGAAACCCTAGTAGATAATGGATTAGAATGGGCCGCAGAATTTTTATTTGCAAAGTTTGGCATTGATCTAATTAAGAAGTTATCACAAATGCTAACAACTAGCTCCGGTAAAAAATACAATAAAGATCAAGAAATTCAGCAGAAGACCCAAGCGCCAAATGTTGGTCCTGCTAGTGATGCCAATGTTGAAAAAATGTACAACAAAGCCAAGACAGGATTTGGCGGCATGGCAGAAGGCTCACACGAGGATGACGATGATCACGAGTGTTATAATTGCCGTGGCACTGGCGAAGGCCAATGGGAAGGAACCAGTTGCAGATCATGTGGTGGCACTGGTGTAGCACGTCCAGATCACGAAGAAGATGATTCTGATTATGAAGATCTTTTGAGTCAGCGTCGCGGATTCCGTGAAAGCAAACAAACAGTTAAAGAAGATGCAGGTGCAACTAGTTCCAGCAGTATTGCTAGTGTGGTAAGTGAGTTTGGCGACGAAGCATTTACTCGTAAAGCACTGCAAAAGAAACTCAGTGGCTACGGCAATAGACTAACCAACGTTAAGAAGGTAAAATAATGGATAACAATTTCGCAGATATATTAAATATCTTCAAACGTTTGGATGAAGGCAATGAAGGCAACTTTGGTAAGCCAGCCACAATAGACCAACCATCCCCTGCAGCCGCTGCACAAGCCAAAGCAATTGTACAAAAAGCTGCAGACAATAGAGCTATATCTCTGGCCAATATAGCCAGAGTAGTGCCCGATGAAAAAAACATCAACGCAGATGTAGAAGAAGATTCAATGGCTGATGCTGAACATCATGCCAGTGGTTCTAAGTTTGGCGGTTACTGGAAGGGCACCGATAAAGGTACTCCCAAACCCGGCCAAGGTGTAGGCGGATGTGCTGAAGATGCAAGTCTAGAAGAAGAACTAATGAACGAGTGGTCAAAGTATGTTGAAGAAAACATCATGCCCACTGGAGCAACCGGAACAACAGGTAATCCCATTGATGCTGCCAAAATGAACAAAGAAGTGCAAAACGCACAACAAAATATAAACAAATTAAAGTCCGCTGGTGTGAATATGACTACAAGTCCCTCACAGGCCGCACAAAGTGCAGTTAAAATGGCCAATAATCCACAAGCAAATCCTGCAACAGGACAAGGCATGGATCAAGCTGCTAAAAAGACCACAGGTGCGTTGGGCAAGTCTATCGAAGATTTGATTACTACCGGTAATCCTGCACAAGTAACACAAGTTGCTAATGCTATTAAACAGGCCAAGTTAGGACAAAAGTAATGCTTTTAAATGATATTGTTGATGCACTAACTGTTAAAGAAGCCCGGGCGATTAAACAACGCTTGGATGCCAAGTGCTGGACTGGCAAGCACAAAGAAGGCACCAAGATCAAAGGTGGTGTCAGAGTCAATAACTGTGTGCCCAATGAGTCAGTAGAAGAAGCTGCCAATGCCGCACAACAGGCTGCTATTGCCATCAACATGAAGAAGCATCACAAAAAGCCCAAGTCAGAGGGTGTGGCGGAGGCAACTGGCGACAAGCGATTTGATACCATGATGGGCAGGATGCAAAAAGAACCACGTATTCCTGATACACAAATGCCACCAACTGATGTACGAGATCTATATCAATGGGCAGTGGCAAATAACAAGCCTTATCACAAAATCTTTGCTACTTGGGCCAACAGAGAAGGGTTTAAGTCTGTTGCTCCAGCATTGCAAAAAGCCGGCAATTTGGATAGTGATGCCTTAGACTATTGGACCCCAATGGCTTGGAAAGCATGGCACGGCGATGATTCTGAAATGCCCAAAGCATGGAGTAAAGAGCGTATACCTGACGAGTTAAGAGATTACCTCGAGACAGTGTTTGATGCATACGATAACATAGTGTTTGATTGGCCCACTGAATATCTTCAAATTGGACAGCAAGGTGTGGCGGAAGGCAAAGTTATTAATACCTATCTTTGGCATGGGTCAAGACAAAAGATTACTATGTTAGAACCAAGACAATCTGTAGATACAGGTGGTGCCGCTGGTAGTAATCAAAATGCTATCTACGCTACTTCAGATCCAAAAGTTGCTATAGCCATGGGTCTGACTACACCAGGTTCAGACACAGGTATGTTCCCCAATGATCCACAAATGGTTTTGTTCAGTGGCCAGATTAGAAAAGGTGAATATGTGTATCTACATAAATTACCATTCAAGGGTCCAGATGGAAAACCACAGTTTGTTCAAGGTGGCAATAGCAGAGAGTTTCATTCTATTCCCGGAGTAGAAGGCATCAAACCCATTGAGATAAAAGAAATTCCAGTAAACAAATATTTGAATTTAATCAGAAAAGCAACGCCAGCAGACTTAAAATTGCGTAAGAAGTATATGAAGAAGCAAGGTGTGGCGGAAGGCGACAAAAAGCCACATCCACAGACTTGGCACGATGTTGATCCCAAACTTGGCAAACAAGTTGATAAAATGAGTCAGGCAGAAAAAGTCAAAAAAGGTCTAGCACATCCTGATACATTGAAAAAGAAAGGTGTGGCGGAAGGCTCTACTATGTCATGGATCGTTTATCGCCAAGATACTACATTGTATCCAAATGGCGAAAGAGACCACGAAACCGAAGTAGTAAAAACATTCAATAATGATCAAGAGGCAGAAGATTACGCCAACAAACTAAATGCCGCCAACAGAGACGTTGATGTGTATTATTTTGTTCGCGGTAAACAGCAAGGTGTGGCGGAAGGTCAACGTTGGCCAGATGATAGAAACTCTTTATCTAAAAACGACCGTGATATAGAATTAATGAATCCCAAGGATGCTGACGTCAATTGGAACGATCGAAAAATTGCCACAAAAATAAAGCCAAGCATAACTAAAACCACAGTTGATAGACTTGATCGAAATACCACGGTTCCTAACTTCTTAAAGAAAAAAACTGAAGAAGATAGCACCAAAGGTCAAGTTGACGAAATACTAGGATTCCAAACTGCAAAGCCTGCGGCTAAGAAACCCAATACCAGTTTGTCGCAAATGCGTAAAGAGTTTGAAAAAGAACCCGTAGCACCACAGCCTAAAGTAGTACAAAGCCGTGATGCCGACGAAAAGAAGGCTCGTGAAGTGCACAAGCAATATGCCGAAGAAGATGCCAGTGGTTGGCCATTTAAAAATGGGATCGACGAAGACTCATGGTCGGATGGGCAAGGACAATGGAGCAGTGAGCACGATCAATGGGCACACGAAAGCCTAAACGAATACCCAGCAGCCGCTAGTGTGCCCAACGATAGCTCAAGTGCTATTCCCGGAACACCAGGCCTAAACGAATCACAACAACAAAGATTAGAACGCCTTGAGATACAATGGCGACTACAGGAAATGAAAGCAGCAGGATACGACCTATGAACGAATTAGCCAAAGCCGCAAAGATAGCCTTTGCTAGCCAATTTACATTTTATTTGAAAGCTGCGTTCTTTCATTGGAATGTAGAAGGCATCAACTTCCAAGAACTACACGCATTGTTTGAAACCATCTACACTGAAGTATATGGTACCGTGGATGAGTTTGCAGAAAAGATTCGTGCCCTAGGCAGTTATGCTCCTGGTAGTAACAGTCGCTTCAGTGTGTTGAGCGGCATTGATGATGCTACCGAAGTTGTACCTGGTGAACAAATGGTTGCTGAACTATTACAAGATGCTGAGAATATGGTATTGATTTTAAAGCGTGTATATGATATTGCCGAAGCCGAGGGCGAGCATGGATTTAGCAACTTCTTAGCAGAACGTATGGACGCGTTCCGTAAACACGCATGGATGTTAAGGGCCACATCAAAATGAAATTTGAAGAAATTGTCACAGAAACTGCAGCCTGGCAGAAAAAATCAGGCAAGAACAAAAACGGCGGACTGAACAAAAAAGGTGTTGCCAGTTATCGTAAAGAACATCCTGGTAGCAAACTACAGACTGCTGTAACTACTAAACCCAGTAAACTGAAAAAAGGATCAAAAGCTGCCAAACGTCGTGCCAGTTTCTGCGCACGTATGAAGGGCATGAAAAAGAGTCGTACTAGTGCAAAAACTGCACATGATCCAAATAGCCGTATCAACAAGTCATTGCGTAAATGGCATTGTGAGAGTGTAGAAGAATTACAACAATTGTTAGAATCGGCACAGACGTGGATTTTGAATGAGAGCAAGTGATTTTTTAATTGAAGGCATGGCCAAGCAGTTTGTTCATCGGTTTGCCCCTTGGGTAGCCGAACGATTAGAGCTGGAAAAATTGCCTCCTATTAAATTATTAGCACGCCCTGTAGACACCAGTTTTGGCGGATATAATCCCAACACCAAGTCTATTGAACTGGTGGTTGCTGGTCGTCATCCTGTTGATGTATTAAGAACACTAGCACACGAACTCACACACTACAAGCAAGACTTAGAGGGCAAGTTGTACGACGGTGCTGGCGAAACTGGTACCCCAGAAGAAAACGAAGCCAACAGCAATGCCGGCATCATCATGCGTGACTTTGCTCAAGCCAATCCTGAATACTTTGGGTTGAAGCATGCAGACTAAAGAAATACTCAGTACAGAACATTTAGATCGCATACTGGCCAGGTTATGCGAAATGGTCATTTCTGGACAAGAACGTGATGAAGACACATATGGTTGCGTAGCAGCTTGTGTGTTAGATCCCAACGGAGTAGAAGTTTGCGGTATTAACTTGCCCGATTCAGAGGGCAAGCGCATACACGCTGAACGTGTAGCTGTCAATGCTTACGTTAGTGAAAACGGTCCTGTTCCCCCAGGATCTACAGTCATTACAACATTGAGTCCTTGCAGTGAAGCAATGGATGATCGCCATGACGAAAGTTGCAGTCGATTTTTACACGGAGTAGGTATTAAACGTGTATACTGTGGATACATTGATCCCACACAAGATACCAGTTCAGCACGTTTCCGCGTAGTAGAAACAAAGAATGAAAAGTTAAAAAATCTGTGTCGTAAGATTGCCAGCACATTCCTAGATGAAGACACAGAGCCTGCCATGATGGCCAAGATTGAAAGCACAGGCAAGATTGTGCGTATTATTCGTCGGCAACACGAAGTAAAGTTTAGCGATGAAAAAGACTGGTTGTTGATTGACACTGATCCAGCCAAAGGCAATCGCGGTTTAGGATTAAAGTGGATTCCGGCCAGCACACGTTTCTCTTGGGTACGTCCTTATCGTGGCGAAAGTTTAGAAGAAGAAGCATTTAATGGTATAGATATCAATATTGAAATACAAAAAGATGATGAATACGTTGATGATGACGATTATGATAACCAAGTAATGTATGTTACTGCAAGTAGTAATGGTCGTGAGTTAGGTCATGTATTATTTGCCTTTGATGGTGATGAATTATTACCACAGGACTTGGAAGTTGACGAACGCTATCGTAGTCAAGGTATTGCTAAAACAATGTATGACTACGTAAAGAGCAAAGGATATAAAATTCGCCGCAGTGGTCAACAGACTGATGCTGGTGCTGGCTTTTGGGACAAGCACAAGCCGGGTAAAAATGTATGGGAAAACTTTGCCGATGGTGTCCCACAACCGGGACCAAGTTCTGGTAAGCCTAAACCATTTGCGTCCGATGCAAAGATAACAACTCGCAAAATGACTGTAGGCCAGATTATATCATCTATACCCGGTGTGCCTTACTATAACAATGTAGTTGATGATTGGGACGCTAAAGATTACCACAGTTGGAACGTAACTGAAAAGGCAATAGAGTATGCTGAGTATTTTAAAAAACATCCAGAGTCATTAGCCCAACTCGATCCAATAATAGTGTTAAACGGCAAGTTTGAAGATGGGGCACACAGAGTATCCGCTATATGGTTGCTACAACAAAGAATGGATCCTAAGAATCCGTTGTGGAAGAATGCCAAATTAAACGTTCAATTCGTTAAGCAAGGTGTGGCAGAAAACTTTGCTGATGGTAAACATCCCGGACGCAAAGGACTTGCTAAACGTTCAGGCGTTAATACCAAAGCCAGCGTAAGTACATTAAGAAATGTTGCCAAACACAGTACAGGCGAAAAACAACGCATGGCACATTGGTTGGCCAACATGAAAGCCGGCAAGGCTAAAAAGATTCACGAACACAGTGACTGGGAAGTTGATCCCTATTATACCGAAGAACTGATGCGCAAACTACAACTAGTGACAACAGCTACACAACACTTTGCCCATGCCAAGGGTATTAAATTAGAGTTTACCAAGCACTTTTTTGATCAAATCAAATTGAATAGAGGCTCCAGAATGACGGTTGAACAATTGATGGAAGCCTGTGCAGCCATGTTGAATCGCGGACTAAGATATTTTAAAGACAAACCCAATGGTACTGGATATGCATTTACTGATACCCGTAATGACAATTGGATCACTATGGGTGTACGCAAAGTAGATGATAACTACTTTAAAGTAGGAACCATTATTAGAGATTCACGCTGGGTTGGTAAATCACCGCAGATTAATTTATGAAACAGTGTGCCGCGATGATTAATGAAACTCGCCTGCCAATTCGTTGTTGCCCAGGGGCAAGATACGGAAAGTCCCCAGGTTTTTCAAATCTTCATCTATCCGTATTGCAACGGCACTAGATATTTATATAAATACATATTATGAAGATTACAGAATTTGCCCACCAACCCGAATTAGATGAAGTCCGTATGGACCCTACTTCCTTTGCACAAGCAGTAGAGCAAGGACATGCCGCTGGCGTGTTAGTTGGATTTGAATTTGAAGTATGTGTGCCCGAGGCTACTGTCAAAGGTACTCCTGCTGAAGAACCTGGAGAAAAGCCCGCTTATACCACAGATCAAACAGATGACGCCTTGTATCAGAACAATGTGTGGGATGAACGAATTGGTGGTCGCCAGGCCGATATTGATCTGACTCCCGAGTGGTTTGATTCTGTATTTCGATTCAAGCAACCACTCAAAGGATTCGATACTGCGACCGCAGCATATCCAGCTTTCAAAGACGGTATCTTGCCTGGTGTTATTGAACTGTATAACAAACTGACCCCAACACAACAGAAAAAATATTCCGATCTTGCTGTCAAACGTATTCGCGCAGATGATGATCGCAGTTTCAGTTTTGCCAGTAAAAAATTGTCAGATCAACTGAAATTTGCACGAATGGTTGGTTATTTGCTATACATAAAAAACAGTAACAATGAGTTAGAACAACTAGGTGTACGTATGCGTTCTATGGCTGCCGCAGGCACTTCATGGAAAGGCTTCTTGATCTGGCTAACTGGCAACGGCCGGGTTGATGTGCATACCAGTCAATACTTCACCTATGATCCATCCACAGTCTGGGATCAATTGAGATTAACTGATTATGAAAGTGATGACTACTACGATGATGAAGATGATGGGGGCAGTTACGAAGATGCTGCTGCAGTACTACAACCAGCAGTGACTACTGCTATGGAAAGCACAGTTCAGGTGTTCCATAGTTATCATCAGAAAGCAAAAAACCTCACTGACTGGTATATTGAGCCTGATGGTAGTTTATCGCCTGACAATGAAGAAGATTCTGCTGCAGAAATTGTCAGTCCCCCATTGCCGGCCTTGGATGCTATGACCGCATTAAACCGATTTTATGGCCTTGCACAACAAATGGGCCTATACACAAATGACAGTACAGGGTTACACATCAATGTCAGTATCCCACAAAAGTTAGATGTACTTAAACTGGCAGTATTCTTAGGCGACGAGTATGTGCTCAAATACTTTGGTCGTGAAGGCAATGACTATGCTCGTAGTGTGTTTCGAGATTTATCAGGTGGAAACTGGGAGAATGATGTCAAGGTCAAAAAGAAAAAGACTGATGTGTTTGGGCGTCCTGCACAGGCTACAACCATTGATATTAAAAAATTAGCCGACTTTGCCAACAATGTATCCCGTGCACATACTGCCAGTATCAGCAACAACGGCAAGTATATCAGTTTCCGTCATGCTGGCGGCAACTACTTGGCGGACCTGCAGGGCATTAAAAATGCAGTGGGACGTTTTGTTCGTGCCATGATCATTGCCAGTGATCCTGCTGCTTATGTGCAAGAATACAAGACAAAATTAGCAAAAATAACACAAGACCAACGACCAGTAAATCCAGCTGATTCCAGTGCATTGGTAAATTATCTGCGTACCAAAGGTAGTCCAGTATTGAATGTTGGGTTGGCTGCATTTGATAGCAAAATGACTACTGCATTGAACTACTATCTGTCGGAGCGTCGACTTAAACAAACAGATGTCAAAATCGTACCTGTTGCAGTTGGAGATGCTGTTAAACAAGAATTTGCTGCAAAAGCCAAAACAGGATTAGCAGGCATGAGAATTAACAGAACCGTAGGCGGGCGCTTTGCCACTTATCAAATAGTGCCCATTACCATTGCAGGATTGAAAGCAATCAACTCTGCCAATTCAAATGGATCATTGAATACCATAGAAAACAAAGAGTGGAATGATATTGCTTACAGTATGGAAACCAAATCCAATTTGCCTGCATCTGATCCCACTGTGCAACACCTGTTAAAACAGGTATTACGAGCACTTTATAAAAAATAGAACACCTACCTTAGTGACCTTGTGTTACGGTGTGGCCGGCTGCTGGCCAGGGTTGATAGGAGTCGTGCCCAAAGACCCCTAAAGTGAGCATTAATTCCAAAATAGTCTTGCAATATCAAATAAACTAGTATATAATAACATTTTCAACTAAGGAGACCTTATGTCAGCACGTATGTTCAGTGGCGAACAAAAAGCCAAACTCACACAAATTATCAACGAAGGTATGCACGTACTTCAAGAAATCGAAGACTTGAATGCCGGACTCAGTGATACAGTCAAAGCCATTGCTGAAGAGTTAGAAATCAAACCCAGTGTTTTGAAAAAAGCAATCAAGATTGCCCAAAAATCAAAACTCACCGATACCAATCGTGAACACGAAGATTTGAATACTATTTTAGAAACTGTTGGCAAAACTCTTTAATGTTCTGCAGGATCAAAGATCGCTTCCTATACATACTGTGCCCTAAGAATGGTTATATAACACATAACACATTCTTGGCTGCACATGGGTGGGATTATGTTAACTTATTTGATCCACTATTAGATTTATCACAGTACAAGATCTTTGCACATATAACAGATCCTGAAGTCAGGCATACCAAAGGTATCACACAGTACCTGAGGCTCAATCCAGACATTAGTTTAGATGATCCACAAGTGGCCAAGTTGTTGGTCAGCGGAGTATTTGACGAGCATACCTATAGTGTATCCATGATGTTGGGTCCCATCTGGGATTTGCCTATACATTGGATTCCACTGGATGCAACAATCAAAGATCATCAGCCGTATGAGCCGTTTGATCCTGACCGTCATTTATACTCGGGCAACGATTTAACCAACATGTTCTTCAAAGAGAACGGGCTTGACTTGGTTATAGAACGAGATCGGCGTATGAATGTTGCCACTGCTGATGAGCTGGAACTTAGAAAACAGATCGAATACTACAAAAAAGTATACGAAACCAACTATCATAGTCTACAAAAGAATTTCTTAGAACGTGATATTGTACGGTATAGACAAGTAATAGATCAATACCAACAAAAATTTTACCACTTACCCAAATGAAACAAATAATCAACCGATGCTTTTCAAGTACTGCAGACTGGATGAAACGTGACTACAACGAATGGCCATTACGCTTTTGCCTTGAAATACTAGGATGGTTTGGTAGTATTGGGTGTGCACTAGGCATGACTATATTTTTGCCCAATCCGCCATTGCTACAATTATACTGTATCTGGGTGGCCAGTACCTTGATCTATGCCTGGGCAGCATGGACACGTGGATCATTTGGCATGTTGGCCAACTACGCATTATTGTTTTGCATTGACATGGTGGGATTAACCAAACTGGCGTTAATAGCACTTAACTAACACATGGAAATACACAGTCCTACAATTTGTGCATATCCTTTTGCACACAATATGATTCAGCCCAATGGCGATATAGTATCATGTTGTGCCATACTTGGTAGAATGACCGACGATCAACAACAAGTATATAATGTTAATACACACAATATATCTGATTTTTGGAATAGCCAAGAACAAAAACAATTAAGATTAGATTTAATCAACGGCAAGGAACCTGAATGTTGTAACTCTTGTTGGAAACTAGAAAATAAAGATCACACCAAAGGCAATAGTGTAAGAAAAAATGCCAATGATCGAATACCATTGAGTCGTGTGCAGGATCGAATCCAGTATGCAGCAGAAAATAATGGCGAATTAAATGTTGACTGGATTGACATGCAGATCAGTACCGGCAATTTATGCAACCTGGCCTGTAAAATGTGTGGGCCTGACAACAGTATACAATATTCAGAATTTTTCTTAGATAGAAATATTACTACAAAACAACAAATTAAATTTAGCAAAACATCCATTGGAGTTCTCAACGGTGGCGAGTTTGGAGATCTTTATGATTGGCCAGTTAAGAGACCATTGGCTACTATACTGAAAGATCATTACAGTTCATTGGAAACGGTATGGCTCACTGGCGGAGAACCAACCATTATCAAAGAAAACATAGATTTCTTAGAAGATCTAGTTACAACAGGACATAGTCAACACATATTGGCATTCATCAACACCAACTGTACCAATGTCAACAAACGTTTGCTGGATATTTTGGGAAATTTTGATCAAGTCATGTTCAATTTAAGTATAGATGCCATAGATGATATTGCATACATACAAAGAACTCCTAGTCGTTGGCCTTACATACAAAAAAACATAGATTCTATATTTGATTGGTTAGCAGAAAAAAATAATCCAAGAAACTCAGTGAATTTTAATACTGTGATTACAAATTTGAATTTTCATCAGGTGCCCGAAGTATGGCAACACTTGATCACTAGGTACAGTCCTTATAAAAATGTTTACTTGGGATTTGGATTTACCCCCGTAGTTAAACTCGAAGAAAATTTTGGCATAGAATCAGTGCCAGAATATATGAGAGATCAAGTACAGCAACAACTAGATGCTTTAAAGATTTTACCACCAGTGGTCGAAAATCAACGATTACGGTCTGCTATTACAGATTTAGAATATCATTTAAATACAATTAATTTTTCCAAAGATAATGAAAATATTCATTTCATGTTAGATCGACTTCAAGAAGTCCACCCTGAACTAAATATTAAAGAAATCTATAGCATTTATTACCGGTAAATGTTATAATCGTAGAGTCGCTGACTTAAACAGCATGTAGAGTGTGTATGAGCTCGAAGTCGTACAAAGGAGAAAAATGAGTTACGTTGATGCATTATATGATAGACAAAAAGACCGTATTCACGTTGTAGAACGTGTAGATGGCGAAAGAACCTACAAAGAGTTTCCAGTAGATTATACTTTCTACTATGATGACCCTCGAGGCAAGTTTAGGACAATTTTTGATACGCCAGTATCAAGATTCAATACTCGCAACAGCAAAGAGTATCACAAAGAATTAAAAGCACTCAGCGGCAAACGCTTGTGGGAATCAGATATCAATCCCATATTCCGTTGTTTGGAAACCAACTACTTGGGCGCAACGTCGCCTAAACTACACACAGCCTTTTTTGATATTGAGGTGGACTTTGATCCACTGGTTGGCTATGCTCCCACAAACGATCCGTTTAACAAAATCACTGCCATTACTGTGTATATGGACTGGCTAGACAAACTGGTTACACTGGTATTGCTACCCAAGACCTATTCGTGGGAAACTGCTGAAGAAGTCTGCGCCAAGTTTGAAAACTGTTTCTTGTTTGATCGTGAAGAAGACTTACTGAACACATTCTTAGACTTGATTGAAGATGCCGACATCTTGAGTGGATGGAACAGTGAGGGCTTTGATATTCCCTATACTGTAATGCGCATTATCAAAGTACTGAGCAAAGACGACACACGACGTTTTTGTTTGTGGGGACAACTGCCCAAACAACGTATGTTTGAACGCTTTGGTGCAGAGAACCTGACATTTGACTTGATTGGGCGTGTGCACTTGGATTATATGCAGTTGTATCGCAAATATACCTATGAAGAACGTCATAGTTATAGCCTGGATGCCATTGCCGAATATGAACTGGGCGAACGTAAAACACAATATGAAGGCACACTAGATCAACTTTATAATAAAGATTTCCCCACGTTTATTGAATACAATAGACAGGATACTATGCTTATTGCCAAGTTCGATAAGAAACTACGCTTCTTGGACTTGGCTAACGAACTTGCACACGATAATACCGTGTTGCTTGCTACTACAATGGGTGCAGTAGCAGTGACTGAGCAGGCCATCATCAATGAGGCCCACAGTCGAGGTATGATAGTTCCAAACAGGAGACCTAGAGATGACAAAGAAAACACACAAGCCGCAGGTGCCTACGTTGCTTATCCCAAAAAAGGCATGCACGAATGGGTTGGAGCGATCGACATCAACTCGCTCTATCCCTCGGCTATTCGAGCCCTTAACATGGGCCCAGAAACCGTTGTTGGACAATTCCGGCCAGTGATGACTGACCACTACATCCAGGAAAAGATGGATGCAGGTTCGAGTTTTGCTGATGCGTGGGAGAATATGTTTGGCAGTTTAGAATACCAAGCAGTTATGAATGGCGAAGTGGGCACAGAGATCACCATTGACTGGGAAGATGGCACCAGCGATGTTATGAGTGCCGCAGATGTTTGGCGTTTGATCTTTGAAGGCAATCAGCCTTGGACACTCAGTGCAAATGGCACTATATTTAAATATGACATGAAAGGGATCATTCCCGGCTTATTGGAGAGATGGTATGCTGAACGCAAAGAAATGCAGGCTAAAAAGAAAACCGCAGAAACTAAGGAAGAAACTGCGTTCTGGGACAAGAGGCAACTTGTCAAGAAGATTAACCTTAATTCCCTCTACGGTGCGATCCTCAACGCTGGCTGTCGCTTCTTTGATCAGAGAATTGGACAGAGTACGACGCTCACTGGTAGGATTATCGCAAAGCACATGGACTCGTATGTCAATGAGGCAATTACAGGTACTTACGATCACATTGGGGAGGCTGTCATCTACGGTGACACGGACTCAGTCTATTTCTCAGCGTGGCCTGCAATCAAGAAGGAAGTTGAGGCAGGTACCTTAGAGTGGAACAAAGAAGTTTGCATACAGATGTATGATAGTATTGCTGATCAGGTGAACGAATCATTTCCGGCATTTATGGAACGTGCTTGTCATTGTCCCAGAGAAATGGGTGCTATCATCAAAGGCGGACGTGAACTTATTGCTACCAAGAGCCTGTTTATTAAAAAGAAACGCTATGCAGTATTGATTTACGACTTAGAAGGCAACCGACAAGACGTGGGCAAGCCCGGTAAGGTCAAGGCCATGGGTCTGGACTTGAAGCGAAGTGACACACCCAAGGTAGTGCAAGACTTCTTGAGTGAGATCTTGTTGGATGTGCTAACAGGTGCGGAAAAAGAACAGATCTACAAAAAGGTCAAAGACTTCAAACTGGTATTTGCTGAACGTCCTGCATGGGAGAAAGGTACACCTAAACGTGTCAACAACTTGACCAAATATACTGCGGCAGAAGCACAACAAGGCAAAGCAAATATGCCCGGACACGTTAGAGCCGCAATGAACTGGAATCGTCTCAAGAAAATGCACGGTGACAACTATAGTATGGCCATTGTAGACGGCATGAAGACCATTGTGTGCAAGCTCAAAGACAATCCCCTGGGTTTTACCAGCGTGGGCTACCCCACTGATGAAAGTCATATTCCCACATGGTTCAAGGACTTGCCGTTTGATGACAGCAAGATGGAAATGGGCATTGTTAACCAAAAGGTAGAAAACTTATTGGGCGTGCTGGAATGGGACATTCCTGGACACACTGACATTAAGTCAACCTTTGATGATTTGTTTACTTGGGAATAACATGAAGTTGTATGATCTAGTGACATTCCGAAATAGACTAGTGAAAGCACTAGATCCTGATCCTGTGGTTCAACGCTTGTTAGAACTGCAAACCAATTTGGATAATATTAAAAATAAAGTAGGCGAGATCAGCGAACACAATACCAAGTATGTCAAAGACTTGATTGATTATTATGGCAATATTATTGATCAAGTACAACAACCACGTTTGGATCTACATCAGCAGTTGGCTGCAGTCAACAATGAAATAACCAAGCTAACTCACAACTTGTTTGCTAATGCTTACGAACTAGAAGAACGCACAGGCGGGTTTGATAATGTTCGCAATAATAGACGCATATATCTCAATGAGGACATTGAACAAACTATCAAACAACGTATATTGTTGTATACTAACTGGCGTTATCCCAGTTTAGAAATAGGTTGCAGAGACGGTGAATGGACACAGTTCCTGGTAGCTGCTGATCCATTGTATATTATGGATCCTTGGCCGGAATTTCTAAACAGTACAGTTAACAAATTTCCAGAAGCATACCAACGCAGACTTAGAAAGTATCAGTTGAAAAATTACGACTTGTCGGTTTTGCCCCGAAATCAATTTGGCTTTGTGTTCAGTTGGGGACATTTTAACTACATAAGTCTTGATACTATTACACAGTTTCTTAAAGATTTACGTGAAGTCATGCGTCCCGGAGGTGTATTCCTGTTTAGTTATAACGATGGTGATACTTCTGCCGGTGCCGGTATTGCTGAAAGTTTTGCACAAACCTACATGCCCAAGAGTATCTTAATACCAACCTGTCAAAGCCTAGGCTTTGAAATTGAAAAAGAATTTGACTTTGAGCCCTATGTCAGTTGGCTTGAAATCAAGAAGCCCGGTACCTTATCAACGGTGAAAGCACACCAGGTAATGGGAGAAATAAAAAGAATTGTCTATTGACATTTTCTAAATACATCTATATACTACATCTATTACGGAGAATAAAACATGATCGATCACTTAAAAGACATTGTACAACACACTTATGGCCTTGGCGTTATTTCTATGATTAAAATCACAGGAAATAAAACCTCTACAACTATTAATGCTTTTGACCAAGCAACAAAAACAGTTATCTTAAACGCAGAATTCAAAGCACCTGTTGCAGAATTTGTTGGCATATTTGGTATGCCCAACTTGGATAGACTCAACACTATCCTTAACATTCCAGAATACCGCGAAGGTGCCACTATCACAGTAACACAACAAAAGGATGCCGACGGCAACATGGTTCCTAGTGGTGTTCACTTTGAGAACAAAACTGGCGACTTTAAAAACGACTACAGATTCATGGCCACATCTGTTATTAACGACCAGTTGAAGAACGTTAAAATGAAGCCAGTTAAATGGGGTGTAGAGATTACCCCCACAGTACAAAGCATCCAGAAACTGCGTTTTCAATCCAGTGCACACAGTGATGCCACCACATTCAGCAGTACAACAGACTCAGGCGAATTGAAGTTCTTCTTTGGTGATGCTGCAAGTCACGCAGGCAGTTTTACATTTGCTGCAACCTCAGGCTCATTGAGCAAACAGTTGCATTGGCCAGTGTCAGTAGTTAACAGTATTTTGAGCTTGCCCGGCGATAAAGAAATGAAAATTTCCGATGAAGGTGTTATGCAGATCACTGTAGACTCTGGACTTATTGTATACACATACCAATTGCCAGCACAGACAAAATAAATGACTATAGATGTTTCTAAACTGCCAAAAATTCAGCAGTTTAATCTTAAAGAATATCCAAGAGGTAGCAAGTACCCAGGGCAGATTACTAATTCGTGTAATGTACCTTACTATACACTTATTATAGATTCAAGAGGCGACTGTTTTGTATGTAGTTGCGAAGCCTGGTTACCGATACCGGTTGGTAATATACTGGAGTTTGACAGTTTAGAAGACATATGGGATAGTCCTATTGCAAAAGAAATACAACAAGATGTAAACGATAAAAAATTTACATACTGTGCCGTAGAGCATTGCAACTTACTTAATAAGAGTTATAATGTACACCAGTATGAAATAACTATTTCTATGGATGAAAGTTGTAATCTTGCGTGCCCAACTTGTAGGTCAGGGCCAAGCAATATAACATCAGGTCCTCAGTTTGAAAAGTCAAAAAAATTAATAAATCATTTTGTAACATTAATACAAAAATTTAACAAACCAACTACATTGATAATGACTGGCAATGGTGATGTACTAGCAAGTATGTTATACCGTCCCTTGCTATTAAACTGGCAACCAACAGAAAATCATTCAATTATATTGCGCACCAACGGGCTACTAATGAAAAAATTATTACCCGATAGTCCTGTATTAGCACATATTAAAGAATTTCATATAAGCATGGATGCAGGTTCGGCCGAAGTATACGAAAATGTTCGTAGACCGGGTAAACATAAAGTACTTCTTGAAAATTTAGATTGGTTGTTTGATTATCAAAATACTCAAACAAAACGTCCACGTTCATTATATAATTTTGTGTTGCAATCTGCCAACGCCGGGGATATAGTTAATTTTGCCATTTTATGTAATCATTACAAATCTGACGGTGTAATAGCAAAATTAGATAACTGGGGTGCTCAGCCATTGATGATATACAACGATATGCAAGTGCTAACAACGTCACATCCATTGTATAAAACTGCCATGGATCAGTTGTTAATGGCAAAACAAATTAAACCAAATATACACTTTGCTCCTCTAATAGAACAACAAGTACGAAAGTATCAACAAACAGTATGAAGTTTATTGATTACTATCAGAATAGAGGACATGTATTTGGAGAGTGCATGACTTCTCCACATACTAATTTAATGTATGTACACATTCCAAAAAATGCCAGTTCCTGGACAAAACCCAATCTAAAGGATTGGGGGTGGGAATTTTATAACTATTACACCGACGATGTATCAACAAAAACACCTTTAATAGTGTTACGAGATCCGATTGAACGGTGGATCAGTGGTATTGCAGAATATATGTATCTATATCACCAAAATATAGATTTTGCTTTTGCTGGACGTGCGTTCTTTGATCTAGTGTTTGATAAGATTGCATTTGACGACCATACAGAAAAACAAGTATACTTTATAGACAATATAGATTTAACTAGATGCGTATTTTTTAAATGCGGTCCTGACTATAGAGAACAGTTCAGTCAATTTTTAAACTCACAAGGCATGACCAATAGATACAACAAATATGATTATCAACATGTCAGTGATGCTAGCCCTGAAAGAAAAAGATTCAAAGAAATTTTTACAGAACAACTGAACAATTCTAAATACTTATATCAAGTCAAAGAATACTTTAAACAAGACTACGAACTAATAGAGCAAGTACAATTTTATGGCACAAGATAATTTAACCGCAAAGCAGAAGGATTATGCAGTATTCCTTCCGGCTATCAGCGGTTTTTACGCTACGTTTGTAGGCAAACAACGCAACGAACAATATGTGGACCCTGCACGTTTTCCGCAGGGTTTGACAGATATGGAACAGCTGAATTGGCTTAATGCCCAGAAAGCCTTGTTCCCATATCGATGGTCGCTTTACTCCGGCGGCCATGCTAACCTAGACCTTACCAAGCAAGATTGGTCAGAGGACATGGTTCGAAATCGCGATCCCAACACACTAATCCTAGGCGACTCTGGTGGATTCCAGATTGCCAAAGGATTATGGGAAGGCGACTGGAAGGCTGGTTCAGGATGCCCGAAGGCCCAAGCACGTCGTGAGGCAGTGCTCAAGTGGCTGGACGGCATAGCTGACTATGGAATGACCTTGGATATCCCTACATGGGTTATTCATGATAAGGCTGCAGGTGCCAAATGCGGTATCAGCACATTACAAGAAGCAGTTGATGCGACCAAATACAACAACGAATATTGGATGAACAACCGTAAAGGCGTTAAGAACGGCGGTATGAAGATTCTTAATGTGTTGCAAGGCGCCAATCACAAGGATGCTGATCGTTGGTATGACATGATGAAGCAGTATTGTGATCCTAATATCTATCCTGATACACATTTTAATGGGTGGTCCATGGGTGGACAAAACATGTGCGATGTTCACTTGGTACTGAAACGCTTGATTACATTGAAATACGATGGCTTGCTACAAGAAGGTGTGCACGATTGGATGCACTTCTTGGGCACATCAAAGTTGGAATGGGCTGTGCTACTCACCGTGATTCAAAGGAATGTAAGAAAATACGCTAACCCCGCATTTACTATATCTTTTGATTGTGCCAGTCCATTCCTTGCCACTGCCAACGGACAAGTTTACTTTGAAAATGCATTTCCCGACAACGGCAAGTGGAGTTATAGAATGGCTCCAAGTGCAGATGACAAGAAGTATGCCACTGATACACGTAAATGGTCGCAGGGTGTAGTTGCAGATGGCATTTACCCACGTTGGGAAGACAGTCCCTTGAGTGACTTGTTCCAAATGAAAGATATTTGTATCTACAAGCCTGGCGATCTAAATAAAAATGGCAAAGAAGGCAAGACTAGTTGGGATAGTTTTAGTTATGCTCTGCTTATGGGACACAATGTATGGATGCACTTGACTGCGGTTCAAGAAGCCAATCGTAGATTTGATGCTGGCGAGCATCCTGCTATGATGCGTAGTTCAGGACCTGGCGGTGAATACTTTGAAGATTTAGTAGAAGAAATCTTTTCAGCACCCACAAAAGCCAAGAGTATGGCTATCATCGAAAAATACAGTACATACTGGACAGAGATTATTGGTACTCGTGGATTCAAAGGTAAAAAGGCCATCAACGGCAATGCCATGTTTGATGAACTATTTGAAATCGTTGAAGATGTAGAACCAGAATTAGATGAATCAAAACTAGATACCTTGGAGATTAGCAATGACAATTGAAGCACGTATTAAGCATTTAGAAAAAGAACACGCCACACTAGATAAAAAGATTGATGGTATGGAACGAAATGGTGTGTTCAGTGACGAACATCTTACTAAATTGAAGAAACAACGGTTGCATATTAAAGAAGATATTGTTAAACTAAAGGCTGATCAACTATCTAAGAGCACGAAATGATTAGAGCAGGACACGAGGACATCAATTTCTTTGTTGGTGTTGAAGTAGAACATACGCCAGCACGGGGCAAACGCACACTATTTGTAGTTGGTGTGCAACCTGTAGATAAAATTGAAGAATGGGCACACACTACTAAATGTGAGCATATCTATTTTGGTGCCAACATGAGTTTTCCAAAAATGGCAACTGATGATTCGCAAGGATGGCAGCCGTGGGAAGAAATGATTCTAGCCCTATTACAAAAAGGCTACTTATGTACATTAGATATCGACAGTACCTGTGTCGAGGGCCTAACTGAAAGTGGGCTAACTGATTACAATAACTTTATCCCAATGATTTCGGTTAAATTGCCCTATATACAACTGTTGGGATATAATGCTACAATCAAGTTAGACGATAAAGATTTCCGCGCAACAAACCCCGGAGTATGGTGCCACAGTCTACACGAACTGCGCGATCGTAAGGTATTTACAGACTGGTCACAATACACCAAAGACGAAGTAATCAAATGAATCAAGAACAAAGAGACACCATTGATCGCATTATGACTGCGGCACCTAGACAGATATGGGTATCTTTTACCAAAGAAGGTATTCACTGCTATCCTGCTGCCGCAACTGACCCCATGCTAGCAACCGGCGATGAATATGATGTATCATTCCTCGGCACGCCACACAGGCATATCTTTCACTTTCGTGTCAGTATTGATGTTTTCCATAACGATCGAGACATTGAGTTTATTCAATTTAAACGTTGGTTGGAAAATCTCTACAAAGATGCTATACTAGCATTAGACTATAAGTCATGCGAAATGATCGCAGATGATTTATATCTACAAATAGCCGCACGTTACCCTAACCGTAATGTCACTATTGACGTATCCGAGGACGGCGAAAACGGATGCGTTATCAACTACAACCTTACCCGTCCTGCACAATCAATTGTAATTTAAGGAACTAACATGGCCCAAGAATGGCTTAAGAAGTATCTTCGCATGAAACCCGAAGTCTTAAACATTTTCGAAGACCTCGAAAACTATCAACGTTTTTGTCAGGATTACGGATATCCGTTTGATGAAAAAACACTATACAATGAGCGTGCTCCAAGTCCTTATGGCGAGTATATCAAAATGCTTAAAGGTCGCGAGCCCTGGGATCAATGGCGTACTCCAAGACGTGAACGCAAAGACTTCCAACCACGCAACACTAACTACAGATTCAACAGAGATCAATAATGACCAATCCTTTTCGAGATCAAGAAAAGTTCATGCGTGCCTGTGATCAAACAGTAGCAGGTTTTAACAACGAACAATTTGCACTGTATCTAAATCTTATCAAAGAAGAATACAATGAATTGTTTGTGGCTAATAATGAAGATGATCGCGTAGAAATGTTAGATGCCTTGATTGATATACTAGTTGTTGCCATTGGTGCTATTCATAGCGCAGGCTTTGATGCCGAAGGTGCTTGGAAAGAAGTCATGGCCACCAACTTTGCTAAAATTGGCAACGACGGCAAGGTACGCAAGCGTGAAGATGGCAAGGTCCTCAAACCGGTGGGATGGACGCCACCCAACTTAGCGCCATTTGTGGAGAAACAATGAGAAAACTATGGTACATGGGCTTGGAGCCCTATAAAGCAAGATATACACTACAGTTACAAGACTGGAATGAAAGAGTCTTTAAACGTAGAGGTATCAACTACGAACTGGTCACAGGTGAAACACTCAGCAATGATCAAGCCATTGTAACAGGACAGGTGTTAGATGCACATGGTCGCACATACTTTGGTATGAGTCAGTTGATGAATCTAGTCGCTAAAATGAAAGCAGGAGAAGTTACCAATGAAGATGTTGTTTACTTTGAAGACATGTTTCAGCCCGGTATTGAGAGCTTGCCGTACATTCTTAATCAAGTTCCTGCTAATATGCGTCCTCGTATATTTGTCCGCTGTCTTGCTCAGTCAATCGATCCGGATGATTTCGTACATGTATGGGGCATGAGCCGGTGGATGGGCTTGTATGAAAAGATGGTGGATTCATTTGTTGATGGTGTGTTAGCCAGCAATGAAGAAATGGTCATGCACATGAAGATTGCCGGCTGGGAGGCACCCATCTATAATATTAGCGGTCTGGCATTTGGCAAAGCAGAAGTACGTGGTCGTGTTGCTGGCGAATTAAAGCCATTTGATCAACGTGCCATGCGGGTAGGGTTCGCGGCACGTTGGGATCAAGAGAAACAACCCGACTTCTTTATGGACTTGATTGAAGAATGGAACCGTCAATATGGTAATAGTATTCCAGTAGAATTCTGTATCTTCAGTGGTGCTAAGTTAAAAAGCAATAACGACAGTTACATGGCACGTACACGTGACTTGCAACAACGTGGCTTATTGACAATTTATGAGGACTTAGAGAAAAATGACTACTACAATCTTCTTAATGATACTCGTGTATTGTTTAATTGTGCGTTACAAGACTGGGTATCTAACACAGTCTCAGAAGCAGACACTCTTGGGTGTAATGTTCTTTATCCTGCTTATAGAAGTTTTCCAGAAACTTTTGCCAATGATCATAATAGGCTTTATGTACCTTGGTCGTTAACCGATGCAATGGACAAACTAAAAACATTGTTAAAGTGGAATCATAATACTGGAGATATCAGTAACTGGACTGATGGTACTATTGATCGCATCGTTGATATCTTAGAAGGTTCAGGCGAGAAATGGTTGCGTATGAGCACAGACTATCGTAAGCACACACACGAAAGCAAGTATTGATATGGTAACACGTAAAAAGAAAGAAGAACCTGTAGTAGAAAAGGTTGCAAAGCCCGCAGTTAAAAAACCAAAGGCTGTGAAAGAATCATGGCCCAAGGTAACAGTAGGCAGTCACTTGACTGTTACCCGTTACGAAAACGGGCAGACAGAACTCAAGTGGGACGACGAAGCCCTGCGTAGAGAAATACGTGAGGTTTGTGCACCAAAAGAAACGGTAGCAGTAAAGCCAAAACGTCAGAAAAAGACTAGCGATAGTCAGCAAATTAGTATATAATCATTAAACACTTAAAGGAAATTAAAATGGCAACATCAAAAACAGTAGCAACTCCAGTAGCGGAAAAAACAAACGCACATGCAGACATTGAGTCAGCATTGGCTGTATATCAAGCAGAACATGCCAAGTTCGAAGCAGGTAATAGTGCTGCAGGTACTCGTGCTCGTAAAGCATTAGCAGAGTTGGGCAAAGCAGTTAAAGCACGCCGTAACGAAATTACTGAAACTAAAAACGCACGTAAAGAAGCAAAGGCTTAATCATGGCAACAAAGAAAACAATCGCAGTAAATAAAATCAGCGATAAACTAGACAAAGTCAATGAGTCTTATACCATCAATATGTATGACAATGGCTTTATGTTTGAAATCGGCGGACGTAAAGATGACGATTGGAAAACTGCCAAGATCATGGTGCAAACCGTTGAACAATTGGTTGAACTGATCCGAGAAGCTGCAGAAATGGAAAGAGACTGATCATGGCCATATGGACTGTTAGCACTTATTACAAGAAATCTTGCGAAGAAGTCGAAACATACCATCAACAACAAGGCGATGGTATAGTAACTGTTAGAAACGGTTACCGTTACGGTGAATGGACAGTAGAAACCACAGACAATAACCCACCAGAGTTTGAATTTGTAGAAGTTCCCGGCGGAGATGGTAAACGAGACAGTATTGATATGTTGGACTGCGAAGTTAACAATATTGAAAATGTTGAACTTGTTGAACTGTTTGATGGTGGTTGCTGGTACAATGTAGCCATGGCCAATCTAGACGAGGACGAAGAAGCCGAGCTAGAAGAGTTTCTAGATGAAAACAGTCCATATGAGTTAGAAGAGCGTGAGGACGATCCCTGGATGCAAAGCGATACACAGTGGTGGATCTGGGGACCGATTGAAATCAAAAATGAAGCCGGCGAGCGTGTGCGCATTATTTGTGCAGATGATGACGGCAACGTTGTTGACTTCGAGGAAGATGAATGATCAGAAGTATTAGTAGTAATAGCCCTTGGCTTACTGTCAACAATGGATATGGCACTGGGTCAATGTACATTGACAGCCACAAAGTGCAACAAGGCATTGCTGGCCAAGTTAGATTCAATGGCAGTGACTTTCAAGTCAACGATGGTAATGGCTGGACAAATTTACCAGCGAGTTACGCAACAGTGGAGACACCAGTGCAGGCACAAGATGCATTTCAATGGGTTGTTCGACAAATGTCCCGGGAACGTGAAGTAGAAGAATTAGCAAAAACTAATCGAGCAGTCGCCGGAGCATTAGAAGAATACAAGGCAATTGTAGCACTGGCCCAAGAGCGACTTGACATTGTTGTAACATTAGCCAAAGAAGATGCGTAAAATACTAGTAACTGGTGGTTGTGGTTATATTGGTAGCCATGTTGCGAGAGCATTCAAGCAACATGGCGATCAAGTAATCCTATTAGATCGCGAATATCGTGTGCATACCATGAAAGGTATGGACAGTTTCATTGCTTATGACTATGCCAGTCCTGTAGCTCTATCGGCCATGGTCATGTATGAACCTGACGTGATTGTGCATTGTGCCGGCACTAGTCTTGTTGGACCCAGTGTCACTGATCCCGGTGAATACTATGACAACAATGTGGCCAAGACTATCACCATGCTGAATGTGATCAAAGATATGCCTAAAAAGCCTGTGATCTTGTTCAGTAGCAGTGCCAGCGTCTACGGCGAACCCGAAACGTTTCCTATTACTGAAGATGCACCAGTACAACCAATCAGTCCTTATGGCCAAACCAAGGCCATGATTGAACGCATACTGAATGATTACAGTAGAGCCTACGGTATTCATAGTGTTTGCTTTAGGTACTTCAATGCCGCAGGTGCAGAACCCTTCACACATGATCTCGGGCAAGAACCTGGTGCTACACACATCATTGCTCGTGCACTAGAAGCCAGCATTGCAAAAAAGCCGTTTGTGATCAACGGTGGACATTTTTCCACTGATGACGGTACGTGTGTGCGTGATTACATACACGTATGGGACTTGGCCACTGCACATATTCAAGCAGTGGGCTTCTTGTTGGATGACTATCCACAACCGGGGGCATATCGATTTAATCTCAGTACCAATACTGGTGTTAGCAATCGTGAAATAGCTGAATATGTGAGAAGAAAATATGGACTTGATTACATATTTGGACCCATGCGTGCCGGGGATCCTGCAACATTGATGGCATCAGCAGCCAAGGCCAAAGAAGTGTTACTATGGCAACCCCAATACAGTGACATTGACACTATTGTAGATAGTGCTTATAAGTGGTATACAAGATGAGTTTTGATAAGATTTTAAAATTTGAACGTGCTCTAGCTGAGTTTACAGGAGCACCTTATGCAATCATGACTGATTGTTGTACTCACGCAATAGAGTTATGCTTACGGTATGATCAAATTAAACAATGCTCATTTACGCCCTTTACTTATTTGAGTATTCCTATGCTGATGCACAAGTTGGGCATTGAATATGAGTACTATCCAGACACTTTGCCACACAGACAGCAATGGGTCGGTGAATACAAGTTCGAAGGTACACGAATATGGGACAGTGCTCGCCGGCTTGAACGCAACATGTATCGCCCAAAACAAATACAATGTTTAAGTTTTGGACATGGAAAACCTTTACACATAGGTCGTGGAGGTGCTATACTGTTAGATGATGCAGAAGCGTATCACGCAATTTTGCAACAAAGATATGATGGTAGAGACTTAACTATTAGTCCTTGGGAAAACCAACAGACTTTTAAGGTCGGCTATCATTACAAACCCACTATCGAAGAAGCGGAACAAGGACTGGCTTTGTTAGAGGGTATCAAAGAGCTGAATCCAGTACCCGAATTTGTTGCTTATCCAGATTTGAGACAAATCACAATCATAGTATGAAGTCATCCACGACTTTTAAATAACTCGGAGAACGAAATTGACAAAAAAGAAAAAAGAAACTGCACTAGACGCCATGGCCGGTGACGGCGGCTATGAAGAATCAACGCTAGCAGATGTATTACGTTTTAAAATGCGGCGTGATGGCAAGAGATTCTGGGCCAACGACAACATCAGCGAATATGTAGATAGTCCTGCTATTAGAGAAAAATTAATCGAAGAAGCAACAGAGGCATTTGAGCAAGTGTTAAAGACTTTGCTAATCGATACCGAAACAGATCCCAGTAGTAAAGGTACTGCCAAACGCCTGGCAAAAATGTACATCAATGAAGTAATGAGTGGAAGATATGATTCAGCACCCGACGCAACAGCATTCCCAAATGATTCGCAAGACCGCTACGAAGGTATGTTGGTTGTGCGCAGTGAGCTTCGCAGTATGTGTAGCCATCATCACCAACCCGTATCTGGTGTTGCTTATATTGGCATTATTGCCGCGGAAAAGCTCATTGGACTCAGCAAGTATTCCCGAATCGCCCAATGGTGTGCCCGACGTGGTACTCTCCAGGAGGAACTTTGTAATGACATTGCTAAAGAAATAGGTGCAGCCACTGGTGCATCGGACATTGGTGTGTATATGCAAATGACTCATGGATGTTGCGAAAACCGTGGTATTATGGCCAAGAGCAGTCTAACACAAACCACAGTCCTTAAAGGCGCATTCAAGGATGATGCAGGTACAAAGAAGGAATTCTTTGACAATGTTAAACTGCAACAAGAGTATTCTTGCTAATGTTGCGTAAAAACAACACAGTATTTGTGGGATTTGGCGTTCTGTAGTATAATAGCGTTGTAAACATCACTTAGGATTTACAATGATTATTAAGCTACTTGAACGTCTAGGACGCAAACGAATTATCATGGACAGGGTTGATAATGAACCCTATTTAGAAAGATACTATGTATTCCTTAAAGAACGTACTTGGTTCCCCTTTAACGTATTTCTGCATCGGTTTCTTAAATCAGATCCCGATGACGTGCATGATCATCCTTGGCCTTATGCTAGTCTTATCCTAAAGGGTGGCTACTACGAGTGGACACCAATATTTGATGGCCAAGGCAAAAAGATTGCCGAAACCTGCACTTGGCGTGGTGCCGGTAGTTTTAGAGTCTGTGGCGCTACCAGTTATCACAGAATTGAACTAGATCCCGAAGTAGAAACTTGGACATTGTTTATGCCCGGACCTCATGCACGTGAATGGGGTTTCCTGACTAAAAAAGGTTGGATACAACACGAACAATATCTAATATCCAAGGCAAAATGAAATACTTACTATGTTGCCTGGCAGTGCTATTAACTGCCTGTGGTGGGGGCGGAAGTTCGACTTCTACAACAGTTCCGACGCAAGTAATTAACAATACCCCGCCAAATAAATTATCATTGGCATGGGTCGATTATCGGTTTGACGATTCCTCACTTAATATAAATGGTGTAACAACAACATCATATGCAGGGATGACACCAATGGTCGACCATATTAAAAAGGTTGGCTACAATACTATTGTTTTCCAAACAGAAGTACCAGTTAATACAGATACTGGCCAGTTAGATCTTAATGCAGTACCTGCCCAACCAAGAACTTTACCCAAAGATTTTTGGCGTGTAGTGGATTATGCTAAAAGTCAAGGGCTAGTGGTATGGATTATGATTGCTATAACAGATGGGCTCGATAATGGATTAACTAGTACTTCAGTTGGTGTAAACTTTAATGCTGCCACCATGTTTGATACTATAACAACCTACGACAAGTCTGTAGCAGTATTAGCACAACAACACAATGTTAACGGTATATATTTAGGTGATTTACAGGTAGGATTTGATCAGGCGCCGTACTTGCTGTACTGGCAAACATTATTTTCTTCTATTAAAAATGTGTTTAATGGAAAATTATCATATATGGCAAGTTACGATACTCCGGTTTATGATTTAGTTGACTACATCAGTACAGGATTTAATTTTCCCTTGATGTCCACAACTACCACAAATGTCACTGATATTGTAAATTCATATTACCATGACACCAACGGATTAGACATAGTAAACTATGTACAAACACTTAGTAAATCTCACAACAACAAACCCCTGATATTAGATTATTTTCGTGCTTCTCCAACAGATACAGGTGTTGGATTAAATGTAGATTTATGGAATCTGATATTCAATGGAGGAAATTTCTCGTCTATTCCGCCACCTAACTACAACTTGCTAGTTGCAAAAATATCTGCATTTTGTAATATTTCTTCAGTCATAACCCCTGTTGCGGGAATCGGCTTCGATGAATATATACCATGGGCACAAGCTGCCTGGGTACAAAACGCTGTACCAGGTTCAGCAAATTATAACTGGTATCTATTTGACACCCTAGGTTTTGAACTATATAATCATACACAAGCAGAAACTGCTATCAATCAATGTGTGGGAAATTTTAAATGATATCTTTACCTCCGGGTGCAAAACTACACTACAGTATTTGGATTGACATAGATCAGTTAACAGACGAAATGTGTGAATGGTTTGAGATGATTGGTGGTACTGTAATAACAAAAGAGACATACTACGGTAGGTCTCTTAATCCAAAAATTATAAAAGACGTGCAATACGGGCAAGCCAAATCTAGTTATCATAGACAAGACGGTACCGGACATGTTAAAATAAACTTTAACGGCAACGATGCCAATGCAGCTTATATGTTTATACTCAAATTCAATGAAAATGTTGTAGCACACAATATGAAAGAATACGAAACGTATGTTTATTAAAAAAATCCTGGCTCGTATATTAAGTGAAATATTATACTATCTAGGACACTGGATCAGTTTCCCAATGGGATGGTTTGATTGGGGCTGGTTGTATCCCCTATACAATCGCCTTATGTCATGGAGCGTAAATATACAAGAATGGGCAGGGAATGAAAAGCCTTGGACTCGTGAGCAATAAATACATATTCAACAAGCGGTCTTCGGCGTTCATCCCGCTATACAAACTCTGCCGCCTATGCTAAAATTTAACATAGGAGAACCAGCATGTCTAAAAAATTTATATCAACAAAAGAATATTCACATTTAGCCCCAGTGGCATATCGTCAATGGAGGGCTGACAGTCATTGTAATCTTATCCATGGTTACGCACTATCATTCAAATTTGAATTTGAGTGTGATGACCTTGACGCCCGCAATTGGTGTTTTGATTACGGTGGTTTACGCCCACTCAAGGACTTTTTAGAAGAATACTTTGACCATGTTCTACTATTGGCTCAAGACGATCCGTACTATGATACCATCAAACAGTTAGGTGCATTAGGTTTGGCAAAAATTACAGAAGTAGAAAAAACCGGATGCGAAGGCATTGCCGATTTTCTATATGAGTATGTGAATACTATCTTCTTGCCAAATTGCGGTAAGTCTGAAGCAGACCGAGTTTGGTGTTCAAAAGTTGAAGTTAGAGAAACTCCGTCAAATATGGCCTATCGCCAGGGTCACCGCGAAGACGGCGAGTTTATTTAAATAACGCTTTTAACCTATGAACGAACAGAAGATAAAACAACTTACCGAACAGGCTAACTTATCTGCCGATAAAACATATCAATTTGATCCCGAAGATGGATTCAAAATTCAAGAATGGGATAAGATCCGTTTGGCTAAGTTTGCTGAACTAATCATCAACGAATGTTTAGATGTTGCCAACGACACACGATATGATGGCAAGGTAGTTGCCAACCGTATCAAGTTTGTTTTTGGAGTTGAAGAATGATTGATTATTACCAAGCACTAAGAGAAATGCACCAGGGCAATGTAGTCAAATATGTTGGCACAGTGAATGGCAATGTAATGAGTGACAACGGTGCCAGTTTCTGTATGTGTCGTGGTTGTATTTTTCTATTTGACGATGGAGTAATCAAATGGAACAAGTTGGGCTATATGGTTTACGATCCAGACTTTCGTTATGAACTCACAGGCGAAACAGTTGATCCTAGAGCATGGAAACCAGAGAAGAAAAGCAGGGAACTCAAGTCAAAGTTAGGTTATAGTAGAATAGGATTAAAAAATGTTTAACGCAAGGTTAGAACAACGTTTATGGTGCTATCGTGTAGAAGTTAGAGAAACACAAGCCAATATGGCCTTTAGAGAGGGTCATAGAGAGTGGAATGAGGATTTGCTATCATGACATTAAACATCAACAATATAGGCGGAGAAGTTGTCAAAGATAATGAAACCTATCGATTAATCGACAACAAGACATTAAATAACTTGGTCTTGAGCCAAACACAACTACACCCCGGACAACAAACACGGGGTCATCGCCACCCCGGACAAGAAGAAGTTTATATCTTTATTTCGGGCTATGGTCAAATGATTGTGGGCGATGAAACTGATGAGCCGTTCCCAGTCAAAGGTGGAGATATTGTTTTAATCCCAGACGGTGCTTTCCATCGTGTAATCAACAACTGCAACACTGACTTTGTTTTTAACTGTGTATTTGACGGGAAACGGAATCATTAATGACTAAAACAGTAGCAGTAATCGGGGCAGGTATCACTGGAGTCACAACTGCGTATTATCTTGCAAGAGAAGGATATGAAGTTACGGTATACGAAGCAGAACGCTATGCTGGTATGAAAACCAGTTTTGCCAATGGTGGACAAATATCTGTCAGCAATAGTGAAACATGGACATCATGGAGCAATGTATACAAAGGCATCAAGTGGATGTTTACCAAAGATGCTCCATTTCTATTCCGCCCTTGGCGTTTAGATTGGGCCATGTGGCGTTGGGTAGTTCGGTTCTTGTGGGCAACTATTCGAAATGAAGGTCCCAAAAATACTGCCGCAACTGTAAAAATGGCTTTGGAGAGTCGCAGATTGTACGATGAGATCTGTGCAGAAGAAACCATCGAGTTTGATCGCAGCAACTGTGGTATTTTGCATTTCTATAAAAAAGACAGTTATTGGCAAAATGCACAAGCAGTTACCAAGTTATACAATGCAAATGGATTAGATAGAGTTGAGGTTGCTCCTTCTGCTGTCAGCACTATAGATCCTGCGTTGGTTGATGTTGATGGAGTTGTTGGCGCAACATTTACTCCCAGTGACTGGACTGGAGATATACACAAGTTTTGTTACCAACTTGCAGATATCCTTAAAAACAAATATGCGGTTGAATTCTTTTATGAATGGAAGATCGAAGATCTAGAAACATTAACTGAAGATTATGATGCAGTGGTGGGTGCAAATGGAGTGGGCAGCACAGAGCTTGCTGAACAAATCGGCGACAACATCGGAGTATACCCTATCAAAGGATATAGTGTTACTATTAACAATGTTGACGCCAAATACTTGCCTAAAGTAAGTTTGTTAGACGACGAAGCCAAAATTGTTACTTCAAGTTTAGGTAATAAGTTTCGTGTAGCTGGGACTGCTGAACTAGCAGGGGAAAATTATGATATCACTCGTGCTAGAATTGAGCCTTTGTTAAAGTGGATCAAAACAAACTTTCCAAATATCAATACACACGATTACACACAATATGCTTGCCTTCGCCCAATGACGCCAAACATGATGCCTATCATCAAACAGAGTGACAAAAATGCAAAAGTGTTTTATAATACAGGACACGGGCACTTAGGATGGACACTAGGTCCATATACTGCTAAAACTGTAACCGAGATAATTAAAAATGTCGACCAAAAAACTAATGAATCACATTGAGCGTAGAGCCAAAAAAGAATACAGAGAAAACACACATGACTCAAAAAACATGGCCAATCAACATAGATCCAACGTGCCAACTAAAGTGGACTTGGAGCACAATATACATGGCCAACAGCGCCAGCGCAAGTTGCCATCGGACACGTCAGTATAAGTTTGACTTAGACTCTTTTGACGATTTTCATAACTTGCCAGAAAAGCAACGCGATCGTCAACTGATGTTAGACGGCTCTTGGCCTGGCAATGGTTGCGAATACTGTCGCAAAATTGAAGATGCTGGTGGTTACAGTGATAGACATTTCAACAATGAAAAATTGCAACATGTAACCCCCAACGAAGTATATACTGATCCTACTGCAACCAGTGTAGTACCGAAGATGGTAGAAGTATACTTTGATAACACATGTGATTTAAAATGTATCTACTGCGGGCCGCATTACTCCAGCGCATGGCAAGCCGAAAACAAAAAGTTTGGTGATTGGAAATATGCAACATTTGAATTAAATAGTAACTATCAAGTTGACGCCAACCGGCGTGCGTATGTGGAAAAGTTTTGGGCCTGGTGGGATCAACACTACAATCAAGTTACACACTTTCAATTCTTAGGAGGAGAACCTTTCTTTCAACAGGAGTTTGACGAATGTTTGGATTTTGTGGAGCAACACAGTAATCCTGAATTGTTCTTTAACATTGTTACTAATCTTAACTGTAGTACTGATCGTTTAATAAACAAAATTGAACGATTTAAAAAGATTGTACAAGATGGCAAAATGAAAACTCTACAGATCACTGGCAGTATTGATTGCTGGGGTCCGGAACAGGAATATGTGCGTTTTCCGTTGAACTTGGATCGATGGGAGAAAAACTTTGAATATTTGGTCAGCCAGGATTGGATCGTTCTAAATATCAATAGTGCTATTAACACATTGAGTATCAAAACCATGCCAGACTTAATGAGTAAGATGAATGGTTGGAGGCGCCAGCGTCCCATATACCAGAACTTTATGACTGTACAAGATCCACAGCCGTTGAATCCCGATTACTTAGGAGGAGATGTGTTCGATGATGATTTTGCAAAGATTATTGCAGTAATGGAAGAAACTGCATCATTGGATTCTTGGTATGCTAATTTTACTCCGTATATGAAGGGCATTAGACAACAAGTAGCAGTTAGTAAACCAAATATTTCAAAACTAAAAGAAATGTATGCCTACTTAAACGAATTAGACCGCAGGCGCGGAACCAGCTGGCCCACACTATTTCCTTGGTTAATAGAACAATTCAACAGACATAATATATCATGAATTCAAAAATAGAAGAAGCCTTGGGTATACTACAAGAAGAATGTGCAGAAGTAATAGTAGAAGTTAGTAAAATCAGAAGATTTGGATTAGATGAACTTTCGCATCATACTAATTTACCGCACAGAGAAACTTTGGTAATGGAAGTTGGAGATATGTTGGCATTAATCGACATTTTAGTTGACCAAGGTGTACTAGATACTGTACAATTAGACATTGCAAAGCAACACAAAATTGAAAAACTTAAGAAATGGTCATCAATCTATGAGTAAACTCAAAATCGCAGAATTGTTTTATAGCGTACAAGGAGAAGGTCGCTATATGGGTGTGCCGTCGGTATTCTTACGCACATTTGGTTGTAACTTTAAATGTGCCGGCTTTGGTATGCCACGTGGTGAACTCAGTACCGAAGCTGATGATATTGCACAAGTCGTTTACCACTTTAACAAATATGAAGAACTTCCTCTTGTATCTACGGGTTGTGACAGCTATGCTAGTTGGCATCCTGATTTTAAAGAACTTAGTCCAATGCTCACAACAGACGCCATTGCAGATAGAATCATGCACATTCTCCCATACAAGACCTGGATCGATGAGCACCTTGTCATCACAGGAGGCGAGCCATTGCTAGGATGGCAACGTGCTTATCCAGACTTGCTGGATCATCCTAAAATGTCAGACTTGAAAGAAATCACATTTGAAACAAATGGCACGCAAAAGTTAACTCTAGAATTTAAACGATATTTGCAAGAATGGGCTAGATGGAAAAATGGAGAAATCACATTCAGCGTAAGTGCTAAACTTCCTGCTAGTGGCGAGAAGTGGGCGGATGCTATCCGACCCGAGATTGTATGCGAATATGAACAAGTTGGTACAGTATATCTTAAACTTGTTGTAGCCACTGAAGAAGATTTGTTAGATGCAGAACGTGCAGTAAGAGAATTTAGATCAGCAGGGTTTAAAGGGCATGTTTATATCATGCCTGTGGGCGGTGTAGAGAATGTTTACACGTTAAATGCAAGGAATGTAGCACTAGCCGCAATGAAACGTGGCTGGCGTTACAGTGATCGACTACAAGTGCCATTGTTCAAGAACGAGTGGGGCACCTGATGATGGGCACAGGATATCTAGGAAAGCGGGCCATGTCAAACAACCGATGGATAGATGATGCAGATGGTGCATTTTATCGTAGAGCCGAGTGGGAAGAACGTTTTGCATTAACACCACAACGATGCGATTTAAGCCAAAAACGTATTTGGCTCAAAAAAGGATTTGTTGGTGCTGCCGTATGGACCGGACCTGGATCGCCTGTATGGGAATATAGATGGCACAATGCTCAAGAGCACATGATGTGGTTACTAAAACGATAACATGAGCAATGTAAGCAAAGGTAGAGAAAGTTATGATTCAACCACAGGCAATACTGTGGTTGCGTTTTTTAATCGTAATGTAAGTACCTATGCCACTGAAGCTGGTGGTCCCAAGTTTGATCTTGTTCCTGTACAACGACAAAAAGATATAATGATCAACCATGCTAGGATCTATGCCCAGCAGGAATATGATCGTATTATGGAACTTGTGAGTGTTTTACAAAAGCAAGCAGATGATATCAAACGTAGACTAGATGTTACTGATTTGGTGTATGCCGCTGAATATCAATTTCAAGTGGTACTGGGACAATGCTACTGGTTAGCATTTGATACTCGCTTGCAAAAAACAATACTTACATCGCACGGACCCAATGACTGGAGTTCGGGTAAACCAGTAAACTATGACTATATGTGCCAAGTTAAATACATGGGCGATCACACATGGTTAGAAATCAAAGAGGATGAAAATGGTAACTAAAAAAACACCAGCAACAAAAACACCTGCTAAAAAAGTGCCAGCAAAAGCACCAACAAAAAAGACAACTAAAAAGATCGACTTCACTGGCATGACTCCCAGGCAAATTGCCGATGCCAAAGGCGAACCCTGGGTCAGTGTTATCAGTGTAGAACTAGATCCTGACAACATCGGAAATGGTGCATTTGAACTGGACTGGAACGAAAAGTTCATTGCTAACCTAGTACGTGCCGGCTACAAAGGCAAAACAGATGCAGACATGGTAGATCAATGGTTTGCAGATGTTTGCAAAAATGTTCTGGCAGAAAACTACGAGCAATGGGAAGCCAATCAACCATACGATGCAAGACCACGTGTGATTGATCGCAAAGACCTAGGCAACGGACGCACAGAAGTATCCTAAGAATCTATGATTCTGTATGTAAACGGAGACAGCAATACTGCTGCAGCTGAAGCAGTTAATCCTCATGGGTTTGCTGAAGATGATAGTATGTATTGGGCTTTGGGACGACGACCCCACCCCGATAACCTACGTGTGAGTTGGGGTGCAGAATTAGCCAATCACATGGGCGCCATACTGGATTGTGACGCAGAAAGTGCCAGCAGTAACGATCGTATCATAAGAACCACACGAGCTTATTTAGAAACAAATAAACCTGACTACATTGTTATAGGATGGAGTACATGGGAACGAGAAGAATGGTTGAGTGGTGATCGTTACTGGCAAGTTAGTGCCGGTGGTATGGGCGAAGATTGGCCTGTGGACATACGGCATCGTTACAAAGAGTATGTCGCTAATTTGGACTATGAATCCAAAATGCAGGAACAGGCTACTAAAATTTGGCAACTAGGAGACGAACTTGACGATCTCGAAATACCGCATCTGTTCTTTACTTGCTACGAACCATTTGCACATGAGCCCCAGTATTTCTGGGGAGATAGTTATTTAGAGCCCTATAATCGGGATTTTACCTACTATAATTGGAGTCTTGCACAGGGTTTCAAGCCAGTTTATCCGGGAAGTTACCATTTTGGACCAGATGCCCATGCTGCTTGGGCAGAATTTTTATACCAAAAAATTGTCCAAAAGAACTTGACACGTTAATCATTAAGTGCTATTATAACGACATGAAATATTTAATTGTTGATACTGCAAACACCTTCTTTCGTGCACGTCATGCTGCACATCGTCAAAGTGACACTTGGGACCGCTTGGGATTTGCTATACATGTTACGCTATCCAGTGTAGCCAAATGTTTTAGAGATCAAAAGGCAGACCATGTCATATTCTGCTTAGAAGGCCGATCATGGCGTAAGGATTATTATGAGCCGTACAAGAAAAACCGATCAGTTGCCCGTGCTGCACTCACCGAAACTGAGCAAGAAGAAGACCGACTATTTTGGGAGGCTTTTGACAATCTCAAGACCTTCCTCGGCGAAAAGTCCAATTGTACTGTTCTCCGGCACGAAGAACTGGAAGCAGATGACTTGGTGGCAGGATGGATCCAAAGTCACCCTGAGGATCACCATACCATCGTAAGTTCAGACACAGATTTTGTGCAACTGATCGCACCAAACGTAAATCAATATAATGGAATAACAGATGAGCTTATCACTGCACAAGGTATTTTTGACAAAAAAGGTGCCCCAGTCAAAGATAAAAAAACTAAGGAAATCAAAGCAGTTCCGGACCCTAAGTGGCTACTATTCGAGAAGTGTGTCCGCGGGGATCCAACCGATAATATCTTTAGTGCGTACCCTGGGGTCCGTACGAATGGAACTAAAAATAAAGTTGGACTCCGAGAGGCCTTCAACGATTGCGAGAGCAAGGGTTTCGCGTGGAACAATCTAATGTTGCAACGTTGGACCGACCATAATGGCGAAGAACACCGTGTGTTAGATGATTATCAGCGCAATGTGGTCTTGGTTGATCTTACTGCACAACCTGATGATATCAAAGCCAAGATTGCAGAAACTATTGCTACAGGTGCCGTACAGTTGAGTAGGCCCATGATTGGTGCACATTTCTTAAAGTTCTGTGGCAAGTATGACCTAATCAAAATGAGCGAACAGGCTGATAACTTTGTTCGCTTCTTATCAGCACAATATCCAGAGGAAATACAATGAGTTGGTTAAAAAGAAAATTGAGAAATTGGTTAAACCGCGACGACAGCGACGGTGATATACTTGCCATTAGTCCAGTACGGGCTAGAGACATGATAGAAGTAGAAGGCCTGTGCTTCAATGTCATGCCAGCACATGGCGGTACCATTGTACAGATTAGGCACTACGATCGCAAAACAGATCGCAACAATCACATTACACACATTATCACGTCGGAAGAAGATGTTGCTGAACGTATTGGGCATATTGTTAGTATGGAATTGTTGAGAATCTCACTATGACCGAAATAATCGCTAAACCTGTAGTTAAAAATAAATTTTGGATTGTGGAAAGCAATGGCAACAAAATTGCCACTATCCAAGCCATTGATGAAGATGGTGGTGTTGCTTATGTGCACGATGATCAGCGTGAAGTGTTTCCCAGTATCAAATTGTTGAGCAAGAAATACAATATTGCATTTGCCAAAGCCGAAAAGCCTGTGCGTGAAAAGTCAGACCATTATGATGTGTATGGATTCCCTACCAATAGTGCCCCACACAATCAGGTCTTGGACGTGCAACGCTACTTGCCTATCTATACCAAAGGAGCCAAGAGTAAAAGTTTCTTTTGTGCAGGATATTACATTGTTAAATTCAGTAACACATGGGTTCGTGCTTACTGTCCAAAACTCATTACCTTAAACCGCTACGAATATCAAGGTCCTTTTAAAACACAAGAGCGCATGATGGACGCAATGAAAGAAGCAAATGGACAATAATTTACCATTACATATAAAAATGTTTAATGATAGAGTAAGAGCTATGAATCAAACTAGCGGCAAGATTCTTACACTAAATGCCGAAGAAGCACGCAATTTGCATGCGGAAATTTACGATTTGATGGCCACAAATGTCAGTTTAAATCGCACCACTACCAATGCCGTTGCTGTTACCATGGACGGTGGTGGTTTTAAATAAACTACCTATATTAAGGTGATAAATAAGAGTATCAAGGATACATGAGATGTCAAGACCAAAACCGACGGTGTTATTAGACCACGTCAATAAAACAACATACAAGAGTTCTCAGGTTTTACAAGCCGATGGTATCTATGCGGTCTTTTACGAAAATCGACCCATCAATCTCAAAACCAGCAATGTGCTGGTGGCATACCCTGGTCCCAAGTATTCTAAAGTGTCTTTCAGCAATAAAGGACACGCAATTAATCTTTGTAAGAAACTAAACAGCCTGTACAAAACAGAATCGTTTAGTGTTGTCTTACTAAAGCAAGGTGAAAAAATCTTCCCATAAGCGTTTCTCGCAACGCCAACTCACTGAGATATTCTGCCAACAGATCGGCATACCATCTGCAGAAACTTCGTATCATCGTAACTTATGGTGGATTAATCCCACCGATGCCAATAGCCTTAGACTCTCCTTGGATGGCCTGCGTATGGCCATCAAGGAACTAGAACTCAAGCCCTACGAGTTTCGCCTAGAAACAGAAATCAGCAACGCCTACATACTCAAACTGGAACGTGTATTTCCATCAATGTATTACTTGCTCAAACGTGAAAAGTTTATCATCTTTGAAGAATCTGAAGCAGTTACCCTTACACTTTATGGGGATTTGCAGAAATATTTAGATACACTGGAAGAAAGTAATACTTAAGTACTACTTTTGTATAAAAACAACACTCAATGTTTTGTTATTTTGGAGTTGACACTAATAGATGCCGACTATATAATAACAACTGTCAGAGAGTAAAAAGATTAATTATTTTAAAGAGGATTTATTATGGCTGGTGGTATCCAAGTAGGTACAGAAGCAGGCAGTACCGAGTCTAAACAGCTCGACGGCGATGTTAAGAACATCGCTATGGCTATTGCTATATGTCAAGAAAAATATTGTTTTGAAATCGGACACCAAAAGAATAAGATACTCCCAGAATGTCATAATATGAATGTCACCTTAGGATGTGTTCCCGATGGCGGCATGTGGTTTGATGGTTCACGTAATCAACCAAGATCTATTAAATTTGTATTTGAAGCCAAGCACCAACAGGATGGCGGTAATGCTATTGAACGATGGACCAAAAACTATTTGATTTGTTACCGAATGAATCCTGATGTAAAATACATCACATTCATGACTGGGGAAGGAGCAAATCCTGGCGGAGTATTGTATGAGTTTGGACAAACGATGAGAGCCATCAACGGCGACAACTGCATCTTTTACTATCAACCCAATGGATTCACTGAAGAAGAAATCTTTAACATAATGATTGGTATATTAGGGTTAGATATACCTTTTGAAAAGGCCAAACAATATTTGACAATAACCAACGGAAACGCAAGCAAATCAAGTAGTGTAGATTTCTTTATCAGAAACTTTGAGACTGACGAAGAACGCACGGAAAGAATCGCTAAAGAACTTGCACGTCGAGAATTAGAAATGCGTTTTAGTACCTTTGCACAGACTCCCGGTGATCCATTATTCCCAGTTTGGCACAGATTGCCCCGTGCATATCTAACAGAAGCACATGAAATTGTGTTGGACATGATGCAAGAAGGCAAAGCAAATTCAGAGATAGCCACAACACTTGTGGAATGTTTTTTAAACTAATATAATATACTATGAAACCTTTATACATGTGGGCCGGTGGTAAGAATAAAATGATACCCAAGTACGAACTTAATCCCGGCATACCAAAAAATGGATACGATACTTATGTAGAACCATTCTTCGGAGGTGGTGCTATGATGATTCATATCTATAAAAATAATCCCAACATTAAGTTTATACTCAATGATATAAACCCGGAAATCGTGGGGTTATATCTTGCCATACGAGATCACATTACAGAGTTCACTACTGAATGTGATCATCTTTGCAATCAGTATTTGCCTATGTCCAAGGCCGAAAGAAAAGTTTTTTATTATAAAATAAGAAAAGAATACACCACAGAATATCAATCTTGGTCAGCCGCTAAAGAAAGTGCCACATTGTACTTTTTAATGAAGACCGCATTTAATGGTATATGGCAAAGCACCAAAGAAGCCAAAGGAAGATTTTGTACTCCATCTGGGTTGCTTAATCAAAAAGACAGCGTATATGACAAAGAAAATGTGTTAGAGTGGCACAAGTTCTTACAAAAAGTTTCTATCCACAGTGGTGAATGGAAACATTGTCTCGGTACTAATATAGAAGGTCGAGCACTATTCTTTTTTGATCCTCCTTATCGTGATAGTTTTACGCAATACGGAACAGACTTTGACGATAATAAACATTTAGAACTAATTGATTTTTGCAAAAAAGCAGATCAAGAAGGACATATTGTTATGTACTGCAACCGCAATGCTGGTGATACATTTTACACAGACAATCAAGGAAATTTAGATATCAGTTATTATGATATCACTTATACTGCTGGGCGTAGATCTACAAAAACAGTACAAGAAGAAGGTAAAGCAAATGTCACAATAAAAGAAGCCAAAGCTGCAAAAGAAGTATTGTTATATAGCAAAGCAATCAAAAACGAATCGTTATTTGTCACTGAAGAATGATTCAAGCGTATTACGATCAAGTTTGTGCAGAATGGGGAGTTGTTCCCACTGCTGACATCTACACCGGATACGAAAGTGTAGAGAAGGACCTACGCCGATTGAATAAGGAACGTTGGGCAGCCGCAGATGAAGCAGGTCGATTGGCCATTGAACAAGAAGTGTTCGATATCTATCGTGCAGTAAATGTGCTACCTTTAACCTACTACAGTTTAGAAGGATGTAGAGCACAGATTCGTAATCTAGCACACAAGAACAAATCTGTCACAAAGAAAACTCTAGCCATTGGTGGCAATGATGGTAATGCGTTTGCACGTTTTTGGTTTCCTAACATGCAAGATGCTAAATGGAATACAAATGATACTGTGAGCTTACGATCAAGATTTAATCATGATGTCAAATTCAAACGTGCTATCAAATTGTGCTATCAACATCGAGACAATGGTGATGAAGCAGTATTCCCGCACTTGATCAGAACTGCTATAGAATTGGTCAATGGTGGCACTATACAAAACTTCAAACCGTTAAATGCTCGTGCAGTATGGGAATATCTTTGCCCCACATTTATGGGCAACCTATTGGACTTTAGTTCAGGCTATGGCGGACGTATGCTAGGTTCAATGACCAGTCGTATGCGTTATCATTATACCGGTATTGATCCCAACACTCGAACGTTTGAAGGATTACAGGCCCTAGGCGAACTGTTACAAGACGAAGGCCAAGGATCTGGATTTAGTATGAATTGTATGCCTAGTGAGGAGTTTGAGCCTGAACCTGGCACTTACGATGCAGCCTTTTCTAGCCCCCCATACTTTAATCTTGAAACCTACACTGATGAACCAACCCAGTGTATGAATCGTTATAGCGACATTGATCGTTGGTTCGAAGGTTACGTGGCACCCACGTTAAAGATGATTCATCGTGCACTTGCTGATGATGGGGTATATGCAGTCAACATTGCCGACTATAAACACGGCAAAGAGCAGTTTAAAATAGTAGAACGCTGGATTGAGCTGAGCGAAAAGTGTGGTTTTAAACACACAGAAACTCTTAAAATGTTGTTGACAACTCGCCCGGGAGTAGGCAATAATCGTAGTGAAAATAGCACAAAATTTGAGGGTATTTTTGTGTTCAAAAAGTAACACTTTAGTACTACTTTTTTGTGCTAAAAACAACACCGTTTGGTTGTCCATAAATGGCACTTTTGCTATAATAACTACATGGACAGCAAAAAACAAACCCGTAAACGCAGACAAGATACCAAACACGCCGTTTATATGTTAGTAAACACTAACACAAACGAGAGTTATATTGGTATTACTGTATGCGGCTCACAAGTAACCAAAGCACTAAAAGTTCGTTTTCAGAAGCACGTTCGTCGTGCTGTAACTGAAAACAAATCGTGGGCTTTGTGCAACAGCATTCGTGAACACGGTGCAGAAGCATTTTCCGTGTTATTGGTAGATATTGTGCGTGGACGTAAGCCCGCTCATGCTATCGAACGTGAATTAATCAATGAGTGCAAGCCCGCACTTAATACTCATTGAGTTGCATAAAAACAACAGACCAATAAAGAAGTTTGTCGTATAATATGTTTTTAGTTAGTTAAAAGTTCATTAATTTCAGGAGTATATATGAGCATTTCAGAAAATCGTACAGTTAGCCCCAACGAAGCCCGTAGCAGACTTCTACGTGCATTCAAAGTTCAGCGTCCCGTATTCCTTTGGGGTCCTCCTGGAGTTGGCAAGTCAGAATTGGTTGCAGACTTGACCAAAGACTTGGGTGGTGTTATGATTGATTTGCGTTTGTCGCAATTGGATCCCACTGACTTGCGTGGTATTCCTTACTTCAACAAAGAAGTTGGTAAAATGGACTGGGCCGAGCCCATTGAGTTGCCCACTGCTGAATTGGCCGCTCAACATCCAGTGATCACCTTGTTCTTGGATGAGATGAACAGTGCGGCTCCAGCAGTACAGGCCGCGGCTTATCAATTGGTGCTTAATCGTAGACTTGGCACTTACAATTTGCCCGACAACGTGGTTATTGTTGCGGCAGGTAACAGAGAGTCAGACAAAGGTGTTAGCTACAGAATGCCCATGCCCCTGGCAAATCGTTTCGTACACTTAGAAGTCAAAGAAGACTATGACTCATGGAATGAGTGGGCTGTTAAGAATCGTATCCACAAGGACGTGGTAGGTTACATTGGCTTTGCCAAGAATGACTTGATGGACTTTAACCCACGTTCTAGTTCACGTGCCTTTGCTACTCCACGTTCATGGAGTTTCGTAAGTCAGTTCTTGTATGACGAAGACGCTACCGATGCTGAGTTGAGCGATTTGATTGCAGGTACCATCGGTGACGGCTTGGCAGTTAAGTTTATGGCACACCGCAAAGTGGCCAGCCAAATGCCTAACCCCAGTGACATTTTGCAAGGCAAAGTCAAAGAGCTCAAAGTCAAAGAAGTGAGTGCTATGTATTCGTTGACTGTGAGTATGTGCTATGAACTGCAAGACGCTTATGTCAAACTCAGCAAAGATAAAATTGCCGATTGGCACAAAATGGCCGACTGTTTCTTCCGCTTTATGATGGACAATTTCTCAACAGAGTTGGTTGTTATGGGCGCTAGGGTTGCGTTGACTACATACAACTTGCCATTGTTACCTGGCAAATTGGAGAGCTTTAACGAGTTCCACAAGCGTTATGGCAAATACATCATTGCTGCAGGCGGCAAGTAAGCAAGGTAGGGGCATTGCCCCTATTTTGTTATGCCTGTTAACTGGGTGTGCAAGCCCAGTTGTCACTTCAGTTAATCTCGGCATACTGGGCACTACAGGCAAAAGTGTAGAAGATCATGCACTGAGTTATACGCAAGATAGAGACTGTAAAACTTTTAGAATTGTCAAAGGCGAGCAAGTGTGCCAAATGACTACGGTTCAGGCCATGGAAGATACATTTAACAAGAGGCGGCAATGATAGTTACCAAATTAGATCGTCGACACACTGGTAATCACTATTTTGCCTACTATGCGACCCCCAGTGAGAGTTCGGCCATGAATCAAAACATTGCCACGTTCCATGCGTGGCGGGTTTGGTGTTGGGAAACTTTTGGTCCAAGTGGCGAAAGAGACAGCATGATCCGGATGAAATCTCAAACTGCCCAGTGGGCTTGGGACACAGAATTTCAGCATCTTAGGCTATACTTTAAAGAAGATGCTTTCACGCTTTTTAAGTTAAAATGGGCGTAAAAAGTGTTGCAAAAAAGCCACAGACCAATAATTCAAAGTGTGTTATAATATATACATTAAACAGGAGTTACAATGACAACATTAGCAGAAAAAAGCACCGTTAAAACAGTTACCAATCCCAAAATTGACGAGGCTGCACGAGAGAAATTGATTACTGCACGTATTGGATTGTTGCTCCGCGCACCATTTTTTGGTAACTTGGCCACACGTATGACACTGATCAATGGTGATGACTGGTGCCCAACTGCTGCCACAGATGGACGTAGATTTTACTACAATAGTGAGTTTGTCAATAACATGCCCCTGAAACAATTGGAGTTTTTGGTTGGGCACGAAGTGTTGCATGCGGTTTATGATCACATGGGACGTCGTGGCAACAGAGATCCCAAATTGTGGAACATTGCCGATGACTATTGTGTCAACTATGATTTGGTTGAGCAACGAATTGGCGACAAGATTCCCGTGGCCCTGTACGATACCAAATACAAAGGTATGAGCGCAGAAGAAGTGTACGATGACTTGTATGCCAATGCCGACAAGTTGGACATTGACAAGTTGATGAAGCAGTTGTTGGACGAACACTTGGAGCCCGGCGACGATGGCGAGGGAGATGGTGACGGCGAAGGCAAAGAACGTTCACATGCAGGTGGTCGCCCACGCCTGAGCAAGGATGAGCAAAAGGCCATACGTGATGAGATCAAAGAAGCTGTATTGGCTGCAGCCAATGCCGCAGGCGCAGGTAATGTGCCCGGTGGTGTTAAGCGCATGATCAAAGACTTGACTGAACCAGTTATGAACTGGAGAGAATTGTTGCAACAACAAATCCAAAGCACAGTCAAGAGTGACTTTACATGGTCCAAACCCAGCCGTCGCAGTTGGCACATGGATGCAGTCATGCCTGGCATGAAGCCCGGTGAGCAAATTGATGTTGTGATCGGTATTGACACTTCAGGCTCAATCACTGACAAAGACTTGAAAGTGTTCTTGAGCGAGATCAAAGGTATCATGGAAGCCTACGATGAGTACAAGATTACAGTTGTGGGGTGGGATACCGAAGTTCATAACAGTGGCGAGTTTACCAGTGATAACTTGGAAGATATCAGCACGTTTGAACCCGGTGGCGGTGGCGGCACTGACCCACATTGTGTATGGAACTGGTTGAAAGAAAACAACATCGAGCCCAAGAAATTGATCATGTTTACAGACTTTTGCTTTTTTGAATGGCATCCAGCAGAAGTAGAGCCTTATGCTGATACAGTATGGATTATCAAAGGCAATCCCAATGCCGAACCCGAGTTTGGTGTGTGGGCTCACTACGAGAACGCCGATAAATGACAACTGACAACAGCAATGGCTTTTTGGTGTCGTGGGACGAGGATGGCCTTGAGGCGTGTGTGGATCTTGGTGCACTAGAACAAGAAATCATGTGGAACACGTTGCAGGGCCAGTCCACTCCTGTTGTAAGGCAAATGATCGATGGTATGATGATGAGAGTTAAAACTAAAACACTCAGGCAGTATGAAATTTATACCTTACACGTCAACACTGGCATCAACAGGGACGATCTAGTGGAGATGTTTAACCAAGATTGGCTAAAAGCTGTTGAACTGATTAGAGCCCATGGTATACAGGTTTTCAGCAATGTAAAAGAAAAGGAACTAAAATGGAATATGTTGACGCAACAAAATTGAAGCCCAAACAAGCAAAACAGCTGGTAATGGATTTGCAAAAACGTATCTACAGTTTGGAAAACTGTTTAGACGATTTGAGTCGAAGTGTGGAGATTGCACAATATAGCAAACAATATCACGTTACAGAAACCTTTGTACGTGATGCAGAACACCTGCTTAAGGATCGTTTGGTCTTGCCCGAAATTGAACAAGCAGATATGAAGTACACTATTATCGAAGGCGAACTCAGCCAAGAAACAATAGAAGAAATTCAGAAGAAACATGCTAAAGTATAACGAAGCAAATCCCCTGGCAGTTTTTGGGTTAAGAGAACTTGAATTCTGCCCCCCGCATTTTACTCGTGTGGAGTTTGCGCTAAAGACACACGAAAAAGCCATTAGCGATTGGATATGGGCCAACTTGTCAGGTCGCTTTTATTATGGTGACTGGTATACCAAAACAGAAGGCGATAGTGTGGCATTTCAGAAGTGTGCAGCGTTTGAAATTGCCGGGGAAGCCAGCATGTTTGCACTAATGATAGACCAAATCAACAAACACGATTTCGAATTCTAGAAAAATTTTTTCGGTCTAACTGTCTCTGTTAAATATATGTATAGTTTATTACGGAGACACTATGACAGACGAAACAACTCAAACAGTAGACGCAACTGCTACCCCAGAAGCAGCACCACAAGTTCAATTGCAATTGCAAGATATTTTGGCTGCCGCACAATGTATCCAATTGGCTAGCACACGCGGTGCATATCGCGCCGAAGAATTTACGCAAGTTGGCGGTGTATACGAACGCCTAGTGGCATTCTTGCAAGCCAGTGGCGCATTGCAACCAGCAACAACAGAAACACCTGCCGAAGCACCTGCTGCAGAATAAGGAATCAAAATGATTAAACATGTCGGTAAACACAACAACAAGAAAATTGTATTACTATGGCGTCGTGTGCCCAATGAAGGGCACATGGCACTAGTACTATACAGTGACACACTTCCACGTATGATTCATGACGAAGTCATGCGTCAACTCGAAAGCCCAATTGGACAAAATGCCAAGGAACTGTCGGACGTGCTGTTCCGAACTACCATGGCTGACGGTCGCAATGCTCTGGAAGTATTGCACAAAGAAGGCTTTATCAAGAAAGTCCCAACCAGTCAAGTGTTGATCACACCGACAACTAAATCAACAGTTCGTCTTGATGAATTGAATGATATTCTTGACGAAATGGAAAAAGGCGAAGAAGCAGTTAAACGATTAGCTGACCTCGACAAAGGCACCGGAATGTCGGGCAAGAAACGCAAGACCAACGAAGGTCGCGAAGTTGGTATGCCGCCCAACAACGTAAGTGTTAGTAGAACTAACTTAGATACAGAAAGCAATACCAGTGCTGCTGCATACCTAAAGGGTGCACTAAGCGAAGGTGTATTAAGCGATACAGATCTAGCCGCTCAACGTTTAGAGCAAGCACAAAATATGAAGAAGCAAGCAGAACAATTGCTTGCAGAATCACAAAGACTAGTTCAAGAAGCAAATGCGTTACTCCCCCAAGAAAATGTCAAACCAACAAGAGCCAAAAAAGCCGCGACGCCAAAAAAGCAAACGGCTTAATTTAAACACCAAGGCCAGATGGGAAAGCCTGCTCAAAGAAGTCAAAAAAGAGCAGGTTCCCGTTAATGTATTACTATCTATAACAGTAAACTTAAAAGATGGAACCAGCGTCGAAGTTGACATTGAAGAAATGTTGGCACAAGGCGCTGATCCTGAAGCAGTAGAGCATTTGATTAATAACAAATTAAAAGCACTGGATGAGTATATTACAGATGTAGATTTCCACATTAGTGTAGATAGTGTTGCTAAAGTAGTACAACCTTTTACTGATCAATTACTAAAAGATTTATGATAAACGCACTATTTGCCGTAGACCAATACGGGGGTATGGGTTTCAATGGTACCCTGCCCTGGCCACACAACAGTGAAGATCTAGCAAACTTTAAACGGTTAACCAATGAGCATGTGGTGGTCATGGGTCGCAAGACCTGGGATGATCCTAAGATGCCCAAACCCTTGGTGGGACGTACAGTATATGTTGCAACTAACAATCCTGTATACATGGCTGCCACAATCAAAGGCGACATTAAAACAGAAATTCTTCGGTTAGAACAACTACATCAAAACAAAACCATTTGGGTCATTGGTGGTTCAAATTTATTGGAACAATGTGATGGTATATTCGATAGATTGTACTTGACACACTTCAAGGGAACCTATAAAATAGACGTTAAGATGAATATGAAATCATTTTTAAGTGGATGGAGTCCTGTTACTGCATCCGCTCCTGCCAATAACTCTTGCACTTTTGTCGTATATGAAAACTTATTTGGACGCATTAAGACAAGTACTTGAACAAGGTACTGTTAAAGATGATCGCACTGGAGTAGGTACTATTTCCTACTTTGGTATGCAACAACGCTATAACCTAGCAGAATCATTTCCTGCTGTAACTACAAAGAAACTAGCATGGCGTGCCTGTGTTGGTGAACTGTTATGGATGATTGAAGGTTCCGGGGATGAGCGTAGGCTGGCCGAAATTACCCACGGTACTCGAGAAGGCTCGGCCACTATTTGGACTCCCAATGCCCTAGCACCTTATTGGCAATCACGAGCCAAGTATGCGGGCGATTTAGGTCGTGTGTACGGAGTACAGTGGCGCAAATGGCGCACACCCGTAGAGCACGCAAAAGAAACTTTCCGAGACGATTTTGGTAATTCATACAATCGTCACGGCACATTGCATGTCAAAGAGGTCGACCAACTACAGTTATTGATAGATGGTATAAAACAGGACCCTCACGGACGAAGACATATTCTAAGTGCATGGAATCCTGGAGAATTAGATGCCATGGCCCTGCCTCCTTGCCATGTCATGGCACAATTTTATGTTAACCAAGGTCTATTGAGTTGCCAAATGTACCAACGTAGTTGTGACATGTTCTTGGGTGTGCCCTTTAACATTGCCAGTTATAGTTTATTAACACATCTGATTGCGCAAGTGTGCGATTTAGGTGTAGGAGAGTTTGTGCATGTACTAGGTGATGCACACATATACTTAAACCATGTAGAGCAAGTACAAGAACAGTTAACACGTGAACCCATGATGGCTCCACAACTGGTGCTGAATCCCGACATTACAGATATCACCCAATTTACCATGTCTGATATTGAACTACGAGGATATCAGAGTCATCCACCTATCAAAGCAGCGATGGCAGTATGAGATATATTGTAACCGGAGGCGCTGGATTCATTGGACACAATGTTGTGCGGCAACTTGAGGCACAAGGCCATGAATGCATTATCATTGATAGTGCAACAGACTATGGTTTTGTCAATCCCGACGAACTTGAATATTTGATAACTGAACGTAAAAAACGTATTCGTGCCAACGTACATCACTTAGATTTGAGAGATCATAAAAAGATAGAAGATTTCTTCAGGACATGGTGCGGTAGTACTGCTGCCGTTATTCATCTAGCAAGTTTTCCCCGGCAAAAAGTATTCAGCAAAAATCCCATTTGGGGTGCTGATGTAATGGGCACAGGATTGATTAACTTGTTAGAAATGACCAAGAACTACCGTATACCCAAGTTTGTGTATGTAAGTTCAAGCATGGTCTACGGCAATTTCCGAGACGGAGTAAGAGAGACTGCCGATTGCGATCCAGTTGGGCAGTATGGTATAATGAAGTATATGGGAGAAAAACTTGTCCAGGATTACAACCGTCGTGGGTGTTTTGATTACAGTATTGTTCGCCCTTCGGCAGTGTACGGAGAGCTTGATGTCGAAGACCGAGTTGTGTCCAAGTTCTTACTTGCCGCAATGCGAGATGAAACACTAGTGGTGCACGGAGCGACAGAAAGCCTGGACTTTACTCACGTAAATGATGTGGCTGCTGGAATTGTGTTGGCCGCCGTCAAACCTGAAGCCAATGGGAATATCTATAACATTACTCGTTGTGCTGGCAAATCAATTACCTTACTAGATGCAGCTGCTTTGTGTATTAAAACTGTAGGACGAGGTAAGATTGATATTCAAGACAAGAGTCAAGACTTTCCCAGCAGGGGCAGACTAAACATAGATGCCGCTCAAAAGGATTTGGGATATAATCCTATTATTAACTTTCGCCAAGGCGTGAAAATGTATTACGATTGGTTTAAGAAGTGCGAATATTGGCAAACAAAGATATAATTCCGTTCTTTGGCGTTGACCGTCAATATGCCAACCTACGAGAAGAATTGCTGGATATCACTGACCAGGTGCTGCGCACAGGAAAAGTCCTAGACGGAAACTTTACTCGTTACTTTGAGCAAAACATGGCCGCACGTTGTAATCGTGCGCATGCTATTGCAGTGGGTTCATGCACCCAGGCCCTAATCTTTGCCAGCACCATTGGCCTGTATACAGATGGCAAGGTTCTCATACCCTCACTGAGTTTTGCTGCCACGCTGAATAGTGTATTAATGGCCGGACGTGAGCCTGTGTTTTGCGACACAGATGCCAATGGCTTAATGGATTTAGAAAGCATAGACTTTGCCTTGGCTGGTGCCGGAGTCAATATGATCATGTATGCCAACTTGTGGGGGCATGTGATTGATTGGGATAGATTTAGACTGCAAACAGAATTCTTTAATCGAGACATGTTTATTATTGAAGATGCTGCACAAAGTTTTGGTGCTCGATATAAAGGGCAACCATCAGGTTCCCTGGGCAATATTAGTTGTTTGAGTTTCGATCCTACTAAGAATCTAAACAACTATGGTTCAGGTGGCATGATATTGACCGACGACGATGGTGTTGCAGCCGCAATGGAAAACTTGCGGGACAATGGCAAGCCCGGAGGACATCACGATATTGGCACTAATAGTAAAATGTCTGAAGTAGATTGTGCGCAAATGTTGGTCAAGTTGGGGCACTTTGATCGTTGGCAAGACCGCAGAACTGATATTGCTAGTTATTACATTGATCAGTTAAGCGGTTATGTAGATTGCATACTGCCCGGAGAACATGTAGAAAGTGCGTGGAGTAAGTTTGTTATTAGACTGGCCAGTCGCCATGCATTGAAATCGCATCTTGCCAACAATGGTATTGAAACCAAGATCAACTACGATAAGCCATTATATGAATTACCAGTTGGTTATGAGTATGTGGATTATGCCAACAATCCCTATGTGGAAAGTTATGCGTTTACTAGAGAGTGTTTGAGCTTGCCTATCTATCCCGAATTAACAGATGGGGAAGTAGAACGAATCGTTGAAACTATTAAACAGTTTCTTCGCTAACATCTTCTTTAAAAAAGTCAGTAGCGTCCCATTTACGCACTAGAAAGTTTTTTAGTTCCACAGTATTTTTTATGCCATTGGCTCGCATAAACTGATTAATCTTAACTGCGCTCGCATAGTCACTGCTGCCAGGTTTGCGAGCATTGCTCATGTCTACACCAATGCCATCATCTTCGTTGGGATAACTAGCACCATACACCAACAAAGTACGCACACGCTTTCGAGCACTGTCAGTAAGATCTGCTTTACGCTTTTTAAAGATCATTTCTAATATGTCTTCCAAGAAGTTTCTACTGCGATAACTTCTAGGCGTAGGTTTAGGTCCTTGTAATACACTAGCGGCTTGTTTGATACTAACTGCACGACGTGTATCTTGCAATCTCCAAGCAGTTTCGTCCATATACAAGTAAGCAGGAATACCACGTTGTTTTGCCGCAATTAGCATTTCACGTGTAGCAGGACTGCGAACTTCGCTTTGCTCTTTCATTAGCACATGTAGGGCACGCACACCGTCAATGGGAATTTCGTTATCCTTGCTAAACACACGGTCTTCTGATTCCCGTGTGCGGTCTGGACTATGTTGCCAAGCACGTTCCCAATAGTCAATGGGTTTAACTGGATAGCGTTGTGCAAACCAATTACCATCTAACACAAACATAGCGGCACCAGATCCTACATAACGATGATAATCGCCAACTTTACTACGGGTAGTGCTTAAAAAGTATTGGTAGCCTTTAGGAGCATATCCGGCTTCGCTGGGATTTCCTGTGGTACTGCTAAGTTTAAAAACACCGTCACGCAGGATGTCGCGGGCAGACGTTATACCTGCATAGTGGAATAATACTGGCGTTGCGCCTTCTGTGATAACTTCATTAATGAGCATTTAGTATTTATTATCATAATACTCTTGAAGCCATTTCCACTCAAAACTTAGTTTAAGTTTTTCATAATCTCCCCCAACACCGTCATAGTATTCAACTGCATCACGGGCACCTGCTAAACAATCTGCTGCAAATGCACCTTCGGCCTTATTAAGCCATACCGTTAATCTATGCTCAGTTTCCAGTGTAGGTTCTGTTGCATTGAAGTGTTTGAGCTTGATCACTTCACGGAAAGCAGTACGCCAAGTCATCCAGGCCGTTTGATTGAAGTGTGCAGTTCCGCTTAGTATAGGTACTGATTCGTGTGGTTGCGATAATGTAAAGTCAATGCCTGGGTTATTGTTGCTCAATACCAAACTCTTACAGTAGGCTACGACACCTTGGTGACCATATTCTAATCCGTTTAAGGGATTACGTGCATTGAAAATATAGTGTTTGGGACCTTGCCAGAAATCAGGTTGCCAATCAAACCAAGGAAACTCCCCGCCCGCAACTTCTAATTTGGCAAATACCGCAAAGAACCAAGGAGTACGACTACGACGTGCAGCTTCTTGATAAGCAGCAACTCGCCCGTTTACTCCGCGTACCCATTCTATGTCAGTGGTATTGCTTTGATAGCACAAATGATTATACCAGCGTTCTTCGTCGGGTTCTCCGTTGCTGATATATACTATGTCCAACCCCGGTTTACCCTTCCAATAGTAGTCATTTATCAGTCGTTCTGACTTCTCTAGGTAGGGATAATCGTAGATTTGTGACTGTAAATCAGCCTTGATATCTCGCGGCACCATTACACTAGCCCCGCTACGTGTAATACGTTTTATAACACGGTCTTTTTTGGTCCATAGACAAGGCAAGTCCTTTATACCAATATCGGGTTGGTTGGTAAAGAACACATATGGTGTAGTGAACTCGTAATTCCGAATTTCTTCAATTAAGTTGTCTGAAGTGTATAAGTGCACCGGAGTGGGCCAGCGTTCCACACGTTGATCTGTACAATAGTTTATTACATTAAACCAATCCAACAGCTCAAGATCAACCATTTGTGTTTTAAACGATTCAACATGTATGTAGAATGTGTCCCCACGATTTTGAAACTGTTGGTTACCAAAACAGTGAATCATTTCCGCTTGCCAAGGTTCCGGCTTCCAAGTAAAATCAAAGAAATCATAGTTGCAGATGCTGTTCAGTATCCAAACGTATTCAGTTTCAGCAGTGGCCATAATACGCTTCATAACATCCAAATAGTTGTCCACAAAACGTGTGCGTGCGATCTCCGGGAATTCACGTTGCAACAACGCAAATTGTTCTGCACTCTCGGGATTGCCGTGATCAACATAGTAGATGTTGTCTAAGTTTTCAGGTCGGGCCACTATTTGGTTAGTAACAAAGTTCAAGTTAGGAAACTGTTCCAAGCTCTCTGCCCACTTAGCATGACGCTCAAATTCCCACTTATTAATCAGGAATGTGTCCGACCAACGATTGTGCTGACTAGGGAATACGTGTGTCATGTAGCTCTGCCAAGGCTGTGCATGCCAAGTAAAATCAAAGTTCACATAACTGTATTCGCTGCTGATGACCCAGAACTTAGTAGTCCGGGCTCTTGCTATGCATCTTTGTATAGTAGCCATCATACTGTTAGCATAACGTATTCGTTGTATATTAGGATAACGCTCTTTCAATCGATCAAAACGCACACCTGCGGCAGGATTGCTACGATCCACATAAAAGATATCTACTACTTCAACTGCACGTTTTTCTTTGACAATCCTAGGAATATCGCCTTCAAACTTTAGTTCTGTAGCACCAGGTGCAGTATAAGTTAACCCAATGCTCATTTGGTGTTCAGTGCCAAAGTGATGTATATAAGGAGAGTCCTTAGGATGTGGGTGCCACGAAAAATCAATATTGGCCGCATCAACTTCTTCAGGTATCGTCCAGCGATCCATAATAGGCGTTAACTGTGCCCTATGATAATCTACGTACTTGCGCTCACTGGCACCGGGCATGTGATACTCAACGGTGGGCATAACTTCTGCAGGATACCATTGATTACCGAAAACATAGATGTAAGGAGGAGACCCAGGATCTGGGCACCAACTGCGGTCAAACTCGCACTCAAACAAAGTAACCCAATGATCTTCTGTTGCAGACAACTTTGCTACAGGCTCCATCATAAACTTAGTTTCTGTGGCACCAGTCATTCTATATTCAACAGTGGGCATTACTTCTGCCGGCCACCATTGATTACCAAACACATAGTTGTAAGCAGGTGATCCGGGATCAGGTTCCCACGAGTAATCAAACACACAGTCGCAATTAGTAATAAATTTCTCTGGATTCCCTGTACGATATGCACGAGGTTCAGCCATGTATTTTACATCCGTGGCTCCCGGAACTCGATATTGCAATGCTGGTCTTACTTCTGGGGGCATCCATTGATTGCCAAATACATAGATGTAAGGAGGTTCAGTAGGGTTTGGTCGCCATGAATAATCAAACTCTGATACATCATCTAAGATTTCCCAGTAACGCATGTCTTGCGCCACACGAGCAAGCTGCGACATGTATTGTGTAGCTGTTGCGCCTTCTACATGATAAACCACAGTGGCTTCTATTGTTGGCGGATTCCATTGATTGCCAAACACATAGTTCATAGGGGGATCCAGTGGATTAGGATGCCACGAGTAGTCAAACTCTGCAACCGCAATATTGTGTCCAAATCTAGTTGGGTTAGGTACAGCACGAACAGTAAATGCATCTACCAATTTAACATCAACTGCACCCGGTACTGTATAGGTCACACCCGATGCACTTTGATGCTGACTGGGAAAATGATATATGTAAGGTGGAGCCAAGGGATCCGGGCACCATAGTGTATCTACCGAAGCAGGATCTATATGGTCGGGTATGTGCCAGTATTCCTGTATACCTAAACGTCGTACCGCTTGCTCATGAAAGTGCCATTGGCCATTGTTATGTTTATGTGCCAGGTATATGTTGCCATCTGGTTGCCATTGGTTAGGCCAAACATGCACAAACTGCGATTGCCATGGCGGGGGTACATAATCAAAATCAAAGTTTGAGTAATCATTCGCCCCATAAATATACCAACAGTATTCGGTTCTTGACCGACTCACTGCATCTGCCAAACTGTCAGCAGGACGCTCAAAGGCAAACAATCCTGGTTTTGGTCCCGAATAAAAAACATCAAACATGTATAATATTGCTCAGCATTACGAAAACGTCTATCACTATTTAAAGACTATTATAACAGATCCCAGGGTGGTTTACCTATACCCATTTGGAGCAACTCTACCAGAAAACATAGAAATAATTCGGGATGATACCAATCCGCCTGCACGTCGAGGTCCATTGTTTATCTTTTATGATCAAGAACCTCTAGGATTAAACTATAATAGCGCAGTATTTGATCATATTGTTGCTACCACACGAGGTCCTTACATATTAGTTAGCACAGAAAAACATAGTGCAGAAAAAGATTTGATTTGCGAACGGTATGGGTTTGCCGATATCAATTATTTCTTTCACATATTTGCCGCTGCCGATTGGTATCGTGGCACAGACTTTGTGCCAAACATTGTGCCGCCTGCAGAGCGACAGTTAGAAAAGACCTATATAACTTTTAACCGATTAACCAGCAATGATCGTATATATCGTAGTTTGTTTGTAAATGAACTGTACACAAACAACATATTAGATTCGGGATATATTAGTTTCAGTCGGGACTGCCCCGATGGTGGTCGGTTTGACGACAATCTCGTTGGCGGTATTGAAAAGTTTAATTTGGATCCTGAGTTGGTTAGTAGTGCCATCAACAATATAAATCAGTTACCAGAGTTACGTATCGACTTTGAAGGACAAGGTATACCCAATCAAAGTATGATATTGAGTCCCATGGAACAACTAATGAAAAGTTTTGTATTTGTTGTAACCGAAACTTGCTTTTGGCAAAGTAAGACTCATTTAACAGAAAAGATATTCAAACCCATTGCATTGCGCATGCCGTTTATCTTGTTAGGATGTGCAAATAACTTAGCGTACTTTCGAGAATATGGCTTCCAAACATTCAGCGATTACTGGGATGAAAGTTATGATCGCATAGAAGATCCAGTCGCCAGACTACAAGCAGTAACACAAGTATTAAAGAAATTGTGTGCATTATCAATCAATGAGCAGACTGCAATGCTCAACGATATGCAATCTGTGTTAGATCACAATTACAATCTATTTAATAGTCCAGAATTTGTACGACGTGAGTGGGATCACTTAACCAGCAGTCTTAAAGACATTAGTAGATTTTATCAATTTGTTCCACCGTATTCTTTAAATCTTAAATTAGGTCAGGCTATTCCTCTTGCCCCACCTGATGTTATTCCAGTACCTCTCGTGCAACCAGTACAAAATAGTTGATGCAACTGCTTGTATTGCGGCAATTCCTCCAGCAGTTCCTAATCGTCCTGTTATTAGCAAACTTATCAAGAATGTTTCTGTAGTTCCTATAATACGCCAGCTAACGGCTTTAACTAAACTTCTAACATGCGTTTCACTAGGTGTTTGTATCAAATCTGCAGCTATCAATTTTACCCAAGTGTCTGACCAATCAGTTACACGATACGTAGCGTGATTTGGTTTTTCAAACATACGATTAGTATCTTCGAATCTACCCTCAGCGATAGTATCCATCCATACAACAACATCAGCTTCGAATACATCGCGAAGTTCTTGAGTAGGGCAAACAAAGTCACAGATAGCAAAGTTACTGCCGCAATCGTTACTAAGATCAATCATACGCTGAACTTGCCTAGCACGACCCTCTGGCGAGAAGTCCCAATCATTGAATTGCTCACGCACGCTATCGGCATTGTACCACGATACTGAATGTGTCAGCATCAGGCGTTTAACTAAGTTTTGACTGAATGTAGTTTTACCCGAGCCTGGCAGTCCCATTACCAGTATACGACGTGTCATGGTCGTTTCCTTTCTAGCTGTTCAGAATTTTTTATCAAATGATTAAATGTGTTGTAGTCAACTATGTCAAATGTGGATAAATCTAAATCAAATGGTCCTTCTGTATAGTTGTTGATTGCAGATACTATAGCGTTTGCTAGTGCTTTGTTATTTTTTTCATTAAAATGATTTGCACGCCCAGTATAAGGATTAGTATCCATTTTGATTCCTTGTTTTATAGAAACATTAGGATTTCCATTTCCGTTGAACTCCGCAAACGAAATTGCCTGCAATGGTGTAGTGCAAACCATACCAGGTGCATTGCGTATCGTTTTGTATTCGTGAGTAAATGCAAAAAAACTTATAATTTTTTTATCGTAAAATCTTTGTTTGATTTCGTCTAGTATTTTTTCAGTTATCCATTGGTGCAGAGTCGTATCACAGATATAACCAAAATACATGTCAATGGCTTTGCCTATGTTGTTGCTGTTAGTAATGATATTTTTAGTGACCTCGTCATCAGTACTGGGGAACCTCAGTATATTGGGAATGATCAAAACCACAGTGTCAAAATAATCTCGGGGATTGTTGTCAACATATTGAAACAGTTTACGGCTTGCATACCATAGGTCACGTCCTGCATAACCAAAACTTAGATAATCTCTGTTTAACGTATCAGCCACAACATCTAGATAACCAGGGTATTGCTGAGGCACCCATTGATGTGGGGCAGTACCTCGAGCACTAGCAGCTGCAAAACTGTCTCCGCAAAACAATATTTTATTACTCACGAACAGACCTTTATGTTATATAACGCTTCAAAGCGATCAGCATCCGCACGATCATTGACCATGGGCTCGCCACGTATATTTAAACTAGTATTAAGCAACATAGGACAATCGGTCATTACATACCATTTTTCTAATAGCTCTCTTATTCCTGATCCATCTGGCGGGACAGTCTGGATACGACTAGTGCTGTCCACATGAACGACAGCAGGAAATAGGTCAGGATGCCGACAACGACCGACGATTTGCATATACCTGCTGTCACTCCAGCCGCTAGGAATATCAAAGTACTGATCAGCCATCTCTTCCAAAATAACCGGGGCGAAAGGTCTAAATTTTTGTCTGCGTTTGATTTCATTTACTTTCCCTTTAATCTCGATGCCACGTGGGTCTGCCAAGAGGCTTCGGTTGCCCAACGCCCGGGGACCAAACTCGGCTCGTCCACTTGCAACTCCTGCAATTTTGTCAGTGAGTAATACGTCCAACAAGTCAGCAACAGGGTAATCACCGGCAATATTATGCCCAAGGTAAGCATTACGCCAACGAATACGACCACCATGAGCGAGTGCGGCAGCACCCAGGCTAGACCCAGCATCGCCAGGGTTAGGCATAATCCAAATATTTTCAAAATAATCTCCTAAGTTTCTGTTGGCCAAACAGTTTAAAGCCACTCCGCCCATGTAAACTAGATTGTTGCTCCAGTTTAATTTTCGTGCACGAGCCATTACGTTGAATATGAGATTTTCGGCTAATTTTTGTGCACCGTGTGCTAAATCAATATCGTCAAATCGCTTTAGGACTTGCAAATCTATTCCCGCATGCAAGTTGTCACGAAACAGTATTTCCCATTCGTCTGCTACTGTTTGCATTTTCATCAGACTTGAAAGTCCAGCATCGTTACCATACGCTGCCATACCCATCATAATGTATTCTTCTTCGTTGGGCTTTAGTCCAACTGCCTGTGTCATAGCACTATAAAATAATCCTATGCTATGCGGATATTTCTGTCCCCAAAGTCTTTTATATCTAGCACGACCATTGACGTATTCTGCGCCCCATATGCTAATAGTATCAAACTCACCAATGGCATCTATAACAACAACTGTGGCTTTACTATAGGGGCTGGTTTGGAATCCGGCGGCACAATGTGATAAATGGTGGGACATATTTCGTCTACCAGCATGTAATAGTCGCTCCTGATGAACAGGAATAGATAAATGTTTACGAATATGCTGATCAAGAGTAAAATTCTTAAAATCCGTTGCTTCACGAAGTTGTCCCGAATAAAGTTGTTGAAGTTTTTTAACCCAGGGACGTTCGTAGTACACTACTTGGTCTGGATTGCCATAAGATAACGCATCTGCGATCAAGGCGTCATTGAGATTGGCATCATTTTTGCGTTTGCTATAACGTTCAGCATGACCAGCAAAGACAATCTCGTCGTCTTGTAATACTGTTACTGCAGCATCATGAAAGCCAGCTGAGATTCCGAATATATTCATTTATTTTATTTGCTACTTTTTGATGTGCTAGTTCTAATGGATGTCCGCCCGGTCCTTTTGGGCACCCTGCAGCCCAATGACCAAAATTTTCATAGCGGTCAATATTGTTAGAAGGAGCAGCATGCCCCATGAAATACTGCGAGTTGACTTTGTCCCATAAATCTTCGGTGCCCGGAATCGGGCCCCAAGGAGTATAGGCCATAAACATCATATAGTTCTTATTTTGATTTTGCAATAAATTTTGTATCAAAATAACATCTCTTAACCATTTACGATATTGCCACAAATCAAATTGTTTATTGTTTACTAGAGTTAATGATCTTGCTAATGATGCTTGTTCTTCATTCAAGTAATCAGTTTGCATGCCAGCCCATATGTCATAAGGAATGTCATTGAAAAATTCTGTTCTGTAGGGCGAAGCCCAAGCAATTATAATCAACTCTGCATCGGCAGCAAATGCTGCATCTATAGTGCGTTTAACAATGCGAGTATTGCCGACTGCACGACGCCCAAGATTAGTTACAGGTTTGTTAAAATAGTTTCCTACCAATGCGGGCCAAGCGGATTTTTGCCTATCAGCCAATTCATCCCCGTAAGTAAAACTATCCCCAATACAGTAAATCATCAATCATTAACCTTGTATGTGTTTTAATATCTTATTTGCTATTCGATTGTGTCCGTCGTCTAAAAAATGCCCTCCGGGTCCTCGGGCACATCCTTGTGTCCATTCTGCCATCCCTTGGGTAGGCCATCCTAAATAAGTTTTGGTATTGATTAAATCCGCAGTAGGTTTTGTTTCTTTGTAATACGCATTATGATAAAACTCGTTGCCCACTGTTCTAAGCATTACATACTGTATATTTTGTTGTTCTAGGAAACTTTGTAATAGTATAACATCTAATAGGTATTGTTTATACAGATATTTCTCATTATGGTGACGATCCATGTAATTTAGTAGCTCAACTCTCCAGGGCTGTTCGTTCATAAACATACGTCCACTATATCCAGGCCAAAGATCAAAAAATCCATCCTCGTCAGCAAATTCCATACGCCCAGGACTGCTCCAACCAACTACAACAAGGTCAGGACGTTCTACTGTAGCAACATAATCTATTACATAGCGGATCATGCGCTTGTTGCCGGATCCAGGTTTGGCCATATTAACAACTTCAGCATCCAGCAGTTCGCCTAACTGAAACGGCCAAGCGTTGTTTCTGTCTTCTAATTCTTCTCCAAAGGTAAAACTATCACCAACTGTTAATATCTTCATTTGTAAATAAATGGATCTCTTTTACGTAGTTCTTTTAATTTTCGGCGATAGCGAATTTCCAGCGTGACTTTATTGTAAAGTCTTTTTAAAAAGTTCATTGAATTTTCTTTCTATTAGTTGTGCGGCATCTCGATGTGCGTCTTCTAATGGATGTTGATACTGTCCGCATTTGTATTTAGTTTCCACTGCCCACTGATAAAAACCTCTAGGATCTGTAGTATTCCAGGCTTCTGTTGCACCCGGAAAAAAGAACCAATGATCCCAATTAACCATATTGTATAATGTTGCCACTATTGGATCAGCACCTGCAGTATTGCTAACATAAAAATGATTGTCAGTAGGTAAAAACAAATAAGGAATACTTTTTTGTTCCAGATATGTTTGCAACAATATAATAGCACGTAGTGTATTATACTTTTGATAATCTGGATCTGTGCCCACGTGCTTGAAAAAATCATTGGCAAAATGATGCACCTGTGCTTTGTTTAAGTCCGGAGTTATTGAACACCAAGGCGATATAGGACTGTTGATAGGATACGTAAATCTGAATTCATATCTAGTAACAAAAGACCAAGCAACTATAACTACAGGAGTATCTGTAACCGTTTCACAACGATCAATAACCATGCGTGCAATAGCATCGTTGGCATTGCCGGGGCGAGCTACGCACTGATAATCCAAGCCTTGTGCACGTGCTAATAGTGCAGGAAACGTAGATTGACTATAAACTGTTTCTGTGCAGTTTGCCATCTCCGTTCCCCATGTAAAACTATCACCCCCGGCTACTAAAATCATATCCCGGTTTCATTCTGTTGATTTGTTGTTGATAATAATCTGCGTCAGTCCAGGTGTAATCAAATGTCGCTGATGCCGAACCTGCAGTGATCTTGTATATGTCTAGATATTTTGAAAGGACGGGCCACACCTCACGGAAATCTGTAGTTCCAAAACTACCTTGTAGATCCACTTGTCCAACTGGGTGATACCCGTAATTGTATTGTGTGTCATTAACATCAAATCCGTTACGGGTAAGCCAAGCCCTAAAGCCCATCATCTCTTTCGTATGCCACGGATGGGGCCCATGGAACGCCACATCTTGAGCCCACTCAACGTCAAACTCTCCACTATAGAAACGCAGATGAGTAATAGCATCGCAAGTGGCCTGATCAATATCAACACCATTTTCATCACGATATACTTCATATAGGGTTTTACCAATCTGTGTCCAATGTAAATATACCTCACCAAAACGTCGATCATAACGGGTTTCGTCAAATGTTGTTTTGTATTCTGCAGGGAATTCTAGTCTTGGGCAATTTAAAAACGTTGTGATTTGACTAGGACGTACCCACTCAGGCAACTCTACTTTTTTACGCTGACTTAGCATTAAACTTTCTGCTTCGTGGCACAAGTTATTTAGTTGCCGAATAGCAAACTTTGTTTCGTAGTCAGCACGTCGATACCAATCACTTAATCCCCCAACTGTGCCTTGAAGATGTTCAAAGTGATTGTGTAGTCTATTCATTATTTCTTGATTGGGATTTAGCCCGTCACGCAGAGTACTAGGAGTAAAGAATTCTGGGATATAATAATCGTCGGCGTCAAAGAACCGGTTGATTTGACGTTTGGCCCAATCTAATTCTTTACAGATAAATTCTAAATCTCTTGCACTATCAGGAAATCCTAAAAAGCAAAAGTTCTTTTCTAAATACAAATTAGCTCGCAAGTTATCTTGTAGTGCAGCATACCAACGTTGAGCCATTGGTGTGTCATTGACTATAATAGTATAGCCAATGGTATCCGTTTTGTTCAATGGGTTACGTAAGGTTACAGTCACTTTATTCATGCATACACATCTAAGTTATTTCCTAACGTAATACTGTATCTATAATTTCCATACTCAATATGCCGTTTTAGATTTAAATATTGATTAATAGCCAAATAGTCTTGGTACTCATGCAATTCTTGCACCAGTATACGCTTTTTGTACCAATCTTGATTCTTTGCTTGATAATATTCATGCACCTTACGGTTGTGTTCATTTTGTATATGATCACGTTTGATTTCTTGCCTGTTATGCATCATTGAGTTATCAAAGTGCGGATGCGGTACTGCTATAGGTATTTTAAACATTTATCGAGTCCCACCATGCCAATACGTCAGGTCTTTCTGCAAGTATATCTCTCATAGTATACACATCTCGACGAATTTGTTCAAGTTCTAATACTCTTGCTTTGCCCTTTTTGAGTCCTGCTTGATATTGGTCAGGCCATTGTTCCTCAAATGTGGGTCTAGTTTTTAGCTGGACAAGTATGTCTCGTAAGGGACTGTTATCAGGTACATGGTTAATACCCCCTGGGGTGTCACCCAATATTTCATCTATCCAGGAATGTAATAACTCCCGAGGTAGTGCTAACGGGCTCATAACTATGTCCGGGCTAAAACTAAAAATTACTTTGGCCAGGAGTCCAACTTGTAGATTGTCTGCAAGTGCTTGCACTCGCCCGACTTCGAACATACCTGGCAGGGTAAGTGTGAAATCAATTCGCATTTGTCTCGCATGACTTGCAATTTCAACTCCTTGACTGAAATTCTCAAGCCACAAACTGTAGTCAAGGCCTGTTCTAATGTACTCGCCAATCGGTCCCGTTCCGTCGAGCGAAGCGCAGATTTGCCAATCTCGGAGATTTTGCAATATATCACCATACAGGCTAACGCCACGATAATGCACACGGGAAAGATTAGTATTATATCTAGCGTAGACACGTGGGCCATCTCCTAATTCAACAATACGTTTCATATACCGCCAATGTTGTTCATACATCAGTGGTTCACCGCCTACCCAGTATACTTCCTCAACTCTATGTTCTTCTACTGCTGCGCTAAACTCTTGTTCAATTTGAGTATCTTGAAACTGTTCAATTTGTTGTTTGACTTCGGGCCGCATCCAGTTATTTTTTGGATTTGTCCAATCAATCATTTCGTGAGTGCGTTGTTCTGATTCCCACGCACTGCTCAACATATCGCCACACATACGGCATTTGAAATTACATAGATTACTAAACCGATAGTCCCAGCTCACAGGCAGCATTGTAGTGTAACCTGTAGCATCTGTAGTTGCTGCTATACTATCGTACTTATGCCCAAAAAGTTGATTAAAATAACTACGGTAAACTGAGGTATTCAATAACTTGTCATTGCATACTTCACATTCGGGTAGCGTCTCTCCGGCCATCATACGTCGGCGAACATCTCGCATGTGTTCCCCGTTCCAATGTTGTTCTAAAGTAACGGGTATATACCGCCCGGTACCTGAACTGGTGTCAATGTACTGCTGAAAGTTTTGTGCAGGCTCACGACTGGCACAACACATCCTACGCTCAGTTTGTGGACTTAGATAGGTGTGCGTCCACGGCGCCATGCATAGTGTTTCGGGTTTATTCATATCCCATTGCTCGTGCTATTTCAGAATGCGTGTCCATGAAGTTTTGTCGACGATAAGAATCTGTCTGCTGCATCTTTTCCACAAAGTCTTGACCATCGCTACCAGAGCCGTTTTCAATAAACTTGATGACGTTATCAATTTCTTGTTGATAATATGTAGATTTCCAAAAATGTGTTTTTAATTTGTTTAGTACCAACTCCTGTGCAACCGGAGTCATACGTTGTATACTCATACGGTCCGGGCTCTGTAACATATTGAAGTAGATACTGTTAAAACCTTTGGTGTTAGCCCAAGACAACAACTCGTCTAGATAGTAGACATTTTGAATATTGATAGTAAAGCACAACTGAGTGGTAATGTTGTTATACTTAGTACGCAATCCATGTGTGGCATCGATTATGTTGTTGGCTTCTGTCCATTTAGCGCCATAACGTTCATATTCAAAACGATCACCTACGTTGTCAACGCTGAATGCAATATCAACTCTACCAAGTTTGTCTAATAATGGTATTAATCTAGTTGGTGCCTGTGTAGCATTGGTATTGTAATGTATATCAATACCCTTGCCGTAGCCTTCTGCAACAGCAAACTCCAACAACTCCCAGTGTTCCTCGATCAGCCAAGGCTCGCCGCCAGTAAACTCAAAGTACTTAATATCAGGCAACAAGGATTTTAAGTTGTCCCAAAAGTCCGGGCTTTCTTCAGGCCAGCTACCAGCTTTGAGCCATGTATAGGCAATGTGCGATTTTTTATCTGTCCCCTTGGGCAAGTAATCCATTTCTTCTGCGGCCCATTTGCTACTAGACCAAGATCCGCATATACGACATTTTAAGTTACAGATGTTGCCTAGTTTTAAATCAATAAACCAGAGTTGGTCTGGAGTATCGTTCATCCAATCAACTTGTGTATACGATTCTTTTAACCGTATACGACTATTAATACGTTTGCTTGCTCTGCCAGCCGCCTCTTCTTCCCAACACATTCTGCATGTTGCAGGTTTTTCTCCTGCACGAAATTGCCTACGTAAGTTTTGCATATACTCGCTTTGGTATGCATCATGTAAGGTACTCGTGCGTAAGTCTATCTTATTACCTTCATCGTCTATAATCTCTTCTTGTGCTAAACAACACGGGCGAGTTGTGCCCATTGGACTGGCTTCAATGCTGATCCAAGGCAGCATACAAATTGTTTCTGGTAATGTCATTTTAATTCCTCAAACTCAGGAAATGTCTCCCAAAAGTTTTCATTTCGTAGATTATCTAATACAGATATCTCCTCAACAAATCTGGGCCAATGTTGAGTGCCATCATTGCCGCGCATTAAACTCAATAAACTTTGATATCCTGTAGTTGCACGACGCAGAGTATCCTGTGGATCAAGCCAAGCAATATGCTCTTCATAAGCAGGATAGATAACACGTTGTTTAAACTCGTCTGGGAATATATCTATACGGTACCATTCAGGACTTTGACAAATATTGATATTCCAATCTTTGGCATTGATTAATCCCATTTTAGTCCAAGACTTATGAAAGTCCAATACGTGCAATACATTCATGCTACTAACTGTACTGCTGACATAAAAATCCACATGTGGAACTTCCCGCATCATGCGTTCACGATTTTCAACGGTTTGTTGCCAATCTGTTCCTTTACGTATCAGTTCTGCCTGTGCACCCATGCCATCTAAACTAGCACCCACTGACACATTTTTAAAATGTTTCCAGTATTCAAATACATGTTTGTCTTTAAAATGTAGTTCACTAAAGTTTGTATTGTATTGCAAACGAATATCAGTTTTGCCAGCTTCTATTAGTTTTTCTAATAGGAAATAATGCTCTTTCATTATAAGCGGTTCGCCACCAGCAAAGTACACCTGTTCAAGATAGGGCACATGCGGCATCATTTGTGCTATCATATCATCTTCGTCGCCTGTGGTGTATTCTACCCTGGCCATGTCTCTGCCTAACACATCAGGTTTACGATTGTATAACTTTACATGATCATTGTACCAGTTACTGCTAAAGATAGGACCGCAACTGCGACAACTAAAATTACAAAGATTACTAAAACGCACATCCCAATATCGTATTTTAAATTCTGGGTGAGTGCCATCTTCATGAGTATTGTTGGTTTCTTTGATTAAATGCCCGTAGTTTCTATTACTGTCGTTGCGCATACTAAAAGCACCATGTCGTTCTTGCTCGTAACACTTGGTACATTCTTTACATGGCTTGTCCTGCAACATGTTACTGCGCATGGTCCGGTATGCGTCTTGATTCCAAACTTCGGCCATGGTGTTCTTGCGCAAGTCCCCTACCGGATGCCAATAATCACTTAGACAACAAGGATATGCACGACCATCAGGAAAGGCGTGCATATGCATCCAAGGCAACATACAAAATGTATCGCTTTCCGTTAATCTTGCCCACTCTTGCTCAGTCAGATCTACTTGATCAACAAAGTACGGTTTACGAGCATTATAGTCATACCCTTTGTTATAAAAATCTTTGCTCATAGTGAATTATACCATTCGCATACTGCTGGAAATGTTGCAATAAAATTCTTATTTCGTCGCTGATCATATTGTGTGTAAAATTGTTTAAAGTCTTGTTGTAGCATTGTTTGTTCTGCTGCGCCCGAATGCGGAGTTTTAACTACATCTAAATAATCTATTAGTCGCTGAACTTGATTACGTTCCATTTCGTGTAAGAAAGGATTTGCGGTATTGTTGTCAAACCACTGTTGTAAATTATATTTGTAATATGTTCTTATGTCATCCGATAACACAAGTGGTGATTGAAAACTAGGAAAGCGTAAAATATTTAGTGTAAATGTAGGATAGTCTTTGCCGTAACGGGTTTTCCAAGCTATACATTGATCTAAAAACTCAGGTAGCGTATCTAAGCATAATGCATTAATAGTACACATCATATGGAAGCCTTCAATGCGCCCTTGACTTAACACTTTTTCTACATTAGCAGTCCATGTCGTCCAGTCAAGGCCGTCACGTATGTATTCTGCTTGTGCGCCCATACTTTCGTTACTGGTGTATAAATGAAAGTGATCAATATGTTGTGTGGCTTCGATCATGCGATCAATCAACTCGTCTTTGGCACCAAGATTACTGTTAAGCGCAAAACGCATGTCAGGGTTTACTTCTCTAGTTCGAAACCAATCTAATAACTTCCAGGTTTCTCCACTCATCAATGGTTCGCCACCAGTTAACCTAAGTTCAGTAAGCGTTCTATGAAGGTCGGTCTCCCACCATTTAAAGAACGCCTCAGTGTAAGGATTATGTTGATTAAAAGTATAAAGTTGACTACTATCATGGCTATGAGTAAAATGATTCCTGCCGTCTGAAGTGAGATGTGTATAGGGTCCATGAACATCGATATCCTTAACCCAAGTGCTACTGAAAGCAGGGTTACAGTAACTACACCCAAAATTGCATGTACGATCAAAAGCAATCTCAAGCGTTCGTAAATCCACGTCATGGCGTGCTGGCCTAGCATAAGCATCTCTTAGTTCCTCGTCTTTATAAATGATTGTTTTGTACACACGATCAGAAATATTATCTCTACCAATGTCTTCTATTTTCCAGCAATACTCACATCCAGCAGGACGCTCTCCTTTCTGCATCTGTTCACGCTCCATCTTTTTCTTTTGCGTGTTATGTAATGCTTTGGGATTACGTTTGACATCATCAATGTCAATTCGATGAGGCAATGGATGGTGGCAACTAGTAGTCATGCCCGATCCAAGCCATATAGTGGCATTGTACCATTTTGCTCCGCAGAATGAATCCGACTTGATGTCAATCACTCTGCGTTTATATTCTAAGTCGGTTTCGTTATTAATTCTTGGCATAGTATTCGCATTCTTTCCAAAATTCTCGCATCTGCGGAAAAGTTCCTAAAAAATCTGTACGACGTCTTTTATCGTGTTCGTTAAAAAATCTATAAAAGTCTGCTTTTTGCAGTATAACATACTTGGGATCTAAATTGCTACCTTCTCTCATCCAGGCAATGTCTCTACGCAGTCTTTGCACTTCATAGTCTTTAAATCCATGAAATGGGTCCTTGGCAGTTTCTAAATTCAACTCCATCCAGTCTGCCATACGATCCAAATGATCAGCATATATGGGCGGCAGTATCTGTAGGCTTTGCCATTCAGGTTTACGTAACACAGGAGTATCAAACCAAACACGTTGGTATGTGGTACTGTAGGACTTACGCAAGTCAAGTATCCATTCTAACTGGCGTTGCAGACCTAGTACACTCAGGTTATTCATTGTAATAATAAATGTTAGACTATTGCGGTAGGGAATTTCGTGCAGGAACCTATGTACGTTATTTTGCATACGATGGAAATTTAATCCATGTCTAATGTATTCTGCGTGTTGATACTGGCCGGAGTCCAGACTCACAAACTGCATAAAGTGTTCAATTTGAGTTGAGCATAGTTGTTTAACATAGCCCATATACTTTTCAAACAAGCTATCTTCTACGCTGAAGTTACTAGTAACATTTAAGTGCAGTTCGGGGTTAGGCATAGCCAGGACATAGTCAAATACCTTATAGGTATTCTTGTCCATTAATGGTTCGCCACCAGTCATTCTAAAATGTTTTAGTTTGGGGTATAGTTCGGGCCACCAGGCCCAAAATGCGTCTACATAGGGGTTATCGCCGGAGGCGGGAATAGGACGATTGCGCCCAGTGAAATGACTAGCATCGTTGTGAATAGTACTAGTAGGATAGCCACCAAAACGGTCAATTTCTGTTTGCCACGTACTGCTAAACTGAGGGCTGCAATAGCTGCAAGCCAAATTGCAAGCGTGGTTAAAATTAACCTCCACGTATGCGGGGATAACATCATCTTCATCTCCTGTACTGTTAACGATTGTGTCGTATTCTTCTGCAGCCCAACGCTCACCTGAACGGTAATGCCTGTCACTTAACCGGCCCAGGTCTTCCATGTTCCAGCAGTATTGACACTCGCTAGGACGTTCATGTCGGAGCATAATCTTGCGCTGCTCTTTTTTGTGGGCAGTATTGTGTAATGCACCAGGATTGTCTTTGAGTGCTGCCGCATCAATTTGATGTAGTGGAGGATGGTAACAACTATTGTTGAGTCCTGTGGGTAAATGTAGACTAACCTGCTTCCATTTAGCCAAGCACAGGCCTTCTCCCAAGTGATCTTTCATCCACTCAGCACTTGCCATAAAATCTGACTTATTCACGAATCATTGGTCCTCTATTTTTAAACACCGCACGATAATGATGTTTAAAAAACTGACTAGCATTGCTATCTAATAATGTAATAGGTAATCCCAGTCGGTTTTGCAAAGGTTTGGTCAGCTTGTTGATTTCTGTTACAGGATCTAACTTACCAAAAGTTTCCCATAACTTTTTGAGTCTATCAAAATCTTGTACATCTCTATATTCCCACTTTTCGCACATGGTCATGAATGTACCCAGCCGTGCTCCGTAAATGGCCCACAGGCCATTGGGGTTATCTGCTCCGACACTTTGCCAGATGCATAGGTTATCATAGTTGCGTCCTTGAACACGTTGACTAAATTCTTCTATCGTGGGTTTTGCTCCACGATCCAAACACATCTTAACACCTTCTCTATAGCCAGCACGCCAGGCTTGATAAGGTGTTGCATCAGGATAGGTTGTGCTGTAACAGTCGTGCATGGCCCAGTAGTTGGGATCAAAACAGAACTCCACTGCGGTGTCATCTGATCCATCTGACGCTTCGTGTGTTTTCATATTGTAGACGAATTCTTTTGTCCAACAACTCATACCACCATTGCCGTACATTAGGCCATTAATACTGTTACGAGCCCGCCAACGAAAAACACAAGCATCATTGGTGCTATCCAAATGTAACTGGAGGTTAAAGAAATCAGCATCAGGCAAGTTATCGCCGTCGATAAGCACAAACCTATCAGTATTGCTAGCATCCGCGGCTGCTTTGTGAGCCGCATCACTGCCCTTGATTCCATCAACTCGTTTAGCCCAGGGTACCATGTTTTGGATCTTGATCCAAAATTCTTCTTTTTGAGGTTCATCATATGTTAAATAAATGCAATCTAAATCTGCTACATCAACGATTTGTGTCATAATATTCTGTGTCTGTATATGTTTCGTCAGCGTCCAGTATAATACCAGCGTGATTCTTAACTACTCGAAAACCATCAGAGGCTTTGTGTAATTTTACACTAAATCCCGAGTCCTTGTCTATCTTTTTTAACTGGCCTTTTTCCACACGATACTCAAAATATCTCTCGTATGTGGCTCGATCTACAACTATGTATTGGTTGGATTCTGGGTGATTGGCCATTGAAGCAGTAACAATATCGCCTGCAGCATCATAATGCAAGCGGTATTCTATTACAGTTTCTACAGGAGGGGCAATGAGAGATTCAACTTCTCTCCAAAATTCAAGTTCTTCTGGACTCATAGTATTTAATCAATTCTTGGGTGCAGTAAGTTTTATCGTAGTAGTGCACCGGATGATATTGGTTCAAGTTGTTGATGCGTATGATATCGCCATCACGTTCGTTGACCACTGTTTCTAACCAAGTGCGTGCATCGCTCCATCCATTGAAACCTGACTTCATATGCACAAAATTTAGGAAGTCTAGACTGGGCATGGTCACTATGTCTTCACCTAGTATCAATGCGGCTATGGCATATACTACATCAGTGCTGGCAGGAACATTGCATCTGATTAATTCAGCACTAACAATGTCCCAGTTTTCAAAAATGTTTCTGGCAGTAAGAAAAAAGTCATGTGCTTCTTGCGTGTATCTAAAATACATTAATCCGTTGTATATGTCAGGCAATTGATTGGCTTTGAATAATTCTCTATATTTAATAAACCCATCGAGCATGGCACCAGTAGCGGCCCTGGCATGCGTACTTAAACAAACATTGCGTAGCCTAAACGCAGTCCACCAATGGTCAATACTGCGGGTGAACAACAGATCACTTTCCAATTTGATTGTTTCTTTAAATGGTGTATGGTGCCAGACCATAGGTTCTGCACTAAATGGATTGTCTCTATCAACACCAATTTGTATTACATAATCAAATGTATCAAGTTGTTGTTTGGTAAACGATTCGTATGTGTTAACATCAACAATAACTGCATAACGATTGTTTTGTTGCGTGGATTTGACATTCAAGCATTGTAGATATGCAAGTTCTCCGTAGTTGACTTCGGGAGTATTGATGGCAAAAGTCACAAAGCCCTGTTGTTCTTTATGTTGGCTCACAGATTATTCCAATCATTCTTTTAAAGTTTTTGCTTTGTAAATATTCTTTATCCATTATGTGTATATTCTGATGCGGCACTATAGTTGCGTGATCATCGTGGTATACTCTAAGTATATGGCCGTCTGCCCTTATATCAACTATTTTTTCGTCTATGGTAAACATGGGCCATGGTATACTTTGCGATTCGTTTAAGTTATAACCGTTAATGATGTTGTTGGCAATAGCAAACGCAAAATCATTCCTAAAATTACGATCTTGTATGTTATACAACAAACGATAATAATGATAATGACGTTGTATGCGCCCAACCAAATTGAAAAACAATCGACTCTTTTCTGTTTTTCTAAACAGGACCACAGTGGCCCAAACAAACGGTAAACTAGTTGGTCCCATCATTTCGTAGTCTGCGCCCTTAGGAGTTTTATTATGATGCATTAACCGGTAGTCAAAATCTGTCTCAAATAAGGTGTTAAGGCTAGAATCGAGTACCAGATAATCTGTATCAAGCAAAATAGTGTCATCATACGGTGTAAGTTCATATGCAAGATATCTCCCAAAGTTGCGCCATTCTGTTACTGTGTGATCCGAGTCTACTCGTTGATTTTCCGACGTAGGATCGTTATTGATTCTTATGATTTTATCGTAAGCAAATTTTGGATCTGCGGCAGCATCTGTAATCAATGTCACAGGCAGTTGCAACTTGTGTGCGATTAGTCTGCTGGTTTGATCTGCAATAGCGACATAATCAACTACGGTATTGAACGCAAATACAACCGCACCCCTAGATTTTTCTAATTCGTTTGAGTTCTTCATGTTGTTGATGCCAGGTATTCATTGCCTGTTGATAGTGTTCACAGGCACGTTGATAAAATTCTTGACGATTATCTATGCGTATGGGATTACCGTAGGTATCTTCTAAGAAAATGGGATTGCCGTGATCCCAGGGCCAAAATTCTTCAGTGCCGCTCCAAGCATATACAAAAGCAATCAGTTCTTGTGTGGCTTTAAATAATCCACCATTATAGGTAAAGTGTAGATCCGTTTGAATCTTTTCCCGTAGAATGGTTTTATTGATTTGATAGTCTGTGGCCTGTTTAATTTGTTTAGTTAACTGTTCGACTTCGCTCATAATAGAATAAAAGGTGTAGCAAGTGATTATACTATGCTACACCTTAAAGGTCAACCCGATTGGGTATTAGGCTATTGTCGGGGTTCCCCAACTTGATGACAAGTTGGTTGTTTCTGGTGGATAATAGTCAATACGGGTTGTGGGAGTTACATTCAATGTGTCGCCCGAACTTCCGTACAATGCAGAAGTTGTACTGGTGTGTGCTGAATAATAAGTCAGTGCAAAAGAAATTACACTGCCGTTATCGCCATTGCCGGATAAATTGCTACCATTTGTTTTGGCTTGCAACAACATGTAATCACCAGAGTAAGTACTGCTAGATGTAGTAACCTGTGCAATAGTTTGGTAACTGGTTGTTAGTCCCCAGTAACCCGATGTGTAACTGCCACTCAGTGTACCACCTGTACCAGTGCGTTGGCCATTGCTAGTACCTTTAAAGTTGCTCATTCCTGCAAAGTATGTAAGTAACACGTTTACTGCATCAGTACTGCGTGATGTGCTGTCGTTGTTTGTTACACCGGTAACAACCAAGTTGATTGAACCACCAGCGTTAAAGAAATAACGTGCAGCATCGCCACTACTGAATGTCACTGTACGTGTTTGGAATACTGTAGGACCATATGTAGTGTTGTTGGTTGCAGTGATGGCGCTGGCTGCAACGCCCGATCCAGACACTATACTGCCTTGTGTGTTGGCACTATTATGGTTTGTATTGATAGTAGCAATGTTAGTTGATAGTGTGCTTAGATAATTGATTTGGTTACCAGCAGTAGGAGCAGTGATACCAGTACCAGAACCACCACTTTGATGTTTACTGATACTGTTTAAGGTGTTGATCATTGTGGCCCATTGTGTGGCAGTAATCAATCCTGCTGATGATGCGGCTTGTGTTAGTGCAGTCTGTCCGTAACCGTATTGGCCGTTACCAGTACTCCAGACATAATTTATAGTGCCTGATGTAGTAGCAGTGCCCACAAAACCATTGTAGTCTGTGGCTGCAATTAAACCACCTTGTGAATATGCCATTTTTGTTTATCCTTATGAATTTATTTTTACTATAGCTTCAATTATACCTTCATCAGCATCCAGTTTGTCAACCAAACTACGTCCAATTACATTCCAAGGAGTAATTTCTGCTTTTGACCCTGCACGGGCACATCCGTTTCCGGCACTGACTAATCTATCACCTTTTTTGACTGTACCTACTACTTTGACTGGAACTCTACCGCTCATTGCTATAGGTGGATGTGTAACATCTGTTCCGGCACCGGCATTCATCAAATAGGCTGCATTAGTACTTATGACTCCAAATACATTATCGCTTAATTCTGCACCGACTTTGGTTATTTCTGCAGGGCCGCCCATTTCAACCACGGTTCCTGGCTCGTATTCTGTGTCTGCTTCAAACCGTTCTGCCAAGTCAGCGTAGAGTGCACGTACCGCTGTTCCTGCAAATGTGGTACCTACAAACTGAGCTGCATACACATTGTTGAACCAAGTACCACTAGATCCCAAATTTACACCTAAATTAGCAGTTGGGGCTATTGTTCCGCTGACATTTACTGCTGTCGCATTCAGTGTTGGAGTTGTTACTGATGTCCCGGCTACAGTAGAACTGCCTACTGTGATCGACGATGATGTAACTATCGTCGATGCATTGAGTGTGCTGGTTGTAATTGCCGACGGTGTAATTGCAGTGGTACCTGACGTAGTTATTCCGTTTGTTACTACAGATCCTGCGGTTATAATATTAGCAGTTAGAGCTTGCCCGGCAGCTACTCCCAAAAACGGTGAGGAAGCAGTATTGACGTTAAAGCCTGGATTAACTGTAGAAAATCCAGATATGTTGGTGAAAAAAGTAGCGTCCTTGGAAATAATGACATACGGTATACCGTAAATCAAAATCTGCACTACCACGTGTGTACCACCAGTAGTGTCTAATATCACTGCCGGAACTGCTCCAGAATTTCCTGTTGCTGCAGTACCAACTGGACCAATAGTTACCCAGTTTGTGCCAGACCAAACTTTTAGTTGGCTGTTTGATGTATCAAACCATAAGTCTCCACCTTGTGCACTAGTATCAACTGGCGGACTAGAATACGGACTAGTAGTAGCACCAGTGGAGATTTTCCAACTGTTTCCGGTATAGACTTTAAGAATATTGTTATGTTTATCAAACCATAGTTGTCCCGGAATTGGGTTTGATGGGCTACCAATTGATGCAAAATTTTCCAATAAGAAAACAAAATTCTCGTTTAGAAATTGACCGTAACCAGCGTAATCTTTACCAATTAATGTTAAACTTGAGTGTGTTGTATCAATAGTGCCGTCAGACAAGCCACCAGATACTAGTGTGCTTCCATCCGATTTATTAATTGTATAAGACATTTAGCTGTTCCTTTTTGTATTTATCTAGTAGTTTATTGGATCAGCGTCCTATAATTTCATAATGTAAGCCATTGCATAGTAAGGTGGCATTGTACTCACTGATGCATACCCCGAGCCAGTGCTGGCAGTAGTCCCAGACACAGTTAGGGTATGTTGGTGTGCAGGAACTGGATCTACTGTTATAGATATGCCAGTTACTGATGTTTGAGTTTGACTATTTGCAATGTTTTCTGCTCTCCACGTAGATCCTTGAGGGCCATTTTGATACGAAGTTGTTCCTCCACTTGGTAATTGTGGGTCTACATATCCATGTGCGTGCCCAGGATCGTTAAAAGTGCCAGTTGGTGTATGTGCACCGCCAGAATCGGTAGTACCGGTTAAAGATACTGTGTGAGTATGTGCAGGAATACCGCTTACAGTTGCGGTAGTAGCACCGCCTGACCCTGGTAAAGATCCGCCCGCACCTAGAATAAATTTATCTCGTAAATCAGGGGTACCGTTGGATCCATTGCATAATGCCCATCCCGATGGCACTGATCCGCCTGACCATAAAGTGATTATACCTCGCGGAATAATAGAACGTACAAATGCAGTAGTAGCAACATTGGTACTGCTATCACTATAACTTGGTGTAGTTGCAGTTATTGTGCTAGCAGAGATTGCGCCACCGTATGATGGCAAGTATGCAGCTACACTAGCATTGGTATACACCTCAGATTGTAGTGTTGCAACATTACTTTCAATTGCCAAAATAGTACTAACAGTCAGGGAAGACAATGCATTTAAGTTTGATTCTATTCCAGACAAGTTTGCAACTATACTATTAGCAAATGCTTCAACGTTGGCAATCGTAGCATTAAGATTTGCTGTTGCGGCTGCAACAATTTGATTAGACTGATTTGTAAGTGTTACTTCTGCGGCTGCCAACTGCGAAGTAATTGAACTACTGATACTGTTGATGTAGTTAGTGAGTGCCACATTGGCCGCATTAACCGAAGCAGTGGCAGCTGCGCTGACAGAACTTATGTTGCCTGACAACAAGTTAATGTTATTTTGAATATTTTGTATGGTTGGGTCTGTTGGCAAATAAGCAGCAGTATTGGCATTTGCATAAAATTGACCAGTGGTGGAAAATATTGATGTGTTGATTGTGAGACCCGAGTACACCCAAGGAAATCCGTTTATTGCCGGGCTAGGCTGGAACGCAGGGTCTGAACTAAACATAGCAATAATAGTACCACCATATTGCATTTGCAATACATTATGTGTTGCACCAGTGCCGCCAATGTCGTAAAGTTTAACTGGTATTGCTCCGCTTGTGCCTTGTGCACTGGTGTACATTGGTCCTATTAGAACAAATGCGCCATTGTAATACATGTATGTTTGTTCAGTGGCAGAGTTAAACCATATTTCGCCAGCACTTGGATTTGTTGGAGTAGTATTGCTAATAGTAACACCAGAAACAGGAGAGTATCCTTGATTAGTGTAAACGTTTAGTGTTTGTGTTGCTTTGTTAAACCAAAGTTGTCCTTGAACACTTGTACCTACAGGTGCAGTATTAGAAGCAAAGTTAGTCAACAACTTTAATAAGTTTTGATCTAATACCTGCCCATACCCCAGATAGTTAGGCCCAGGTAAACTTAAAGAAGTACTAGTTTCGTTGATAGCTCCGTCTGCAATCGTGATATTTACTGTACTATCGCTGGCTGTTATGGTATATGACATATTGTTGGTTATCTATTCTATATATTTATGTAAAAGCTGCCCGCAAAACCAAGTTGGATGCGCCATTGAGATCATTGTTGAGTCCGTACCCTGCAACCGTGGATGTCAATTGCCCTGTAGTAGCATTGTTGGCAACAAAACCGTACAATTGTGTTGGTGTTGCAGTGGGGTATTTTTCCAACATACACGCAAGATACCCAGCAACTTGTGGGCATGCCATACTGGTACCAGAGTCTTTGCCTACATAAAATGCGGGATTGCGAGGATCAGGTACTGTGGGCAAATTATAAGTGCCAGTAATTGCATTGATGTTGGCCAATTGTGTTGCACCAATTGCAGTATTCAATGAACTGATAATGCTGGTACCAGGAGCAAACACATCTACCCTGGGTCCGTTGCCACTATCGTTGGCCTTTTGTTCAACCACTGTGGAATTCATATTGCCTACACAGATAACTCCAGGTGCAGCACCAGGACTAGATCCTTGATGGTAATATACTACTGCACTTGTGTTGTCAATGAAATAATTGTTGTAATCTTGTCCAGAAGGAACATCTATGTAAGATCCATAGTTTCCTGCAATACTAACCACGGTTACTCCTGCTGCAATACAACGTGCCACTGCAGCATCCACGGTGGCATTTCTTTGGTCTACACGTATTGTACCATTGCCCAATGGATCCAATATACCTAGCGTTGCCAGTTGTGCTTGTGTGAATCCTCCAGCTGGGGCATTGTAAGTTGTACCCCGATAATTCACTGTAATAATATTAGAATAAGAGTTTTCGTAATGTTGCCAATAGTCACTGCAACTTATCACTGTGGGGTTTTTGCGATTTGTTGCAGGGTTGACTGGTTTGTTGACATGGAAAGCTCTAACATAATCAAATGCATTGGCAAATCCAGTGGCACTGTTGCCTCCTGGACATACTGCGTAATTTATTGAATATATGTTTGCGCTACGTGCCCACCCATAAGTATTACCTGCTGCGATACCAGCACAATGTGCCGCATGATTGGCATCATAAGTGTTGTAACTGGTGTCAGAATATTGACTATTAATTCCTAAATTTAGCCATTCGTTGTAAATAAACCAGTTGAATGTGACTGCTCTACTACCGCCAGTGCCATTGGGATTTACTGCAAATTCTGGGTGATTAGGATTAAAAGTGCCCAAATCTAGTATTACCACATCTACATTTTTGCCCGATACCGGTAATGTTACTGTACCTGTGGTATCGGGCGTGCCATCTGCTCCCCACCCATCAACAGGAACCCCAGTTACACATCGTAGTATGCCCCAATTGCGCCATTTGGGATCAGGAGTTAGCTGGCGAGATGTTTTGTCCCAGTAGGCGTTTGTTTGGTTATAGTTTGCAAAAGGAATTGGTGCTAAGTCTGCTGATGCCGCATATCCGCCGTCGCCACCTGACCCACTGGTTCCAGAGTTTGCAGGTGCACTACCCGGAGCATTGACGCATGTGATGTATACAGGGTTACTCTGAAGTAAAGTACTACTAGATGATTGCTGTGCACCTATATGTATTGGATTAAGAGTTATCCCATTGAACGTTGTTATTATCTCATTAACATTTAGAGCTTCATACAGAGTCGCTAGTTGTAAGGCAGAGACCGTTGTTGACCCTGTGCCAGACGAATCGAGCACTACAGATTTTCCTTCCCCATTAATAAAAGTTCCAGCTGCATCAATAACAGCAAAGGTGTACGTTAAATTACGCAGTCCATTAGTGAGAGTGGCAGTAAACACTGTTGATAGATCACCAGTGGGTGGATCAAGTGTTAGTGTCGGGTTGGTTTGCTCTGCTGTACTGTAAGGACCATTTGGATCAACTGCGTTATAAGCTGCCTGAACAGCAGAACCCGACAGTCCTAATGCACTGGCCACGGTTAAAGCCGAGTAACCATTGGTATCCATGTAGTGTGCAATTTGAGACGGTGTCATGCCTGCCGTATCGGCCAATATTTTTGCATAAATAGCCTTATTGCTTTCAGTTGTATTGTAGGTGTTTAAAACTGCTACACTGACTGAACTTTTTGCAAACGAATTATATCCGCCAGCAGGAAATGCCCCACCTGATGCAAAAGGTGTTAATTTTACATTGATTGTTTCATTATCTAGTGAGTTTGCATACTGATATCCAGTCATGGCATATCCGGATATAATATTTTTTGCGTAACCCTTGGCGTCTGTAGTCATCAGACCAGTTCCATCATTAAAGATAATCCCTTCTATTTGATACTCCGTGAGCCCTGGGTGTGCTGCTTGATAAGAATCTGGTGGCGGAGATGTTACTGCCCATACTCCATATGGTTGATTAGGATATCCGTTGAATATGCTTATGGTGAATTCAGTACCGCTGTTTCCGCTAGGAGGATCAACTTGTATTGTTGTTGGTAACGATACAAAAGCGGCAGTACTATAAATGCCGTTTGGGTCAACTGCATTATATTGATCTTGAACTTCCTGCGCGGTTATTCCCGATGCAAGCGATATGGAAATTGGAGGTATCTTATTTTTATCCATATAGGCCGCAATTTGAGACGGTGTTAGCCCGTTGATTGCATCTGCTAGTTGTTTTATCACATCCGGAGTAGGTAGAGAGTCTGATGTTGTACCCGATGTTGTACCGCTTGCAGTGGCAACCGTTATTGCATTTACCGATGCTCCAGAGTTTGTTGTTGAGGATGCGGAACTGGATCCTGGAACGGATACTATAACACCCGAAGCATAAGTCGGATTGTTGGCCGATGTTGATGCAGTTGTAACACTAGGAGTTAATGTTGCCTGATTTGGTATTATTGTACCATTGCTGGCCGCAGGTGCACCAGGTTGCAAGAAAGTTGATAGTAGTCCGTTGTTCCAACGTATTTGAACACCGCCATCTTGTCCATTGCCGCCTGACCATCCCAATGGATTTACTGCATTTTGGAATCCTGCTCCGCCACCACCAGATCCATATCCCAATCCAGCCGAACCTGTAGCAGTCGATGCAGTAGTGGATTGAGTAGACTTACCGCCTATTCCGCCTGGTCCGCCTGCACCAAATGGAGTTGACCCACCGGCACCACCATTGCCTGATGCGCCATCACTTTGTCCAGCATCGCCTGTAACACCATTGGCTCCGTTAGGATAGCCGCCAGTGCCGCCTAGGCCACCAACGCCTGGTGGAGGAGGGTTAGAACTTCCTCCACCAAAAATACTGTTTACTAAATTTCCAATAACTCCGGCATTTTTTTTGGATCCGCCACCAGAATCTCCACCTGCCAAGGCACCTGTTCCGCCTGTGGCAGTTAATGTACCTTGTGATCCTGTAATGGAAGTAGTACCACCATCACTACCTCCGGCAGTGGACCCACGTCCTGACGTTAACCCACCAGCACCACCAGCACCAACTGTAATTGTTAGAGTTTCGCCAGGTACTGTAGGAAATGTGACTCCGCTTTGATATCCACCAGAGCCACCACCGCCACCAGCTCCGCCGGAGTCTACTTCTTCTCCAGTGCCACCACCACCGCCACCACCTACTAGGTCAACAGTGATTGAAGTAACACCAGGTGGTACTAACCAACTGTATGTACCAGCACCAAGTGCATTTACTACGCCGCCACTGGGATAAAACTGTTTCCAAATTCCGTTATCGTTGTAATAAGCCGCAGACACTGGGACCCAGTTTCCGCCTTGATTGATAGAAAAGTTAGTGACTTTTTTCCAAGTGCCTTGCTGATTAACCCAAATTGCTCTGTTCTCTGCAGCCATGTGTTATCCTACCTGGAACCAAAAATCTCCATTGGAGCCACCCGATGGCGGCGATCCAGCAACAGTATACCCGCTTCCTTGCCAGCTACTACCAATGCCACCCACTGCGGCATGTACAAATGCAGTGGTAGCAACTGTTCCGCTATTATCACCCGATGACGGAGTTGGTGCACTGACCGTGCCAGTAAATGTCGGATTTGCCTTGGGTGCAAATGATCCTGTGGCAGCTGTAATTGCAGCGTTTCTTGCTGACACTTCGCTGGTAAATTTGCTATTATAATCAGCTGCCAAAACACCAGCCGAAGCATCTACATATGCAGTTGTAGCAATAGTTGTGCTATTGTTGTTTGGTGATGGTGTTGGAGCTGCCGGAGTTCCAGTAAATGTCGGACTTGCTATTGGTGCTTTGGTATTTAATCCGCCATTTAATGCATTAATATTAGATGCAGTTGTTGCTAGATTAGCAACTATCAATGTAACATTTGACACCAAAGCCGACGCTACCGCAGTGATATTAGCTACTGCAGCATTTTCCACTGCGGTAATTTGAGATATCAATTGGTTAGTCACCACTGATATGTTAGCAAGATAATCTGCTTGTATTGCCGATACATTAGCATTTATCTCTGAGGTAATAGCAGATACTGTGTTGTTAACACTAGAACTAACTGCGTCAACGTAGTTTTTAGTAGCAATGCCAGTGGGAGTAGTAGGATCTGCATACACTTGAGCAGTGCCATCTGCACCATTGATTTTTAGTGCAGTAATTGAGCCGAGAGGGAAGCCCGAATCAGCCGTAACCCGAAGTTCAATATTGCCCTGGATATTGTGATTATGTAATCTGAATGAGTTATTAACAACAGATATGTTTGCTCCGTTATTAACTAAATTGCCAGTTACTGTAATATCACTAGCAAAAGTTGTAGGAATATCTTTTCTTGCAAATACAGTTGGAGACAATCCACCAACTGTTGTACTGTTAGTTGCAGTGCCAACAAATGTAGAAGTATTTGCTACAGTAATACCAGGAGCAATAGTTGCAGGAAAATTAGCAATTGCAGTGGCAGGAGTAAAAGCTGCATCATAACTTGAAATACTTATTAGTTCGCCGCCAGCATAAGTGTTTGCAACCGTGTGCGCAGTTGAATTACTATCAACAATAGTTCCAGGTACGGATCCTGTTAGGCCTTGTCCAGCAGTATAGTTTGGTCCAATCACTTGCCAGGCAGTGCCAGTCCAAGAATTCAACTGTAAGTTAACAGTATCCCACCATTGATCTCCAACGTTCTTGGCAGTAGGAGCAGTAGCACCAGCTTGACGTCCACTGATCACATTAAAGTTTGTGCCATCAAAAACTTTTAATAAGTTATTGCCAGTGTCATACCATATGGTACCAACTAATGGAATAGTAGCGTTAACACTCTGTGTAGGCGGGATAGTGTCGGCAAAGTTTTCCAACAACTTTATAAAGTTTTCATTTTGAATACCACCGTAGCCAGTGTAGTTGCGACCAACTAGTGTTAAACCTGTTGTACTGTCTGTGGTTCCGTCTGCAAGAGTACCTGCAGGCATAAGTGGTGTGTTTAGTACCGTGCCGTCTGTTAATGATATGGTATAACTCATTTAATTATCCTATTGAACTTAGATTAGTTAAAGTTTGAATGCGCACAGTATAATCAATTTGAATTAAACGATTTAATGCTTTTTGTACTGGATGAAATACCACGTGTGTTAGCAATAGTCCGGTACTTGTTAGTCCACTAGTGCCATCAGTACTACGACCACGCAAGCCCAGTTCGTCAAATACATACTGGCCGCTTAAGTTGGTACTGTTGTCAAATGCACTTTGCCCCGAAGGTTCGCCGTAATCAAGTAAACAACTTACTAGTATATCTGTGTATACTGTGCCAGGAATATGACTCACTGTCATTTTGTTATTAACTGGGTCTGGATTTGCAATAGCAGTATCATCGACAATCTTACTATAAGTGGGATTGTACAAGTTGGCATTTTGACCCACTGTGTTGGTAGGAAGATATGTAATAATGCCTGTAGGATCAACACTGGTACCACCGTTACCAAAATTCATTTCATAGATAAAGTTTTGTCCTTTATCAGCAATACTGTTAGCCAACGCAATACTCATATTCTCATAGTGGATAGCATTGGCTTTGTCAATATAAACTTCCTTGGTTTCAGGATCAAAGATTTTAATGTGTCCGCGAATATAAATGCCCGATGATTCGTTAGGCTTTTTTTCAGGTTTAACTTCAGCGGTTGGTTGGGTTTTATTATCCATAGTGTTTGTACTTTGTTGCTTATCCATATATTTATTGTATTTTTCCGTGGCGATTATAAACGTCCTACCACTACTTCAATAACTCCTACTGCTGGTTCGCTATAATTTTCTAATGCTTTACCTATCACTGTTCCTGGACGGGGATCATTATTGACCATGGCTACTCCGGGAAATTGGCTAGTTACCAACATGTCGCCTCGACGGATATTGCCTATAACTTGACACGGTACACGGCCTTGCAATGCTACGCTTACACCTTTTTGTGATTTATTCATCAAATAAGCAGGAGCAGTTGATACCACACCAGCTACACGACGGTCGTTTGGTCCTGTACTGATAGTAACTTCGGTCTCATCACCAAATACCACAACTGTACCTGGAGGATATTCTACATCACTTTCGTAGTTCTCTGCCAAGTCAGCGTATAGTGCATGAACTGCTGTACCATAAACTGTATTCCACCAAGCAGTAGTACTTCCCAAATTGTAACTAGCATTAGCAGTAGGAATAATACTTCCAGTAACAGTCAGTCCACCGCCCGATGATGCAGAAGTAATACTGTTGACATATAAAGTGTTGTACCAATTGGCTGTACTGCCTAGATTGTAAGTTAAGTTTGCAGATGGTATTAACGTACCAGTTGATGTAATCCCAGTTAATGTTAGATTACTAGCAGCTCCTATTAGGTTATTAACATAAGCGTTGTTAAACCATAGTGTTGAACTACCTAAGTTAACTGCAGCATTGGATCCTACAATAGGCGTTATGTCTGCAGAAGTGGTTAATCCTTGGAGTTGCGGTGTTGTAATAAACACATTAGCTACACCAGTTACCAGACCTTTGCTGTTAACTACAACCTGAGGAATAACAAAAGAGTTAGATAATCGACCGCCAAATGTACCAACAGTAGAGTTAACCGCAGCCAGTGTTGTGGTTAATGTAGTATAGTTTCCGGTTATACTTAAATCGCCTGTGCCAGTAAACGTAGTGTTTATTGTTAGTCCATTTGTGGTTGTATCTGCTACATTTGCACGAGCAACATACAAGTTAGGAACTAATGTAGTACTAGAGATTACAAACGGGGCTGTGCCTGTAGTGGCATATACTGTTATTGGGGTAATATTGGCCGCTACATAACTTTTAAGTGCTTGTGCAGTAATACTAACTGTTGCATTTCCTACTATGATATTTGCTTCCGCAGGGAATACCATATTATCCGTCAGTATGCCAGCGGGCAGTTGGTTAATTGTTGTTGTAGTAATGCTCATAGTAGTTCTATACCTTTAATACTATATTTATTCAGCATATTAACCTTGCCCTTTGATGAACTGTGCTTGCGGAGTTAAACTGTATTCTAATGCAGGAGCCGGCAGTCCAACGGTTAATCCAGTATTGAGAATCACTGTTCCTGATGGATCTGTAGCAATATAATTGCCGTTTTGATCAGTAATGTTTGCCGCAAACGCAGTCTCTGTTTCAATCCAGCTAGTTAAGTGCACTACATTGCCACCAGGTATTAGTTGCATAATATCGCTTTCTACTACGTTGCTACCATCAACCTGTACTGTAGGTGTTGCAGTACCATCTACGCCTCTGCGTATTTGTCCCAGAGAATTAATATCAATCAATGTCAAGTTTGCAGTGATGTTGGCAAAATAACGTGCAAATACATTACCAGTGGTCAAATACACATTTGATTGTACGTTGCCTGTGGTTAATTGAATATTTGCCAAATTTCCATAGGACACCAAAGTTCCTGCGGGCACAATCAAATTAGCTGCCCATGGAGTAACTGGTTCTTGACTGTAGTTTTTGTAGAATACAATCTTTTCACCATTGATATAAACTACGCCAGGTATTGCCAATTCAGGGTTAGGATTAGCAAATGCCTGCGCATTGCTCACATGAATATATGTATCAGTCTGGTGTAAATCAGAAGTTAGGGTTGAGGTATTACCAGCAAAAATAGCATAGTATTGTGGCCAGTTTTGATAGTTAACATTTCCGTAACGTCCAAGTGCATAATAGTCCCACCCATTTCCGCCGATTAACGCGGCATTGGCGTTGAAGGTCAAAAATGAAGGATTTAGCACATAACCAGTAGTGGGATCTGTAGTCATACCGTGTGTTATTCTGTATCCAATGGTGCTTGTGTTGCCAGCAATACCAGTGTATACACTGATATTCAAGCTGTCGTACAAACGACCTGGAATCATTTCTTCTGGGGCATGACTATTGTAGGTATCGTAATATGCTCCACCGTCAACTACAATGTCGTTAGGATCAACTCCCAAGACATTTCCATAGAAACTTTGAATCTTTGTATCATACGTAGTTCCAAGATACGTATTACCATCAACTTTTACCCCTGGGTAGTTGATACCGCCCAAGTATAATCCAAGATCTGCATTTTGGTTAAATGCAGTAATGCGATCTGCTGCATTGTCGAATGACCCAGCAGCAATACTTGTAACGTTTGCTACAGGGAACGTAACGTTGGCATCAATGATGATATTATCCTTTGTTTTATACAACATTTCATTCAATGATATTACTGTATTAGCGGTAATATATTGTCCAGCAATTACTGTATCCCAGTACACAAATGTATTTGACGTAGTATAACTAATACGGTCAAACTTCATTGTGGTACTGATGCTTCGCACAAGATTGTGACCAACACCAGTATCACTGTTGTAAATATTTCTTAGTATTGCATAAGCAGTAGCGGTATTAGTTCCGCCATTGATCTGTATAGAGGGAGTTGTTGTATATCCGGATCCTGGGTTAGTTATAGAAATTGCAGCAACACCGCCAGATTCATTTAGCACTGCGTAGCCGGTGGCACCAGTGCCACCACCGCCAGATATAACTACCTGTGGAGGGATTATATAACCAGATCCTGAATTTTCAATCACTGCACCAGTGACTTGATATTTGTGACTGTTGTTCCACTGACTGTTTTCTCCAGTGGCTTGTAACACAGAGTCATAAACTTGTTCGCCATTGGGGCTACGATATATGTTTAAGTTGGTGTCCCAATATGGTGTTAAGTCAAAATCGGTAATGTCACTGCCGTAGGTATCGTTACCAACATAGTCAGCAACAAATTCACGAATTTCTGTACGATAAGGTTTAACTTCATTGATGTAATCCAAATAGAAGTTTTGGTTGTCAGGAACATAACTTGGAAATTCTTCCAACTTGCGAATACTTTGCGTAATACTCAAGAAACTGGTCTTAAATACCCAATCAAGATTTTTTTGTTCTGTTAATATGTATTTGATCATTGCAAAGAATATTTGATTATATTCTATTGCAAGGTCATCAACAAAAATATTTTCTTGCATGGCCAACAATATTTGTCTTAATTCAAGTGCAGGAATCGTGGTAGTATTGATTTGTATTGTACCATTTTGAATACCTACCAGTGTTTGTTTTAAGTTATTATCAATGTAATAAACAATAAAGTTTCCTGTGCCATCATCCAATACTTTAACGTAAGTGTTTGCAGTTAAGGTCAGTTTACCATACTCTAACTTGTTGGCTACAATTATGTTTGGTGTTGAAGTCGGATTGTAACTTGAATCGTACCAGTCAGCACGAGTCCAATACAAGTTAGTTTTATAACTTTGAACTCGAGTTGGTGTTGTTGGGAAGGTTCCCCCCGTGGTTCCTAGTGTATAAATCGCCCATTTGCTTGATTGTGTACTATCGTCAAGCACTAGCACCGCAGAACCTGCACTCAACAATGCAGTATCCACATAACTTAATTCATCAATGTTATTGACTGTTATTTGATAAGCGCCAGAATCTGCATTTGGAGCAGCTTCACTACTGTTTAATATGGTTAACACTTTACGTTCCACAACAGGATAAGCTAGCAATAAAGGGTTAACTAAACTCAAATAGTTGCTCAATGCCAATGGCTGATTTATTATCATTGACTGGCGAGGGCGTATGCTGACTCCGTATGCTTGACTCGGTATAAGAGCAGGATCGGGCACTACATTACCAGCTCTGTCGACTCCAGACAAACTGTCTATTAATTTGATTAGTATGCTATTTGGTATTTTACTACTAGGGTTTCCTTCTTGTACCAAAGCATATTCACTGTGTATTAGATTAGTTTCTTTGGTTTCGCCAGGATTCTGACTGCCAAGTTGTATTACACTATTTGACCCCGACAATAAAGTATCAACATTGTATAGTGCAACTGTATCGTCTCTAAGTACTGTTGCATAAGGTATGCCTTGACTATGTGGATTTCTAATAGATTCTGCAATTGCATAGACACTATTATTTTTTCCTTTGGCAATCAGAGTTAAATCTCGGACCCAGAAATAATACTTTACTGTCAATACACCATTGGCAGGATTCACATATCCGTATGTGCTATATGCAGAATTATCTGCATGTAGCGGAATACCAATTCCTCCATTGGCTGTGTATTGGCTTGGAGGAACTGTACTTTCAACCCATTGATATACATCAACACTACTACCAGGGAATACAGTTCCCCAGTTTGTTAATCTATATGTTAGTGTATCTTGCTCGTAATTAATATATCTGACTGTGCTTAGATCCCACCATACTATACCAACTTGCTCTGGACCCCAGGACAAGTTTTCAACCATACTAGTTGAACCTTTGTTATAGAGTGCTGGATCTTTAGTTAGTTTATAGTTAATATCTCTATCAACTGCATTTAGTATTTTGCCTTTTATTGGATCAATAAAATCCAGTGTAGTAATAATGTTATTATTAGTTTTATTATAGATAAATGTTCTATTAATGCTATTGATGTCAACTGCGGGAGACTGTTTACGTGTCACACTCCAATTCAACTGTTGAGTTTTATTAGTGAGTATGTATGCTGTTCCTTGGTTTTTATTGTAGCCGGGTGCACCGATTGCAATCACTCCGCGAGTGGCAGCAACACTAGCACCATATTCTTCCCCAGAATACAACTGACTTTCAAGTTCTTGTGTATATAAATATTCTCCGTCGGTACCAGTTAAATAATCTTGTAAAAGTTGGAATAGATATGTTGCCCCACTGTTAAAAATACGATCTACCAGTTTAGTAGTGTCGGCATCAATGGTCATAGTAGTGTAGTCAAATGTGGTTGTTTCTTGACTAGGCGAACCAACACTGCCCACTGCCAATATATTAGCATCACTACTAACACTGACTGCAGACCCAAATGTTCCGATGTCGCCAAATGGATGTGCAATGATTTCATCGAACACATAGGTTGATCCCGTCAATACATATCTTTCAACTTGTCCATTGGCATATCCAGCTGCTGTAGATCCGGGAACACCAATGAATAGATTTGTGGCCGTGCTGTCAATATCTACACTGGTACCAAAATTGGCATAGTTGTTTTGATGTTGACTAGTTAAAGTTTGGCTTAACACAAATGTGTTGGCAGTTCTAGTGTAAACATAAACATTGCCGTTTTGTGTTTTTGTAGTATTGGCCGCAGGCGCACCGACAATCACAATAGACCCGTCCCTGTTGGTTTTAACAGTTTGTCCAAAGTTGCCTGTTGTGGTGCCAATGGTCGCTATGTAACAGTAGTTGGTATTTGTTCCTACAGTAGCAGTCCAGAATGCTTTTACATTACCCGACTCTGGTGCGCCAACATACAACCAATGTTGATCTGCACTCATTGATATACTGCTGCCAAACAACTCCATAGCGTCAGTTGAATGTAGAGTTTGTATTGGTGTCGTTCCTAAATAAACATGTACATTGCTGCTAACAGGTGCCCCGACAGCCAACAAATTGCCTTGTGTTTCTATTGCAGTACCAAAACTGCTATCCACATTTGATAGAGTAGTAGTCGCGGTATAAGTTCCGGTTACATTGGCAAATAACTGCACTTGTCGTGTACCTGGACTACCTACATATATTGTATTAGTGTCTGTGCTAATTCGTGTAACATGCCCAAAGTAAGAATTATTAACTGCGGAGTTAGCAGTTATTCTAATAGATGAATTTGCTTGCCATGTTTTATTGTATGTGTATGTTGCCCACCCATCAGAACTGGCGTTGTCTACCCATACATGATCATTATCTAACCAACCATTAGGCGGTACTGGTAAGTTAACCAAATCTGTGACTGTAGACACGTGAGCCGAAGTCAGACGATATACTGTTCCTGTTCCATTAACATGAGATACTCTCATCAAGTTCTTTAACGGGCTCAATGAGTTCAACGCTGACCCAGTGGTAATGTCATTTATGGCAATAACCACTGTTGTTAAGTTAGGTACATTAACAATGGTATAAATTCCGTCATATGAATTATTAAAATATTTTAATATGAATACATCACCGGTATTAAAATTGTGAGCATTATTAAAAGTTAACTGTGCGTAGTTATCTAAAACATAACTTAATACAGTTGCAGTTAAATTTGTTTCTGTTGCTCTAAGTATATCCCATTGTCCACTAAAATTCTTTGCTACCCAAATTTTGCTTCCTGCGCCCAAGTTGGTAATATTTTCTGTAGTAGGATTAATATTAGCAATATCAAATATAGTATAATCAATGTCTTGAAGATTCATATATCCAGTGGTAGGCAAATCTTCTATATAAGAAGTATTTGTACGATTAGTATATACTGATGTGCTTGTAGTATACAGATTGCTAGCATTATAAATATTTGCCAATGTAAAATCTATAATAGCATTTGCAGTACTATATGTGTCGCCAATGGTAAACGCAACAGGATTAGTATTGAATACAGCTTGATCCAATACAAATTCTTTAAACTGATTGCTGTTTACTCCACCGTAAACTCCAGCCAAGAATGCCCATTCCTCATAAACATTCAAGTTACCTTGAACATTGTTAAAGTTGGCTTTTGTCAGCGCATTGATAGCATTGTTTGTACCTTTTTGCTTGATGAATCCCTGATAGAATTTGGTCTGTGTGGGTAAACTAACACCTAAGTCTGTTAAATATTGGCGTTGTCTGAAGCCAATCAAACCCGACGCATATTCTTGATAAATTTTATTCTGTGGTGGGTTATCTACATCATAAAAGTTCACAAACTCTTCGGCATTTAATGCAAAATTACTTAGTAACCCAGTTTGTATATCGCTCTGATTAATTGGAGTCCATAGAGACAAGTTAAACGTTGTTGCAGCTGGTATGTCCTGACTTGCAGTATAGTATCTATTGTTATATATAACAATGTCGCCGAGTTTATAATCTGTGCCAGTAGACCAAGTTTTTAAATTTGGGTTACTATAGATATATCCTGGAGCACTCAATGCGCCATTCCAAGCTCCAGTTTTGGTGCCATTCAATTTTAAACGATATTGTCTGGTTCCTTGACTAGGAATATAAATGATATCCCCGAAGGCATCAACATTATCAAATACCAATACATGTTCATACTGTACCAAGCTCAGATGTGCATAAGCAATAGTTGATCCGTTGATAGTGCTTATCAAAGATCTATTACCATCAGGGCCATCGGTACGTATAATATTAAAGAAATTACTCTTAATCGGATTAAAGTTTTCATCTAAGATTCTATTACCGTTACTGGTATTATTGATCTCATCAATAACTGCACCGGGAACATTTAATTCTAACTGTGTTGAAATTGGATTTAATATGATAACATTGCCAGGTGCCCAGCCTTGTTGTGCCCAATACATAAATTCTTGAATGCTCAGAGTCCAGTTTTGTTCAATATTTAAATCTGGATTAAACGTATTAAATACCAGTCCCTGTGATATCAAATATCTTTCGTAACTGTATAAAAAATCAGCAGTTTGTTGTATGCTGGTAAATGTTGTACCATAAGGAACAGTTTGCACTGTATTTGTTTTATCTTGATACAGTTGCACAGTTATATTATTAGCAGTCACAGGTATCACATTGCCACTGGCAATACTAGGAATAATACTAAAAAATGGATTGTTTGTATCGTATCCTTTGACACTATAGCCCAAGGAAGTTAACTCTATAATAACTGCGCTATATATCAATGATGAAACTGGTACAGATTTACTAAGATATACCTTATAGTTTGTATCGGGAATAATAACAGATGCATTGGTAGAGCCAGGTGTTGTTTGTTCTGCAGATATTGTGATTAAATTTTGATCAATGAATCCGCCGACCTTATAATTTAGTTGTACAGACAAATTGGTAAAGTATTCGGTGATCAATGCCGCTGGATCCATTCCTAGATTTTTAATCCCGTCTGCAATCCAATTAATGTATCCACTGGTCCTTTGCACAGTTCCATTGACTGTTGCTCCGTTGACTGTTAGTAACTTAGGTGCAATTGCTCGGTTACTAGAGTCTGTGAATTGCCCAGTGGCTGAATTTTTATAAAATCTTGAAGTATCTAGTTGTGTTGCAAAATACTTGGCTGGATATAATAATGCCAGGGTATTTTGTACTGCAAAAGGATAATCACTGCTTCTGCGCCAAGCTGTTTCTACCGGACCTTGCTGACCAACTGAAAAATTACTGCTGGCGCCAGAATAATTATATTGTTTAAATACCGGAATCTGAGTTGGGGTTAGTAAATTTCCTGCAGAATCAACTGGGACAAATCCACGACCATTTAAAGTGGTCAATCCAGGTCTTGCATAGTTTGTGTTAGTGTAAGGAGTTCCGTTATTCCAAACATATCCTGCTTCCATGTCTTCCCATAGCAATGTATTGCCGCTGGTATAAGGTGCAGGACCATAACGTTTTGTCCACCAGCTGGGTCTGCTACTAAACCCTAGCATCTCCCAGGGAGTTAGATTAGGGGTATCAGTGTCGTACCAATATTTGTATATTGCACGCCAAAAACCTTGTAAATATGTACCGTCAACTATGTCTGGAAATTCTCCATAGTTCCAAGTCCATGGATTATTTGGACTGTATCCACTGTTAGAAGTATAGTCTACACTATTAGATCCAACCCAGGTTAAAAAATGTTGCGCTAGTACTTGATTGTATTCAGCCAACGAATAATCAGTTGTTCTAAAACGTCCAGGAGTGATTGCAGATAAATCAATTTGATTATTAGCATAGTTTGATTTGATATTATTGTAGATTCTTAACTCAAGCTCCAACAAAAATTGATCTCTGAAATCACCAAATGCCGGAGTTAAACTACCATCGTGACCGCGAATAACTGTAGTAGGAGTCTGGTATGTATTATCTACATAAATCTCCGGTGGAGTCGAAGGATAGAGTCCTAACTTACTAGGAGTTTCGGGAATATAATTTCCGTCAGTGCTGCTGTATTCTCTGATTACAATAACATCTCCGACTGTTAGTGTATTGGTGAATGTCACCGACGGACTTACTAAACTAAAATTATAATCCGCGCCCACTGTTTTTTGCACGCCATTGACATAAATTAATACAGAACGATTACTGATAACAGTATTATTAAAGATACTGCTAATTTCATATTGTGTCTGTCTTGCATTAACTACATTATATGTTATGGTAAAATAGTTACTGCCTTGAGGTACCATGTCGCTATAATACCAAGGAAAACTACTATTTTTTATTCCGTTAATGTTCTGCAATATTTTATCAACGCTTCCAGCAACATCAGAATAGTTCAGTGTGCTTAGTGTTGTACTGAGATTTAAAAATTTATTTTTAAATTTAGTGTATTCTCTTCTGGCTAGATTTATTCCGTTTTCAAAATTAACTGTCGGATCAGCTAAGAAAGTCATTGCATAAACCAACGGAGAATCATGTTTTAATATTGTACCACCTTGTTGTTTTAGGTAACTGTCTTGCAATGGCGGAGTTGTTGTTGTACCTACTGCTTTATTCTCTATTAGCGTATTGTAGTGTGTTCTTATTTGCCCTAAAGTGATTGTTTCAAAATTTTCATTTAATGCGTTAAAATCTAAGTTGTCAGGCACTTCGTAGTAGCCCAAGGAACTTGCAGTATTGCTAAAAATCTTAACATCAATTTTATCACCAACAGTTGGCAATGTAGTTAATGTTATAGCATTATAAATTCCAAATTGACTAATCTGATAGTCTTGTGGATTTGTAGCTGTGCCAGGACCCATTAACAAATTATTATTGAGATAAACTTTAATATGAGGGATTGTTTTTTGAGTAACTGGCAATACATCAATGGGTACATATGCAGTCTCAACTCCATTTAATGGTAATGTTCTTCCATTGAAGAAATTAGTAAATGTTTGAAACTGCTCTGTTACTTCAATGCTACTGACCCAATTGTTTAGTTTTGTACTAGTAGTAAGTCCGGAATTTTTATTAAGGTAACCAGAGTTACAGTTAACAGCAACCACGGATTGATTTTCTACGTATGTAAATGTATCTGTATCGTAATAATTGCTAAACTGGATATCGCCGATATTGTTAAAGTTTTGATATGTTAATGGAAATCCTAGTAGGGTATCTGCCAAAGATACTGAACAAGCCATGCCTGTACCAGTACCAACACCAGTGGCTGTGAAAGTAATGCCATACTGATTTGCACTTGCCCCTATTGCAGTAAAGTCTGTTGTACCAACGGATGTGATTGTGTAGGTTGACCCTACAATAAACGAACCGGCCGAGACTGTGGGAACATTATATCCAAAGAATTGTGTTCCAGCAAATGTACTACCAGGATAAACAGTAGTGTCTGCAAAACTATAACCGTTGCTGTCTACTAGATCAAACAAAGGAGGTTGATTTAAAGTATATTTGATTTGGCAAGGAATAGAATTCCAAGTTCCGTTATATTGATAAATTTTACCAGCGTGCAACCCACTGGTTACTAAAAAGTTTTGTCCGGGTAACACTGGATCATCTGTGGTTTCAACCAAGGTCAAGTATTGTATACCAGCACTGACTTCTTGTATTTGCACTTCCCAAATTTCATTTACAATGGTAATGTCATAATCATTGGCAAAAACAATACGGTCGCCATTTTTTAATACGTGCCCATCTAAAGTATAAGTTCTTTGCCCTTCAATGTCTGCAAATGCATCTGTTGCTTCAAATGTAATGTAAGTTATCTTATTGCCAGCTTGTTTGCCATAGTTAAACAACTGTAAGTTGGGCTCAAATTCAATAATAGGGCGACGTCCGGCGATGTTTGGACCATAACTAGCAATAGTCACCTGTTCGTTGTTGTATTTGGCAGTTGCTTCAATAACATCCTTATGAAACCAGTGATTACCAACCGACCAGGGATTTCTGTCTTGACTAGCACGGTTAATGGTTATATAATCTGCTTCTTCATTGGTGTCAATTCCAAATGCCCCAACAGGAATAGGCGATACCAATTCTGACACTGGTACCAATGTCATGCCAGTACCAACTCCTTCGACATAATATTGATTACCAGCGTAAGTAGCAGAAGTCACAGTTGCATCAAATTGTATTTTTAATCCATTAGTAAACAGTACTCCATTGGGACTAACATATCCTGTCTTTCCAATGATTTCAGCCTCTACATCAATGACTGCCGAAGAGTTGTCAACCAGTTTAATCACTCCGTTAAAGTCAGGGTTTAGGCTGTCTTGGTAATACAAAAACTCTTGAGCAGCAGTTATATTTGGAATAGTTAAATATTGAAAATTATTGTTTAACCAAAACTGCACGCTTGCATATGTTTTACCAGATGTGATAGAAACCTTGGTTAGAGGTGTAACTGTTTGCACCGGATTAAGAGACATAATGCCATTTGTATTGTTAACCGTAATTTGCCAAACACTATTGCGTTGTGCTGCAGGGATAGTTACACCGTTAACTGTCCAGTCTGCATCAGTTGTTATCTCGTATACAAAAATAAATTTTTTCCCAGACAATGAATTGTTAATACCATCTATACCAGATCCGTTGTTGGCTAAGAATGTACTAAGAAGTTGTCCTTGTATATCTTTGTATTTTAAATTGTTAACCGCAGCATCCACATTGGCCACAACTGGCATATTGGCATAGAAATCTTGACTAGATGATGACGGTACTGTAAATGTTATTGTGCCGCTGTCTGTGCCGTTGTTTTTGACTCCAAACACAGAACGTGTGCTGACAGATGGAAGATTAGATTTAGTTCCGGCAATGCCAGAATCACTTTGTATCCAAAAGTTAATGCCAGGCTGGTTAATAACAAATTGATAAGTTCCGCTGCGTGCCAATGTCAACGGCAAGTTAGGTTGTGTACCTAATCCGCTAAAAACATATCCGCCTAGTGCGGTATTGCGTGTAACTGTATAAATTGCCGAGTACGGTGTACCTGCTGCTGATACTGCCACTGACGTAGGATTTCCGTTTGCGTCCAATGGGCCGTTGGGCAACCAATAATAATTATAATAGTTTACAAACTTATCATAATCAAAATGGCCATCATAATTGTATTTGTCTCCCGCAAATAGTCTTTGTTGATTATTAACTATTCCGCCGTTTGAATATAGGCTGTTCAATAAGTCAATGAATCCAGCATTAAATTCAATATTATTGTTTTTATCAGTAACAACTACACTAGCCTCAAGTTGATAATTTTTTCTTAACTCGTTGAGTTCAGGAATATAATTGTCCCCGGCTTGATATGTTGGGGCAAATGTACGCCCAATGTATCCGTCAGTGGGGACATTCACTGCATCAGTTACTAACTGGTCAAGAGTGGCGCCTAAAAACCGTTGATTAGTTACAGTTTGGAATACGGAAGGTAAAAAATTAATTGTGTTAAAAAGAGCCATTTATTATCCCAAGATGTAATTTGGATTCAAGTTCAGCGATGCAGCAGTAATTGCACTTACTACTTCTATATTGTTAACAGTTGCGGCAGAAGTGATTATTTCCCAAGGTTCAGCATTGACTTGAAAATAGTTACCAAATATTAAACTGTTGTTAGTAGGAACAATTACAATACTTGCTAAGTTTGGTGCAAGTGTAGCGTGCAAATATGCTGCCAACTCTGAAAAATAGAATGTGTCTCCAAAATCCCAGTTAGCAGGATTAAAATAAGCATTCATTGCATTGATAATTAATGTTTTTATTTCGTTTGCAGAAATACCAACTGCAGGATTAATAACCACTTGGAAGTTTGCTTGCAGGCTAGGATCTGCTTTGGCACCAAACAAAGGTTTAAATTTTGCTGGATTGTATACTAGACTATCGCTAGTAGTTTTGTATTTTTCTAAAGTGGAATATGCTACTTCTAAACTGCTACTAGTTGGGGGAACAGGTTCTGGTACAGTACCTGTTAAATCTTGTAGCCATGCAATGTAGTCGCCACTGTAAGCAGCTGTTAATATATACAAATCCATTATGTTTACTGGAGTTGGATCAACACGACTACGGGCAGGTGCATTGTGTTTGTACTGGAAATACAAACTAGACCTACTAGGTGCAGTATTAGCAACCAAAGTGTATAAGTCAGGATTGTCTGGTACGCCAAGCATCTGTGTGCTAGGGAAAGTAACACGTACTTGACGTTGATCAACATAGCCATCAGACTCTGTCACTGTGTCGTATATTTGCCAGGATAAGTCTTGTCCCAATGGCACTGATGTATCGTATTTTGTGTTTATTTTTAATATTTTAATTGAATCAGTAATACTTAATCCTGTCGCTGAATCATACACAGTCACACTGGGATCAAAATAGAAATTAGTTTCTGCATCGCTAGCAAATGTATAATCAATTACTTTATATTGAACATTATACAGGCCTTGGCTATAAGTAAATTTTAACATCCAGGTGTTGTCTGTTATGATATTACTTGGTAATATGTTTGTCCAAGCACCTCTTGACCCGTCACCGTTAATAACTGTTTGATCAAATTTTAGACCAAAATTAACTTTTGCCTGTATTTGGCTAACCATTATTGTTACTAAGTTTGCATTAAATCCTGTTGTATACGTAGGAATAATTGCGGCATTACCTTGTAACCCAATGTCACTTAAAATTGCACCAGTGGGAACAACTGTGCCTAATGTGACCAAATTTGGAGTTGATACGCTTGTTTGTGGTACTATACCAGTGACTGCAGAATAAAAAGAAATAGTATCTCCGGCCGCAACAGGAGTTCCTGATTGTAACGCATGTTGGCTATCAAAATAATAGCCAGTGGGTGCATTAAATTGTAACAATGCTCCTGTGTTGATGTAATATAAGTTTCCTAGATTGCCACTGACACTTACTCCCACTGGCAATGTGTTACCAGCCAATTGCAAGTAACCCGAACTAGTTGAAGTTGAGCTAGTGTATTGTTCAAAAGATACATTTGCACCAACCGTGGACACATTGTATCTTGGGTAAGTTCCGTAAAAATAATTTTTTACTTCTGTGGATTCAACAATTGGAATAATATCATTGTAGATTGCAGAATAGATGTCATTGGTTGTTAAGAAACTAAATGTAGTAGACTTGATGGTGTTGTTGGCGGATATTGTGCCATCATCACCAAAAATATTTGTACTAGAATAGCTACCAGTGGGATCAATGGCATCTAAGTATAAACTAACTCCGCTACTGCTACGATTCAATGCTTTGATTTTTTGTATGCTAGTGAAGTTGGTTAATGGGAAAATATTATAATCTTCCGCGGTAATCATACGATTTTGTGTATAGTAATTTTGTGGGGCTAGAGTTTTAATGCTGGTAGTACTTGGAGCAGCATTTGCACTGGCCACTGTGTATTTTAAACTTGCAGTAGCAGTTAACGTTTCTACTATATTATTTTTACTAATATAATTAAATCTAATAGTAACTGCGGCCATATCGTCAGGACCAATGGTATATGTTTGACCATTGGCAGTTCTATAGAAAAAACTAAATGCACCTTGTGGGATATTACTAAAACTTCCGTCACCAAAAACAATATTGACTTGATCGTTGTTTAAGCTATTGACTTGATATAAGTTTTTATCAGTCGAATTGTTATAAATTACATTGATACCAGGCAATGCAGGAACTTGTGTCCACAATGTGGTTGGGTTTCCGTTTACATCTAATGCGTATAACCATTGGTCAGTATCTGTTATGTTGTTTGTATTAACTGGAACATAGTTATTTGGGATGGCATTAGTAATATTAAAATTTGTAACATTTAATGTTCCTTGTTTAAAGAACAAAAAGAATCCTGTGTTATTACTACCATTACCATTGTTGTCATTTTGATATAAAATATTAAATGCGCCTAGTTTTGTAGGGTCACTTTCGTATATGTAATTCTGTCCAGCAGTAGTAGCACTCACTGCCTCAAATCCCATTGATGATCCTTGCACATTTACTGTAAATGGGGCTACTGGCAAAACGCTAGGATTTAAATTGATTGTATATTCATCTGTTTGAATATTGTTGATTAACTTGCTATTACCAGGTTTACCAATTTGTTCTTCAGTTACCAATGCTGCATTGACAATGGCAGTGAATTGTTCAAGCCAACTATCGTTGGTAATATCGTTCCAGTTAACTGTAGCATTAGCAAGATTATTGTTATTACTGTCGTAGATTGATTCTGTTGTACGAATACTATCAATCTTTAAGAGTCCTTGTGCCGCCACATTTCTGCTGGGATTGTAGCTCAACATACGAGCTAGTTTTAAGATACTGTCACGACGTTGTGCAGTATCAATAAAGTTTTCACGTGCATTCAAATCTGTGCGAAACGCAAGACTTTGCCCCAAGAAAGCAATCATGTCAATGAGTGCTAGATACTCACTGCTTTCTAAGAAGTCGTTAAAAGTCTCTGGGTAAAAAGTCTGCAAATAGTTGATCATACTATTGCGCAGAGTTTGGAAATCGTAACTAGTAAAGTCAGCGTTAGTAAACGCTTGATAGACTTTGGTCCAATCTTGGTTTACTAGTAGACTTGATTGACGTGTGGTTTGTGCCATATTTTTTACCTATATACAGTATTTATTTAGGTTATAATATGGCCAGTTAATTAGCGGTAGTATATCAACCGATCAACGCACCTGTAATTGGGTTACTTGCACCAGTGGTTAATGTCTGACTATTGCGGTCAAAGTTTAATAAAATTGTTGCAGTTTCATCCGTAGGAACATAGCTGATATTCATTTGAATTAAGAAACCGTTGTTTTGTTTAGTCACATTAATTTCTGTTATTGCTAATCTTGGATCGTAGTTAACTATTTTATTGATGTCAGCGGTGATTATGGCCTGTGTTGTTTCGTCTAATGGTTCAAATAATGTAGCCCATATATCACTTCCAAAATTTGGTTGCATCAACTTTTCACCTTTTTTAATACTAAAATAGTTAATAAGGTCTTGTTGAGCCAACTGAAAATCCGTAAGAGTATACGTTTTGTAATTTTGTAATGTGCTAAATCCGCGGTATGTACTCATAATAGTATTTATTGACTTAAAATAACTACAGAATAACGGCCACTAACATATGCATTAACACCATCGCCAATGGCATGATATCTCCATGCCCATGCTCCCGACCCTGACGGGTACTGGTATCCTGATCCGATGCCTGTACCTAGTTGCCATCCAACATACATCATACCAGCAATGATGTCTTCGGTGTCGGTTGATGTTAACGCTCCGTTTTGACTTAATGCTACATTTATGTCAAACAATAGTTGATATGCTAAGTGATCTTGTGCAGATTGATTGTTTAAAAAATCAACATAGTTGGTTATATTATAAGCATAGTTGCCGTTGCCGTTGCTTCTAGGTATTACATTTTGTTGCCAACAATGTCTATAGTATATACAATCTGTGCCATAATATGCATTCGATCCTGCAGCCAATAATCCGTAGTTTTCTAATACTACAGTTGAAATTTGATAGCGCCCAAGTTGGTTGTTGTTGCCAATTAACCCGTTGTTCCATCCGCTGCTGTCGTAACCAATTTGTGCTAATAGGTTTGTAGTTTGGTCAGGAGTTAACACGTAAGTAGATGCCCAGTGCGGATGAACTTGTGGTGCTGTTGGCAGTCCCAACCAAGACACAGGCAAAGGTGTCTGGGGCGATATGCCAACTGTACTTTGTAGCCCAGGATCTATTTTTGTTATCATGATTTAGGTACTATTGATGATACTGAAGGCAACGAATCTGTAACAGCAGTAGTTGCTGAGTTTATGGTAGATGCAGCAGTTTGCGTCAAGGAAGAAGTTACTCCACCTAATAGTGCTCCTGCTGCCAAGCCAGCTAATCCACCTGCAGCTTTAGGTCTTGATTTGCCGTCTGATCCAACCCAGGGTTCATGTGCAGGTGCCACTGATACTGTTGTTAATAAACTACTGCTGACACTTTGCCAGTTGGACCCATTTAATACGGTATCTTGTAATGTATGAGGAATAGGTGGTATAAAGGTAGTAGGAATTTTAGGCACAGGAACTGCTGGAACACAGTTTAATCCTACAACACCGCCTGATATTTGTGTTGATGTAGTTCCAGAAATTACCACCGCAGCAGATGTTAAGACTGTAGTTGCTTGTCCTCCTAAATTTACTGCCCCGGCGCTTGATACATTTACTGCAACAGGAGCTGCTATACTCAATGCGGCTGCCGAAGAAAAATCAGCAGCCAATGCAGCACCCACAGACATTTTGCCCATACTCTTTATGTTGATAGTAGGTATGATTCCCAATGCGCCCAGTGCACTAGGCGGCAGTTTAGTCGATGGCAAGGCATTGATTGCTATATGAGGACTGTCTAATGTAATACTGGCATCGCTATGCATGTTTATAGGGCCTTCACTGCGCATGTTGATACCTGCTGCACCAAATACATTTATACTGCCATCTGCACTGAACTCTATCCATTGCGCCCCAGATGCGCCAGCAATATACAACACATTCTCTGTATCGTTCATTAAGATTTGATGTCCACTGGCAGTACGTAATCTGATCAGCTGATCTGTCCCTTCTGGATCCTGCCCTGTGCCATCTGCCCCGTCATCCATAACAAAACTGTGTCCACCAGATCTAAAGTACACCGCCTGTGGTTGATTTGAATCTTGCGATTTGTTGCCTAATGCACGTCCCGGGGTGCTGATGCCATAAACATTGCTAGGCGATTCTCGTAGACTGCTGGAACTGATTGCTCCCCTGACTTTGTCTTGGTCTAGTCCCTGATTGATCAGTATAGATGCCTGATATTCGTGCGGGTATCTCGGAGTTGTATTAAAGCCGTCGGTAAATGCATTAGGATCACTAATATCATATTCAACTACCGGCATGTTATTGATATTTGATTTGTTAATTTTACCGCTCAAGCCATCGCTGTCCGGCGGTGTGGCAGTATTGGTTCCTATATTTCTGGCAATGCCTGGAACCATATGATGGCTGGGACTATTGTAAACACAACCAAACCAATAGCCCCTTGACGTATCACCGCCCACAAATGTCACTAATACTGTGTTGCCAATGTCAGGAGGTACAAACCACATGCCGTAACTTTGTCCCGCTGTCTGTGGAGTGTTAGGAGCATCGCCTGTTAAAGAATTATAAGTTACTCCATAAAAGGGACTAGCATAACTTACAGTAAGTTGATTTGATTTTGCACTGTCACCTTCGCCTTCATCAGTTGCATCATATGGATTTGCACCTGCTCCCCAGTCTGGAATAGTAACAATCAATTGCCCCATTCTGCTGCCTTTGACATGCCCTTGCACTATGGCTTCATAAGGACCAGGACTTACTGTAAATCCTGATGTCTTGTCAGCTATTGCTCCTGCTGAAGGGCCCGATTTTCTAGTTGAAGTTGTTGCCATTTATTGATTATCCTCCACTGTTTGATTGCCCAGTTTTGATTATATTATTATAGTATGCTTTGATTAAATCTGAATTTACATATCTTACTAAGGTTAATACTTGTGTAAATTTACCATTTTTAAATATGTTTTTTACCATAATGACTCGGTATTGTCCACTGAACGTCGACGGACGACTACCAGGATTCGGATACATTAATCCAGCATTTCCTCCGTTTTGTACCCCAGCGTCAAGATCAAGATCAACCGGTGTGTTAATGTTTAATGTCACTACTAGATCACTTACATCTGTTCTTACGTGACCGTACTTGGCAAAAAACTTATCTTGCGACCAAGCGGCCTGGTCCCATTGATTGTAAGGGCTAGATGTATTTGTAGGGTCTTGAACGTACAACCAATCATCTTGCTTGATCCATACTGGGTCACCAAGTATTTCCAAATTGACTTTGATCATATCGCCTAGTGCTTTGCTGTATATAGAAGCCAATACATCTGATCCTTTTTGTCCGCTAGGATCATTACTAATCCCGCCGCCGGACGTTTTAGCCAAATCAGTTACTAAAAATTGAGTAGGCAAAGGTGTCAAATTTGGTGCAGTTTTAAATGCATCGTACCCCAATGTTATAGCAGTAATCGTTGGTTTAAACGATCCCTCAGCTGATTCAACTGTGTTTACTGAAGAATCTTTAGTTGGAGTCTGACCTGCAATAGCAGCGGTATAACCCAAAGCAGCATTATAGTATGCCATATCAAAATCTAATTTAAAATCAATTACATCAATATTTTGTCCGGTATACAAATAATCATATTGTTTAATTGTAATTGGCGTACTATCTGCTAACGACCCAATCAAATAACTTTCTGACTTATAACTAGAATATGGACCAATGGCGTATGTAATTAAAAAAGGAAACTTACCTTTTATTGGATCTACTACTCCAGGAGCAGGCGAACTGTCTTTGCTGTTCTGTACTCCTTGTAACTGAACAGATACTTGAGTTCTAAGAATCTTAACTGGGTTGCCTTGATTTGCAGTATCTGTACTAGATCCCGGACTGCTTGTTGTCCCAAGTTGTAGTTGGTCTTGAATTAAATAGCCTGCTTGGGCAAAGAGCCTATCAAGTATTGCCAATATTTCAGTTCCTGCAGAAATAGGAATATTTTTCTTAGAGAAATCTAATGTGTCAGAGTTGGGATCACTCTGAGACAGTGTTGGATTATTTACAATAGGGGAAGTAGCAATCTTAGGATCTATTTTAAACTTATACTGATCAGCGTAGGCTGCATTTTGAGCAATTTTTTGATCGTTAACGTAATGTGTGTTTAATTGACTTTCTAGGTCAGAGAGTATTTCGCCAACTGTTCCACCTTTTATATTAACTGCCTTGGGGAGTTTTCCGTAGATATTATCAAATCCTTGGTGTCCCCAAGGACAAAATTTAATCGTGTATTCTGCCCCAGCTTTGGTAAGTTGTACCTTGCATTGTAGTAACCTAATAGGAAATCGTTTTTTAAGTTGTGTTGCTGCAGTAGGTGATATTAACTCGCCATTATCGTCATACCCAAAAAACTCCAATTGAAGCATGTATGGGGCTTGGGTGTAAGGTACATATGTTTTTGAGTTTGGATTATATGACGCTGATATCAATGATTCCAGGAATGTAACCCCGTAAGGTTCTAATATTTTCATAGTGCCAATAATAGAATTACTGCTTCTAAACTGTGCAAGATGCGAAAAAGTTGTATCAAACTCAACTGATTGAATGTTGTAGTTAACTGGAAATCCAGGAACACGATAATTGGGATACAGACCCGAATCTTCAGCAACTACAAAACTGGTATCTGTTGTTCGCCCATTGGGATTAGTTGCTGTATTAACTGTGGTCGGGCTCCAGCCATTAGCTGACCCAACATCTTGCAATTCCATCAAACTGTTTATATCTGTTGTGCTCAAATACCATAAACTCCAAGCATAAGTAGACGATGCATAAGCCCACAATGGATTAGGTATCAATTGAGTTTTTGCCATTTGGCGGTTTGATGCGCCCGACGTTGAATTTGCTGAAACTGGCATTGATTAAATTCCTAGTGCTTGTTGCACTGTTGTACGTGCGGGAACATAGATTACTGTGCCTGTTACAAAATTTAACAACGGGTCTAGTAATACATCTGGGTTGCGCACAGCAAATACCCACCAAAGTCCTGTATCTTTATACATATCGTATGCAAGTAAATCAGGTCGACGATTATACGGGCTATCAATTTGATACAGGGCATCTGTTATGTCTGGTGGTATTGTTATACCGTTCCAGACATCCAAATAAAATCCCTTTGTAGTGGTATTGTAGTAAGGGCTAGTCTTTGCGTATGCTATTGACATTATAGGAATCCACCGTTTGTAAATTTGGTTTTTACATTGTTTGCACCAGGAGTTGATGCGCCAAATACTGTTGCTGGCAATCCAGAATTAACATTATTAATTAATGCTCCTGCAGCAAAATCATTTAGACTAAAGCCTTGACTCTGTGCCAATCTACTATAGACTGGTTGTACTGTTAACGATATCGAACTTGTTGTTGGCAAACGAGTTCCGTAACTGCTCAGTGTGGCATTTGGGTCTGCTGGGTCTGGTATGTTAATGTAATCACAGTCTGCAGGCATGGTATGTTGGAAACTGGTTATCACTATAGGAACATTGGGCAAATAGTATTGCCCGTATCCGTTCAGATACACAATAGGAGGAGGATTTCCAGCTGCCGGTTGCCCAGCTACACCAGCATTTCCGTCTTGCCCAAAGAACATTTTGGTCAAGCTCCTGAAAAAATATATAGTGGCCAGCAAATATTTGCCTTCGTTTATGTTTTGTACGGTGAACTCAGCAGTAATATTGATAGGTTGTACCTCAGAACTATCGTAAAAATATTGGGCGTAGTTGTTGTGTGTTAATTTTTGAGGTGTGTAGTTGGCAGTATGTGTTACCGCAACTGTTGGAGTATAAGGAAATACTACACCAATTCTAGCAGTGTCGGGTATTTGTGCAGATGCATTTGCTACTCTGCTACCCGACGAAGCACTTTGTTTGACTATTTGTTTGTCTGAGCTGGTATTTAATACAGATAACAAATTGTTGGTTGTATCATTGTAAAAGTACTTGGCAGCATTAGGTAGAGTTATTCGTACTCGCCAATCAGTTGCTTCACCAGGAAATTTAACTGTCGGGGCAGCTTGAGAATTAAGTGTATAGGTAAACATGCTGTCAACAGATTGACGGCTATTGGTATTTGCAACGCCCAAAGCAGCGGCTGTTGCATTAGTAACTATTTGTCCCACTGATTGAGTTGGCCTTACTGGCATATCTGTTCCCTATTATGTAGTATTTATTAGTAAAATAAACGGCTACTATAATAAAAATGTTTTAAAAAGGTTGACATTATTGTTTTAAATATGTTAGTATACGCTAACTTATAAGGATTTACCGGTGAGACACAATTATCTTAATAACAAAGACATATTAAAAGAAATACACAAGAGCAAGAATACATATTGTAAATTTTTGGATATGAAAGATGCCGATTACGATATGATTATTCCGGATGTCAATAAAATTAACAAAAAGAATATCAAAGAAGCTCGCCAAAATCGTGCCCTTAGGTTGGCCAAGTTGGCACACGAAGCAGCCACTGCCGACGGCACAAAACGTAAGTTAGATGAGTTTGAAATCAAACTCAAAGATATTGCTGATACAGATGTGGTATTTCGAGTCATGACCTGGGATCACATTCCAATTGATGATGTCAAAAGCCGAAAAGCCGCAGTAAAAGCCATGGAAGACGAAGAAGGTGCCATTCCCCGTAGTGAATACGACGATGACGAATTAGATATTGCTGGCAATACCAAATATGTCAAATGCAACTTTCCTCCATTCCAACATTACAAAGTAGATGCCGAAGGAAAACCAGTCTGTGTGGGCAAAAGTCACTGGAAAGGTCCATTGGATACCGGAAACTTCAGCAGGGATCACGGACAAATGACTAACAAGTTAGCACACATGTTTATGAAACTGTGCGAGCGGTATGCTACTCGTAGCAATTGGCGCGGGTACACTTACAATGACGAAATGCGTAGCCAAGCCCTGTTACAGTTAAGTCAAATTGGACTACAGTTTGATGAGTCAAAAAGCCAAAATCCATTTGCTTACTATACTGCAGCTATTACTAATTCATTTACTCGTGTGCTAAACATTGAAAAACGTAATCAAAACCTGCGTGATGATATTTTGGAAATGAACGGACTCAATCCCAGTTATACTCGTCAGGGTATGGGCGGTGGCAGTGGCCCAGTTTATGAAGAATAAAGATTTGACCTTGGCCTGGAGTATTTGCTATACTGCTTAGATGAGTAATTTATTTAAAAAAGCCGCACTATTCACTGATATCCATTTTGGACTTAAATCAAACAGCACTTTACACAACGAGGACTGTTTGAACTTTGTTAAATGGGCCACTGCTAAAGCACGAGAAGAAGGGTGCGAAACTGCAATCTTTTTGGGCGACTGGCACAACAATCGTGCATCAATCAATATTCTTACTTTGGGTTACAGCCTGCAAGCATTAGAGCATCTTAATGCTAATTTTGATCGTGTATATTTTATTCCTGGTAATCACGACTTGTATTATCGAGACAAACGAGACGTACAAAGTGTAGAGTGGGCCAAACATCTCCCTAACGTGCAAATCTGTAACGACTGGTTTAGTTCAGGCGATGTGGTTATTGCTCCTTGGCTATGTGGCGATGACCATAAACGTATTCCTAAACTAAAAGGAAAATATATGTTTGGGCACTTCGAACTGCCCGGATATTTAATGAATGCCATGGTGGCCATGCCCGAACATGGAGAAGTTCGTAGAGAGCAGTTTAGTCATTTTGATCATGTGTTCACCGGACACTTTCACAAACGACAGACACAAAAGAATATTACCTACATTGGAAATTGCTTTCCACACAATTACGCCGATGCCGGGGACGATGATAGAGGGCTTACGGTGCTCGAATGGGGCAAGGACCCGGTGTACTACGCTTGGCCTGACCAACCCCGGTATCGTGTATTTAATTTGAGTGATGTACTAAAGCACACCGAAGCTATGTTGCAACCTAACATGCATGTGCGTGTGAACTTGGACATTGATATCAGCTACGAAGAAGCCACGTTTATCAAAGAAACATTTATCAACACGTATAGCTTACGTGAGATTACTCTTATACCTGCCAAAGTAACTGAACTAACGGAATACGAAATACAAGGCAATATTGAATTTGAGTCCGTGGATCAAATCGTATATAGTCAACTAAACACTATAGATAGTAAACAATATAATCCAAATTTACTACTTGACATTTATAGAAATCTCTGATGTTTAAAATAAAAGACCTTACTGTTAAAAACTTTATGAGTGTAGGTAATACTACACAAGCCGTTAACTTTGATCGTAATGATTTAACTTTGGTGCTAGGTGAAAACTTAGACTTAGGCGGCGATGATTCGGGTGCACGTAATGGCACTGGTAAGACCACTATCATTAATGCATTGAGCTATGCACTATACGGCAATGCACTTACTAACATTAAAAAAGATAATCTAATCAACAAAACCAATACCAAAGGTATGTTGGTCACAATTGATTTTGAAAAAGACGGTATTGATTACAGAATTGAGCGTGGCCGCAAACCTGGAGTAATGAAATTCTTTGTCGGTAATGTTGAACGAGAAATTACCGATGATGCTCAAGGTGACAGTAGAGAAACGCAAGCAGAAATTGAAAGAATGTTAGGCATGAGTCATGATATGTTTAAGCATATTGTTGCATTAAACACTTATACTGAACCATTCCTTGCACTCAAAGCCAATGATCAACGCACTATCATTGAGCAACTGTTGGGCATTACATTATTAAGCGAAAAAGCAGATCGTCTTAAAGAATTAAACAAAGTAACTAAGGATGCCATTAGCCAAGAGGAATTTCGAATCAAAGCAGTCACGGATGCTAATAAGCGTATTCAAGAACAAATTGATAAGGTAAAACGCACACAGTCGATATGGCTCAAAAAACACGCCGACGATATAGATGCGTTACAGGCCGCATATGATGAACTAAGCAAACTAGACATCGAAGCCGAATTGAGTGCACACCAGGCCTTAAATGCCCACAATACAAAACGTAAAGCCATTACTGAACTGACTAACTGGATTCGACGGTGCGAACTAGATGAAAAACGTGAAGAAAAAGTTATTGATCAACTGCGAGCTGACATTGCTGCATTAGAAGATCACAAGTGTCATGCTTGCGGGCAGGACCTACATGATGACAGTCACGAAAAAATGTTGGAATCTAAGCGTGCTGCACTACAAGAAGCTGCACTACAGGCCTTGGCCACTAATACTCAATGGATGGAACATACTCAAGCACTGGCAGACTTGGGAGAACTAGGTGTACAACCTGAAGTTTATTACAACAGTGAAGCAGATGCTTTTGAGCATCGCAGTAGCATGGGCAGTATTCTTGCACAGTTAACTGCCAAACAAGAAGAAACAGATCTTTACGCCGATCAGATTCGTGACATGGAAGAGCAAGCAGTAGAAGAAATCAGTTACGATGTTATGAATGAACTAGACAACATCAAAAATCATCAAGAGTTTTTGTTAAAACTGTTGACCAACAAAGATTCATTTATACGTAAACGTATTATTGATCAAAATTTAAGTTATCTTAATGCTAGATTAGGGCAATATTTAGATCGTATAGGCTTGCCGCATACTGTAAAATTCAACAACGACTTAACTGTAGCCATTACTGAACTGGGTAGAGACTTAGACTTTGACAACTTGAGTAGGGGCGAGCGTAACAGACTTATCTTGAGTTTGTCATGGGCATTCCGTGATGTATGGGAAAGTTTATATCAACCCATCAACTTGTTGTTCATTGATGAGTTGGTAGATTCAGGTATGGATAGCTCAGGAGTTGAGAATTCATTGAGTATTCTTAAGAAAATGAGCCGAGATAGTAACAAATCAATTTGGCTAGTATCGCACAAAGACGAGTTAGCAGGACGTGTTAACAATACTTTGCACGTTGTTAAAGAAAACGGTTACACAAGTTATAATACAGATGTCGAAATCACATAACATTCGCCAGTTGGCTTATTTGATTTCAACAAAGAATCACAGCAACTTTTTTGATGCTAGATTTTCTGCAAATCATATATTTCAAGGTAGTCGTGCAGTTAAAGATACACAAGTTGTAGAATACATCAAGCAGTTATTTGATCAAAGTATGTATAGCGAGTTGCAAAATTGGTCTGCGTTACACGAATTTAAAAAGAAAATAACTCAATGGATTTTAGGGCACGATTCTAATACCGTAATAGGTTTAGAAAAATACTCAGCAGATTACAGTGCTGGAACCACACAATCATTTGATAGTTTTTATTTTAGACATTGTACAAGACGGTTTAGATGCTATTCCGGAGAATACTTTTATCATTTAAAAACATGGATCAGCAACCGTGCCAGTTGGAGTTTTATCACCGATAGCGATCCTATTGCATCAAATGATGCAGTTGTGATTAGCATGCCTTTTTGTGATACCGGATCAGCACACCCAGAGTTTTTAAATATTATACAACAATGCGAGTCATTGAATGTACCTGTATTGATTGATTGTTGTTACTATCCCATTAGTAGCGGCATCACTTTGGATTTATCTGCAGGCTGTATTGATACTGTGGCATTTAGTATAAGCAAAGCATTTCCTGTAGCCAACTTGCGCATAGGTGTAAGGTACACAAAAGATACATTTGACGGTCAAAAACTACACGATAGCATTAATTACAACAACAATTTGTCAGCATATATAGGAACAAAGATAATAGAACAATTTCCTTGTAGCTACATATATAAACGTTATATACAACAACAAAAACAAGTATGTGAATACTTCAACTTAACTGCTAGTGATTCTGTATTGTTTGCCATTGGCGATTCTGATTGGGATTTATACAGTAGGAAAAATTTATTGAATGTATATAAATTACAATTAGATCCTGCTGATTTTAATAATAGAATTAGCTTGGTCAGCATTTTTGATCATTGGGATTTGTTTGAGAAAATAAAAAATGAAACTGCAGATAATATTTAAAAACATTGTTGACTCTCCAAAGTGTAAAATAACTGTGGCCAATCAAGAATTATATTCTGGTTTGGTCAACAACGAATATAATTATGACATAGAGTTAGATGAAGGTCCTTGTTCATTAGTTATCGAGCACTGGGACAAATTGCCCAGTGATACCGTCGTAGCCGATGGAAAAATTGTCAAAGATCGCAGCTTTGAATTGGAATCTATTGTCATAGACGACTACAATTTAGAAGAGTTAATATGGGAGAGCAAGTTTTTTGCTGAAAACGGCAATGTATACCCAAGTTGTTTGTTTTTTGGTCCCAATGGAAAATTTATAATTGACTTGTACAATCCTGTACTATATTGGATCTTGAAAACACGTCACGAAAAAAACAACAACGACCCAGACTGGGAAGAAGACTACAACTACTATCAACAAGCATGCAGAATTTTAGCACAGATATAAATCAAGTTAGAACCTTGGCCTGGGTTCTTGCAAAAGCCAGTGGAGACCGCACACTAGATGTACCCGGCGAATATATATGGGCATTTCCTGATAATAATAAATTTGAGCCTGTAAGATCTAGATATCGCAGTATTTTTAGCAGTGGCAACAGCATAAAAGACAGTGAAGTTATTGACTATACTCAAAGTTTGAATTTAGCGCAACATTTGCTGAATCCTTGGATTGTAAAGCAATTTGAAGAAAAATTTCCAAGTTGGATTGCCGCAGGCACCAGATACAATTTACAAAATTTTGATCAGTTTAAGTATGTAGGCTTTAGTGCAGGAACACAAGAAAGTTTTATAAACTTTTATTTGTTTAACAAAAACAAAAGATTTAGAGTATTTCGCGGAGACTACTGGTGGCATATGGATATCTGGAGCAAAATTGGTGCAGAGTGGGCGTACATCGAAGATGATGATTTACGTGCCAATGATGTTTGTATCTGTAGCTATCCTTTTGCATTAACTGGCGACAAACACAAAGATTTAGATTGGTTAATAGCTCAATGCAATCAACAGGGTATAGATCTGTTGTTAGATTTTATCTATCTACCCAATAGCAACGGTGCGGTTGATATTGATCTAAGTGCAGATTGTATTAGGCAAATTACTTTTAGCTTTAGCAAAACTTTTCCTGTACAATGTGCTAAGATAGCGGTGCGCATGTGTAAGGAAAAACCGCAAGACCCCATGCAGATGAGCAACGATGAAAATATTTGCAACAGGTTGAGTGCAGGATTAGCATTAGATATTATCAATCAATTTCCTGTAGATTACAATGTTACAAAGTACTTGGATAAGCAAACATACTGGTGTAATCGTTTGGGATTGAAGCAAACCAAAGTAGTACACTTTGGGTTGGGCAACGATTATACCAATTTTGGAAGATCTACGTCTGGTGCATGGTGTAGTCCTTTTAACGATCAACAAAACAGATATAATCTCGGAATGTTGTATGAGAACGAAAATCTATTAAAAAAATTACAATTATATTAAAATATGATAACTAATATGCATGTCATGGCTTTATCAAAACATCACTGTAGAGGACTTGCCCGAAGATTGTGTCGGGTTTGTATACCTCATTACAAATAATCTATCTAATCGTAAATATATAGGCAAGAAACTAGCAAAATTCTCTAAAACAACATATAAAACAGTAAAACTCAAAAACGGTACAAAGAAAAAAAAGAAAATTCGTGGTACAATTGACAGTGATTGGCGCGAATATTATGGCTCAAATATAGAACTAAACAAAGATGTAGAAACTCTAGGCAAAGAAAACTTCACTAGAGAAATACTTTTTTACTGTAAATCCAAAGCAGAATGCTCCTACATAGAAGCAAGAGAACAATTTCGACACCAAGTCTTAGAATCAGCAGATTATTATAACGGACACATTCAGGTCCGTGTACATGGCTCCCACATAAAAGATAAGTTAAACGGTTAAGGCTCACGCAGGCCAAGTTCGTGCGTACATGAAAACTGGACCCAGGGTCACAGGGACGTAAATCTCTCGCCGTTGAGAGTACTCAATCACTACCCGTTAAGGATGACGACTGGTTAAATGCTCTAGTTTGATTGTTTGAAAAGAATTTAAGGCTAAAAAGACGCACTAGCGATAGTGCAGGTTAATATAGTATGTTAGCGTATATTATATTAGTTGCCGTTGTGATAAAGACACTGCTCGAGGTACCGGACAACCGCCTCTGTAATGCAGTAACGCTAATGACTGTTCCGAACTCGGATGAAGTGATCTTTGCCCTGTGCGGGCAAAGTGTGACTGAGGAATCTGGATGAAACTTAATCCGCTTAAGCGAATAAGAATAGTGTTGTGAGCTGATAAGCGAAACAACAGATGTACGCAGTACATCTTAAAAGAATGGCAATCCTGACTCTTTAGTTGTTTCTATATGTTCTTTAATTATTTTACCAATAATTTCACGTTCTGTAAAACTTAAATCCATAGATTCGGTATAACTAAGACCACCTCGCATATACCAACACATTTTTAGTGCTTCTTGTTTAATGGCTTTTGTCTCATTTTCCATTGATTCAATTTGTGCTACAATCTCTTCATTGGATAGAGACAAAAGCCTTAACCGAAAAAATTTGCGTAGTCAAAGGTTAGCGGAATTTTATATTCGTTAGCGCAAGCAGAGCACACAACATCAACTGGATCAAGTGCCACTTGATCATTGATCTCTTTGAGACGTTTTTCTATGTCTTTTAATATTCTGTATTCTGCATTGGCATAGAATTCTTTAATATGCATTATATTAGTAACTACTGTACCGTCATCTAATGTAATAGAACTGGTACTGTTTAAACTAACTTCGATGTTTAAATCAATCAACTTGTTTAGATATTTTTCAGTTATTGTTTTCTTTTCTTCGTCGGGTATATTGTTATCGTTAACTGAACGCAGTATCTGTTGCTCAGTGAAACTGATTTGATTTACACGGTTTACTTCAAAATACGGTTGTGGTTTAAGTTTTATTTTAAATCCGTCAAATACCAAAGGATCATCGTAGTTTGGCATAGAAATTTGTTGTACTATCTTGCCCATGTCTAAACTAAAACTTGATTCATTTTGGCAAGCTGGACATTTGGTATCAAAATCCATATTGCCCCCGTAACTGGCAATACGTATGTTTAGCAATACTGCATCAACGTCAATACTGGGCATTTTCCACGCATCTATTATGTTTGGGCAACAACTTTGTATAACATCAACTACACCTTGACCGTTCATCAATGCATCGGGTGTACGGATAGTAATTTCATCACGTGCAGTCATTGGGTAAACAGGTATATCGCCGGTTGCGGGAAGATTTAAACTGCCTTCTTTCCAAAAACGACCACCACTAGGCAATTTCATGTAAATTGCAGGTTGTCTAAAATGTTTAGCTAAAGGATTAGCAGAGATATTTTCCATATTTTTGATCCCATAAATAAATGATATATTCATATTTACCTGGAAAAATCATGCCTGAAAATAATGAAGCGTTAGAATTAGAAAAAGAACTGTTTGAATGGAAGAGAAAAAATCAACTTCTATTAAATTCTCTTGGTAAAAAAGAAGCTGAAGCACTTGAGGGCATAATTGATAAATCGAAGAAATTGGCTGGATCTACCAGGGATCAAGACACAATATTACGACAAGCCAATTATTCTTTAAATCAACTTGATAAAGCATTAAAATCGGGACGAAAAAGCTACACAGATGTTGCTGGAGATCTGCATTATTTACAAGAACAAGTTGATGAATTAACTGACGCTAACGAACGAGCCGCTAAACAGTCTGAAATAAACAAGCTCAAAGAACAATCAGCTTCGGCACATCTGGTCAAAGCAGTGGTCGACAGTGCAGAAACCATTGCAGTTGCAACTGCCAACTACGGTATAAATGTTTATAAATCTTTAATAAGCAGTTATCAAAGCAATGCCAGTGCTTTTCAGGCTGCAGGAGAATTGCAAACACTACAAATTGACAGGAATGTTGAAGTAGTCAAAGGCATGACTGGCGCAGCTTCTAGTGCAATGACAGGATTAGGAGTTTTGTCTGCGGCCACTGGGGGCGCAGCAGCCCCGTTATGGGCACTTGGGGCCGCAGCTACGGCTGCTGGTGGCTTCTTGTTTGAAAAATACGAAGACCTTAAAAAGTTTAAAATACAAACACTATCTAAAGAAATGGATGGTGCAGTCAAAGCCATGCAAACAGTATCATCTGCTGGTGCTACATTTGCTGGTGGGTTATTAGAATTGCGTCAACTTGCTGAAGATGCTTATTTAGATCAAACACAATTTGCTAATGCAATAAAAAATAACACTGAAAGTCTCATAAAGTTTGGAGGTTCGGTTACACAAGGTGCTAAACAGTTCAGTATGGTTAGTAATGCAATGGGCACCAATGGTTTCACTGAGCAACTGCTGAATTTGGGTCTAACATTTGAAGATATCGCTGACGGTACTATACACTATATGGGTGTACTGGGTATGGCTGGCGATTTACAAAGAAAAAATGCTCAAGACATTGCCAAAGAAACACGTGATTGGTTAGTTAACATAAAAGCCATAAGTGCATTCACTAGTGAAGATGCTAAAAAAGCGCAGGCTCGTGCTGAAGCCGCTACAATGCAAACTCAAGTTTTATCAAAACTGCGAGAAGAAGCAGTAGCCGGCGGTGGAACACAAGAAGAAATAGCCGACAGATTTAAAAAATTAGTAGAAGGATTTCAACAGAATCTAAAAACTCTTGGCGATAATCAAGAAACACAAACTGCTTATATGCAACAACGTGTTTACGGATTTATTACACAACAGGGATTCTTAATGGCTTCTGCACAAGCACCAGCTATCAGACAAATGGTTGAAGAGGCTGCAAAAAATTCAAGAAATATCTCAAACGAAGCTGCAAGAACAGGCAAAGCAACAGTAACAACTATACAACAAATGTCAAAGCCTATGTTGAATCAAGTAGGTAAAACTGGATTTGGGCAAGTAAACCTGTTAACAGGCGAGTACGGTGATGTTCAAGGCATTTATCAAAATGCTGAAAAACTAAGTCTTGCTGGTACTAAAATGGCTGATGTTTTTGGGGACGCAGCCAAAGCATTAACTAGCGGAGCTGGTGACCCTACACACTTTGCAGAACAAATGATGGATTGGCAAAGTCAGCGTATAGAGATCATGAAAGGACTAGATGGAGGTCTTAGCCAATTTTCTGACATGATCAAAGAAATATACGATGATTTGTACAACTACAGGGACAAACTTGGATTTGTCTCACCAGAAGAAAAACAAAGACGTGAAGCCAATGGACGTGCCTCTGCTGCTGTCAGTGGTGCTCACGCTTTTGGATCCTCGGGCGGAGGTGCAGCCATTGGTGGGGCTCATACTGGCATACACAAACCTGCTACTGCTGGGGGTATTGGTGGCTCAGCAGGAACTGCTGCACCAGCTTCTGTCAGTGAAGGCGGTGGCGACACTGAATTGTATGGCACCGAAGGCCCGGGTAGATCGCTTACAAGAGGATTGTCTGAATTAGTGCCACCAAATGTAGGTAGATTGATGACCAATGGTAGAGCTGGTACTGGTGGGATCACCCCTCAACTGCAAGGCATGCTTGATAAAATGAATTCTGATTCTGTATTATCTCACGTGATGATAAATGCACTTAATGATTCGGATATTTTTGCAGCACACAAAAACGATGTGCACGGGTGGGGTAAAGCCATAGACATTAATCCCCTAGGTGATGTTGACACAGTGGTTGCTGCACTAAAAGCAATAGGATTCTCTAGAGTTGATTTTGAGAAAAAAGGACAAGAAATATTACGAAAAGATGGTACAAAAGTTACTGCAACTGGAGACCACGTTCATGCTCAGCTTGCTAGCGGGGGAATTGTAAATCCCAGTTCTAGCGGATCTAATGTAACAGTGGCAGAAGGTGGGCAACGTGAACTGGTAACTCCGTTAGTCAACGGTATGTTGCCAGGTATGCAAGCATTGTTAGATAAATTTGACGAAATGATTAATATACTCGAAGATCACAAAGATATCTCAGAAAATCATTTCCGGGCTGTGGCCTAAATGCTATAAATATAGCATACACAGGATACAATATGGCAGGCTGGAAAAAGTACTTTAAGACAAGCAATTTACCAAGTAACATCTCCCCATTGGGTGGTGGTCGCTTGCCTGACCCCGGATTCCGCAACTATCAAAGCCAGTTACCTGAAGTGTATATTGGGCATCCAAATCGTATTGAACGTTATAATCAATATGAACAAATGGATATGGATTCAGAAGTAAACGCAGCTTTAGACATTTTAGCTGAGTTTATGACACAAAAGAACGAAGACAATCATACTGCTTTTACATTGGCGTTCAAAGACAAGCCTAGTGATAACGAAGTTAAGATATTAAAGGAGCAACTACAACAATGGGTTGCACTAAACGACTGGAACAAGCGCATATTCAAAGTTGTACGTAACGTATTGAAGTACGGAGACCAAGTATTTTTACGTGACCCTGAAAACTTTAAGCTCATGTGGACAGAAATGTCCAAGATCACTAAAGTTATTGTTAACGAAAGCAAAGGCAAAGAGCCCGAGCAATACTTGATTAAAGACTTGAACATTAACTTTCAAAATTTGACTGCTACTGCGGTTGCTACCACAGACACTTATATGAATCACCCTCAAGTAGGTGGACCATCGGGCGCTTATGTACAACCACAAACACCATTTGGTGGTGGTTCACGCTTTAGTCATGCTAAGAACGAAGCTGCTATCAATGCAGAACACGTGGTGCATGTGAGTTTAACAGAAGGCTTAGATGTATTTTGGCCCTTTGGTAACTCTGTATTAGAGAACATTTTTAAGGTTTTTAAGCAAAAAGAACTGCTGGAAGACAGTATCATTATCTACCGTGTGCAACGTGCCCCGGAGCGTCGTATCTTTAAGATTGACGTAGGTAACATGCCCAGTCATATGGCTATGGCGTTTGTAGAACGTATTAAAAACGAAATTCACCAACGTAGAATACCTACACAATCAGGCGGTCCCAATCAAAATGCCAACATGATGGATGCTACGTATAATCCATTAAGCACAAACGAAGACTATTTCTTTCCACAAACTGCAGAAGGTCGTGGATCAAGCGTTGAAGTGCTACCTGGCGGTGCTAATCTAGGTGAAATCACTGATTTACGCTTCTTTACCAACAAGTTATTCCGTGGTTTGCGTATTCCTAGTAGTTATTTGCCTACTACTGCCGAAGACGGAACTGCTGCTTATACAGATGGTCGTGTAGGTACCGCGCTTATTCAAGAATGGCGTTTTAATCAGTATTGCCAGCGTTTACAAGCAATGATTTGCGACAAGTTAGATGCAGAATTTAAGTTGTTTATGCGTTGGAGAGGCTTTAATATTGACGGAAGTTTGTTTGATTTGTCATTTAATCCTCCACAAAACTTTGCGCAATACCGTCAAGCAGACATTGACAGTGCTAGAATTGCTACATTTACGCAACTAGAACAAATACCATACTTGAGCAAGCGTTTCTTAATGAAGCGTTACTTAGGCCTAACCGAGCAGGAAATGAGCGAAAACGAAATGTTGTTTGCTGAAGAACGTGGGGATACTGAAACAGCAACACCAGCTGCACCTAACTTAGGCGGTGTTGGTATTAGTTCAGGTATTGTTAATAATGAACTAGAAGGTCTTGGTCCCGAAGCCACACCTGGCGGCGGGGATATGGATCTAAGTGGTGCTGCACAAGCACCTGGCGGTGGTCCTCAAGGTGCAGGAGCCGCGCAAGGTGGCGGCGGACCAGCACTTTAATTACAAAAAGGTTAAATAGTAGATATGAACATATTTGAATTATTTGACAAAGCGCCTGCAGGCTATTATGACGAAAAGAAAGATCAAAGTGTCTTAAAATTCGACGATAGCCGCAAGCCACGACTAACCTTTGCGCATTTAAATCAACTACGTCAGAGTCACGACGTTCGTAAATTAGAACACGAAAAGAAACTCAAGCAGGTAGCAACACAATATGCACCTGCACCAGAAGCCGGCGCAGCTCCGGTCGGTCTGTAATCAGATTGTAACAAACAATCGCAAAATCCTTCAAAAACTACCCATTTAACCCCAAAATATACGTAGTTTTGTAAATACTCTTACAAAGCCAAACAATTTTAAGGAGTTCTTATGAACAAGTTTGAGAAATTAATAGAATACATCATCAATGATGAAGATGACAAAGCACGCGAACTATTCCACAACATCGTTGTAGAGAAGTCACGCGACATTTATGAATCTATCATGGATGAAGAGCAAATGGGCGAAGAAGTCCACGGTGACCAAGTCGGTGACATGGTTGACGAAATCTCTGGTGAAGAGTCAATGGGCGAAGCTGATGAAGAATTCGGCGGAGACGATGACATGGTTGACGGAGATCCAGAAGGCGATATGGAAGACGGCGATGATTTAGCAGCACATGCTGGTAGCGACGAAGCAGAACATGCTGAAATCGAAGATCAAGTAATGAATATTGATGCTAAGTTAGACGAGTTGCTAGCTAAGTTTGACGAAATCATGGGCGATGAAGGCCATAGTGAAATGGGCGGAATGGAAGAGCCAGCCGGTGAAATGGGCGGCGAAGAAGGCGACGAAATGGCACAACCAGAAGAAAACGGTATGTTCGAAGGCGAGCAACCTGAGTGGTTGAAAAAAGGATCTGGTAAATCGGGTTCTGGAAAATCTGGATCAGGTAGTGCTAAATCAGGCAAGTCTGGTGCGTCTGGCAAAAGCGGTTCTGGTAAAACAGAAGGCCGTAAGTCAACATCTGAAATGATGCGTGAATACGTAGACCGTATTGGCGATATCTATGGCGGACAAGGCGATGCTAGCGAAGGTGACGCAGTTGGTGCTACAGGTAAGAAAACATCTGTAAACACTAAGCCAGGTTCAGTAGGCCCAGGTGCAGATTTTGGCGGTACTGCTAAAAATCTAAACAACGGCGGTGCTGAAGAAGCAGCTGACGGAAAAGCAATTCCCAAGCCCAGCAATGAATACAACAAAGGCCAAGGCGAAATCAAATCAGGTAACATCAATGTTCCTGGTGGTAAAGCCGGCGGTGCGTTTAAAAATAAAGAAGGTTCATACGAAACTGACGGTAAAGGTCAGGGCAGTGAATCAGGTACCAAAGTTGGTGCAGCAAAAGACGGTAAAGTTTCTGTAAACAAGAAATCTGAACTAGGTCAAGCTGGTCAACCAACTGGTAAGAAGTAATAGGGACTACAAATGGCTTTGTACCTACGTGAGAACTTAACTTTTGACCGGGCTGGTATTCAGGTTATCTCTGAAGAAAAGACCGACGGGAAGGGTAAGAATCTCTATATGAAGGGGATATTCATCGAGGGAGGCGTGAAGAACGCTAACCAACGTGTTTATCCTGTTCACGAAATACAAAAAGCTGTAGAAACTATTAACGAACAGATTAAAGGTGGATACTCCGTCCTAGGCGAAGTAGATCACCCAGACGATTTGAAAATTAACTTGGACCGTGTTAGCCACATGATTGAACAAATGTGGATGGACGGCCCTTGTGGATTTGGCAAATTAAAAATATTACCAACCCCCATGGGACAATTAGTTGAATCTATGATTACAAGTGGCGTTAAGCTAGGTGTAAGTTCACGTGGATCTGGTAATGTTAACGAAGGTTCGGGTCACGTTAGCGATTTTGAAATCATTACCGTTGACATCGTAGCACAACCTAGTGCCCCACATGCATATCCCAAAGCCATCTATGAGGGCTTGATGAACATGCGCGGAGGACAACAGGTATTTGAAATGGCACGTGAAGCCACTCAAGATCAAAAAGTACAAAAGTACCTGAAACAAGGCATTACTGCCTTAATCAAAGACTTAAAATTATAGGAGATATCCAATGTTAGATGCTATCAAACCATTGTTGGATAACGGAATTATTAACGAAGACACACGTCAAGCAATTGCCGAAGCCTGGGAAGCCAGAGTTACTGAAGCAAAAGAGCAGGCACGTGCCGAACTACGTGAAGAATTTGCACAACGTTATCAACATGACAAGCAAGTGATGGTTGAAGCTCTTGACAAAATGGTTACTGAGTCTCTCACTGCAGAACTAACAGAGTTCGCAGACGAAAAACAGAAATTGGCAGAAGACCGCGTGAACTTCAAACGTCACATGGTCAAAAGTGCAGGCAAATTCAATAACTTCATGACTGCTAAACTAGCAGAAGAGATTAAAGAATTGCGCAACGATCGTAAAGTTTATGAGAATGCTATTGCAAAATTAGAAAACTTTACAATGCGTGCACTTGCAGAAGAAATCAAAGAATTTGAAGCAGACAAGAAAGCCGTAGTGGAAACTAAGGTTCGTCTAGTTCGCGAAGGTAAAGCCAAATTGGCCGAACTACAACAAAAATTCATTGCTCAATCTGCTACCGCTGTAAAAGAGGCAATAACCAGTTCGTTAGAGTCAGAGTTGACTCAACTTAAAGAAGACATCCAAATTGCTCGCGAGAACATGTTTGGCCGTCGTCTATTCGAAGCATTTGCAACAGAATTTGCAGGTACTCATTTGAATGAGAACAAACAAATTCGTCAATTACAAGCTCAAGTTGAGTTGGTAACTGGCAAGTTGTCTGAAGCAGTTCAGGCAATTGAAAGCAAACAAGCACTAGTTGAATCAAAAGAACGTGAAGTTCGTATTATTAAGGAATCAGCAGAGCGCAAGGAACGTCTTGCAGAAATGTTGAAACCATTAAACAAAGAGAAGTCTGCAATCATGCGTGACTTACTCGAGAGTGTGTCGACTGACAAGTTGCAGTCTGCATACGAAAAGTATCTACCAGCAGTACTAAACAATAGTTCCGTTGCCGCTCCTGCCCCTAAAGCAGCAGTATTAACAGAATCACGTGTAGTTGCAACTGGTGATAAAACTGCTAAAACTGTCGTTGAATCCACAGAAGCACCAGACATCATGTCTAATGTTTTTGAGATGAAGCGTTTAGCAGGGCTTAATTAAACCCTAAAAGGATAAAAAAGGAAAAATCATGACACAAGCATTATTAGAAAGCCGTTGGGGCGAAACCAAAGAAGCCCTGTTAGAAGGCTTACAAGGTTCAAAAAGAACCTCCATGGCAGTTATTTTAGAAAATACTCGCAAAATGTTGGCAGAGAACGCTTCTGCTGGCGCAACACAAGCAGGTAACGTAGCAACACTTAACCGTGTTATTCTACCAGTTATCCGTCGTGTTATGCCTACAGTTATTGCTAACGAAATCATTGGTGTTCAGCCAATGACAGGCCCAGTTGCTCAGATTCATACACTACGTGTACGTTATGCTGACAACTTCACTGACAGTTCAGCATACGGTACATCAGCAGCCGCTGGTGACGAGGCATTGAGCCCATTCAAGATTGCAGTTGCATATTCTGGTTCTAACACAACTGGTCAAGCTACTTCTACTGCAGCTCTTGAAGGTATCGCTGGAAACAGAATCAACGTTCAAATCTTGAAACAAGTTGTTGAAGCTAAAACACGTAAATTGTCTGCTCGTTGGACATTTGAAGCTGCGCAAGATGCACAATCAATGCACGGTTTGGACGTGGAAGCTGAAATCATGGCAGCTTTGGCTCAAGAGATTACAGTTGAAATTGACCAAGAGATTCTAGGTTCATTGCGTGCACTAGCCGCTACTGATTACACATTTGACCAATCAGCAGTTTCTGGTACAGCTACTTTCGTTGGTGATGAGCATGCTGCTTTGGCAGTATTGATCAACCGTACAGCTAACTTGATTGCACAACGTACACGTCGCGGCGCAGGTAACTGGGCAGTTGTTTCTCCTGCTGCATTGACAGTATTGCAAAGTGCTACAACTAGCGCATTTGCACGTACTACAGAAGGTACATTTGAAGCACCTACAAACACCAAGTTTGTTGGTACATTGAATGGTGCTATGAAGATTTATGTTGACGGTTATGCAAACGACAGCCAAGCAGTATTGGTTGGATACAAAGGTTCTAGCGAAGCTGATGCAGCTGCGTTCTATTGCCCTTATATTCCATTGATGAGCTCTGGTGTTGTTCTAGATCCATCTACATTCGAACCAGTAGTTTCGTTTATGACACGTTACGGTTATGTTGAGTTGACAAACACTTCATCATCACTAGGTAACGCTGGCGACTACGTGGGTGAGATTGCAGTTGCAAATCTATCATTCCAATAATCCACTCGTTCGGGAGCCCCACTTGTTGGGGTTACGGGAAGGAACAAAAAAGCACTTTCGGGTGCTTTTTTGTTGGCCGTATAATCTAGAGTATAAATATTTTTGTAGCAAACAGCTACAGCTCGTGTTTAACACACATACACACAAAGGAGAAAAATATGAGCAAAACACCTTACGAGATTCGTCTCGAACTTCTCAAAATGGCTAACGAAATCCTCGCAACGCCAGTATTCCAAAGTCGTGACGCCAAGTTACAAGAATATCATTCTAAAATAACTGACGCCAATCGAGAAACACTTGCTTTTCCAACCTTACCAGATTTTCCGTCTAGCACAGACATTGTTGCCAAGGCTGAAGAACTCAAAAAGTTTGTAGATCAAGCATAAAAAATAGAGCCCCGCAAGGGGTTTTTTGTTGGATACAATATAAATACTATATCGTTCTTATTAAGGAAAATAAAATGGCAAACGCAATTTACAAAGCAGGAGTACCCGCAGTGACTGGAACAGTTACTAAAGGTACATTAGGTACTCAAGGTGCCGTAGCCACTGCTGCTACTTACGTAACACAAGCAGTTTCTTCAGTAACTGGCAAAGCAACATATGCAGGTCCTAACAGTTACAATGGTACAACAGTAGCCAAAGCATCTAGTAAAAATACACCACAGAGTTAATATATTATGACCACACTATCAATACCAGTAGAAAAAGTAGCCGCAACTCATACAGCTTCTCCGGTAACTACAATAACTTCTGCACCAAAAACCAAAGTTGCTAATCCTGTTGTATCACCAGTAACAGAAGCAAAGCCAAAAGTTACTACCACTTCACCAGCAACAGTAGTATCAGTGACTGGTTCAATAGGTTCACAACCAGCACAGACTGCTCCAAAACCAAAAGTTAAAACAACATCTCCTGTTACAGGAACAACCACTAATATACACTCAATTTATCGTTAAAACAAAATTGTTTGAATTTAAAAAGCACCCTAGGGTGCTTTTTTGTTGATTACACCATAAATACATTGTTCACTCATTCAGAGTAACTCTCGGAGCACCACTCCGGGTAGCCTAGAACGCTAACACAAGGAGAAATAAAATGGCAAGAGGTGCATTAAAAATTACAAAAACAGAATCTGCAAATGGCCAGATTCACGATCGCTACACAAGTTCACAGTACATCAACGGTGCATACGTTGGTGGAACAGGTGGCGACACAGGACAAACAGGTCGTCAGATCCAAGGACAAGTTTATATCAAAGGTGCAAGTTCGGCACAAGGATTTATTGTCAGACAAAAAGGTGAACACAAGTTCCTAGTACAGGATGCAAGTGCAAACAAAGGAGTTTGTACATTAGTAAACACTCCAAGTCCGGCAGCTGGTCAAATGAATATTCTATTGACTTTGAATACTGCGGCCGCTAATATCGCGGCTGCTAATGTAGCTGGTGGTGCAACAAGCACAACAGTAACATACGATACCCGTACTTCAGTGACTGGTCCAGTACAATTGCCACGTGTTGGTGACTATTTGATCTGGAATAGTCCAAATGGCAATATTGCTTCAGTAGCACAAGTTACTGCTGTTACTAGCAACTCATTTACTATTGGTGTAACTGGTAATGTTGCAGGGGCCAATGGTCTATCTGTTACTACTAATACATACACAAGCAAAATTACGAACAAGTTTGTGTACGATTTTGGAAATGATGGAAACTCGACTACTAGCATTGCTGGTGGATACAATCCAAACAAATTCCGTTATCATTTGGCTACGCCAGACGCAACGTTTGTTCAGGTACAGTACGCTTAATCAGTGTATAAGCAAACAATAAAAGCGGCTTCGGCCGCTTTTATTTTGAATTCAGCAAACTTTTAAAACACATAAATATACTATAAACAGGACTGTTAAATGAGTACCACCAAGAGAATCCCAGATCAATATACAATTATAAGCCCGTCGGTTATCATTGATGGCGATTTGATTGTTACCGGTAATAGTCAAAGTATTGTTACTAATAACACATCTGTTACAGATCATATCATTACACTGAACAACGGACTTAGCCCTGGATATGGTCCAAATCCACTTGGTGCAAACATTATTGTTGATCGTGGAATAAGTGCAAATGCCAGTATTGGGTGGAATGAAACACTCAAGTCTTGGCAACTATACAATGGTACAACAGTATCAAATATTGCTACAGCATCTAGTGCTGGCATATCAAATGTATATGCTGATAGTACACCAACGCTGAGTTCTAATTTAAACATTACCGGACACAGTTTATTTGATACTGCCAACGCAGTAACATTTTACACAGGAACAATCAGCAGCGGCAAGAGCGGACTGTTTGTTGACAATGCCAATGGCAGTCAACAAGAACTTGTAACAAAAAGCGCGGCTGTCGCATACAGTATAATTTTTGGATAGGATTTTAGAATGGCAATCATAAACGCAAACGTAACAACAGTACCAACAAGCATATATACTAGTTCGGGTAATAGTGCTATCACTGTTATGCATTTTTGCAATTATTCAAACAATGGCACAACTGCAAATGTGTACTTGGTACCCAATGGTAAACTGGCAAATGTAACAACACAAATTTATTCATTGGCTAGTTTAGTTGCAGGACAGACTCTGGTGGTTGATACAGAAAAAGTTATTTTCAGCAATGGCGATGCAATCTACGCCAGTGCCAATGCTAATGTGTCAGTGACAGCAACAGTAAGTTACATTGGAATTTAACAATGGCAAGATATTTTAAAAATCCTGACCTAGCAAAGAATGGTGGTACCCAGGCACGTTTGCCTATTGTGCCCAGTTCTAGCTATGGTGATACTCCTGACAATGGAATTATCAGATTCAACAAAAGCAATAACCGAATTGAATTTTATTACAACGGTGCATGGAGTATGGTTGCCAAAATTGGATCAGTTCAGTTAGTAACTGATACATTCACTGGTGACGGCACAACGTCTAATTTTATAATGAGTCAAATTGAGTCTGATGTAAATGCTATTGCAGTATTCATTGGAGGAGTATATCAGCAACCTACAATCAATTATACACTGAATGGAACTACGCAGATTTCATTTACTAGTCCTCCGCCTGCCCCTGGGGCAAACCCCAACACAATTATTGTAATTCACAATATTAACAGCACCAACGTGCCGGCCTAAGGACACGTATGGCAATTGGAAGAATCAATGGGCCAATGTTATCAAGTAACCTGGAACGCCAGGGTATTAACCTTGCCATTGACGCAAATGTCGCATACTTTGATGTAACCAATCGCCGTGTTGGGGTTAATACCTCTAGCCCAAATTATACTCTAGATGTAATAGGTAATGCACACGTTGGCAATGTTTATATTCTCGGTAATGCAATTACACTGGACTCGGGGTATAAATTTAATCTTGGTAGCATAGCCAATGTACAAATTACGGGCGGTTCGGCTAACTATATCATCTATACAGATGGCAATGGTAATTTAAGTTTTGGTAATTTAAATACCTTGTCGGGACTTGACGGATTTACTGGGAATAATATCAGCCTTGGATCAAATGTAGCTGGATCATTTGTTAGTAATGCAGTAACGTTGACAAGTTCTACAGATGTAACAGATGCCATTGCAGAATTAAATTATGTATTAGGTAAACTAGTACCACCAAGTCCGCCCAGCTTCTCAAATAACACAACAATTTCTGTAGGAACTACCAATAGTGGGCTAATGTGTAACTTTACACAAACTGATAACTCGGGATGGGGTAACTTAAGCGTAGCCGGCGGTACATTAGTTAACACACTTAGAGCAAGTTCATTCAGCACAATTGGCACACCTATCACTAATGTAGGTCCAGGTAGTACAGGAACAGTCACCACTTATGTAAATGGTGTGCCTAATGGCAATGTTACACTAACTGGTAGCAACAGCAACACTACCAATGGAAATCTTTACATATACAATGTACAAGATTACCACAATGTGGTATCAACAGTGACTGCTGGATTCTGGACAGTATTTAGTACCTATGCCACTGCAACTGGCGGAGCATCGGCAGGATGGAATCGTGTAAGCCTTTATGATTCAGCAACAGGCACAAGTACAAATAATGCCACTTGGTATTACGATAGCTCCGCCCCTAGCGTGCCAGCATTTAGTGGAACAAGCATGGTGTTGAGTAGTAATGTTGTTACCTATTCAAGTACTATTCCTATGTTCACAACCAGTGCTGGATTTACTATAAAAGGCAACGTACAAAACCTCAGCGGTGACACATATCCAAACTCAACTAACTTGATTTCGTCCAGCAGTGCCAATGGTGCGTTTGCTGCTCCTGCATTGGTAAGTTATGCCACTGCTGGTGTTACTACACCAATTACAAGAAACAATACAGCAGTTATTGCGTTTACAACAACATCCAATATTGCCAGTGGATTTGGTAATGCACTAGGAACTCAAGGCCCTAGTATCACAGTCAACAACGGATACAACTCAACTGCTTGGGCATTCAGTGCTCCGTCAACTTATGTACTATATAAAACTGGCACTGGTACTCAAATTGAAGAAACCAGTTTGACCATTGCTGGCAGTGTTGGATCTGGGTCAGGAAATCCTTACCGTATAGTTAATCCTGATGCTGGAACTCAAGCAGATACTCCGTCATATACCGGTACAGAGTCTGCATTTAATAGCACTACTGGTCCATTCTATCAAACAGATGCAACTAATGTGGCTGCAAAATTACTGTATGATGTAACAAATTATAGTACAGGATTTTTACCAGTTGGTCCAAACTTGAGTACACGCTCGACTACAGCGCAGTACTTTACATTCAAGTTTGTACGTAGTGCGGTCAGTAAATTCAACATCAGTTATTCAGGAACCATTGCTGGATTATGGGTAGCATTACCTGGCAGTACCATTGACTCAACGTCAGGACTTAACGGATGGCTAACAATGGGCACTGCTTATCCTGGATCGGGTGTTCCTGGATCAGGTGGCGGCGGTAATGGCAGCAATGGTTGTGCATTAGGTGGTAATGCAGTATTCAACAGTTTAGTATCCAGTGGCAGTTATACCTGTACATTTGGTACAGTGAGTTCCAGCAGTACTGCAACAAACGAAATTTATGTTAGAGTGAAACTAACAAGTGGTCAAAGTTTGACTGCATTAAGCATACAGGCGGCAACTAACTAATGGCTATATCACAAACACAATTAGTTGACATCTTGTACAAGAAACTCAGTGGAGTTTCTAAAACAGATACGTCTACGGCCAAAAGCCCTAGCAATGAGGCCAATGCTAGCCCTCAACTCAGCCCCGGTACTACAATATGGCAACAAGATTATTTAATTCCTAGTGTTACTGTTTTGCCATCCAGCAACAGTAGTGTAGTTACAGTCTATAGAGACAGTTTGAGTTCTGCAGTACAAGCAACTAGTCTGTCAGAGTCAGTGGCAAATGAAACATGGACAACCAATTTGACCAATTGGATTCCTCCGCAGTTTGGCGCAGGTTATCAGGTCAAGTTATACGCTGGTCCGTCTGGCAGTAGCACACCTTCAAATTATGTAAATTTACCACCAGCGGGTTCTGGAAATGCAGACAGTTGGTATTTTGATTACTCTGCAGGCATTGTTAACTTTGCTGATACCAACGTGCCTTCAGCAGTAACAGGTGCCAACGTTGTTTATGTAGTTGGTGCAAGATATACAGGTGTACAAGGTATTACAACTTTTGCAAATTTGCAAATTGCTAATGTAAGTATCTCTGGTAACACCATTAGTGGAAATGTCAACGGATTAAGTTTTGGCAGTAATGTAACTGCTGGTAATTTGATCATTACTAATTTGTATAACAGCAATGGTACATTGTTTAGCAACTACGGCAACACTCAAGTTGCAGCATATTTGCCAATATACGGCGGAAATGTAAGTGCAGCCAATGTCACAATATCCACTGGTTTATTCTGGAGTAACGGTGTTAGTGCTCTAGCGCCCACATACGGCAACACTCAAGTTGGTGCGTACCTGACAACATACACTGGAAATATCACTGCAGGCAATGTTGTCAGTGCCAATGTTTATGTTGATACTATTTTACCAGATGCCAATACAGTGACAGTATTTGGCACTACATCTGCTATTGGATTACCAGTTGGCGGCAATGTAGCAAGACCTTCAAGTCCCAATGCTGGGCAACTTAGATACAACAGCGATTATGCGTCAATTGAGTTTTACAACGGCACTGGATGGGTCAGTATCATCAATAGTATTGATGGACAAAACTTCTTTGGCGATGGATCAACAGTAACATTTACTCTAAATCACTATGCTAACAGTAACGGCATTATCGTTAATATCAACGGTACTATTCAACAACCAAATTTTGCTTATACTGTCAGTGGTAACCAAATTACTTTTGCTCAAGCACCTGGCGCAAGTGACCAAATTGACATACGTTTCTTGGCTGCAGCTGAAGTTGGCGCCTCCGCTACGCCTTACGAAACTTGGGCAAATGTACAATTAACAAATCTAGTTGCCAATGTGACTGCTGCTAATTCTGCAATTGTTACCTCGGCAAACACCACTATAGTTTCTGCTCCTAATGTCACAGTTAGTACTACTCTGACCATTGTAGATAGTTTCTCTTCTGGTACATATAGAAGTGCACGCTATACGGTTTCTAGCACCAATCCCTATGACAGTCAAATGTCTGAGATAATGTTGGTACAAAATAACGGAACTGTAATTATAAATAACTTTGGACTACTTAATACAGGCGCCAATACTGTAAGTTATTACGCCAATATCAATGGTAGTACAGTCAATTTGCTGGCTAACGGCACAACCAACTCCAACCAACTACGAATACAACGCACGTATTTTGTAATCTGACTGTAATCTAGTCACCTAATCCCAAAATGTCAGAACTGTGGTAAATACTGTATCACAGGAGTTTACCTATGTCATCAGGCGTTTTAACCAGAATCCAGAATAATCAGATCACTGATAATACTATCAATGCGCAATACAAAATTGCAACCGGAACCATTACCGGTAACCTATTTTCATCAAGCGTAACGTTAAATTCTAACGTTACCATCCTCGGCAACTTGTCGGTCAGCGGCAATACCAGCACATTAAATTCAGTCAACACATATATTAACGATCCGATTGTTGTGTTCAACAACGGATATACCGGCAGTATTTCTGGTTATAACATCGGTATTATGGTCAATCGTAACTATGCATCACTAGGTGCTTACGGTTCTGTGAATACTGCTTGGGTCTGGGTAGAAAACGATCAGGCTTTTGAAGCCATTGCAACAACAACTTCTGGTAACGCATTTACAACACTGACAAATAGTGGTTTTGCTAACGTTAAGGTTGGTAACTTAACTGCAGCTAGTTTAAACTTGTCTGGTGGTATCAGCATTGGGTCATTAAACGGCACTCCGATTGGTAATACAACACCCAGTACTGGTAATTTCACATACTTAAACGCAACAACTGGCTTTGCCACTGCTAATGCAGTGATCACAGGTGGTAGTACAACTGGCATGACCGGCGGCTCATTTACTACACTACAAGGAACCAACTTCAGTTCTGGTAATGCACAGTTAACTGGTGGTACATTTACTGGTATTACTGCTATTAACGCAACTACACTACAAGCCACTAACTTTAGTTCAGGTAATGCAGTGATCACAGGTGGTAGTACAACTGGTATGACCAGTGGCTCATTTACTACATTGCAAGGAACCAATTTCAGTTCTGGCAATGCACAAATCACTGGCGGTAATGCAACTGTTACATACGGACTGGTAACCAATTTCAGCAGTGCTAATGCTGTAATCACAGGCGGAAAAATCACAGGTTTGTCTGGTGGTACTGGTAGCAATACTTCTGCAACTGGCCAATCATTAACCATCACTGGTGGTGGTATTGGTGTAGTTGGTGACAGTTATATCAATGGCAACGTTGGCATTGCTGGATCTATTACAGTGACAGGATCAATTGTACCATCTGCAAATGTAGCATATGATTTAGGTACAAATGCACTGCGTTTCCGTAGTTTGTACCTAAGCGGTAATACCATCAACTTAGGTGGTGTATCGTTAAGTGCTAATCCAGCATTTGGTTTAAGTGTTGATTACGGAATCAATAACACAGTGATTGGTAATGTGACTCCTGCGGCTGCTACTCTTACAACAGCAAATGCAAGTACAGCTTATGTTGCAACATTAAATTCTACTAATGCCAATGTAACAACGCTAGTTGCCACAACTGGATTTAGTACAAGTAATGCACAAGTTTCTGGTGGGTTTGCTACTGGGTTGTCTGCACTATCGGCAGCAGCTGGTAATGTAGCTACATTTAGTGCTACCAACGGCAATATCACAACATTAGTGGCTACTACTGGATTCAGCACAAGTAATGCACAAGTTTCTGGTGGATTTGCAACAGGATTGACTGCACTAACAGCAGTAGCCGGTAATGTTGCTACATTTAGTGCTACATCTGGTAATATCACAACACTAGTTGCTACTACTGGATTCAGTACAGGTAACGCACAGATCACAGGTGGTAGTGTAAACAACTTAACTGGACTAAGTGCAGTAGCCGGTAATGTTGCTACATTTAGTGCTACATCTGGTAATATCACAACACTAGTTGCTACTACTGGATTCAGTACAGGTAACGCACAGATCACTGGTGGATACACAACTGGTATGACCAGTGGATCATTTACTACACTACAAGGTACAAACTTGAGCTCTGGTAACGCACAGATCACTGGCGGTAGTGTAAACAACTTAACTGGACTAAGTGCAGTAGCCGGTAATGTTGCTACATTTAGTGCTACTAACGGAAATATTACAACACTAGTTGCTACAAACTTCAGTACTGCCAATGCTGGAATCACCGGTGGATCAATTACTGGGTTAACTGGACTAAGTGCAGTTACCGGTAACGTTGCTACATTTAGTGCTACTAACGGAAACATTACAACACTAGTTGCTACTACTGGTTTCAGTACCGCTAATGCCAGTATCACCGGTGGATCAATTACTGGGTTAACTGGTCTGAGTGCTATCTCCGGTAATGTTGCAACATTAGGTGTAACCAACGGTAACATTTCGACACTGGTTGTTACAACAGGATTCAGTACTGCTAATGCACGTATATCTGGTGGGTATTCAGATAACTTCCCAATTGGTGCAAATACTGCTGCAACTGGTGCATTTACTACATTGGCTGCTAGCGGTGCAGTAACATTTACTAGCTCAACTGATTCAGTTGGTTTGAATTCTGGTGCAGTACAGGTTACAGGTGGTATGTATGTTGGTGCTAACTTATGGGTTGGCGGTAATATCTTTGGTAATATTACATCAACAGTATCAACAATTGAATCTGTCAATGATCCACTGTTGTATTTGAATGCAAGTAATCCTGGCACTTACAATTACGATATTGGTTTCTACTCACACTTTGTTGGTGGTAGCCCAAGTCATTATCAACACACTGGTTTAACTCGTGATTATACTGATGCAACTTGGAAATTCTTCAGTAATGTTCCAGAACCAACAGCTGGTGTAACCGACTATACATTTGCAATTTATGACCCTGTTAAAATGGGTGCATTAACTGTAGCAAATGCTCAAGTACTAGGTGGTGGATTAACTGCTAATACTGGCACTGTACGTGTTTACGGAGACGGCAGTGTAAGCGGCAACTTATATGTTGGCGGCAATGTAACAACTACCAATGTCAATGCTACCCAAATTAATGCAAGCGGTAGTTTGTTTGTGGGTGGCACAATTTATGGTACATTCTCTGGTACGATTTCTGGCGGTGCTGCACAAGCCAATGTTGCATACTTTATATCAGAACAAAATACTACAAGTAGCGCAACATTCTATCCAATATTTGGTAACGTAGCAGGTGCAAATGCAGCTGCGTTTACAAATACTTCTCTTTCATATGTACCAAGTACCGGTACATTGTATTCAACTGCAGCCAGTATTGCAACTGTAGTTTCTACAAATACAACTTCAACGTATGCTGTTGCCACAACTGGCTTCAGCACAGGCAATGCAGTAATCACAGGTGGTAGTGTAAACAACACACCAATTGGTGCAACAACTGCTTCAACTGGTGCATTTACAACCATTACAAGTACTGGTACAATAATTGCCAATGGTAATATTGTTGCCAACTCTGGAACTGCAAGTTCAAGCACTACAACTGGTGCTCTAGTAGTTGCTGGTACAGGCGGTGCGGGCATTGGTGGTGCATTGTATGTTGCTGGTAATGCCACTGTTGGTAACTTGATAACAAGTGGCTCCAGTGGTAACATCAGTGGTGTTAACACACTATATGCTTCAAATGCAGTGATCAGTAGTGCACTATCAGCCAACACAATAACAGTTAGTGCTGGCATACAAGCAACACCAATTGGTAATGCTACTGCAAGTACTGGTGCATTTACAACATTAACCGCTGCAAGTTTCCAAGGTATTATTGGTAATGCAACTCCAGCTGCTGGTAACTTTACAACATTACAGGCTACAAACTTCAGCACAGGTAATGCTCAGTTGACAGGTGGTACATTCACTGGTATTACTGCAATCAATGCAACTACAGTACAAGCAACTAACTTCAGTTCAGGCAATGCAGTAATCGCAGGCGGTAGTACAACTGGTATGACTAGTGGTTCATTTACTACATTGCAAGGAACAAACTTTAGTTCTGCCAACGCACAAATCACTGGTGGTAACATAACTGCTACAAACATTACTGGTACAACTGGTCTGTTTACCAATATCAGTAGTGCCAATGCACAAATCACAGGTGGTAATGTAACTGCTACAAACATTACTGGTACAACTGGTCTGTTTACCAATATCAGTAGTGCTAACGTATTGTTAACCGGCGGCAGTGTAACTGGATTGACTTCGTTGACAGCCGCAGCAGGTAACGTGGCAACACTTGGTGTAACAAACGGAAACGTAACAACATTGGTTGCCACTAACTTCAGTTCAGGCAATGTTAATAGTATCAGTGGTTCGGCAGGCACATTGGTTGTTACCAACCTAAGCAGTGCTAATGCAGTTATCACTGGTGGTAGCATAAATGGAACAACAATTGGTGCTACAACTGCTTCAACTGGTGCATTTACTACACTATCATCGAGCGGTGTAGCAACACACGGTGGTAATGTTGTAATTACAAGCGGTACAACTGCTATACCAAGTTCCAGCACACAAGGTGCATTGGTAATTACAGGTGCAGGTGGATTGACACTTGCTACTGGTAACGCAGTTATTGGGGGTACTGGTTACTTTGGCCCAGCACAAAGCACAATTGGTTTGAGCAACCCATTGATTGTTGCTACTGGATTGGCTAACAACTATGTACAGATCCAAGCACAGAACAACAGTTCTGGTAACAACGCATCAACAGACTTTGTTGCTACTGCCGATAACGGTACAGATAGTACTCACTATATTGACATGGGTATTAACGGTTCTGGATTCACTGGGGCTGCAAGTGGATGGACAATGTCGGGTGCCAATGACGGTTACTTGTATGTAGATGCTGGTAATTTAACAATTGGTACAGACACAGTTGGTAAGACAGTGGCAATCCACGTGGGCGGTACATATGCTAATAGCATTGTTGCTACATTTACTACTAACAGCACAATTGCTACCACAACAACCGGTACAATGGTTGTGTCAGGCGGTGCAAGTTTTGGTAACAATGCAATCATCAGCCAAGGTGCCAATATTAACGTAAGTCAGTCAACTGGTGCTAACAGTGACATGTACATGAGCGGTAAGAACGATAAGACATTGTTGTGGGCCCATGCTGGTACATACGATTCTGTTGTGATTGGTAACAGTGCAACAACCAGTACACTGGTTGCTGGTGCTAAATTGCAAATCAATAGTGCAGACTCAATCTTACTACCAGTTGGTACAAACAGTCAACGTCCAACTGCAAGCGGATTAGGTACAGACACACAAGGTATGTTGCGTTATAACTCAACTGCTGGTGGTATTGAATGGTACACTGGATCACAATGGGTGGCTGCTACAACATCATTTACTATTATCCAAGAAAATCAGTACAGTGGTGATGGATCAACAACTGCATTTACTTTGCCTGTAAATACAACAACTGCTGGTGTACTAGTAAGTATCAACGGTATTGTGCAGATTGGTGGTGCTGGATACGCTTACACAGTAAGCGGAACAACATTAACATTCAGCCAAGCACCTGCAAGCGGTGACGTGATTGACACTCGTGTGCTTACAACTACTTCAACAGTACAATCACTAAGTAGCAGTACTGGTTTTACAAATATCAACGTTGCCAACGATAATAATGGTATCGTATTTGCAACTGGAACAGGTAGTGCTGGTAATGTGTTTATTATGCCACCTGGAGGCGGTTTGGTAACAGGTGATGCTAACGTGTCAGTAAGTAGTGCCAACACACTAACTACACTTGATTCGTTTACTGCATACCGTAGTGCCAAGTATATTATACAGGCCACAAATGGTAGCAACTATCAAACAATGGAAGCATTGGTTGTGTCAACAGGTACCGCTGCACAAGTGGTAGTATACGGTACTGTAGCAACAGGTGGTAACTTGGGAGTGGCAACAGTCGCTGCAAGCGGTGGTACAACAACACTACAGTTTGTTGCAGCTAATTCGAGCACCAATGTAAGATTGTGGAGACAATACTTACCAATCTAAGATAGAGACAGTTAGGGAGGGACGGGCTCTCCCTAACTTAGTATAATTTCGGGGATAGTGAACCGAATAAGGAAGAAAAATGGCAAACGCAAATTTTATAGTACAAAACGGTATTAACATTGGTGGATCATCGGGCGCAAATATCAGTGTTGACACAACAACTGGAGCAATTATTTTTGCACCAGCACCGACTGCAAGTGTACCAAATCCAACGGCAACAGTTTTTACAACAACAGGTACTGTTCAAACAGTTGCAACCACTGGTGGTGTAGCCGCAGGATCGGCAATTGCAGCTGCCAACTCAGCAAGTGCAACATCATTAACAAATGGAACAGCTAACATCACAGTTAATACTGCCAATATCACAATGGGTGTTGGCGGAACGCAAGTTTGGACAGTGACATCCAGTGGTGTTACAGGAGCAGGATCTGCACAATTTAACAGTTTAAATGTAACAGGTACAATTAATACTGCAACATTGCAAGCTGGCACAATTGGTAATGTTGGAGCATCTGGACAATTTGGTACAATCATAGCCTCAACGCTCAATGCAGGTACAATTGGTAATAGCGGAGCAACACTTACTGGTACATTGAGTACTGCAAGTCAACCTAACATTACAACATTAGGTGGGGTTACATCAATTGGTGCAAGTGGTAGTACAACATTAACTGGTACGTTAAGTACTGCAAGTCAACCCAACATTACAACATTAGGTGGGGTTACATCAATTGGTGCAAGTGGTAGTACAACATTAACTGGTACGTTAAGTACTGCAAGTCAACCCAACATTACAACATTAGGTGGGGTTACATCAATTGGTGCAA